TAAAATAAACATTGCAATAAACACACGTCTTTCTTTAGTTTGATCATTTAATAAGTCAATTATCACACAAGATAGGATAAACCCTATCAATAAAACATATGTTGTTAAAAAAAATCTATCCATAATTTATTTATTTATTTTAATTAATGCCAATACCACCAAGAGCCGTAAGTTTGTTTTAAAGAATTTATTTTTACTTTAACACGTTCTACCACCAATGGATGTTCTTTAGCTAATTTTAATTCTTTGGTGATTCTTTTAGTGATTTCTCTAACCCTCTTACCATATTTAGTAATATTAGATTTTTCACCATTTCTTTGAATGTCTGAAAGCATCTTTCTATACTTAGGAATTTTAATTACTTCCTCTTCAGATAATTTACTTTCAGACATAATTTGTCTTAAAAGTTTAGCTTCATCTTTATTACGAATATGTTTAGTTTCCTTACCAATCATATCATTGTAATTAATCAACCTTTCTTTTTTACTTAATGTAAAATCTATTTTAGGTTCGTAGAATCCTGGAATTTTACTTGCATCTGGTTTAATATGTTGTAACATAAAAATGGTTTTTAAAAATTAACATTACAAAGATATAACATTAATTTCTAAAAACCAAATTTATTTATTAAAAAATGTATTAAGAGTTTAAGAATGTTTTATATTCTTGTAACTTAACTACCTCAGCTTTATATGTTTCAATTTGACTCGATACTTTACCACTTTCTAATTTATTTTGATGTAATTTCTTTTCAACTTCTCTAACAGAACTTAACCAAGTTTGAACATCGAGATTATTTGGAACTGAAAATTTTGCATTATTCAATTCTTTATTCAAATTAGTTTCTTCAGAGGTTAATTTTTTTAATTCCAATTCCAGCAATGGAATAAGATTAGTTTCCCTAGTAACGATTTGAGTCTCTAGTTCAATACTTGCTCTTTCCACAAATTCATCAACCCTTTCAGAAAATAAGTCTTCTGGTGATTTTTTTGAATTTTTAATTACCGTTTTTTTAAATTTTGATACATTCATTTTTATAAAATTTTAAATTAATATTAGTTTCTTTTATTGTTTGTTCTATTTTTGGGATGAAAATCTCGAACAATTTGTTTTCATTACTTTCCCCACCATCAAATTCATTATCAATTAGAGAATAGTAACCACAATCACTACAATCTTGTTTACAACCTTCCCGATATTCGTTTAAACCATAACCATTTGTATTGGTACATTCAAAATCATTATCATCAAATGATGGAATATATTGAATTAAATCATTTAACTCAAATTCAAAAACGTGTTTTCTTTGGATATTTAATTCCTCTACATTAATAAACCACATTCTTCCTTCATTCCATAAAACCCCAATTGAATTACTATTATAAGAACCAATTTCTTTAAAATTTTCTTGTAAATAATTTATTAATTTTTTATTTAAAGATAAACAATAACCACTAGTTGGAAATTGATTATCCTTTGATGGAAAGACTTTTTCTTGTATAGAATCTAAAGATATAGAATACCCTCTGTTAGATACTATAGTTTCTTTTGGTTGACATATGAATTTTTCTAATTGTTTAATATCAAAATTCGGTTTACTAGAATTGTTATGTTCCAATACAAACCAAAAAGTTTTATAATTCCAAGCGATAGTTTTTGCTTTACCCTTATTTTCTAAACTACTATATTCCCTATGATTTTTTAGGTAAGTAATTAGTTCTGGTGTATGATAACATTTACCTTCATTAGGAAAGACATTTAAATTTCTATACTCTTTAAATAATTCAATATCTAAAAAATTATCATCTTGTAATGGAGTTTCTGTTTCTTCTAAATTATCAACATATAAAGAGTATTCACTTTTATAAAATTTAAACATTACTAAGCAATTACATTTAGAAGTAAATTTATTAATAACAGAACTCCATTTTGAATTTTTGACTAATCTACTATTTCTTAATAGATCAAATTCTTCTTCATTTTTAACCCAAATTTTTTTATTTAGTAAATCCATTATTTTTGAAGTTTAAATTGTTCAAACCAATATTTTTTTGCTACTTCTGATTTAACACAATATTTAAAAACAGACTCTATCCAAGTTCTATTATAATCTTTTACAGCACCACTTTTAATTAATTCATTACCATATTTTACAGATTCATCTTCAACAAATTCATTGTTAAGTTTTATTTCTAAATCACTATGAATACTTTGCGATATTGAAAAATTAATATTTAATCTTAATAATATATTAGCAAAATAATTTAAAAAGATTTCGCTACAATTTTCTAATTTAATGGTTTTTAACCACCATTCACTATGGGATTTAAAATCATCAGTATGAACAATCTTATCGTTTACGATGTAACCATTTGGAAATTCCATTTCTATTTTATTAACCTTATCAATAAAATTCCAAATCTCTTTTTCAATGAGAAGTTTTTTAACTTCATCTTCTGAAACTGATTTACCATCGAAATATTTTTCATCTGAATTATTACTAATTACTTTATAACCTCGATTGTTTTTTGTTATTTCTAGTCCCATAATTTAATTTAAACCATTTTTTAAGATTCGAAGTTTCTCTTCCAATTCCTTAATTTCTTTCTCTTTTTCCGCTTTGATTTTTTTCTCTTTATCCTCAAAATCAATAATTTCATTTGAATTGGATTTTTCTATTTTAAAAGCGTATAAATCTAATTCATTATGGTCACAATGCCAATCACAAATCACATAATTCCCACCAATTTTTTTAAACTCTTCTAATTTTGATATTAAAGAATCTATTTTTATTGTACCAGAATCATAATTATTATGGTTATTATTACCCAAAATTTGAAATGTTCTGAAAGTATTGCCATAATCAAAACCAAAATCTTCTAACACCATAGAATCTATATATTCCTTTGCAACTAAATTTGATGTAATATATAATGTTTTTTTCATATTATTTTATTTTAAAATGAATATCATACATATAGTTAAAACCTTCACATTCACGAAAATGTTGATTATCGACTAAAGTTATTTTAAATATTTTCTCAATTTCAATTGTTTTGAATTTAAATAAATATTTTCTCAATAAATTTTCATTTAATTTTTTATTAACCATTAAATGAATTGTTTTATTAAATGGATTATTACTATCAAACCATTTATACCAAAACTCATCTAAGTCTAAATTAAATAAATCATAACCCAATTGGATGATTTCTAATTCTATTTCTGGTTTAGCTATATGTTTCATGTTATCTTAAATTAATTATACAAAGATAAGACTTTATTTTAAATAAAAAAAATTATTTATTAATTTCTTTTTTAATTATTTCACTAAAATCATCATTTAATATTTCATTAATTTCATTAAGATCTATTTTTAAACATTCAGTATAACCATTAAAAATGGTTAAAGGAATATACTTATTATTTATAAATTTATTTAAGTAATATCTTTCCAAATAAATAGAATTATATAATGATGTTTTATATTCCAATAATATTTTCACATTATATGGAAATTGTTTCCCAGAAAACCTATATTTAGTTTCTTCTTTTTTAGTAATACCTATTTTATAAAATAATTCATTATTATTACTACATTCCACTAAATAAAATTTTGCATTTATTTTATTCCATAATAACTTATTTCTTTTGGCTAAAGTTATTGTATAACCACCAGTTAAATTTTCAAATGAACATTTAGGACACCCATTACTTTGTAAATGAAATCTTGGGGATATAGAGAATTCCCCATGTTTTTTACATGTAATATTTATTTTGCTATACCAATCAACAAAAGAATCTGAATTATAAACATAAAGATTATTAAATTTCTTATTGGCTTTTAAACAAAAACTTTTAAAATCATTTTTATAATTTCTATTAATAACACTACATTTTTTACAACCTTGACCATTTATATGATTACGTACATTTTGATTGAAATCACCATGAATTTTACAAGTAATTATAACTTTATCAATCATTTTTTTATACTTAAATTTATCATAAGTATAAAAGTTATTATGGATTTTATTAAAAATTTTTATAAAATATTCTTCTTTATTAATTGCTGACCCAATTCCTATTTTCGTATTATTTAACAATAGATTTGGTCTAACTTTACATAAACCAAATTTATTTTTAACTATTATTTTAATATTACTTTTTACATAATTACTTTCCACAGTAAATAATTTATTTTTATAATCACCATTTTTTATTAATAACAATTTAATAAATTCCGAATGCGTAAGTTTTTTATTCATTAAAATTAATTTGATAAGGGAGTTTTTATAGCAGAATGAGATTGATAATTTTCTAATTTAAAATCACTAGGGGTACAAGATTCTAATAACTCATCAATAGTTCCATCAAACTTTATATTATCATTAAATCTTAATGTTGGTAGAGGAAATGGTTGTCTATGAGTTCTTAGTTTAATAATTTGTTTATCTCTAATTTGACCCGCCTTTTTATAATCCTTATCTTTAAGTAATTTATTTTTTTCTTCTTCTAATTCTAAATCAATTCCTAAATGTTCATTTACTGCATCAATTTGATTATCATAAATATGACAATCACCTATATTACCAATCAAGTCTTCTGGAATCATATTACACATCTTACCTAAGATGCATAATAAGGCACCATAAGATGCTATATTGAAGGGAATGCCAAGTGGGAAATCTGCTGATCTTTGATTCCATAATAATGAGATTGTTCGTTTAGGGACATTAATATCCTTTTCATTCATTAAATCTTCAAAGAATAAATCACCATCAGATAATTTATAGCCATTTTCACTAACGGTGTCATTATCATAATGAGGGTGATGGTATTTTTCAGAATTATCAAAATAAAATTCTCTTCTTTCTTCCAAACTTAACTCTCTTGTATAAATTTGAAAATCAGTATGACATGGTGGTAATATAGCATCATCAATTTCACTAGGATTCCAAGCTGTTACCTTAAGCCTCCTTGAATCTGGGTTTGCTTTAATTTCGTTGATTAAATCTTGAATTTGATCTATTGGGTATTGTTCTATTATTTGAGAAACATCATTTTCATAATTATATTTCCTCCAACCTCTCCATTGAGCACCATATATCCTACCAAGATTTCCCCATTTATTAGAAAATTCATCATCAGTTTTTATTTTGTTGATAAATTCTTCTTCTGTATAAGGTCTAAATTCACCTTTAGAAATAGTTCCACTAACAGTTCCATAAATATCTATTGATTTTGAATCAAATCCTTTAATAGTTATTACTCCATTCCCTCTACATTGAAAATTGTCAAAAGATAAATCTTTGGTTTGATTAAAATACTTCTTATAAGCATCCCCCACCCAAATAAAACAATTGTTATCAACCAAATATTTTAAATCAGTTCTACCACTTAAAAACCAATGTAATTCGGTCATAATAGTCTTGAAACCCATTTTTTTTGTGGTTAAAATTGGAAATTTACCATCTTTAAATTTATATCTAATAGTTCTACCAAATAAACTTCTTACACCACCATTTCTAGTTTCTTTCTTATGACCATTATCTAAAATATCTCTTAATATTTCTAAATAATCTTTATCTAATTTATTCATTTATTCTATTATATGAGGTAAAAACCTACTTGTATTATTTGTTATATATTCTGAACTTTCTCTAAAACCAATTCCAACTGATTCTTGACCAATTACCCAACTACCTATCAATACCTTATTACCATCAAATTCAGGCAACTTAAATAACTCTTGATATATAAAACCCTCTTCACCATATTCACCATCAGTAGACTCTACCAACATATCATTTTCAAACAACTCAACATTAGCACCCTCTCTAGATAAAAAAGGTTTCTTAACATAATTTCTTAAATTACGTTTTTCAAAATAACATTCTAATAAGCTTTCGTGATTTGGAAACAATTCCCATAAAATTGGTAATATCGCTTTATTGCTTAATATCATTTTCCAAGAGGGTTCAATCCAAAGTGTATCTGTTTTGATTATATTTTTACCAAACTCTTCATTAACAATCCATTCCCAAGGATATAATTTAAATATATTTTTAATTGGGTTTTCATCTATATCGGTGAATTCATTTCCATTCCAACCTATTTCATCGATATATATTAATTTGGTTTCAATTCCACCTTGAATAGCACAATCTCTCATATATTCAACTGTGGTTAAATCTTCTAATGATTCTCTAACACAAGTAAAATATAAAACACCATCATTAAGATATTCTTTTAAAACACCCCAATATTCAACAAGACGTTCATGCACAGAACTAAATTGATCTTTATTAGGGAATAAATCATTCATCCAATTCCATTGAACAACACCACATTCAAACAACGAAGTTGGTGTATCTGCATTGAATTCCAATAATTTTAATTTACCATCCTTCATTACAAAATCAAATCTACCATAAATTGATGGTACATCGTTTTCCCAACTATCAATTATATGTTGATGCATATAATCTGGAATTCCAAAGCTACTTAATAAATTATTATCAATAACATGTTGAACGGCTTCTAAAGACATTGACCATAATTCATTGGTTGCTTTATATATTTGCTCACTTTCCTCTTTGGAAATTGAATAATAAGCACTCTCATCCCAATATGGTGTATCTGTAGAATGGAAACCAAAACCAATTTCTTCTAGTTTTGATTCCCAATCTTTTCTTTTATTTATCTTTATTCTTTTCATTTAAGATGCTGAAGAAGAATGAGAACTACTACCAAACCCACCTCTTGATGAAACAACACTTCTTGAAGAAGAAATAGAAGTTTTATGAGAATTAGTCCCTATATTTGAATTGTGTGAAATAGAGGGACTATACATTCCACCATAATGATAAGAACCACCATAATATCCACCATAAGGTCTAAATGCAAGATACCACAATAAAAGATTGTTACTATGATGAGTTTGTTCATAAGAAGCCGTATTATCGCCTCTCATGTAAACTTTTTGTTCATCTTCATTCCATTCTTTTTCTTTATGACATGAAGCTAATAATGCTGTAATTAGCACCAACGAAACTATTTTTGACTTTCTCATAATTATTGAACAGTTACAAATATTGGAAATTTAGCTTCATGATTGATTACTTTCATTTCACCATTCTCATCTTCAATAGTGTCATTTACATTTGGTAAATTGGGTGTTTTAGTGGTAAAAGTTTCTTGCATTAATACATTATTCACCCAAAACTTTTGGGTAATAATATGCAATGTTGAATCTTTTTGTACTACACAAGAAAGTAATACTTCTCGGCTACCTTTTTTATCAGGTTTAGCAGTTTCTTGCTCTGTTGTTTCTTTACAAGAAACAAGGGTAATTGTCAAAGCAATTACAAATAATAATTTTTTCATATTTATATAAAATTTAATTAGTGCAAATATAATAATTAATATTATATCTTGCAAGTTTTTAGATTACTTTTAAAAAACCAAATTCAATCCAACGAAATATAAAATCTGTTGAATATTCATTCAAATCAGTAATAATAGAACCTTTAACTCTATCATTAGAAGCTTTTATAATTGTTTCAGTTCTACTTTTAAATTCTAATTTATCACCTTTCTTTAGTTTCATTATAATCTTTTTAAAATTAATTCAAGTGCTTCCACATATTCAAATTTATCTTGAGTTATTTCTTCCTTTCTATCATATGAATGACAGCCAGCACTTTCTTCGAATCCACGATAAAATTTACCATCTTCTTCAAAAACCCAATTTTTCCAACCAATTTCTTTTTCAATTAATTTCTTAATAACGTCCTTTGGTTCTATTTGAACCTTTTGACTAAAATTTCCATATACTTGCATATTTATTATTTTTATTCGTTATACCCTCTTCCATTCCAACCTTGACCATTAGCAATTACTCTAGCTGATGGATCAACATAAATTCCACCATATTCACATAATTCACCATTTACTGTAATGGTTGCCGCCCCAGATATGATTACGTTATGTGCAGTTAAATAAGTATAAATTGCCATTGCAACTTCAGAACCAGTTAAATCTATTTGAACCCCTGGACCATATTCTGTTTTTCCCTTTCCAAATGATATTTCCATAATTTTATTTTTTAGTTGCTTCTCTTAATATATTCAGAATTGATTCCTTATTTTGTTTATATAGACCAATATTTCTTTTAGATGGGTGAATTAATTCAAATATTTCAGTGTTGCATGAATATGTTTTATCTTTACTATAAAAATAATCTCTAGCAACATTACCCAATAAAATGATTTTATCAGCCAATTGGACTTTAAATTCTAATGAGCGTTCCCAATATTCATCCATTTGAAATCTACTTGGTTTTAGATGTCCACCATTTTCATCAAAACCTGGGAACTTATCATAAACCGCATCAAAGGTAAATAAATTCTGAGCTTCTTCTTTAGAAATACCTATTTCACTTAACCAATCATATAATTGAGTAGTGTCATAAGGATAAGTTTGCTTTTGATTTGCTGGCGCTTGACCAATAATTAGTGTTTTCATTTATTCTAAATTAAATTGTGGAATTGTTGATTGATTTTTAGACCAAACATTTATAATATCATTTCTGAATTCGGAAAATTCATTATAAAAAAATTTAAATGTATCAAGTTCAGTGTATCTACAATTTATGTCCGCTATATTCATTTCAAATCTTCGTTTAATTCTAATTTTTCTCTCTGGGCCATTTAAAAATAAAATAGTAAAGGCGAAATCAAATTCCACTTCAGTTATTGGTTCAAATTTATGAACGTAACCATCTGTATGGAAAATATCACTAATACTATAAATTTTAGTTACATCAACTAAATCACCATTTATCGCTATAATCATCTTTTTAATTTTATAATTAATATTTTAATTGAATAATACAACAAAAATATTGGAATTAGTATTATTTTTAATAAACGTTTTATAAATAACATACCTCTAATGTTCCTTTATTAATTCTTCCTTGTATTTTGACTCACCTACCTTAACTGAATGTGTTCTCCAAGAAGTAACATTCTCTGGTTTAACTGGTAACACCAAAATTTTAATTGGGTTACCACCACCCTTTTCTTTTACTTCTTTATATAATTCCTCTAATTGGTTAAGAGTTAATTGTAAACCAACTCTACCACTGGGTAAATCTAATAGATTACCATAACCTATATATCTTTCAGTATTTTTATAATCACCCATATTTATTCTTCTAATTTTATCCAACCTTTATTTATTAAATCTTCCACTGAATAATCCATATAAGGAACTGCATAACCCCTTGAACGTAGAAAATCGATTATCTTAACAACATTAACAATTTTTTCCTTTTCATTTGTAGCTCTTGATAAACAAAATAAGCTAATATCGTAAAAATTACTAAAATTAATCATATAATCTTGACGATCACCACAAAAATCTTGATGTTTGAAAGAAATTCCAAAATCTCTTTTAACATAATTTGTTATTTTTGGTTTTAAATCATAGATAGTTGAATTACCAAAACCTAATTTAGCAACTTCTATCGCATCTTCGTCTGTAATTTTAGACAATGATTTCAATTTAAGATAATCTATAGAGCAAGATATATATTCATCATTAACTTCATATAAAGATTGATTAACAATACAATAACCAATTTTTTGATTCCAATATTGTACATAGAATTTATGTCTATTTAATTCTTTCATAATATTATTTTTTTATTACTTCTTCTATTAATAAAACCCACTTTTCATCCATTTCATCAGCTGACCAATCTTTACATTCTATTTGATCTCGCATCCAATTTCTTATAGACATACCCTCTCTAAAATGAATAGGGTGAATTGGAATACCCTTTCTTTTAACATTTAAATTTAATACTGGTGAAACTTCACCCGTTAAACCTTTTAAATGAGAAAAGAAACTAATTCCTTCTGTCCCTAACCAAACTTTGGCTTTATCAATTAATCTTGTATTAATCATAATTTAAATTTATTTTTTTCAAACCATTCATCTAAAGTAAAAACATATTTATCAATATTTTCAAAATAATCTTCTTTGTATATATGTCCCTCATCCACTTGAAATTGATGAACTGTAATACCTATTTGATTAAGTAACATGGGGGTTTCTAAAACATCAAGTATAAACTTTCTCTTGACTCGTATTCAAATGGAATATTCCATTCCCAACATTCGGGTTCGGAACAATATGTATAATCAAACACTAGTTTTTTCATAAATTTGATTTTTATAAGTTGTTTTTGCAGCTTCTTCAATTGTTGGTTTATACCCTAGAATTTTTTTTGTTCTCTTGAAACAATTATCCCAGATTACATCCAACGTATTTTCTTTTAAATGTTCAATGGAAGCATGGGCAAGATGTAAAACACCCTTAAAACCGACTTTATAGTAATATCTTTTTGGTAGTTTAACGCAAAATAACAATTCAGCTATTGGTGCTTGTCTTGTTTTTACATGTGAATCTGGTCCAAAATATTGTACCCAAGAAACTCCATTTTTACCTTTATATCTTAATCCAGTGGTATTTTTAGATGTAATATCTAAATACATACCTTGATTCAAAGCCCAATCTAAAACTTCTTCTTTTGTTTTATCTTCAAAAATAAAAGAAACAATTTGCGACTCTTCTTTATAAGATAAGTCAATTGGATTGGTAATACGTTCCCAATTTGATTTAATAATATCCCTTGATAAAATAGTTGCAAAGACACAACCAGTTTTACCTTGCCTAATAAAATGTAGATTTTTATCTATCATTTTCTTTTATTTATAGTTGTTATTGAAAATAACATAATTAATATAAAGCAAATGACAATAAACCCTAATGATATCAATGAAAATAAAAATTTCATTATAGATAACATTATTATTAGTATAATAATCCAAGTTAAAGGTTTTGTATATTTTTCCATTATAATTTATATTTTAAACAAAATTAAACATTATTTTCCATTAAAACAAATAAAATGAGCATTATTTTCCATTAATTAAGAAATTAGATCTATATAATTATTAACTGTATTTTCACTCAACCCCAATAAATCAAACCAATTTAAAAAATATTGTTCTAAAATATCACTTTTAGCATGTATTCCTTTATGATGAACCATAAAATCTTTATAATTTTGTATTTTATCAGCTATAAGCATCAATTTAATGTCAATGTTAGTAAATCCAACAAAATTATTAATGTCCATATAAGATAAATAACTATTAGCTACTCTACGATATTCACAAGCTAAGATAATTGATTCACTTGAAATATTATTATAATCTAAGGATTTATTTTTATTGAATTCATCATCTGATTGCAATAATGGATGTAAATAATAAGCATCTTTAACATTATTAGAAGCTTTCAAATGATTTAAAATAGTACCACCCTCATCAATGTGGTAAATAAATGGGACTTTACTTCTCTGACTTTTTAAATCGCCATAATAATTTTGTATCAATTTATAGGCTTGACTATGTTTTAATTCTAAATGATTACATTTTATTTTTTTCAAATAAGAAGTTATCCCACATTCTTCTAAAGTTAAAATTGCAATTTGATATTGTTGAACTCTTTTAATGAAAACTTGATTACCTCTATATTGTTTTAAAACATAAACCGAACCATAATGTGGATAAGTTGGGTAATTGTATAAAGTTACGATAGAATCACCACAATCTATTTCTTTGATAACAGAAACCCCAAATTTTTTTAATTGCTTATATCTATATTTTAAATATTTTTTAGCATCCTCAATAGTTTCAGCGTCATAATTGATTTCAAATTCAGTCATCTTAAATTATTTTTTTACGTTCAATATTGAATATTGGTGCACAATTCTTTAATTTAGCCCACCTAACTATTTCTAAGGTTTTAGGGTTTATTAATTGACCTTGAGGATAACCACTATAACTTATTGTATGATAATAAACTCTACCCCAATGATAAACTAAAATAAGATTTCCAAGATATTCTTTACCCTCTATTTTATGATATGGAATATCTTTACCTAATATGTAATTATCCGAAATAGAACTATTTTTAGCTTCAAAATTAGGTAATTTTTTAAAATTATTATAATCAAATTGCCATTGATGTTTGGGCAAATCTCTGAAGTATTCATTCATTAATTGACTAAATTTATCTCTCTTTATTTCAATTGTATTTAAATTATTGAAATCTTCTTGAGATATTCTAGTATCAATTTTTTCAATGTTGTTTCTTAATTTATAAATTTTTGTTTCTAAATTAAATTGAATTAATTTATTATCACCCGATTTATAATACTTACAATTACTTTTCATAAATTACTTATATTTTAAATTAATAAAACCACCCATAGTAGTACCCTTTATAAAACCATTATCAAATACCTCATAAAAGCCAAAAGGATAATCATTTACCCGTTCAATAAGATTGCCTTCAATTATTTCTTTAATCTTCTCACATTTAATGTAATTATAATAGTAATAACCCATCCAAGTAAAAACCTTAACTTTTTTATTTTTATAATATTTAATTGCTTCTTCTTCAGTCATCTTTTTATAATTTAAATTAATCCCATTTTCTGTAGAAATCCTCTGTTGGTTTTTCCAAATACTTAGGTGTATGTGGGTATTGATGTTCATTAAAATCATCATCAGATGTGATTTTTTTATCTGAAAATAAATAACCATATGCTTTAATTAAAAGCATAATTAAAATAGAAACAAGGATAACAAAAATATTTATAATATTCCCTATAATACCAAATAATTCAAAAAATGAAATAGTATTTGCAGTTGAATTCTGAGCTGAATTTAAAGCACGAATCCAATGAGCTGCTTCCAAATCATAAGAAAGTATTGTTTTTGATGAATTATCAATTGGTCTAAAATTCATTTTATTTGATTCCATATCAATATATTGTTATTGTTCTTTTTAAAATTTATATTACAAAGATAAGACAATTAATTTAAATAACCAAATTTTATTTATCTTTTATTAAATTTAGCTATATTTATAATGAAGTAGTCTATTAGACTTAAATATATGCAATTAGTTGAATCACATATAATCAAACAAAATAACCCATTTTATTCTGAATGTAATTCACTATGTTTTAACTCTAAAAACCTATATAATAGTTGTTTATATAAAGTAAGGCAAGCATATATAAATGATAATGTAAACATATTATATGATTTACACCATCTTATGAAAGATACTGAACAATATAAAGCATTACCAGCTAAAGTGTCTTCTACTGTTCTACTAATGGTACAGAAAAATTTTAAATCATACTTTAAAGCAAATAGTGACTATTATAAAACACCATCTAAATATAAAGGCAAACCCAAATTACCTAAATATTTAAACACAACTAATGGTAAATTTTTTGTTTCTTATACCAATCAAGCAATATCTAAAAAAGTATTCAAGAAAACAAATAAAATTAAATTATCTGGAAATAATATAGAATTTAAAACAAAAATAACCGATTTTAATCAAATTAATTGTATTAGAATTATACCCAAATTAGGGTATAATGTAATTGAAGTTGTTTATACAATATCAGATGTGACTAAATTAGAAAATAATGATAAGTATTGTAGTATTGATTTAGGTGTTAATAATTTAGCTACCATAGGTAGTAATACTATTACACCATTTATAATAAATGGTAAACCTTTAAAAAGTATAAATCAATACTATAATAAAAAATATGCTTATTATAAAAGCATATTAGAAAAGAGAAATAATAAAAAAACAAGTAACTATTTACATAAATTAAATTTAAAAAGAAAAAATAAAATAGATAATTATTTACATAAAGGAAGCAAAGAAATTGTTAATATATGTAAAATAAATAATATTAATACACTTGTAATAGGTAAAAATGATGGATGGAAACAAGATATTAATATAGGAAAACAAAATAATCAAAATTTTGTTAATATACCTCATAGTAGATTTATAGATATGTTAAACTATAAATGCGAAAGAGAAGGTATAAATGTTATACTACAAGAGGAAAGTTATACTAGTAAATGTAGTTTTTTAGATGATGAGAGTATTAAAAAACATGATGTTTATAAGGGTAGCAGAATAAAAAGAGGATTATTTAAGAGTGCCAAAGGCACACTTATAAATGCTGATTTAAATGGTAGTTATAACATACTAAAAAAAGCAATCCCGAACGCTTTCGCTAACGGGATAGAGGGTGTAGGAGTACATCCAAAGGTAATTACTTTAAAGTAAGGTATATATTTCTATATTTTATGTAACTCTAAATCCCATTTTATTTTATTCTTATAAAGAAATCACACCGTTTTCAATCCTATACCCATAAGATTTGGTTGCATCATCAAAGAGTTTTTCTGAGTCTAAATTATTATCATGCATGAACATTTCTTCTTCGTTATCTGTGATAAATTTTGTTTGAAATGTTAAAACTAATTCGTTCATAATTTCCCCCAAACTATTTTGCCCATATTTAGATAAACCATCAACAACATTCTTTTTACCTTTATCAAACCTAATTAATCCTTTATTACCATCTTTCGATATATAAGTTTTCCCATTTTCTTCTATTATTTCAAAACCTTCTTTTTTTAAATTGTTAAGTTCTTCTTGGGTTTTAACATAAGATTTAATTAGGATTGATGAGTTATTTTTAACCATCCAGTATTCCCCATCTTTTTCTTCAATTTGTATTGATGTTTTATTTTCAACATCTTCAATTGTAAACTCTTTTTGAAATGTAATTTCTAATGACATATTATTTATTGTTATTTAATTTATATTGCAAATATAACAATAAATTCTATTAAAACCCATTTATTTTAAATAAATTATTATTCCTTTACGGATTAAAATAAATACTACAATAGAATTTTATCAACGTGTTGATACTGTATTGTGATTCCCTTACGGATTAATATAAATACTAACTATAGTTTTTGGACAATCAGCAACTGATGCATTGTGATTCCATTTCAGATTAGGATAAATACTACAGTCAAAGTTTATTATGGGTCAAATAAAACATTGTGATTCCATTACGGATTAAGATAAATACCAATTGTATTAGCGAACGTTTCTCAAATGGAACGGTTGTGATTCCCTCACGGATTAGGATAAATACCAATTTATATGCTTCATATTGTTCCAACCTATCGGTTGTGATTCCCTCACGGATTAGGATAAATACCAATTCAAAAATGGTCCCAAAGAAAGATTGGTAGGTTGTGATTCCCTCACGGATTAGGATAAATACCAATAACTGAAACTGAATCAATGCTTTGTACTTAGTTGTGATTCCCTCACGGATTAGGATAAATACCAATATTAATATTTATGATATTACTTATTGGTTTGTTGTGATTCCCTCACGGATTAGGATAAATACCAATGTATTCCCAACTATATTTAAAGAGATTAGGTTGTGATTCCCTCACGGATTAGGATAAATACCAATTATAATAATTTCAGATATGCAAGTTAATGTGTTGTGATTCCCTCACGGATTAGGATAAATACCAATTTATGAAGCTTTATAACAAGCTGTATGATAGTTGTGATTCCCTCACGGATTAGGATAAATACCAATTGCTCTTTGTAAACTCCAATAATCATTGGAGAAAATTACCAATTTTACTAATGGGAAATGAGTATTTTTAAATCTATTTAATATAATTAGCCTCATTTTTTTAATCCTAGTGTTTAACGATAAATTGATTTATTTTCACTTTTATATATTGTACCAAAACCAGAACCTGTTGATTGACCAATTCCTATATTATATAATAACTCAGCAATTTTCTTATTGGTATAAATATTAATATGACATGAATTGGCGATATTAAGAACATTTTTAACCATAACCTTGCTAGTTTTATGGTTAACATGCTTAGGTATTTTAACATCAAAATTACTCAAATCTAAAGATGGGTTAATCTTACTTATCTTATTAATCAAATAATTCTTCAATGTAATTTGAAATTCTATGTCCTTCAAAGTATGAAAACTATAGTCTTTTTTAGATGAATATTTTTTAATGATAAATGGGGATAAAGTAACAAAATGGTTCCACCCATTATAAAATTTCTCATCAACAAACTCAATACCAATAACCTTTATATCACCATAAAAAGGTGTCGAATATAATCTAATTAAAATCTTATTGATGAATTTTTCATCTAAGCTTGATATTGTTATATAACCTCCATTTTTAAATGATATGTTTTTAGTACCTTTTATCCAAGTACCACCTTGTAAAGATGAAATAGAATAATCATTCTTAGCGTCATGGAATTCATTATCACTACCTAACACTCTATGTATAAATGAATTAACCAAATCTTGATGATTTATTCTTAATTCATCATTTGTTCCAGATAACAATATTTTTAGTCTCATTTTTATATTTTTTTAATTATTAATATTTTTCTTCGGAAATTTCTGACATGAGAACAAAATTTTCAGTGTCATTTAATTCGTCTTCATAAAAGATGCCTTCAATTTTAACATAACCACCATCTAAAATATTGGTTGAGTTTTTCGATAATTTATCGACAAACCATTGTTCATAAGGTACTAAAATTTCACCATTAAAAATATTGATGTAATCAACACCAGAAATAATTGTTTCACCTAGTAAACCATTTTTTGTTATTTCTGACCTATCTGGAGCTTCTTTGGTTAGAAAATTAACTATTGGTGTTTTATTTTTTTCTAATAAATATTTAACAACACCATCTAACTTTGTACCTTCAATTCTATAAATATTTAACAATAATTCAAAAGGTTTTTCGGTTACATCATAACCTAATGATCCATTAATGATTTGAATAAATTCATCGTAATATTCACCCATGTATCTTTTAATCTTAAACCATTGAATGCTTGGAGCTTTGGTCCATGAATCCGATGCTGATTTATTTACCTTTGTAAATTCATCAATATACGATTCAAAAATCTCATTTTTTCTAGTTTTATTAACTTTAGGTGAATTAATTTTTAAATATGATTTATTTGCTAAATTAAAAATTAACTCATTTTTATCATAAAAAGTTTTTCTAAAGCTTGGGGCTGGTCTTTCACCAATAAGTGTATGTAACATATTGGATATTTGATGTACTGTGATTGGTTCTTTAAATGAGGTTATTTCATTTAAAGATCTACTAGACCTATTGAAATATAAATTACCTTTAGAATTAACACCAATGACAGTAACAAAATCCTTAGTTTTAACATTTTTGGGGAAAAGCTTAGCATTTTTAAAACTAAGCTTTATATATTTATTACTCATAATTATTAATTCTAAATGGTTTCATCTGTTGTTTCTTCACCATATTTTTAGCTGGTTTTTTTTAGTTTTTTTGCATCAGCAGTTTTTTTTGTTTCTTCTTTAAGAGCTTTTTCGATAATCGCTCTTTGTTCTTTAGCATTAGATTCATCAGCCAAAACATAACTTTCTTCAACATCAAAATTTAAATTATCGATATCTTCATTAGAATTAATATCAACCCAAATATTCTTTTTTGAATCCAATGGGTCCATAACTAATTCAACTGTTAACGACTTAATTTTAGCATATGCTGTTGCTCTATCAATACGAATTTGTAACATTCGTTTAAGTGTTTCTTTAATAAGAAATACAATTTGTTCATTGGTAAGTTTTAACCCATATTCAGCAACATCAATCACTGAAGTTTTTAATGTATAATAACCCAACTCACCATCAAAATTTGGTAGGGTATGTATCAAAAACGTTTTTAATATTTCATAATCATCGGAATTAAATGAATATCTATCAAAAATTGGATCACCACTTAAAAATTCTAATGATTGGAGATTAATAAAACCTTCAGCGATGTATGTAATATCACCAATAGTTTCCTTATTGAATATGGTGGTATCTGATTTATCAGAATCATCACCAACTTTTTTCCCACCACTTCTAGAATAAAATTCCATATATGATTCACTATTATTTGTTTGAATAGCTGATGTAATTGTCAATGGACTTTTTCGTTTAAGTGTTTCTTTTTTTCCAGCAAACATGTATCCTCTAACAAGACCCATTGTACTTCCAATAAATGAATTTAAAAGAGATTTGTGGTGAGTTATTGATGGATTAGTAGCAATCGCATCTCCTTTAAAAATAGCATTTCTAAGAGCATCAGATGATATTTTAATTTTATAACCCAAAACCCCATCTTCTCTTCTAAAATAATACTTCTTAGCATACATATTATTGTTATCACCAGAAGTAAATTTATTTTTATTCCCTTCTTTACTTTCTCTATTCCAAAGATATTTTTGATCACCTGAATCATAATTTACAATTCCATTACCTTCTAATTCAATTTTAAAATTTACATGTTTTACTTTCATTTTTTATTTATTAAGTTATTTATTGGTGCAAATATATGTTTTAATTCTTTTAATATACAAAGATAATTTAATTATTTTTTACAACACCTAATTCATCATCATAATATCTATCATAAACAATATATGGGGTATTCGATTTTTTAGCCATTTTTCTAATGGTATCAATAGTTTTATACTTCTTATCATCAATAATGTCATTATATTCAAAAAGTTGATTATTTGAATTTCTAATTTTTTCCATAGTTTTAAACATTCTATTTAATGTTTTTGAGTTCTCATTAAATTCTACATCAAAACCATTTAATATTTGTTTATTAAATGGACCAACCCAATCTTTACCATTTTTATGTTGAACAATATAAAATATTTCATTATTAATACTTCTTAATTTATTTGAACCAGCTGTTAAGACATTTTTATTTCTCTTGTTATTAAATTTTATTGGGTAAATATTTGATAATCTAATTTTACTTATATCAAAACTAGTAGTAACAAATTGTTTAATTGCTTTATCATTTAATTTATTGAAATTGTTATAAATAACATAGATTTCATTTAATGTTAATTTTTTATTATTATAGGGTAATAAAAATTCAAACCAACTATCAGATAAATTTCTTGTGTATAATAAATTTTTTATCGTTGACTGTGAACTAATATATTTTTTATTGATATCACCATTAGGTATTTCTTTTATTATTGTAATTTCCGAGTCTCCAATACTATTACCAAATCTATCACATCTACCTATTCTTTGTAGTGTTGACTGTGGGGAGAGTACATCTTCAAATAAATTTTTAAAACTTATATCTAACGAAGCTTGTAAAATATGAGTACCAATTATATTAGGTTTAATTTCAGAAATTAATGACTTTTTCCCATACATTTCAACTAATTGATTAAAATCCTCATCTTTTTTTTCTTTGATAAACTCATTATGTAATAATAAATCATATTTACCTTTTAATTTTTCTTCTTGTGCTGAAGAAATTGTGTTTTTAACTACTAATGAATTACTATTAAATTTTATGTTTGGTCTTTTATTAAGTAGTTTAATTAAATATTTTTTATCATGAATTGCATTATAATGTGATTCATGATTTGGTAATATAGTTGTTTGATTATTTAAAGAATCCCACAAAAATTCACAACTAATTTGAGTTGCCGATAATAACAATGTTTTACTTTTTGTTAATCTATGCCTTACTCTCATTATATTAACAAATAGTGACATAAAAGCAGCTTCACTTATTAATTCATGATATTCATCAAAAACTACATTACAACCAAAAATTAAACTGGACGAATCCATAATTTCATTTTTAAATGATGGTGCTAAAAAATTATCAATATTTGTTATAATAATATCAGAATCAAATATCTTTCTTGAATCAGCATTTGTTTTCTCAATATCACCACCAAGAATTAATTGAACCGAAGGAGAAATAGATAAACTTTCTATTTCTTCTAATACTGAATTAAAAACTGATTCTGCTACTGCATTTCTAGGGGTTACCCAAACCAATTTTTTATTATTTTTTAAACCCCATAATAAACCCATTATAGTTTTACCAAAACCAGCGGGTGCTTTTATTATTGTAGTTTTATCTGTCTGTTTTATTATATTTTTCTGTTCCTCATATCTAACTGTATTATCATATTTACAATTAGTAATTATATGTTTATTTTGCGTTGACATATATTGCTCAATTAAAGTAGGAGAAACTTCTGTTAACTCATTTAAATTTGAAGAGATTCTATCAGCAGTAATCACTATTGATCTTAAAAAAATTAAATATTCTAATGATTTATCATTCTTAGGATAAAATAATGGTGTTGTAACTGAATCAAAATATTCTATATTTTCATTTACATTTTCAACACCAACTATTTCAATTAAAAAATTTAACATATTATTTATTGAGATATCATCTAATAAATTTAAAATTTCAATATCAGTATGTTTTTCAATTTGGTTTGAAATTCCATGATGCCAATAAACAATATTTAAAATCATTGATTTATTTGGAAATTCATCTTTTAAATATTTAGATAAAAAAGCCCACCCTATTTCATTATGTCTAAATTTTAAATTTGGTTTTTTGTTACTGTTTAAAAGTTCTTGAAATTTAGTGGTTCCTTTACCTATGTCATGTAATAAAGATGAAAACTTTATTATTTCATTAAATCTATTAACAATATCACCATTACTCATTTTATCAAATAATAATTGAGCCGTTTTAGATACTATTAATGAATGAGTCATTAAAATTAACCCATTACTTTTAGCTATTATTTTCATCACCATTTAATTTTTAAATTAATAAAAGGCAAGTTAAATATATCTGAAACATTGAAGTCAATTATCACAAACATAATTAACCAAATTAATGAAAACCAAAAAGATAAATATATTGAAAAGAATATATCTGTTTCTTTATACCCATAGATTTTAAAAATTAATAAAACACCAATAACCCAAAACAATAAATCTAATAAATGAAATTCCATAATTTTATAAATTAATTAATAAATAATAAGTTAAAAATAACTGAGCATAATGAAGTACTTGATCAAATCCAACCATACTGAAAAAACCAAAAACTGGTATTCTACTTCCAAAATTACCATTTTCATACATTTTACTAGTAATCTTAGATGTATAATAATCCGTTATAGTATGAAAAATAAAAGTAATCGGTGGAAATAAAAATATTAAATTAATACATTGTGTATTAGTAAAATATGCCGTATCAACATCGGAAGATGTAATTCTACAAATTAAACCTATTGAGACAAACCAAACAAAAGTATACATTGTTGTATGTGCTAATAATGGTTTCACACTTTTACTCTTATTTACGGCCCAATCACCATCTTGAAAGATAAAATCTGCAATATAGTGAATAACAATAATAATAAATGCTTCTAACATATTTTTATTTTTTTAAATTTATATTGCAAATGTACAAAACTTATTTTAATAAAACAAAAAAAACTTAAATATTTCTATTTAAGTTTTAAAATTTTTTATAATCTTTTATTAAATTAGGTGGGATGTTGTTTAAAACATATATCCCATTAATTGGTAGGTTAGGATCAACATAGAATTTAAACTTATCTTTTATTTGAGAAATATCAATTGATAATAATATTGGATTTTCTATATCGAAATTAATATTATCTACTAAACCATTAGCATCATCAGTATTTTTTAAAAGATATATTCTTTCTGGATGGTAACTAATTTTATTTTTATGTGTTGGTTTTAACCCTATTGATTTTATACCATTTAAATATTTCTCGTCAGTTACATGATAAAGTATATCAGGTAAATTTTCTGAACTTATTTCCTCACCAAATTTAGGTTCAAATATCAATTTACTTATCATATCATCTTCATCCCACCCATTAGATTCAATAGTTTCTAAGTTAAAGGATAAATCATTTTTAAATTCATCCACATTACTATTGATTGGCTCATGAAAATCTTCTTGATAACCAGCTAAATACCAACCAAATATAGTCTCCATTTTCTTTATCATTGGAATTACTATATCTTTATATTTAAGTTTTAACTCGAAATTTATTTTACCATCATTATAATAAATATCATCTGGGGAAATATTCAAACTTTCCAATTTTTGAATTAATTTTTCACCATTAATACTTTGGGTTAAACCCTCTAAAATTATATTTAATTCTTCTCTGAGTTTATATTTGATGTTCATAGTTTATTTTTTCTTACCAATAGATTTTCTAATTTGACTTGAAAAATTCATCAAAGCATTGCTGATTTTAGTTAATTCTTCATCACTAAAACTATAAACACTACCACTATCGTTAGGTTCTCTTTCTAATTTTTTTCTAAATAAACTTCTATTTGAAGCTTCTTTATCACCTAAAACTATTTCACAAATAGCTGCGGTGTTAATAATATCATTTTTTAAGATAGCAGCTATTTTATCATAATTAGAACCACCTACTTCATTATTTGGTTTATCCGTTTCTAGCTCATTTAAACTCTTGTTTAACAATTCACTAATTAACAATTTATTCATAGAATTTGTTTACTAATAAATAGTCATTATTTTTTTTAATTTGATTAAATTTTTTTGCTTTATCTGTCTAACACCCTCCTTGGATAAATTCATTTTTTCAGCAACTTCTCTTATGGAATGAACTTTATTACCATTCAATCCAAACAAATAAATGAAAACTTCTTTATTTCTATCATCTTTAATATTAGATAATAGTTTATCAACCAAAGCAATGGTATCTTCATTATTTATATTATCATCAGCCCTACCATAAACATTATCTTCTAATAATTCAATTCTAGAATATGAATTATTTTCATTATCACTTATTTGTTTATCTAAAGAATATGAATTTTCAGTTTCGTGTTCAAAATAAAATTCAATTTGTTCTTTGGTATATTCACCCCCACAATATTCCATTAGCTCATTTATGTTTGGTTGTCTCTCCAAAATTTGTTCCATTAGACAAGCCTTTTGCCTAATTTTACTAATCATAGATAACTTATTAATTGGTAATTTTACAGACCTAGCATTTTTAGCTATAAAAGATAACATATCCGCCCTAATCCACCAAACAGCAAAAGTAATGAATCTGAAACCCTTTGTGGGATCAAATTTTCTGGCAGCTCTTATTAAACCGTGATTACCCTCGTTAATCAAATCTTCCAATGAATTTTCAACAGAAACATATTGCTTAGCTACACTAATAACAAATCTTAGATTTTTATTAACTAAAATCATCAACGCTTCTTCACGCTCTAATTCTGATAAATTAGGGTTGGTAGCCTTTAAAGCAATTTCAAATTCCTCATCTGGACTTAAGACTTCGGTGCTTCTAACCTCATCTAAATATCTATTAAAAGAATTAGAAACTAAAAGCCGATTATTCATTTTTTGGTGAAGCCTAAAATTTTTCATTAATTTTTTTTGTGTGGGTTAAAAATTATTTTTTTGGAAATGTGAAAGAAATACATAATATTTGAATAAATACCACATAATAAGTATGCTGTATTGCTAGTGGTAAAGCCCAATCATCTACACTCCAATTAATCTCAATACCATTATTGAAACGAACGAAGCCGTTAGAGAAGCAAATATATTTCTTTTTAATTTTCATCTACTCTCCAATTAATTCAACATTATGGGAAAAAAAAGCTTTAATTATTGAATACATTGATTCCGTTTTTTCAAGCTTTTGTTGATATCTGAAGTTAAATTTAACAATTATATAATTTTCCCCAGTTTCATAAATATTGCACCAATTATCATTTTGACCACTAACCAATTGATAACGTTTATTACCACCAGTTTCTTCATAATGCCACCATCTCCCACTCATTAATGGATTTTCCATTTCATGTTTATGTGGAATAGAACCACGAAGACAAATAAGAGTTGCTACATTTAAAATGTCTTCTAAAGCAGTATTAAATTGGTGTTTAGTTTCTCCGAAAATTTTAAGTTTCATAATTTTATTAATTGATTAATTGATTAAACTTTTTTCTAATAATGCAGATATGAAATCTAAAGTTTTACCGCTTTTAAAACTTATTTGAACTTTATATTCAAAAACTTCAACTACACGACCTTTACCAAATTTAGGGTGATTAATTTCTTCATTAACTATAAATTCTCTTTTTGATTTAATTTGTTTAACTACTTTTGGTCTTCTAGTCTTTTTTAAAAGTGTTAACGGAAAAGCGCCATATTTTCCAAATGCGTGAGGTACACTTGCAACATTTTTCATTTCCTCAATTTCAAATTGCATTTGAATCGCAAATGGAGATGAATAACAAGTCGTGACATAATCACCTAACGTTAAATTTTTACCCATAATTTTTATTATTTTAAATTAGTGCCCCCAAAAGGATTTGAACCCTTAACAACCCCTCCGTAAGGGGCCATTTTATCCAGTTAAACTACAGAGGCAAAAATTTCTGTTGGCGTACTATTTATTCTTTCGACTTTAAAATTAGGCGTTGCCCCTCCTAATTACCATTAAGAATTATTTGTGAGAATAAATACCACCACATTTTCTACTACAACAGATTTTTTTATTTAAATGTAATGCTTTATAAGAATTTTTTTTACTCCTATTAAAAACTTTTTTACATATAGGACATTCAAATTCAATTAAAATTTCTGTCAAATTATAAAAAGCATTTTTTTTAATGTTATTATCTTTTGATGATAAAATTTGTAAATTTTCTATAACATCATTTAATTTATTATTATCTATATGATCAACATGTTCTTCAAGTTTTAAATATCTATTTAAATGAACAGCCATTATATATCTAGCATATGCTGTTGAAGTTTTAGTCCCATCATTCCTGATTAATAATAAAGTTCTACGAGGTTCTTTATTTATATTTAAATAACCTATTTTAAAATCTTTATTATATGGTGATTTTAATTCTATTTTTGTATTATTCATAGTGGTCTTGGACAGAATCGAACTGACATGTGACCAATTACCCTTTCTACGCATTATGAGTGCGAGGAGATACAAGACCATTTGATTACCTTAAAACTCAGTTGCAATACACCCAAGAAAACTAATAATCCGAAGTTTATTTAACAATCTAAAAAAAATTATTTCTTTAACATTTTTAATAATTCCTCATCAGAAACAGTTGTAATTTTTTCTTCTTTTCTTCTAGCAATTTCAGCAAGAATTTTTTCATTGTGTTCTTTAACACTCTTAGCATTTTTCAATACTTCATTCTCCTCAACTTTAGTGGTAAGAATATCAACCACAATATCAAATCTTAATTTTGTAGTTTTATCTTTTTCAGATTTTTTAACTAAGAAAGATTTTTTTCCAGAATCTTTATATTCCGTTTCTAATTTTACAGCTAATTCATCTAATTCAGGTAAATCTAATTCCCATAATTGTTCAGTTGATAACAAACCTCTATTAGTTTGAAATCTTAATTTTTGTCTTAATGCCTCTTTAAAATCGCTCATAATTCTTATTTATTTTAATTGTTATTATTCTTTATTTAAAAATGGATTACTTTATAATTCTTATTTATCTCCCGTAATGTAGCATATTCGACTCACTCGCTTCGTCTTATATAAAGCCCCTCACGATTGGGTTTACCCATTTAAATTTACTCATCTTTAAGCCTCTCAGTTTTCGTTCTGTTAGAGTTGAGGCAATTAAATAACTAGGCGACCAAGCACAATGTATTTGTGGGGAAAAAGGAGACTCGACTTCCCTTACCTATCCCTACAAGATACTTATTAAAGTTACTCATAGTACATTCTTCCCATTTTAAATTAGGGGGGGCAATTTTGCTTACTATTATTCCACAATTATTAAACATCACTAACTATATTATAGAAATTATTTAACATCCCCCATTTTATTTATGCAAATATAAAGTAAAAATCTTATATTAACAAACTTATTTTAATTAAAATTAACTTTTATTGTTCTTTTAAAATTACCACCCAATTTTAGTATTACAGAATCTTTAACCGTACTATTAAAACCTAACCCCGATAATTGTTTATCAGTAGTTTCAATCATATTAGTATTACCTAACACTTCCATAACTCTTTTATGTTGGATAAGTTCATCATTTAAATTCTCATTATGAAAACTTCTAATACTTGTAGGTGCTTTACAACCCTCTAACATGAAGAAAAAATGTTTATTCCCAATATTATTATCACCCCAATGATTTGGTGAAAGACTGATAAGATTTACCTTATGGAACTGATTAGTTTCAAGAGAATAAATTTCTTTATTCACACCCACACCCTCAGTAGCTGGGATTAAGTGTTTTATTGAAAATTCACCATCTTTAAGGGTAACCTCAGCAATATGTAAATCTCTGGTTACATAGTTACAATAATCATATGTATAAATTTGATTATTAAATTCAACCTCAGCTTTAAAACCTTGATTATTACCACCGTCATAATTTCTGATGAAGAATTTATAAACACCATCTTTCATTTTAGATTGATCATCCCAAACAATATTTTCAACACCTAATTTACCAGGTCTAATCATATCAACATCTAAATTACCTGACATACTAGTTTTATTACCTTTTCCTTTATAAGAACCATAATATATTTCTGTTCTGTTTGGTTCAATTGTATGAGCATCAAAATCTAAAATATCCCTTCCATCCTCATTCCAAGTAATTGAAAATCTCAATACACCATCAATCTTACCACCAGCAGTTTTAACAGCTTCTTTTATTTGAGACTTACCAGCTAAATTACCATTAAATGTCCATGAAAAATTATTTTTCCATTTAAAAATAGGTTTACTATCTGGGATGTTAGCAGTAGTTAATGAAACAAAATTACCTTCATGTCTATTTTCTAAATAAGCTTCTACAGAAGTACAACTTGGTAATATATCTTTCATGAATTTATCAATTGAGACTTCTTCAACACCTTCAAACTCGTTCTTTTTGTGTTGGCTTTTTGTTGCTTTTACACCATCAAATATTGAAACTGTTTTAATGCCATCTTTACCAATATTACTATGTAGAATTTCAGATACTTTTATATCATTCATTGTTGCAAATCTTCTATCAAAAGATTCAACATAACCATTATCTTCAACAAATTTTCTAGCCTCTTCAATTTGTTTTGTTGTAATAGGTGCTGTAACTTTCATATAATTTCTTGGGTCTACTCTTTTGTTCCAATCTTGGCACGCTTTATTTATTTCTAACCCTAGTGATAAATCTGAACATAAAACACCAATTAATTCATTTTTAAATTTAGCAAAAGGTAAATTGTATGAATTAATCCAACACCAATTATCTCTTTCTTTAGCAGACAAAGCATCATATTGTGTTTTAAGTGGAATAAATTGTTCAACCTTATATAAATGAGTTTGACCATCTAACAACGAACCTTGATTGATTAAATCTCTAACCAAATTTAAAGTATCTAACGAAATTTCTTCCATAGCTCTTTGAAATACATTTTTAGCGTCTCTATAACCACCCATTAATGATTCAACTGATTTTCCACTTACATCAACAAAATTTTTATTTAAGAAAACATGGAAATGATTGAAGACATAAATATCTTTAGTATTCACCACACCAAATTTATCAACTTCTTCTTGCGTATATTGTTTGTGATTCTTCTCATGACCTAATTGAAATTTAGTTTGTGTTTTAGAACACTTTTCATAAGGTAGTGAATTTAATTCATCAAATGTCTCAAAAAAAACTTCACTTACTTTAGATTGAGAAATTAACAATTGAACATTTTTGATGGCATCCTCATAAGTAGTACCTTCCACATCAATATCAAACATAGAAATGATTTTAGATTCTGGAGTAATAGCCACAACATTACCATATCTTCTAATGAAGTTTTTATCATTGTTACAATTAGCTTCAGATGAAGCTGGGTCTCTAAATATAGGGTTTTGACCAGGTTTAAAACCACCTAAATAAGCATCCCAGATTTGTTGACCAGTAGCTTCTAATCTAAACAATTTGTATTGTTGCATAACATCAAATTGTTTCTGTATTCTTAAATTTAATTCTTTAAAATTCATATTTTTTTATTTTAATTTATTTGGATTTATTCTTACTATTTCTTTATTTTTACTTTCAGCATATTTAACACAATTACCAGTTCCACCAGGGGTTCCATCCCATACTGCTATAACTAAATCAGACTTATCGCACATCCACTCATTTCTAACTTGCATTAAATACGGTTGATATTCTTCATCACTTACTAAAACCACTTCATCACTATTATCACAAATATATTGCCACTCATTTTTACTTGCTTGTGGCCATCTATTTGGATGATTTCTACAAGGAATTGCTGAAATAAGTTTTATATGTGGGTATTTTTCTTTTAGTTTTATAACTATCTTAGCAGACCACATATCAACCCCTAAAGCCAAACCATTAATAAAGGTGGTCACACCCCTATTTTCTATTAAATTTACAACTTCATTGTGAATACCCCAAAGTAATTTTTTATTATCTTTGGCATTATAACCATTTAATTTATTTGGGCGATGTCCTGTGAAACAAGCTGTTAACATATTAATTTTATTAAAACTAATTTTAATGAGCAGAAAAATTAGTAAAACAGCAAAAGCCTACGTTCTTTTATACGAGTGTAAACATATAGTGACACTAACCCTGTTGTTTGTTAACCTCCCTACAACTCAGACTTTATCAAAAACATTTTTAATATATTAAAATATTGGTATTTAAGTAAAATTTGGTGATGATTAATTCATTCTTACACCAAAAATCGTTTTTCGTCCAACATCGAGTATTAACCTTTCAATGGTAAATTATTCCACTTCGATATATTTTAATATAAATCTTCACTAAATAATCTTTCTCCCCTACAATTATTTAAATCCAATATTTGATTTTCTCTTTTAGCTATTTCAAAAGCTTCATATCTATCAACAAATCTGTTTTTAGATGTTAAAAACCCTTCAACTTCCTTATCTTGTAATTCCCTACCTTCATTAGTATATGGAAACCCAACTATTTGACTGAATGTAAAAATGCAATTGTGATGACGATGACCAGTAACAACAAAACCAGTTTTTATATTTTTACAATTATGAACATATGTTTTACCATCATCATAATAATTTGCCGCACATAAAATTCTCTCATTAGTTTTCATATTATCCGAAAATAAAATCAATAGTACAAACAAAACCTATTATTGCAAATACAATAATCACTAACTCCATTAATTCATTATCATCATTCATATAGCTTATTTTTTTTAAATTTCTTTTAACCAATGAGTTACTATTTGATTAGACACATTAAAATGTACTTTACCATTTGTAATGGAAACTGAACATTGTAATTCATGTTTATTATTATACTTTGTTAAAGTTTTAACAATATATTTACCCTCTTTAGTTGGTAACTCATCTTTAACATCTACAAATTTGAATAGATTATTCATAATTATTTTAATTTTAATCTAGCTTTAAATGAACTAGCTTTAACTTTTTCTTTTACTTCTAATATTAAATTTCTATTATTGGAAAGTATTTCTTGTTTGTATAACTGCCTTATTTTTGATAATTCAGTGCTGACCTTATCAATAATTTTATTCACTACTTCAGTTTCTAAATCACCTAAATTAGGAAAATCATGGTTAGTTACAATTACTTTAGTTTTAGTAATCACGATATGATAACCCAACTCATCTAATTCGATAATCATATCACTTGTTTTCAAATCACAAAACAACTTGCTATTTGGGTGATGAAGAGTTAATAAAACTATTTTATATATTTCTATTGATTCTTTTGAAATAGGTTTTTTAAATTTATTAAAAACTCTATAACCAATTTTCTTAAATATTTTAAGCATCTTTTAATTTATTAATTATTCAACAAAGATAAAATAAAATTTTAACTTAACCAAGAAAAACACCAATTTTTTAACAAAAAATATTTTCTTTTTCCAATTCTTTGTGAAAATGTTAAACTATACTTATTTAAGTTTTTAATAGATAAGCCTTTACCAAATATTCTAAACCAACCCGAACCATTTGAATAATAAAAACATAGGATTAAAGAACTATAAGAATAGAATTTATCTTGCAAATATTTCATTACTCCCTTGTTTTATGTGATTAACTTTTACTTCTGCACCAATTATTTTACCCCAAGATTCAAACATTTCAACATGTTCTGGTCTATCTTCAAATAGTTCAACTTCTTCCACATGTGGGAATTCTTCTAACAATTTATCTAACGTTTTGATTTTACAAGAAAATGTCTCACCACCAGTATTGTAGTAATATCTATGAAATTTTAAATTATGTTTTTCAAGTATCAATTCAACTTCTTTAGATAATACAGTTCTTCTGCCAGTCATCATAATACAAAGAGTATTTTCTCTTTGGAATTCTCTTTTATAAAAATTAAAAGTTTCTTCAATAAGTTCATTATCAAATATATTGACATCCAAAGATTCTGGCTTACCCCACCAGCCAATATGTGGCCAATCTAATCCAGTTTTTTCTTTATATTTAATTTTACCAGTTTCGGGTAATTCAGTTGAAATTAAAGTGCCATCAAAGTCAAAAACACTTATTTTAATTATTTTTTCATTTATATTTCCAGACATATCCATATGCTTGTTTTGTTTTATTTCTTAAATTAGCACTAATGTTTTTTCTACTTAACCCTATTTCAATTTCAACATCTTTAGCACTCTTCCATTCTTTGATGAAATTACCTTCTTTATCATATTGTAAAATAGGTTTTTTAACACTTTCAGCATTATTTCTCACCCACTCTTCCGATTTATTTATTTTACGTCCTTTTAATTTATCAATTGCTATTTGATGTGCTAAAGTTTTACCAGTTTTTTTTCGGCTTTCTGAAATTAATTTTTTAGTTTCTTCGCTATGTTTTTCACGTACCCTATTTCTATTAAAATTTCTTATTTTTTCTTTATGCTCCTCACTAATTTTTCTACCAAAACCACCATCGCCTCCAAGAGTTAAATTCATTCCATTTTTATTATTTAAATAAAATGAATTAAAAAAACCAATAAGGTATATTTCTATCTCGTTTAATTCTTTTAAGTTATTTTCACCCTCATAAATAATATCAATCGTGTGAGCACTAAAACCATATTTTAATAATGAATTATAAATTAATGGTTGTTTTTTACAATTTAATCCTTTATAATTACTAATCCTTTTATTTATATTACTACTTTTCCCAATATAAATTTTACCTGTAGGAGAGGTGATTTTATAAATGTATGAGTATTTCTTTTCCATAAGTGAGTTTAACTATAAATAGCTCACTTTTTATCGAAATCAAAATTATTTTAAAGTACCATCTAAATCAAAAACTGATATTTTAGTTATTTTTTTATTCATGATTTTTATTTTTACCACCCATAAAAAACCATTTGATTTCTTTTCCAATCAAATGTTTTATAGATATTTACTAATTCAAATACAGCATATTCATATTTCCAACTTGTAGTTACTTCAGTTCCACCATTTAAAGAATAAGGTCTTTTATTTGGGAAACATGAACTATTCCATTCATCATTCATGGATTTTACATGTTTAAACATCTTTATTATTTGTACATTTTGATCTTCTGTTAAATCACTGAAATTCCCAATTGTTTCATATTCATAATCTTCTTTAGAATATCTATGTTTTGTATCTTTAAATAATGTACTTGTATCTCTATCATCTTCATCAAAAAATGGTTCTAACATATTTGAATAAATTTTTCTAACCTTATTAGAATAATATTCAATCAAATATTCTAAATATTCTTTGGTAACAATTTCAAAATCATATTCCTCATAATATTCTTTCATAACACATTTCTTAAAAAATGGTTTATGAGATTTTTTTGGTGGTTCAAAATCAGTATATTTACCAAAATTATATAAGCTTTCAACTATCTTATAATTACTAATTTTATCATGATTATCATCAAAATCTTCATGATCCTCATCAACTAAATTAAAATATTCTTTAAATTGTTTCACATCTAAAGATTTAATTTTATTATATTCTCTTTTCGTAATAAAACCAATATAAGTTCTATAACCCATTATTTTAAATTATTTAAATTTTCAATACTTAAACCTTTATCAATTGCTATTATACCCTTTGATATTTGTTTGTAAAGTGATATTATTTTAATTTTATTACCTTCTATTACATTAAGACTATTCGAACAAAGAAAAGCTTCTAATTTAGAATTATTGATAGTATCATATGCGTTACCCGATAAGACACCATGAGTTACAATTGCTTTAACTGATTTTGCTTTACCTTCATCAAGCAATACACCAGCACCCTTGCAAATAGTACCACAAGTATCAGCTAAGTCATCAATTATGATAACATCTTTACCTTCAACATCACCAATTATAATCATCTTGTCAACAACATTAGCTTGACTTCGAGTCTTATCCATGAATACTATTGGTAATTCTATATTATATTTTAATTTAATTAAATCTCTATAATGTTTCACTCTTTTTCCACCACCCGCATCAGGAGCTGCTAACACAAGATTATTTAAACCACATTCTTTAATGTATGATTCAAATAAATATTTACCATGCATATGAATAACTGGAATTTGAAAAAACCCTTCTATTTGTTCTGCATGTAAATCAAATGTTATTACAGATGTTGCACCTAAAAATTCTAATTTAGAAGCAATTACTTTGGCTGAAATAGAACCACGAGGATAATCCTTTTTATCACTTCTAGCATAAGCAAAATAAGTAATTATTGGTATTATTTCTTTAGCACCAGCTCTACGTGAAGCATCAATAGCAAATTCCAACTCAAGAATTTTATCTGAATTAGACAAATTAGTTAATAAAAATACTTTTTTACCCCTAACTGATGTTTCAAGATCTACTGAAATTTCACCATCTGAAAATTTTTGATAGTTAGTTGTTCCAAAATTATTATGTAAATTATAAGAATGGAATTCATTTAAATGTTTTTTCACTTCATTATAAAGAATTTCAGTACCACTTAGACCAAAAATTATGCTATTATTTTTCATGTTGTTAAGCATTTAAATTACCAATTTAAAGGTTTAATTATGTTAGGTGGTAAATCTAATTGAAAATAAGGGATCATTTCTTCTTCCGTAAATCCAGCAATACCACAACCAACTTTAGTTAATAAAAATACCTTAGTTGGGTTTTCTAATGCACATTCAATTAAATTATCAACATAATCTTCTAAATCAAACCAGCCAATTCTTTCCATTTCTTTATCTAAAGTAGGGAATGCGTATGATTGTCCTTGTAAACCTTCTCCTTGGCCCATAATAGCTCCAAATTTAAGTAATGCTAACTTTGCCGCACCACCAAAATGATTACCCCTTAAATTACTCCCAAATACAAATACTTCATATGGCTCAAGCTCAGTTATTTCATCTGGCGTAAATGGATATGCTTTTTTTATTAAAGCATTGATTAATTTTTGTTTTTTCATAAATTTATTTTTTTTAATATTAGATGAAAATTATTTTCTTCTGTAATACATTTATCAATGTAAGGATAATCAATTGCTATATCCATACAATCTTTCATACAATTAAAAGTATTTTCAGCTTTAGAAGAAAACCCATCACTTATTTTAAATTCAAAAGTCTCTTCTTTTTGTTCAGCTATTAATAAATTTCCGTATTTTTTAAGGTTTTCTATACATTTAAGTTTCATAATACAAAGATATAACTTATTCTTCTAATTTCCAAATTTTATTTTTAAATTTTCTTTTATATTTACCAGGTTGAAACTTTTCAACACAAGTAACAATTTCTAAAGCAGTTGGAAGCTCCTCATAAAAAATAATGGCGTTGGAAACTTGTTCATTGGTGTATAAAATAGAATCTTCCATAGGGTTGAAAGGTTTATCAGGTTTACCGTAGATAATAGAACCTAAATCTTCAACAAGATTTGTCCCACCAAATGGACTTTCATTAGTATCCATCTCAAACAAATATTTTATGTTTTCATTCCAAACTAAAGCTTTGATTAACATCAAATGTTCTTTTTTAAGCTCAAATCTAACTATACTCATATTATAATTCTTTAATTAATTCTAAAAATTTTTTCATCCCTTCAGTAGCAGTTTTTCTAATATAAATTGGGTTTAAATCATCTAAATCCATTGCTGGATTAGGATCTATATAATAGACTTTAGTATCTTTTTTTATTTTTCTTAATAAATCATGCGTATAACCTATTGGTAGGCTAGTGCCGATAATTAATAATACATCACAATCTTTTAAAGCATTTATAGAAGAATTAACATTAAAGGGATATTCACCAAATAAAACTGTATGGGGTCTTAAACTCACACCATTTTCATTTTTATCACCCCAATTTAAATCACCCAAACAATCATATAATTTAACACTTTTATCTGAAATGTCAGCAAAAACATTTAATTCTTTATTTTCCCTAGATTTATATATTTCCCCATGTAAATGTAGTATATTTTTACTACCAGCCAATTCACTTAAATTGTCAACATTTTGAGTTATAATAACAACATCATGCTCTTTTTCCAATTCTACTAAAGCAAAGTGTGCTGAATTTGGCTTTTTATCCTTACATTTTTCCCTAAGCATATTATGGAAGTCCATAACTAACTGAGGATTTTTTTTCCAACCTGAATGTGTTGCCACTTTATCAACCTCATAATTATACCAAAACCCATCTTTTATATCCCTAAAAGTGTGAATTTCACTTTCAGCACTTAACCCAGCGCCACAAAATACAACAATTTTACTTTTCACCATAATTTTAATTTTCCACAAATATATAATTTATTTTCTTATTAACCAATATTTTTAACACATTAATTGTTTTTTTATTTTATTCACTATATTTATAAGTATATAAAATAATACACTTATGAAAAAAACTAGAGAAAGATCATTAAACAATAAAAAAGAAAAGGTTGAAGTGATGATATTCCGTATAGAACCAGAATTAAAGGGACAATATTTAAATTATTGTGAAGAAAATGGGTTTTCTTATGGTAAAAGATTACGATTATTGATTAAAAATGATTTAAATAATGGGAAATAATTTTATAGAAAAAGCTAAAATAATGCATAAAGATAAATATGATTATTCATTAGTTAAATATGTAAACGCTAAAACAAAGATAAAAATAATTTGTCTTATACATGGTGAGTTTATGATATCACCAGAAAAACATTTATCTGGTGGTCAATGTCAAAAATGTTCTGGTAAATATAGACCAACCACTAATGAATTTATTGAAAGAGTGAAGTTAATACATAAAGATAAATACAATTATTCTACAGTAGACTATATTAACTCAAAGACAAAAATAAATATAATATGTCCATTACATGGTAATTTTAAACAAACACCTAGTACACATATATTAGGTAAAGGTTGTAATAAATGTGGTATAGAATCAACTATAAATTTATTAAAAAAAGATAAAATTAATTTTATTAGTGAATCTAATATTATACATAATAACAAATATGATTATTCATCAATAGAATACGTTAATAGTAAAACTAATATAAAAATTGTGTGCCCAATACATGGAGAATTTAACCAAAGACCAAATAATCATTTAAAGGGTAAAGGGTGTAAACAATGTGCTAGTGATAAACAAGCTAATAAATTAAATATAGGGTTAAAAGAGTTCATTAAAAGAGCTAAAGTTTTACATGGTAAAAAATATGGTTATGATTTAGTTCTATCATATAAAAATAATAGAACTAAATTAGAAATTAAATGTGAAAAACATGGAGTTTTTAAACAAACACCGCAAAAACATTTAAAGAATCAAGGTTGCCCTAAATGTAAAGAGTCAAAAGGTGAAAAGGAGATAACTAATTATTTAAATGAGAATAAAATAAATTTTATCCCCCAATATAAATTTTTGGAATGTAAAAACTTATTGCCATTACCTTTTGATTTTTACCTACCAAATTATAATATTTGTATCGAGTATGATGGAGAACAACATTTCAATAAATTTAGATTTGAAAAAAATGAAATGGGATTATTACGAAGACAGAATAATGATAAGATAAAAACGAATTATTGTTTAAATAATAACATATATTTATTAAGAATAAAATATAATGAATGTATTATAAAAGCATTAAAAACATTTTTTAATTAAAAATGCAACTATTTTCATACTTTATAATTTTATAATGCAAATATAGAATAAAAAAAATAACTTAACAAATAAATGTTAAGTTATTTCATAAATTTCTTTCAATAAGCCTAAAGTTGGTTCCCAATCCTCCTCAGCATCAAAACCAGCTTTATCATCAAATAAAACTGAAATGTATGGTTTATCATCATAACAACCATAACCATTTTTATCTGTTTGTACTTCTGGATTTTTATTTACATATTGAAAATAAATATCATTTTTCCTAAAAAAATTAAGATATAAATCTATTTCTTTTGGGTGAGAACAAGTATATAAAATAAGTTTAATTCTAGGATTTAACTTACTCATATATTGTAGAGTTTCTTTTGCAAATGGATAAAACTCAGTTGGGATTGATTTTGAGTCGTAATTTGATTTTACTATTGTTGAATGGATATCAACAAAATAATAACTTCTATCAAAATTTCTTTCTAAACACTTTTTTTGATCTTCTTTAATCGCTTTTAATATTCCTACCATATTTTTTTATTTTGAAATTTCTATAATATGTGAAATTGCACATTGATTTTCATTGTAAATAATGAATTCATTATTTTTCAAATCATTAAAAAGTCATTATATCGACCAATTCCAAATCTTTATATTTAGCATAAGAGTGTAAAGTACTAGGAACGTTAAACGAATTAGCCGCTTCAAAATCTAAACTAACTATTGTGTATTCATTATCATCAAATATTTTACACTCTTTTGGTTTAAAAGTTAGTGGATGTGAACAAACTTTTTCTGATTCTGAACAAATTTTATTAATAATTAACTTAATCTCTATTTCTGTCAACCCATGTTTTGTGTTGTAAAATTTTACAGGATTACCACCATAATCAACTACATCTTTTAAACAATCAAACTTTATTTTCGTATCTTTAATAAAAACACCACCCTTTAGTTCTTTATACTTCTTATATAATTTTATGGCATCAAATTTTAGCGAAATTAAATCTTCTTTTTTACCACCATATTCAACAAATATAGATTTAGCATTTCTTAATTTATCAACAAAAACTTCATCATTTGATAGATATGTGTTGAAATAGGTAACATAATTATATTCGACATGTTTCTCACCCTCAAATACATATTTAACATCATCTATAACTAAATTAAATGGTTTAGCGGTCTTCTCATATTCTTTTGATACTAAACCAATTTGAAGACAACTCATTCTCCATCCTTGTGTTGGTATTTCCAACCTTGTGTATTCACCATTCTTTTCAAAAAGTCGGACAAGAGTATCAGGTTTTACATCATAAAACAAATTCATACTAACCTTTTCTCTATTATCACTATTTAAACATAAGTTAACAGCAATAATTGTGTCAGTATTTTCCTTTAAGTCAACATACGTATAAAAATTTTTATCTTTATATAAATCACTTAAATTTGTTTTCTTAGTACATGATATAACCAACATCGACAACACTAAAATTAATAATTTTTTCATTTTATTTAATTATTTAATTTATTAAAACTTTTATTTGAAACATCATAGTATAACCATAACACACCAACCCCAATAACTGTTGTACCATCAACATTAGAGTATTGTCTTTTAGCTATTGAAAATAAATAATAATTATCAGTAGTAACTGCAATATCAATTATTCGGTCAACACTAGTTTCTAAAATGTTTTGAAAATACGTTGGTAAGTCGACACCAGATGTTGCGTTAGCTGAATAAGATTTTGCGTGTTCTTTAGCAGTTTTTTCAAATTTTTCTTGATTAGGATTTCCAACCAAGAAAAGCACTATCAATACACCTAAAGAAGTTAATATTTTTTTGTGAATAGTTTTCATTTTATTTAATTTTATATTTATTTTTTTCTAATTGAACCCAATCAACTTTTGTTGATATTGATTTATTATATGCTGACATAAACTCAGCAGCATCTTTTTGTATTTTTAACTCTTTTGGTTTTTCACCAACTACTTGTAACGTTACTTTCTTAGCGTTTTTCATTTCATTAATTATATAGGCATCAAAACTACCACCTATATGTTTCATATAAGCTTTAGTATATTTTGGAAAAGAAGCAGATTTATTTCCAGTTATTGCATTTGAAGCATCTTTAAACCCAGAACCACTTCCATCATGATATTTTTCATAATATAGTTCTTTACCATCAATGGTAAGTCTATAGTCTTTACCTAAAGGTACATTAAATTCCAACTTAGAAAACCAAGTATTATCAATCATTTTAGAAATATTGTATGAAAACACATAATCTTTTGTTACTAACTCATATTCGATTTCAGTAGAATATTCAAATAATGTATCATAAGTAATTTCTAAATATTCTTTTTCAACTATTTTTTCTTTTTTAGTATTGACATCATTTTTACACGAGTTTAAGGTTAAGATAAAAATTAATGTTAACCCAATTAAATAATTTTTCATTTTTAATGTTTTTAAATTAGAGTACAAAGATACGCATTTATTTCAGTTCTCACAAACTTTTTGATATTTATTTTCAAATTATTTTACATATATTTATAATAAAAGATATTATGAGAAAAGAACAAAAAATAATTAACGTTGTTATAACACCAGAAATGAAACAAAAATTAGAGGAAAGTGGATATAATAAATCAAAATTAGTTAACTCACTACTCGAAAAATATTTTAAAAAAAACTCTTAAATTTAAGTCTTTTTTACTTTTTCTAGATATTTATAGATATAACAATTACTTAAATTCAAATATCATGAGAAGAAAAACAAAAACAATAGAAGAGAAAAAAAGTAAAATATCTTTTTCAATCACAAAAGACATGCACGATAAACTATCTGAGTCAAATATGAATAAATCACAATTAATCAATTGGTTATTAGAACAGCATTTTAATTCTTTGAAATAATGGATAATTTTACAATTTATAGTATTAGTAGTGAGGGTGAAATTTTTTATATTGGTAGGACTTGTGATTTAAAACGTAGAAAAAACGAACACATGTCTGAAAATAAAGGAAACACTTATAAGTCAAATAAAATAAAAAAGTTAAGAAGAGAAAATAAAGAAATTAATTTTAATATTTTACATGAAAATCTTACATATGAACAATCAATTGAATTAGAAATAAAGGAAATTAAAGAACATAAAGAAAAAGGTTATATACTAGCTAATTTAACTGATGGTGGAGAAGGAACTTTTGGTCATAAACCTATATTTACTGATGAATGGAAAAATAATCTTAAAATGGCTAGAAAACTCTTATTTAATGATGGTTATGAAGTTGCCAATAAAGGTAAAACATTAGAGGAATTAATTGGAAAAGAAAAAGCTAAAGAACAGAAAGAACGTATTGGTAAAAAGATTAGTGATGGAATAAAATCTGGATTAATAAAACATAATAAAGGAAAAAAGTTAGAAGAATTAGTAGGTATTGATAGAGCAACTGAACTAAAAGAAGAAATTAGGGTTAGAGCTAAAAATACCTTTACTGGGATAAAACAAAATAATAGCCACATTAATAAACGTATTAGTAAACAAATTGAAACTAAATCTAATTGGTCAATTGAAAAACGTGAAGAAATTAGACAGGCTAATAAATTAAATGGTGCTAAAGCACATAAAAATTATAACTTTATTGTTGATGGGTTTAATCATTATGGTACTTGGAAAAGTTTATCTCCAGCACTAAGAGAAGAACAAGGAATAATAGTTAGTCCCGATTCATTAAGTCAATTTTATAGAGGAAAAATTAAAACCTTAAAATGTGGAATTAAAACAATTAAAATTCAACCTCTATTAAATGACTAATAGTCGTTTGTTGTGATTTATATATAATATACTCATCTTTTCGTAAATCAATACCTTTATGAGCATGAACACTATCATAACCACCAGCTTCAACTTCTTTACTAATTTTATAACATGACGAATCATGTTTATATTTATTTAATTGTTTACCAACATGAACATCAAATAATCCCAAAAATACTTTATTATTTCTAGAACCACCTGCCCACCTACCACCATCAGTATAACCTAACGATTTATCTGAATCTGATGCAAAATAAATCCCATCATCCCACATACTACCAGTATGAATTGCCCCAGAAGGTCTGATTAATAACCCAGTTTGTAAGATATTGAACCAATTTTGGTTTCTAGAACCATGCCAATAAAGTCTTCTTTTCTTAACTTTAGCTAATTCAAAATTATTATCAAATATTCTTTGTGTTTTCTTATTAATCACTTTGAATACTTTTCTAATTTGATGAGCATTATGACCCATAAGTTTTTTAATTAAATCCAATTTTTCATTGTCAGTTTCAATCTCAACTTTTAAACCTAATTGATCTAATATGGTTAAATCTTGTTTTATATCTTCACTATTATTTGAATCTTCTTTTTGTTTTTTCAATAATTGAACTTGACCCGCCATTACATCTAGGGTTTCTTGCTCGCTATTAATAAATTCTTTAGCTTTTTCTAAATCTTGTTTATTATTAATAGGTTTTAATAAATAATCCTTTACATCTTTCATGTTTCTAGGGATTATTGTATATAATTTCAATAACAATTCATTTAAAACTTTAACATCTGATTTTAAATTTAAAGTACTAGAAATTTGATTTAATATTTCTTGAGCAGAATTAATTTGTAATTCAGTTACCGAACTTTGAGTTACCTTATAATTCTTTTGGATAGATTTATTAGCATAGGCCATTAAATCATCAATAAGTTGTTTAACTACTTTATCTTCAATTTCTTTTATGGTTGAACTAGAAGCGTTGTCTATTTCAGTTTCAATGAACATTTCGGTAACATCGGTATAACCCTTAGTTTTAGAAATTTTTTGTTTATAAACAGAATTCCATTTTGAAATATCTTTATATTCTGTTGCTAAATTATTACCAACTCTACCATATTGACACTTAATTTTACCATCACTTTGTTCCTCCATAATGTAAACCTTATTGGAATTTGACGTTAAACCATTGTCGATTGATACATGAATTAATTTAGCATAACGTAAACCATTCTCCTTTATAATCATTTTATTTTTTAATTAATTTATGGTGAACTCAGTTATTTTTGTTTTTATCTCTGGTGATACAAGTTCACCTTTAATTATCATTATATCCCCTCCCCAATAATTAGTATCACTATCTTTTGGCAATTCATTCATGTAATTAGGAAATGAACCATAATGCTCATCATTAATTCTCTCTAATAACACTTCTTTAGTAACACACTCAACATGAGTATCACCATCACTATTTGTAATTATGAAATATTTGTCCATTATTTATTTGGGGCGTATTTATGTAACAATTCTAATTTAACTGACATTATCTCATCACTAGCTGGATAATTATTATTAGTTGAAGTTTCTAATGATAATGGCATGTATTTCATTTGATTGGTTTTTAATGCTTTAATATCTAAAAAATTATCATCTTGTGCAGAACCAAATGGTTCCCATATATTAGTACCATCAAAATAGGTTTCTAACATATCCTCACCATCTTCATGAGCAAACAAAATTGTTTTTTTATTTGACAACGCTTCTGATGTGCGCACAACTTTAAATGGACCAGGTAAAGTTCCTTTACCAAGAGTTTCACTAAATTTAACAACTGGAATATCTTCTTCACCAACACTTGCTAATGCATATTTAGCAGAAAGATTATCTCGTTTTAGATTGTTTCTAAGTCCTCCACCTTGACCAAATAATCCCCAAGTATAAAAAGCATAGCCCTTGTCTAAAAGAGCATCCATTTCATCAAGAATATCTTCAAATGATTTACCATCACCATCTAAAAAATGAAATAAAGTACCACATTTCCAAACACCAGTTTTAGTTGTAATCTCAGTAAACAATCCATTTTCAACACTTAAATCACAAATTTCAATAATTTGATCTTTAGTTGTATAACCATCTTTTGAAGAATCTGGTCTAGCAACAACTACTTTACCATTATTTTCATTTTTACTTCTTAACGCTAATGGTAAAAGATAATTTCTCACAGCATTTTTAGCATCATAACAATCATCCACCATACTTGCTATCTCATCATTTCCACAACTATTATAAATTGCTTCATAACAATCTTTTTCATTTTCATATGATTGTACATTTCTATGTGCCAAAGCATTTACACTAGAGAAAATACCCACCGATTCATCTGAATTTTTCCAAGCTTGATAAGCACCTGAAAACGTATCAGTCCCACCAAATGTATATAAATGAACCATCCCTAATTCTTCAGATTCTTGACTACATATACCAGCTCTATCTCCAAAATCAGTAATCATTATACTTGCCCAGAAACTTAACATTTCTTCTGACATATCAGGATCTACACGTAAAATTCTTTTTTTAATTTCTTGTAAAAAATGCTCATCTTGTGTAACTCTTTCTGTAGTGGACCAAACTTGAAGTAATTTTGATTCAAACCAAGCACCTAATACGCCAAAACCTTTTACATCAGATGTAATTTCAATAACTGGCTCATTTGGATAACAAATTGACGTTTATATTCCACTCAACTCGCAACTGTTGAATGCGTTCTCTAAGGAACTGCTTTATCTCTCAATAAAGACTAGACTATATCAAAACCCTATTTACTAGGGTCAAAACCATTTCCAGAACCATTAGCTTGTTCTGTACTCCCTTGCGGGATAGTCGTTGAACGTTTTTCTAAAATATTTTTATAAATATTATCAATTAAATTTAAAAAATCATCATGGTCTAGTGTCATTTTAGCGGTATTACATAGTCCACAACATGGGACAACATTTTCATTCGTATAACCAATAGAATTTATTAATCTATCAATACCGTTTCTTTTAAACTCTAAGCCACTTTTATTTACTAATTCATCACTAGGATTATTTCTTGGTTCAGAACCACAATAATAACAATTAGAAAAAATTAATTCTCTGAATTTTTCTTCAGATATTAAAAATTCATATTTTCTGTTTTTTGCAGCTCTTTTATAATTTCTGAAAACTCTTTCAATAATAGTTGCGTTTTCTGGTCTTATTCTTTTTTCAGCATTTTTTTTTAAAACGCATTTTGGACACATAGTACGTTTACCGTTATTCAAATGATTAGTTCTGACAGTTGCGGTGTTTCCACAATCACAATCACAAATCCAACAATTTTCTTTATAGTTTTCATATTCCCTAGAAACAAATTCTTTAGCAACTAAGTTACCAAATCTTTTATTTTTTAAATCAATGAACAATGGTGATTCAACACCTTTTTTATAATTTCCCATATTAAAGCATTTATTAATAAATATCTAAAACTTTTAAAAAAGCTTTAATTAGGTAAAAATATTTTAGAAACTTCGCTGCTGATTTCCCAATCCTTTATCTTTTCAAACATTCACGCTTGATATTACTATCTACGTTGTAGTGTTAAAGGCTCTAAGGGGTTTCCAGCAATTAGATTTCTTTAGACATACTATTACTAGTATGAATGGCTACTAATAACCTTCTCTAAAACCCCTAACTTTAATTGGTGGTCTACCATTGAATTCATCCACAACTCGTCTCCAAATTTCTTCTGGGAATTCATATTCAGCAAAACCTTTAGTAGTAACTTTAGCATGAGCTAAAAAACGTTTAGTTTCATCAATTTCTTCATGTGTAATAGGTTCATAGAATAATCTTTCTAAAATTCTTTGTAACCCTATGAAAACTATTCTATTATCTTCTTTAGAATAAATAGAATTATTTATCTCATGTAATCTACGTCTAAATGTAATATAATAAACTGATTTTTCTTTAGCTTTTAAACTTTCAAATTTATTAGACCCTATTGTATAAGCATCACCTAACAATAAACGAGGTGTTTTATATATTTTACGTTTTGGTAGTTTTACTATCTTTTCCATGATTATTTATATTTTATGTTATTATTTTTAAAATCAAAATAAAAATCAAATTGATTTATATTAGCGTATTTATTTTTAATTAGGTTGATAGTCCTATTAGGTTTATTTAACCAAAAACAAAAAAAGTATTTTGCTTTTTCTAAAAATGTAAATTTATCTTTTATAGTTAAATCAATAAAAATGTCAGCTTTTTGCATTTTATTTAACGAAGTACCCACTAATTTAGTACCATTTAAATCTTTAACATGTTGATTGCTAATTAAAACGATAAATTTTTGTTTTAATTTCTCAACAAATTGAAAACTTTCTTTTTTTATTACATGTGAATCATCAAAAATAATTACATCAAAACCACTTTTTATAATTTCATCATATAATTTATTATCTAAATTGTCATATTTTGTAATAGTTAAATAAGGTAATTTACCATAAAACAAAGGATCTAACTTCACCCTAGTTTTATCTCTAATAGTATTTACAGAACATTCATTTGTTAAAAATAAAACCCTTTTACCTTCATTATGAAATTCAGCAGAAATAAAGCATAATAAATTGGTCTTACCAACACCGCATTTAGAATTTAAAACTGCTAATAATTTTGAACTAAAAGTTAACCCTAATTTATCAATTAATTTTTGTTTCATATTAATTAGTTTTGGTGGTTAGAAATTTTATCAATTTTTTCATCATATCTCTATGTTCTTCAACGATATTTAATACAATAAACCCATCATTAAATTTTTCAATATCAAAATACTTCAACTCTTCAATATCATCACTTGCTATTGGTCTACCCATTTGATCCCAATCATAAGTTAAAAACAAGGTAGTTAAGATACCACTTTCTTGACCTCTATATCTCCAATCTTCAACTTTTTGACTCAACACATAGTGCATAGTTAAAGCACTCAATTTACTTTCCTCATATAATTCTCTACGAGCAGCCATTTCTAAGCTTTCATCACTTCTATCAACAAACCCACCAATAAATCTAAATTGTTCTTCATTAGGTTTTCTAGCTAGTAATATTTTATTACCACTAACCACAACCACATCAACAGTTGGGTAAGTAACTGCTCTATTTTTATATGTTTGAAAAATGACACCATTCCTAAAATCTTTAGAATTAATTTCATTCTTGGCAATTTCATTTCTTAAATCAGATGCGTTAAAATATTCATTTTCACTTTCTAACTCAATGGTTTTAAAAATTCCATTATAACTAGGGATAAAAGAATCTCTACAACCATATAAAACAACACTTTTATTATCGCTAACACTTAATATTGATTTATCTAAATCATTAGACCAGATAGAATCAAATCTTTGATCTAAAAGTGGTAAAATAATGATATTAGGGTATAATTCTTGAATCATATTCTTCCTCATTGAAAATGATAAAGGATTCTTTTTAGTGTTTTGTATTTTAGCAACGCCTATAAATAAAATTACTTTTTTATGCTTTGAGGAAACATAATCTATTAACCCTAAATGACCTTCATGTAATTCATTTATTTGAAATCTTCCAATGATAACACCAGTTTCAAATAGATTAGAATCTAAATTAGTTTTATTCTTCATATTTTTTAATTTAAAATTTCTTTTACAATATTACTCAATGATTTACCATCATACAAACCATCATAATTTGTTTTAAAATGGGCCATTATTTTACCCATATCTTTTGGTGAATTCCAACCTTCAGTATCTTTAACTAAATTAATAGCTATCTTCATTTCATTATCTGACATTTGTTTTGGAATATACTTTTCTAAAACTTTAATTTCAAATTCATTATTGGTAGTTTCTACAACACCCTCAATTAATTTTTTAACTAATTTTACAATATCAGCATCAGTCAATTCCACCTTACCTTTATTTCTTTCGATTTCACCCTTTAACACTTTAAGAATATCTCTAGTAATATAATCTTTTGCAATAATTGCTTTTGTAATATCGTAATTTATTAATTCTGTTAAGTTCATATGTTTATTATTTTTAATTATTGAGCAAATTTATTAAAAATATTTCAAATATCCTAATTATAATTTAAAATAATAGTGAAAATTTTTATTTTCTTCTGTATCAAAGGCTAAATAAGCCCATTGTATTTTCTTTTCTTGAATTAACTTAGAAAGTTTATTATATTCCTCAAGGGATTCATCTTCCGCAATTCTAATATAAGTTTTATCTAATAAATTTTTTGTTTTTGCTGGTCCTATTCTAGATGAAACTGGTAATAATTTAACAGAAGATTTAATTCGTTTAATAACATTCTTTTTAATTATCTTATTGCTAATTTTAGATGTGGTAACAGAAGCAGTTTTACTTGGAGCTTTATTTAAACCTATTTTCTTTTTCACTAATTTCCAATTTAATTAAATCTTCTCTTAATCTATTTTTTAAACTTTCTTCCCCATCATCACCACCAAAAAATTTATATAATCTATTGGAATAAATTTCAGCTATTTTTAATATTTTAGAAGCTTCGTTTAAAATTTCAATTGTTTCACTAGAATAAATTTCATTAAATTCTTTATTCTGAATACCCTCAATTTCTTTTCCTTGATTATCTATATTTTCTTGAATATTTTCATAAAGCTCTTTAATAATATAACTCTTATTCATTTTTTAATTTTAAATAATCGTTAAACCTTTCTTTTGAAGCATATTCTTCAAACCTATAATCTAAATTATCTTCATTATAAGGTCCATCAAACTTCAATAAAACCCAATTTTCATTTATCAAACCATCAACAAAAATATCACCATCAACTTCATTAAGAATGTTGGTTAAATATAGTTTATCAGCTAAATTAAATGATTGTTTATATATTTCCGCACCCCCAATAATGAATAATTCCTCACCAACTTTATCAAATTCTTTAATTGCTTCAATTAAATTATTTCTAATCTCACAACCCTCTGCTTTAAATTCAGTATTTCTTGTTATAACAACATTTATTCTGTTGGGTAAAGGTCTGTATGGCAATGAATCCCAAGTATTTCGCCCCATAATGATTGTTTTACCTGAAGTTACTTTCTTAAAGTTTTTTAAATCGGTTGGTAAGTTCCAAGGTAAATCATTTTTTTTACCAATAACACCATTTTTAGACATCGCTAATATAATACTTATCATCCTTATTTGTTTTTAAAATTATAATATTTTTCAGAACCATCTGCTTTCGAATAAATTATCCTAGTAGCAGTTAATTTTATAGGATTATCTAAGTTTCTAATATAATCTTTACCTTTACCTCCCTTTACAAAAGCTATGGTTGCATGGGCCTCATACTTAGGAAAATCACTCTTAAAAGGCAATTCTTTTAGTTTTTTATTCATATCCTTTAATGATTTATCGTTGATGTTGAATTTAACTACATCAATATCATCATTTTCAAATATATCTATTTTATCAAAGGTAATTTCTGGAGCTACAAATTCACAAACAATTTTTTTAAGTTCACTATCTTTAATACTAGGTAATAACCCATAAAGTAAAGTAATGTGAAAATTAGTTTCCCTACCTGATTTCCCATCAATATCAGAAACATCTTCATCCTTAATAGCATCTTGTAATTCTTTCATTTTATCTTTGGGTAAGTTAAAATCAAGCATCACACAACCATATTTATACTTTACCCCAGCTATTTCATTAAGCCTCATTCTTAACGATTCTCTAATCAATTCCTTTCTCATTCTTACAATATATTAAATGTTCGTCATTATTATATAAATCAGTTAACAAATCACTTTGCCAATATTCTTTGGTGTCTACATCCATTATGGTTAACCTACCGTTAGAACCACCACCAGTATCTAAATTCCAAAGATTATAAAAATTAAGTGGTTGGTCTGTTGCAAACATAAGTGTGGGTGTATGACCTATAAAAATTTCTTTATAATTATTCAATCTTTTAGGTCTATACCTAATTAAATCCTCTATATTATCTTTATGCTGATGACTAACCGTATAGGCTGCATCTAAAAGACTTCTATCCCAATATAATGTAGATAATTGGAACTCATCTCTGACTCCTTTAGGTGCCTTAAAACCACCATGTACGAATAATCTATTTTTATTATCAATGTAGTAATAATCTAACTGATCAATAAATTTTCTATGTTCATTTAAATCATATGTTGTTTTCCTATATGAATTTAATGTGGAATGCCCACCATTATTTAACCAATTAAAATTTACTACACCAAATACTAAGTATTCCCTTAACCATGCATCATGATTACCAAGTATAAAGATGGGTTTAAAATCACATTCATTTTTTAACTTTATTAAATAATCTATAGTTTCAACAGCTGTTGCAAAACCATCTACATAATCCCCCAAGAAAATTAATTGATCTTCTTTTTTATTAAAATTACATCTTTCCAAAACTTGTACTAATGCTAAATAACCATTATGTATATCTCCTATTACAAGCGTTCTTTTAATTTTAATCATTTATTTAAATTTAAATTTATAACCATGTGTATGTTTTCTTTCTTCTTTACAAACCCTAGAAATCATTTTATAACTAATACCAGTTTCATTTGATGCTATTCTACCCGAAGAAAATTCTTTAATGAAATTATCATTTAAATCTAATTGAATAACTGGTTTTTCACCATTACAACTAATTAATTTATAAGGAAATTTTTCAAATTTTTCAAATAGCCATAAAAAACCACCAGCCGAATTAATTCCATTTTCATTACTTTTTTTACATGCTCTTAAAATATTACTATCTGGAATTTTAAATTCAATACCTGCATGATTAGAATTTTCAAATGTTTTAATAAACTCACCATTTAAAGAATATTGATGGACTAACTTACCAACTTTTACTAAACCTAAACAATTATCCCAAGAATTTGTTAAATTATAACGTTTCATTAATTTTCTCATAAAAGTTTTTTCAATTTTTATTGATTCATCAATAGTACATACTTCATGATAAATTACATCTAATATTGGGTCACATTTTAAACTTCTAATCCAATTACATTTATGACTTTTACAATCACCTTTAGATTCTTTAATATGACATCTTAATCTATTTTTTGGGTTTAAAGTTCTACCAAAATATTTAATTTCATTTGTGTTTGGATTGCGTAATACATAAAAGTAACATTCTCGTTTCATCTTTTTATTTTAAGATAAACATGAAATATTATTTTTAAATATTATTTAATCAATATAATCACCTATAACAAGCGTTCTATTTGGGTTTAACATTTATTCTTTAATTTTAATATATTTTGATGGTACTTCTTCAGTTAACCAAACATTATTTTTAGACTTATAAAATTTATAACCATCTTTAAGCATTGATTTAGAATCAACTATCAATATAATTGGGTTACCTCTTCTGGAACCTACATTGGTAGCAGTATTCAGATTATCACTTAAATGAACATGATTTCTATTCATTGGTTTTAACCCCTCTTTAAGAATTGGTTTTATGAATTTTTCAACTGTTCCATGATACAATGTGATTGGTGGGATAGAAATTTTTAAATCAAGATCAACATTTATAGAATGGCCTTGATTTGCTCTAATTTTAGATTTATCTTCATTAAATGTAAATCGTTGTTTATCATTAGAAAAAACAATTTCATCTAATTCTTTTTTGGTAATATGATAATCTTTTAATGAACATTTTTCCAATAATTCATCAACGCCAACCCAACCATTTTTATCTAATTTGATATTTATTGTTTCTGGTTTATGTCTTAAGATAAGACTAAGAAATTTACTATTATTTTTCATTTTATATATTTTAACACCAACGCATCATTTTATTACAATTAGGGCATTTTAAGTAATGATAAGTATCAGTACCCCCACCATAAGGTTCATTTTCCACTTTTTTGTCTACTTCATTCTCAAAATATTCTATTACTGCACCACAAGATGAATGAGTTCTTTGTTTAGCTTTTGATTTATCAATTTTTAAAACTTTTGCCATAATACTTTGTTTTTAATTTATTGCAAATATAAGATTTTATATGCAAACTTCCAAATTATATTTTATTTATCTGAACCATAAATTAAAAGTTTATTGCATCACCTTAATGCTTTAGGGTTAATTACACACCAACCCCTTAGCCATTTAAGGGGTTGCTACCACTTCTTTATTTTTAATTTATTTATCATTTTATTTATTTTATTTGTTTTATTGTCGGGATAGCAGGGATCGAACCTGCGTGAATGTCCTACTCCCAAAGTAGGCGACTTACCAATTAGTCCATATCCCGTGTTATTGTGGTGAGATGAGGACTCGAACCTCTCCATTTTAATGACTAGATTTACAGTCTAGCTGCCATATCCAAATGACTTTATCGCACCAATTTAATATAATAAAAAAAACCCAGTTTAGATTTTTAATTCTAACTGGGTTTATATTTTGTGGTTATAATTAACCAAAACTTAATATATTTATGTGAAAATTTTTCCCATACCCAGTTTACCATAAGGTCTATAACCTTTAGGTGTTTGCTGTTTTTGTTGATATGTGAAATTTGTATTCATAGTTTTTATTTTTAATAAAATTTAGCGTGGTTTATTCAAAACTCAAGGTTTATTGTATTTAACTCACAAATTTATAATCTCCTAATTTTATTGTTATTAATATATATATTGCAAATATAAGACAAAGTTTTATAATATACAAGCTTTTTTTAATTTATTTTTAAATTATTTTATAACTAATTGATAATCAAGTTAATTAATTTTTCTTTTCCTTAAAATTTTTTCAGTAATTTTACCACCATTTAAAATTTTCATCTTGGTGATTAATAAATTATTCAGATGTTGATATAAGGTGTCTTCTAATTCTAATTTTTCTTTTAATGAAATTAAACGATTTTTAGATTCTAAATAGAGTAAATTAGATATGTGTTTTTTAAATTCACTATCTTCAACATTTTCCAATTTTTTAATAAGATTTGAATATGAAAAAATTAATTTAGAGATTGGTTTAATTAAACTTTTATTTTCATTTAATTTATCCACAATATAAGGAAGCATAGAAAGAGTATTTCTATCTCCAAAGGTACCAGTTTCAATTAATTTAATTTTCATCTTAATATTATATTAGTATAGATTAAGGGATTCGAACCCTTGGTTATCAAAGTATTGGTTCAGCAAAACCACTCTGCCAAACCCATGTCCTTTACTTTGAATTTAATGCTTAATCAAAGTTTCTTATAACTCATTATATCTAGTTGATCAAACCAATAAAAAGTTAAGTTCAATTTTATATTTCAAGTCAAAATTGTAAAAACATAGAGTATTTTATAATAAAATACTAAATCAATTGTTATTTTAAGTTCACCAATAAAGAACTGCATTTAGCACCCTCTTGTCTTATAATAGCACTTTCGACAATTTGTCAGCTAACAAGAGTAGGGTCAGTAGTTAATCAAGACATTTTATAATATGCTACCACGTATTTCTTTGGTTCACTTATTAACTATTTTGCTGAGAACTTCTCATGGTTTATAGATACATATCTCATACATTATCATCCATGGATTACATTACTATAATCTTCTAATTAAAGTTGGTAGATTTCAACTTATTTTAAATAAACACATCCATCAAGATTGGGAGAACTATACCCGAATTTTACTGGGACGATTTTACTCACTGACTACGGCAAATCCCAAATTTCTCATACTCCACAAACATAACACTTCTTGATAATGTTGTAATAAAACTCAGCTTACTTCTACCTTAGCTTTTGATAAGTAACTGATTCTCACAGTTTTTAATTTTAATTACTTGTTTGTCTTTCTATGTGCTTATTTTTAAATTAAAGGAGAAGAGGCTTTACAAACGCACTTTAAACTATTTTGTTACGTTCTCCTTTAATTTCTTTGCAAATATAAATTAAAAATTCAATACTTGCAAATTATTTTTTAATTAATTTAAAACTTTCTAAAAGTCCCTTTTCTAAAGCCTCTTCATAAGTTTTGTATTCATTATTATCACCAAAACTATAAGTACCATCCTCAATGAAATCATTTAAAACATCTCTTTTATTAGGATCCCCCATATATTTTTCAGATAAATTAAATTTTAACGCTTGTACACACCAATTAGTCCCGTTTAAATAATGCTCTGCCCAAACTTTAATTTCAATATTGTGAACCTCTCTAAACCATTTCTGAAGGAAAGATTGAGTTGGTGCAGAAATGTATCCATCGTTCAAACCAGAACCCATAAACCCATAATTTGCATAATAACAATATTTACCAACATTGCTATATAAAGAAGCTTCATGTCCATATCTTTGGATGATAGAGAACCCATAATTTTTAGCTAATTGAGCAACTTCAAAGCTTACTAATTGTTCTACCATAAATTATAAAAAATTTAAAAATAAAAATTTCCCAATATAAAACCAAGATATTGCACAAAAAGCAAATACAAATGGTTCAGCGGCATTAAATAATTTTTCCAATTTTGCTTCTAACTCTGGATTAATAAAATTATCCTTATCTGCCATTGCTAAATCTTCAATATTTGAATTTATAAGTATTAATATAGTTATAATAATCCAAAATATAAACATAATTGGTTTAATAGGAAGAATGAATATGTTAAAAACCAACTGTTTCATTAGAAACCAATAGTAACATTAGGTGTAATGTAATCTATCCCGTCCCAATTTGTATAACAAACGCCATAAGTAATTTTACCCACCGAATAACTAATTCCAGAACCATATTCAATGAAACCATTACCAACTTGGTTGTTAAAATAACTACCAGCACCAAATATAATATTAGCATTAACAGCACCCAGAGGGAATGATGGGACTACTTTTACTTCCCAGTAGTAATTACCTATAGAGTCAGATGTATATATTTTATCACCATTTTTATAATCATAAGGACATGCTGTGGTTTCATCCAGTACTTGTTCATAATTACCAGAAAAATATTTTCTACTACCTAAACCTCTAAGATTTCCACGCCCTAAAACAAAACCTAATGATAGGTTATCACGAGAAACACCAAATTCTAAACTAGGGTATGCAGCATCTCTAAATTCATATGAATTTGAGTTGTCACCATAATCATTACCATTTGAAATCGATAAATTTAAAGCAACATATTTAGACCATTTTGGTTTGTCTGTTTTAACAGAATCCACTGAAGTAGAATCAACATTTACGGAAACCGCTTTTGTGTGATGTACACCAGCATGTCTTTTTTGACTAAAAGAAAGAATAGTAAATAATAATGTAATAAATAATAATTTTTTCATAATTTTATATTTTTAGTTAATAATTAAAGTACAAAAATATAACAAAAATTTATACTTTCCAAATTTATTTTAAGATTTTAATAAATAAATTTATCTTTAAGTTTAAATGATTTACTATCATATGTAAAAGAACCATGTAATTCACCTGGAACACCATAACTATTAGACGCATTAAAATATATCGACATATAAAAATCTTTTTTGTCACCAAATTTTGGATAAATCGAAATTGATTTTGGGTTAAATGTTTCTGGGTTATTACATGAATATTTACATTCGATTAAAGCAGAATTAATAAGTGATTTTAATTTTCCACTATTTGGTAAAGTAGATAGTTCATTTTTTTGAATAGGAAGAATATCAATTGTAGTGCTATCCGAATCTTTATTATAATCTAATTTAATTTTTTTATTTAAACCCCATAAAGTGTCTTTAGTTTTTTTAAAGTCTGAGACTATTTTCCAATCTTCTTTATGGAAATAACCTGAACATTCATAATTTAATTCTGGTTGACAGCTTACAAAAGCCAATGTGCTCAATAGTAGTAGAGTTCCTAATAACAATTTTTTCATTTTTAATGTTTTTAAATTAGAGTACAAATATATAACAAATATTTGTATTATCAAAATTTATTTTAAGATTTTAATAAAATTTCTTTTATTTCTTTGGTTTATAAATTACTATTATTTTAACAATGTAATATTATTTTGAAGTACAATTGATAGTTTAATCGCATTTGCCTTAGAAATTAAGATATATGCACCATCTAAATCCTCAAGATAAATATTATTAGAGAAATCGTATAGATTAATATTAAAACCATCCCCATGGTCTCTTATATTAGATTTAGGTGGGATTTTACTAAAAACTTTTAATTTATCAATTAACATTTGTAAACCTTCTTTATTACCAATAAAAATAGTACCAACATCATAAATATAATTATATTTACCATTTTTAAATTGAAAAATGAAATATGTTGTTTCAACCCCATTTTCAACATCTTTTTGTATCTTCCAATTATATTCCACACCTTTTGCTAGTGTTGTTGTAATTATTTGTTGACTAAATGTTGTAAATGCGCTCAATAATAGTAGAGTTCCTAATAATAATTTTTTCATTTTATTTTTATTTAGAAATTGCCATTATAATTGCAGCACCAACCCATAATCCAATTATTGAAAGAATTATTATACCTATTGTCTTCAATATTTTACCACCTTGTTTTTGTTCTGCTTCTCTTTTTGCACCCCTATCTTTAAAATCATCATTTGGATTTTGAATAATGTGACTAATAGCTTCAAAAATTGATTGTAATCTGCTATTAGATGCACTTATTTCACTAGGTTCATCGATAGCACCAATTTGTTTCTGAATTTCAACTGTTATTTTAGTTTTACCGCTATCACCTTCAATTACATCAATAATTATTCGATACATACCTGCAAATAACCCAGTTGTAAATTTGAATTGACCTAATAATTCATCATATGATTCTAACGTATATGATGGTTCATAATTGTTAAGTTTTTTAATTGCTAACACAACTTCAAAAATCGATTTAGATACTTGAATATCCCTTTTAATAATTTGATTCATTTTATTTATTTTTAAATTAGAATACAAAGATAATACAAATATTTGTATTATCAAAATTTATTTTAAGATTTTAATAAAATTTCTTTTATTAAGTAAGTAATGTTTTTTAATTTTACTATTTAATAAATTTCATTAATTCCTTTTTAATATTTTCATATTCTTCTTGAGTAATTACACCCAAGTCTAGTTTTATTTTTGTTTTCTGTAATTCAGCTAGTGCTTGGTCGCTTGTTATTGATGCTTTTGGGTTTATTAATTCCCCATATTGTAGTGCAAGGTCTAAATTTAAAACAGTAATATCCATTCCAGGATTATCAAATATAACCATTACACCTGCGTTTGTTGCTTTCTTTCCATTTTTGACAAACTTTATATCCTCAATTTCTACTTCACTTCCTTTAAACGCATCGGGTAAATAAGTTATACCACTTAATATCGCACTTCCCATTCTGCCCAACATTAAATAACTAAAAATATTTACATTTTGGTTCGACGAACCAAAAATTCCTGGTGTTTGTTGATTTGATGTATTAGTTCCACTTGGTTTCCCTAACAACATTTTATCACCAATTTGTAAAGTCGAACCATCTACAAAATTTAAATATTTAAATTTTGTAGAATTCGAAATTGATTTTACCCATTCTGTGTCATTTAATTTTGATATGAATAATGTATCGGCTAATTGGGCTGATGTTGAAATACTAAACCCTAAAAAGAGTAATAAAATCGTTTTCTTCATTTTATTTGTTTTTGATTAAGATAAGAAGTTAAATATTATATTTGAACCAATAGAATATTAATATTCTATTGAGTTTCCTACAACTAGATTAACTGGTTGGAATAATACATTCATTCCATTAATTAAAGTAATTGTAACATTTTTAGTATTACCAGAACAGACATCTACCAATGTTAAATTTGTTTTTGTAATAGTTTGGTTGCTAGAACTAATACTAGTCACAGTTTCACCAATACTAGTTATCTTACCTATTAAACAATCATTAGGCTCATTCTCACAACTTGTTAATGTTAGCATTAGCATTAACACTAATAATGTAATATTTTTTTTCATCCTTAATATTTTAAATTAGAGTACAAATATACTATTTTATTTTTACATAACAAATAAAATACCAAAATTTATTCCGTTAAATAATACTAAACTAATGAAACCCAACCTATCTTCAATATTAATTTTATATTTTTTCATCAATCTTTTTTTTTAAATCTTCTTTAATTTCATTTAATTGTTTTGATAATTCTTCAATAGTATCAATACTAGCATTATTATTTCTTTCTTTATCGGTGAAAAAATTAGAAACATATCCAACTAAAGCACCAAATAAACCGATTCCAGAAATCATAAGTAAAATAGAAACTATTCTACCACCCTCAGTAATAGGAAATTTATCACCATAACCAACTGTTGTAATTGTACAAACAGCCCACCACATTGCATCGTATGCGTTTTTTATATTACATTCTGGTAAAACTTCAAATTGCATTATTGAAATTGTTGCAAATGTGACTAATAACACCCCAAATACTAACATTGATTTAAACGCTGAATTTATGCTTTCTAGCACAAACTCTATTGTCGTTTTAACACATCTAATTGTCACACCAACAGTTAACCAAGATAACGAATAAAATGGTAAACAAAGAAATATATCAACCCAACTGATTTTTAAAAATTTTATTTTGTTCTTAGATAAATAAAATCTATAACCAAAATCAGCTAAGAAAAAATAACAGACAACATGTAACATTTCATTCAACTTAGGACCAGATAATATTGTGTCAACTAATAAAATTAGCAAACATAATATTGAAAATGTAATCCTAACATAATGATATCGACCTTCAACAACCTCATCATTTAAATATTCTTTAAATGGGGATGTTAAATTTTCTTCTTTTCTTTGTACAAACATTATCTTCTACTTGACGAACTTTTACTACTTGAACTACCAAAAGAGGATTTACTTCTATTAGAAGATGAATTACTAGTTGTAGTATTTTTATTACCACCAAAACCAGTTGTTTTAGGTTTTGAGTTAGATGGTGTTGTTTTGGTAAATGATTTTTGACTTTTTGTTGGTTTTGAAATTTCCTTAGCTCTACTTGTTACTGCTGATGATACCTTATTAGAGTTAGGTGATTTGATATTACTTTTCACACTAGCTTTAGAATTTACAACAATTTCAGGTTGATTAACTTGGATGTTTGAACTAGTTTGTTGACTATCTTTACAAGAAAATAGTGCGAATAACAAACTAAAAATTATTAATTTTTTCATAATTTGTGTTTTTAATTGTTAATATTGAGGCAAATATATAACAAATAATTTTAATAACCTAATTTATTTTAAATTATTTTTATAATTATTAATCTCACTAATTAAATTTTCTTTTATTTCAAGTGGAGCTTTCTTTTTATTACCCTTAGTCTGAAATTGTAATAACCTATAATTACCACCATCAATACCTAATTCAAATGTGCCCCTAATTTTTAATTCTAAATTATGATATTTATAAATTAAACTTTGCCCATATTTACATTTTTCCCAATAACCAGACCCACCAACACAATGTCTCATTTCTTGCCCCTCATAAACCAACCCAAATTTTGAAGTTAATAATGTAGAATGATTAAATGTTGGATAATCCACGTTCGGATCTAAAAATTCATTTTCCTCAGATAAAAGCTTTTTTTCTCTAATTTGATGTGACCAATTATCGTGTTCTAACTTAATCCTTTTAAGACTCCATTTCATATTTACTTTATAACCTAAATTAGGTGCATCAATAAACATATCCACAAGATTCATTTTCTTTAATTTGTGAATATGTTTAAAAAACATTGTTTTATCTAAACAATGGTTTAGATAATAGTATATTGGTTGGTAACGAGAAACTTTATTTTGCCAATGAATTACCTTAACACTAAGACAATTTTTGAAAGCAGACATTGGAAAATTTTCAAGTGGGACTTGGTTATTTATTAAATTTAATTTTATAATATCTGTAGGTGTAGTATATTTTTTAAATACACAATCCAAAAATACTTTAAAATCTAATTTGATATAGTGATTAACATCATTAATACATTCATCCAACAAAAATTCTAATCCTAAATAATTTAATAACTTAGAATCTTTCCAACAACCATAAAAATTAATAAAATTTGTTAATTTTTTATTAATCAAATCAACCTCAAACAAACCTAACGTTATAAAATTACTTTCAGAAAAATTATATAAAGAAAAATTTAATCTTCTATATTCAACATATATTCTAGTCTCATTTTTCTCAATATAATAAAAATAACAGCCACCAGTATCGTAATCACTATCATTTTTAAATTTTAACCTAATGCTTTTTAATTGATTTTTTTTACTATAATTTTTAGCAAAAATTCTAAAACCTTTTTTCATTAATTTCTATTAAAGGGTTATACAAATTTTCTAAAGCTATTACTAATTTTTGTAAGTCTCCCTTATAAAATCCACTACAATTAATACAATTTATTTCAACCATTTTCCAACCATCTGGTGTTAAGCAAATATCCATCACAAAACATTCAGCTACTTGGTATAAGTCAACCATTTTTTGAGCAAATTCTAAACCCTCTGGTTCAACATTTTCTTCATAAGCAACATATTGGCCAAATCTATAATATGAACTAGTGACTATCTTACCACCAACAATCCAAATTCTAGCTTCCTTATATATTGTTTTAGGTTTACCAATTTGAATTAACTGAGGTTCTACTAATTTAGTATAATTAACATTTAATTTACGTTGTTCAATTAAATCATCCCATTTAGTTTTGGTAAATAATTGACCATTAAATAACTTAGAATCTTTACAAGGTCTTATGAATTTAGTTTCATTGTAATCCCATTCTATAGGGTCAAGAAATTCTTTAATCTCACTATCATAATTTAAAAGATTTTCTTTATAAAATTTAGAATAAATTGAATAATCATGATTCCCACCAAAGAATGAACCAGGATACCAATCTTTTTCAGCAGCTAATTTTGCCATTCTAATTGAACCGAATGTGAATACATCTTTACGTTTAGTTTTTACTTGAAAATCATCGGAATTAGGTAAACAAGTGATAACCTCAAACTCCAAATTTAATTTAGTTAAAGTGTCAAATATAAGATTATAATTTACTTCCCTGAAAACATTTTCTTGGATTACGTAGTACATACTTTATAAGTTGAGTTTGTTTTTTTAATTTTATTTATTTCTTCAGTTTCATCTAAAATATATTCCTCAAATTCATTATGATTTAGTAAAAGTTTTTCATTTTCTTCCAACTCAAACATTTTTATTAAATTTTCATAATGGCGTGAATTATCTATAGGTTCGACCAAATCTAAATGAATTTTAATACTTCCAGTAAACAAATCATCCAGTTGTTGACGAAGTTGCTTATCAGCCTCTATCTTATAGAGTTTAACTGCTTCTTGATACTCATCCTTATGTTTTTGATAATTCTCTTTTATTTTTGAAATTATATTTTCTTTGCTAATTGTAGTTTTCATAATTAATCATTTATTTAGTGCAAAGATAGTAATTAAAAATTAATTGAACAAATTTATTTTTCTAAAAGTTCAATTATTTTTTTCTTGAAGTCTAAAATAACTTCATTGGCACTTTCCTCATCAAAAGTCGAAGTTATTAATGAAATTAATTCTGAATCATCAAATATAAACTGTAGTTCTAGTAATTTTTTTTCTAATGTCATTTTAAATTAATTTATTTATTTGTACTCCCGAAGGGAATCGAACCCTCCTTCCCAGGCTGAAAACCTGATGTCCTAACCGATAGACGACAGGAGCATAAAAATTAATCAAAAAGTCTTCGTCTCTCCTAGCTGGCCCACTTGAGGATAAATCCTCGTGCCCGACTCGAACGGGAATGCTAGCGACTCAATCCAGCTTGCCATTTTCATGGTTTTGATTAATTTATGGCGGTCCTAGAGGGAATCGAACCCTCATCATGCCCGTGACAGGGGCGTATCCTAGCCATTGAACGATAGGACCTTTTATTTTAACCATTTTCTTATAGCATTATCACTAACACCATATTTCCTACCAGTTGCAGAATAACCTAATTGATCAACTTCTTTTAATAAAATCTCTTTACTAGGTCTATCTTTAACTTTTCTTAATTTAGTTGAACTTTCGATTTGTTTATTAGTCCTCGCATTATTAATTAATTTTTCAGAATTTAATAATATTTTATCTTCATTTAATTTTTCAATCTTAACATATTTTATTTTTAATCTATTATGACCAATACAATGAGTTTTTGTTTGACTATGACAATTTGGGCATAAATATCTTAAATTTTCCAACCTATTATCACTATTATCACCATTAATATGATCAATTTCTAATTTAATTTTATTTCCACACCAAATATCTATTATGCTACAATTTATATTACTACATTTATAAGATAATAATTTATCTTGAATAATTCTTTTCTTTACTACATTTTTACTAACACTAGAATTTAAAATAAATATTTCATTATTAGTTAATATTCTACTGTATTTATTACCTCTATTATATTTATATTTTAATATTGAAACATCAATTCCATATAACAAACAATATTTATCTAATGTTTGAAAATTCCCAGATTTTAATGTTATATTTAAATTTCTTAATACATCCGATTTACATTCTGATTTAGATATTGCATTAAGTAAATTTTCTTTAGTCCAATTATGTGTTCTTTTATAACCACTAGTATTTAAACCAAATTTTGTTAAATTATATCTTATTTTACCCTCACTAACCTCAAAAAAGTTACTTAATTTTTTAATTGTATAACCCTCTTTAATTTTTTCTTTTAAAATTTCTATATCCATATCTTTTATTATAAATATAGAAACTTTAAAAAAAGTAAACTAAGTAAAGATAATAATTTAAATAACCCTATTATTACATAATTTACACTAAGTGAGTTCTATGGTATTCGAAACTATTCCCAATGCTCTTCAGGCATTTGTGCGCACCAGCTACACCAAAAACTCTTTTTGTGGAGGATAACAAGATTCGAACTGTTGACCCCTTGCGTGCAAGGCAAGTGCTCTACCAACTAAGCTAATCCCCCATTTTATTCAAAAAAAAAAACTCAACCTAATTAAAAGTTGAGTTTTATAATTTATAAATGTTTTACATTTAACTAAATTCCATACTCAACTTACCAAAGCCATAATCTTCAGCTATTGCTTCAAAAGCAAAATCAAATATGTTATTAAGTGTTTTCATAGTTTTTATTGTTATTAATATATAGTGCAAATATAAGATAAAGTTTTATAATATGCAAGTTTTTTTTAATTTATTTTTTAAATTATTTTATAACTAATTGATAACCAAGTTACTTTTTACGCATTTTAGCTTGAAAAGTTTCCAATTTTTTAATCATTTGACCATCTGTTTTATCAAATACTGACCAAATTCCAGAGACCATTGCCATAAGGGCACCACTAAGAGTTAAAAATGTTGCGGAATCTAAAACACCATAAGTTGTTAAAAATACACCAAGTGCTGTAAGCACATATCTAATTATCGATAAAATTTGTTCTTTGTTCATATTTAAATAGTTTATTAATAAATATATTTAAAAAATTAAAAAATTATTTTATTTGGTAGTGAAGGTGGGATTCGAACCCACAAACTCCCTGTTTCTAAGACAGAATACTCTACCGCTTCTTAAATAATATACATTTCTGTACATAACTCAATTCCTAATTCAACAAATAAACTAATGTTCATTCTCCAAAGGCTTATATTCCCCATTGCGGATGGGTATATTATTTTTATTTTAATCCTAATAACCTAATTCCTTCATTCTTTATATTGATAGCTGCATTCAAATCCCTATTAATACTCAAATTACATTCACTACAATTATATAACCTATGTTTCAATTCTAAATCTATTTTTTTATTCCCACAACAACTACATAATTTACTACTAGCAAACCATCTATCAATATCAACTAAATCCCTACCATACCATTCAGATTTATATTTAAGTATATTCTTAAATCTATTTAAACTCAATTCTTGTATAGATTTAGCTAATTTATGATTCTTCATCATACCACTTACATTTAAATTTTCAATTACTATAACTTGGTTATCATTTAGTAATTTATTTGCTACTTCATGTAAATAATTTTCTTTTTTATTAGTTAATTTTTCATTAAATTTAGCTAATTTTATTCTAGCTTTTTCTTTATTTTTACTACCATTTTCTTTTTTACTTAAATTCTTATGTAATTTAGCTAACTTGTTTTTGTTATTTCTAATTATTTTTAAGTTATCATATTCTACACCATTTGAATCAACTATAAATGTTTTTATTCCTAAATCAATTCCTACTATATTATTTTTAGGCGTATCTAATTCTAATAATTCATTTGAATCAACTAATATACTTAAAAAATATTTGTTTGATTTAGTTTTAGATAGTGTAGCTGATTTAATTCCTTCTTTATATTTGTTAAGATAATTAACATACTTATCTGACGTTCTAAATTTAATATCTTTTAATTGACTTGTAAGTGTTAACTTATTTGATAAATAATTATTTTTCTTAGATATTGCTTCTAATGGAAATCTACAACTTTGTATATTATCATGTTTTGATTTAAAATTAGGAAACCCACTTCCATTTATAAAAAATCGTTTATAGCTATCTAACAAATTAATTACAGATTGTTTCAATACTTTGGTATTATGATTAGTTAACCAAATATAATCTGAATTTTTAGTTAGAGTTTGATGAAAATAGTTACCCAATTCTTTCAACCCCAAATTGCTTTTATCTTTTAAATAAGATTCTTTTTTAAGGGATAAGCAATTATTAAATACGAATCGATAGCTACCAAACAAATCATTTAAATATGATTGTTGTGTAGTATTAGGGTATATACGTATTTTAATTGATTTTAACATAAAATTTTATGGGTATATTAATACCCTGTTATTATAAATATAAGAATAAATTTAAAAAGTTCAATATTATTATGTTAAATTTAGTTAAAATTATACATTATGGTTTTAAATCTATTTAATTGTTTATGTTTGTATAAGATTGTTTAGATAATTAGTTTCTGTTACTAACCCTTCGTTTTAATAGCACTTCACCATATTTTGTAACCCTGACAAGATTCGAACTTGCAACCCATTGAGGGACAGCATTCTAAGTGCTGCGTGTATAGCCATTTCCACCACAGAGCCTTCCTTTTATTTTAACTTAATAAAATCTTCTTTTTCAATTGCTTTAGTAATCCATCTTATGAGTTCACTTCCTTTAATTTCACTATGAAACTCAGTTAAACCCAAATCCTCACTTAAAACAAGTGTATTGAAAGTTTCGGTTTGAAATGAATTGGAAACTTTTTTATGTTCAACTGTTGATATAGGAAATTGGAATGTTCCGTTAGATAAATCTATATTATAAAATAACTTTCCATTATAATAATGAGAAAATTTAGCTAATGTTTTTAATTTGTATAATTCTTTTTTTATTTCTGTTGCATTCATTTTTTTTTATGTATTTAATTTATTAATTAGAACTGGAAGTAGGATTCGAACCTACGGTGCACTTTTCAGTAATTAGGGTTGCAATCTAATGAATTCGACCACTTTTCTATTCCAGCATTTGTTTAAAATAAAAAATCCGATTAAGTTTTAATTAATCGGATTTAAAATTGTTTTATAATTATTTCTTAATGAAAATAATTTATTTCAAATTCCGATTCTTCCAACCCTAATAGGATCAGTGAAGTTAAACATAAGTTAAGCGCCAATTTGAATTTATTTACTACTTTCATATTTTTAATATTAGTTCTTTATTAATATATAGTTTATTTTTCAAAAAAATAAATATTATTTATTAATTTTATTTAAAATTTGTATTGAATTTGATATTGTTGCTTCATTGGTGCTGTTTTCTAACAACCAATTAACATAATTTATTAAATCAAATTTATTTATCTCATCAATTTTTTTATAATTATATTTACCACTAATGACATAAAATGTGTTGTTAGCCTTTCTAAAAATATCACATCTTTTATTTTTGTAAACCAACTTAATTGAACATATTCTTTTCAAATTATCTACTTCGAATAAGTATCTATTCCCATAGACAAACTTAAATTGATTTTTGATGATAGTGAATTTTAAATTTTTGTTTACCTTAGCACCATATTCATTACATAAATCATGCCAAATTGATTGATCCTCACCCTCTAAATTCTTATAACCATTATAAGTTCCAAAATATTTCTTATTTCCCATTTAATTAATAAATTCCAAAGCTTTGTTATAATCTTCTTCAGTAATGATGTGTTTTGATATTGGTTCATAATATTTAATGTTTTTAATTTTATCAACAACATCGATTATTGAGTTTGAAAAATACTGATTTTCATCATCATAGTTTTCTAATTCAGGAAATAAAATATCTTCAACCTTTGAAACCATTTGATCATTGTAAACTCTAGATTCAACACATTCATCAACAACCATACCAACTATAACATCTCTATCTAACCCATCAATCTCAATTAAATGGGCTATCAACTCATCTAATGTAGATTCGTAAGTATCGTAATGACAATACTGAGCGATTTTATTTTCCATTATTTTTAATTTATTATTCTAATATAACTTAACAACAATTTTCACAATACCCATCACTTTCTTCAACCATTTTAAAAGATGGTTGAAATACTTGACAATTCTGACAATGTTCATATCCATTGGTGGACATTAAATCAATAATTTTATCGAAAGGTAAATCCACTCCCAATTTAATATTAATAAATTTTGAAACATTATCAAAATAAATTTCTTTATTTTTTAATAAATCAACTATATTATTTTCCATTATAATTTTTTTTGTAAATATATAAATTATTATTTATTAAACCAAATTTATTATTATATTTATTTTGATGACAAAGGGATACGTTTATTTAATATCAGAATAACTAATACTATTTATATTTGCAAATATACTACTTTATTTTAAACTACCAAAACAATATAAAACTTTAACAGTTTATTTTTAATAATATTGAACTTTTTAAATTTATTAATATATTTATAAATATATAATGCCATACGATATTTAATGATAACAATCAAATTACCATATAAAGCTAATCAAAATGATATTGAAATAATAAATCAATATCAAAAAGACTATTCTAGTCTTGTGCGTAGCATATATAACCAAAAACTAAATGGTAAATCCGATATTGAAACTCGTTTATATTCTAAATCAATAAAACAACTTAACTGTTGGTTTGCTGAATCCGCATTATATGATGTAAAAACTCTAATTAAAAATAATAAAGAAAATATTATTTTCGGTGGTAAAAAACAATTTATTCGTAGATGTAAAGGTTTAATAACCAACGAACAATATAGAGAAAGTAGAATACTACCCATATATTCTGTAGGTCAAACCAATCAATTTGGAAATAGATTGTTTAAATTAAATATATTGGAAGACAATCAAATAATATTTAAACCAAATGCTAAAACTAAAATAGAGTTAAAATTACCTCAATTAAAACCAAATATTAAAAAACAATTATCACAAATTGAAACTTTATCCAAAAATAAAGAAATACCATTTACAATTAGATTAAACAAAACACATGTTTATATTATATTTGAACCAATTGTAAATACAATTCCTAAATTAGATTTAAAAGAAAGATATTTAAGTATTGATTTAAATCCAAATCATATTGGGCTAAATATAAGTGAATATAAAGATAACAAACATGAAATAAAATATACAAAGCATATTGATTTAACTGTGTTAGTTAAAAATAATAACTCAAATAAAATAAAATTTGAGAGTATAGAAATATGCAAATCAATTATAAATTTAGCTAAGCATTTCAAATGTAAATATGTATTTATTGAAGATTTGAATATTGCAGGAAAAAATCATGATAAGGGTAAAAATTTAAATAAATTAATAAATAATAGTTGGTTTAGAAATTTAGTTTCAAATAATTTAGAAAAAAGATGTAAATTAGACAACATATTATTTTATAAGGTAAATCCAGCTTATAGTAGTATAATAGGTAATTTAAGTTATGAATATTCAGATCCAGTAAATGCTAGTCTTGAAATAGGCAGAAGAGGATATGAATATAATATATTAAAAAATAAAGATGGTTTTTACCCAGAATTTAAATTAAAAGAGTCATTGCAACACCTATGGAAGGAAATGGGTAATGATTTGTTTAAAGAATGGAAAGAATTATTTTTGTTTATTAAAAACTCTAAAATGAGATATAGAGTTCCAATAGATGATGTTAACAAACATCATTTGGTTTATAGATATGAATACAGCAAACCACGTGGGTTATTTGAATATATTTTCAAATGATTGGTTATGTTTATATTATCTCAGAATATGGTGATGAAATGCTATACAAAATAGGTTTCACAAAAAATCACCCATCCATTAGATTAAAAAAACTTTCCACTGGCAATTCCAATGAAATTAGACTCTTAAATTTTTATCAGAGCAAAAACTATGTAAAAATAGAAAAGATGCTTCATTTAAAATTTAATAAATCCAGATATAGAGGTGAATGGTTCAACTTAACTAAAAAAGAAGTTAATTCATTCACATACGAAGCCGAACTAGCTGACGCTCTAATAAACTTTTTAACTGAGAATAATTCCTTATATTAAATAAGGGATAAAATCGGATTGAATGCAACCAGGAACTGGGGTTAAATTATCACCATTCATCATAATTGTAAATCTATCATCTTTTAATTGAGAAAAATTCTTAAACCAACTCTTTTCAAATTCCTTAGATATTTTATCCAATTCAACTAAAATATGATAACCACCTCTAGTCTTAATAATATTACTAGCAATAGCATCCTCATTAATTAATTTATCTACGGTTAAATCCAACAATTCTAAATTAGATAATGAACAATTTTCTTTTAAATCAAGATCAATGTCAAAATATTTCTTAATACCAGTAACTTGAATTTGATTTAAGGCAACCGATTGTGGATTATATATTTTTCTACCATCAGCCATCATTGAAACCAACTCTTTGGCTGTCTTCAAACCAGCTTTATGCATATCACGAGGATTGACCGTAACATACAAAACAAGACTTTCTTCGTTGATAGGAACCCCATCAATTTCATAAGAACCTAACTCAACTTCTAGTTTCTTAATCTTGTTATAAGCTTGTTCTTTAGTCGCAGTAAAACGTTTTAATTGACCTCTATCAGCTTTAAGCCCTTCAGTCTTATTAAATTTTTTCCTAGCAAATAAACAAAAATAAAATTTCTGACCATCTTCCAAATCTGGTAACCAATTTAAAAATTTATTAAAAGACTCTTCGGATTTAATTATTTTATAATTCATTTTTTCTAATTTTAAGTTCTAAATCTTTGATATACTCTAAAGAAACTTCTTCTTTTAAATCAGATTCTTCATATAACTTTTTAAGTTGATCAACTCTTATTGAAAAATAATCAATAATTTGTTTTAAGTTGGTTTCACCCTTCTTGATTGACAATAAAAAATCTCTATTTCCCGTTCTATCAACATTAATCTTTTTTTGCAATGGAATTTCTTCAGCTGTCATTATCAATCTAACTGTGTGCATAATATTTTTCGAATCATATTGTTGACCATGTGCTTTATTAGTTGCAACTCTATGTTCATTTCTATTCTCCAACCATTTAGAATACTCTTGGAATTCTTTGCAACTAGTTGAATAGGATTCACGATTCCAATATATTACACCAACCCAACTATCAATACATTTTTTTGGTATTTCAGATAACCTTGGTTCATTAGTGTTATTTGATTCAACCCCTCTATATGGAAGTGAGTTTAAAGCTGGTATTAAATTACCGTCAAATAAAATAGTTGCATTATGATAAACTCTATAAGTATCTCTAAAACCATCTAACTTAACTAACCCTAAATCTTCTTGTTTCCAATTCTTAGTTGATAACCATTCAGTTAAATTATGTGTTTTACCATCTTGTTTATCTATCACCTTACAAAAATCAACAATAGTTTTTCTTTCAATTCTTTTTTCTTCCCAATTGAATTTTTTATTTATACCTTGAGATTTAAGTAATTGAGTTTTAGCATAACCACTAAATGTGTTGTAACAATTTTTAGATAGAAATTCAAATCTATGTTTTCTAATGAATTCAAATTCTGGTGATGTTTCTATTATACATCTTTCGGGTAAATAAAGTAACTCCAACACATTTGGATTACCTACTGAGAGTAATTCCAAAAAGCGTCTAAGTTCATATGCTACATCATCCTTATTTATATCTACTTGTGGTAAATAATTGTTTGATAAGATATCATCATTACTTTGCAAATAAACTGATTTATAGTCAGTATCCGAAGTTTCTGTTGCTAAACCATAGGATTGAGAACCCACAATACCTCTAAATAATAACCTATCTGTATTTTTTAATTCTTTCATATTTTTATATTAATTCATTTAACGATTTTATTCTTTTGAAACCAACATCATACCTTCTATTATGCGGTGCATCAAAAAGAAAACAACATATATTAGCATTATTTAATTCAACAAAGTTTTCAAATCTATCATCCACATAAATATCAACACCACTATTCCTCACTGCCTCTACTTTACTCATACCATGACCTATACTATACACTGGTAATGTTGGAAAACCATTCTTATCTAACCATTCTTCAGTCCATTCTTTAGGTATAGATCTAGAAGTTATGTAACAATGGGGTTCAAATGGGATTTCAGATGGTGGCGTTTTTACTGGTATTGATAACCAAAATTCTTTGTTGTTTTTTAATGATTCAAATTTATCTGCAATATCCCGATCAAAATTCCAATTTTCTGGTATTGTTTGTTTATGATGTTTAGTCCAATGTCCCACCCAATCAGCTAATACTTCATCAATATCTAAACCTATTTTAGCTCTTTTCAAATAATTATGGGGTCTATCATCACCTTGTGGATAAATTTTATAATACTCGGTTAAAAAAGCTGCATTACACATAATATGAGCTGAATGTAAAAGACCAGTTTCCTTATCATAATCCTCACCTCTCTCAAAAGCTAAAGTATGTCTTTTTAAAGAAGCCAATACTTTACTCCATTTCATACCTAATTCCCAATTCCTTTCAGCATATTTTTCACTACCTTTGGTTAAAACTTGTGCATATTGTTCTTGCGCAAATATTGGTACTAGATCATGTCTAGTCTTACCCTCATTAAATCTTAAACCTTCATTTTTCATTTATTATATTTTTATTATGCAAATATAATAAAAATTATTTAATTTACAAATTTTTTTAATATATTTAATTATGATTACATATATTTACACATTATCAGACCCTATAACTAATCAAATTAAATATGTTGGTAAAACTAATAATTTAAAACAAAGACTAGCTAACCATATTAGTGATGGGAGAATAAATAAAAAAAATAATTTATTAACTAATTGGATAAAATCACTTTTAAATCAAAATTTAAAACCTAAAATAGAAATTATTGATGAAACAGTAGAAAATTGGGGTGATTTAGAACAATATTGGATATCACAACTTAAAACCTGGGGTTTTACATTAAAAAATATAACTTTAGGCGGTGAAGGAACTTATGGGCGCATTTGGTCACAAATTTCTATTAATAAAATTAGAGATACAAGATTAGCGAAGATTAAAAGTGGTGAAATTATACCAACTAAGCATAGCGAAGAATGGAAAGAAATATTAAGAAATAAATATTCAATTAACGACCCAATAATTAAAAAATTATTTAAAGAAAATAAGGCTACTAAAGAAATAGCTGAAGAATTAGGTGTTACTACTAAAACAATATGTAGTAGATTAAAAAAAATTAATTTAACTTATAAATATAATATTGACAATAGAATTATTCATGAAATGATTGAATCTGGTTTTAATTATTCACAAATTGCTAAAAAATTAAATGTATCTACCAGTACTATTAGTAGGAAATATAGGAATTCAGAATTTTATACTGGAAAAAGAAGTAAATGGGATTATACTTAGTATTTTTCTAATTTTATTTTTCATTTATATATTTAATTATTTCGTTGTAATCTTCATTTTTTATCTTTTTATAACAACAACTATATAAGTCGTTGTTAGTATTTTTAGTTAAAGCTGGACAACCACTCCCTAACATAACTTTACAATATGTTTTAACATCAAAATTCCAATCAGCATTTTTAGGTACATTAATCAAACCTAACTCTTCATCTATTTTACAAGGTAATTTTCTCTCTTTTTTAATAGATTGCCAGGATTTTTTAAATTCTGTCTCAACAACCATTCTATGAGGTACTTTTAATTCTAAATTAGGATTTAATTTAGTGGTTAGAAAATAATAACCACTAAAATACATATTTAAAATTATTTTATCCACTAAACAAGGTTGCATTAAATCAGTAATGATTATCTCTTCTTTAGAACCTCTAATTTTATACGTTCCATTTTTTAATCTATCCATTATATTGATTGTATAAATAATTCTTTGTGTTAACCCAAGATTTTAATTCAAAATCATAAACTTCATTAGAAAGTTCCATAAATATAGGGCTATGAGTAACAATTATTAATTGATTATTTTTACTAATCGTATTTAATAATTTTCTCATTTTTAATTGAGTTTTAATTGAAAGGCTTGTTTCTGGTTCATCTAAAACAATAAAACTATCCTTAATGTCTTTCAAGCTATTTAAAAAATCAATAGTGCTTTCACCATTAGAATCCGTTTGCATGTCCCACATATTTATAATATTTTGTGGTTTCATATAACCAGAATTATCAGTATGATTTTTTTTATAATCATTGATAAAACTATTTTTATGCACATTCTGCTCAATAACAAAGTATTGTGGGTTTGCTTTAAACTTTAAAGAATATTCTTTATTAGAAACCCATTTTGCAATTCTTTCTTTAATTATTTCATCATCAGATTTGTTACTAAAATTTAAACCAACTTCTAATTTTGGTGGTTTGAAATATTTTAATAATGACGATTTTCCACATCCATTATCACCAACAATAATAGTTAATGGTTTAAAATCAATTGATAATTCTTTATTAAAAATAATAAAAGATTTTTCAACAACTTTCATTTTTTCATAACCAATTTGCCTACCAAATCTAGCATTTTTATCATAAATTGGTTTCCTCCTATTGTCCGTTGTATATCTTTTAGTTTTAACCTTAAACTTTTTCTTATGATCTTCTCTCGTAGATTCAAAAGTAACGTCAGAATTAAATGTAATATTATTTAAAAACATATCTTATTATTTTTCAATTAATACAGCAAAGATAAAACAAAATATTCAATTAAAAAAATTATTTATCATTTTTTAATTCCCTTAAAACATCTTTCAAAATTAAAATTCTAATTTTAAAAGAATCAATTTCATATTTTTCTAATTCAAGAATTTTATCTTCAATTATTTTTATTGCTTTTTCCATTATTTAATATAATTATTTTTTATTGAATCTACAATATATTGACTATGCTCTAAATGAAAATGGGTTGCATAACCAATAGAAACATGAAAACCATAATAAGGATCACCCAAACCAATTTCCTTTCTTAAATCCATTAAAAAAGCGTTTTCAAGTAATTTAAAATACCAATGTTTACCATCACTCCTACAATCTAAATTTAATTCGACTTCAACCTCAACATTTTCGTATTTTTCTTTTATTTCTTCCCAGTTATTACGTTTAATTTCGTCATTTTCACCCATTAAATCATCTATTCTATCATTGATGAATGTGATGTGAGTATTTCTAAGTGGTTTGTTTAAAACAATGTTATATCTTTTTTTGATAAACCAACTATAATAAGAACAAAAATCATCATTATCAAATAAAACCATAGCAATAACTTTCCAAGAAGATTGTAAAATATGTTTATTAGTCTTATCTTCTGGGTTAAAATGAATTTTACCTTTTAATTTTAATGTACTCATAATTAATGCAAATATAATATTTTTTATTTAATAAACAAAAAAAATCCAATATTAAATACTGGATTTCTATTTTAAATAAATGTGGTGAATTTACCCTTGATTATATTAACATGTGAAGCCTTACCATTTTTGTAGATAACAACATTTGAATGTAACCAACCAGAAGCACCTTTATTGTACCCCACTCTAAGATGGGTTAAAGTACCAACACATAATGCACCATCTAATCTATTGGGTACGTGTGAATGACCAGTAATATTTTTAACTGGTAGATTCTTTAATTGTGTAGGGCTAGATCTAGAACCGTGCACCCCGATATGACCATGTATTGAAATTTCAAAATCTTTTATTTTACAGCCCTCATCAATACCCAAAGCTTTAACGTTAGTTAACTCGGTTTCAAAAATATAGGGCACTATACCTTTGGGGGCTTTTCCATCCGCCAATAAACTAGCAAATTTTAAATATAAGAATTTATTATTACTTTTTCTCCAATCATCATTACAAAGCCACCTATCAATAAATTCACAATGGTTTGATCTTACGGCAATAAATCTGTAAGTGGGGTAAGATTTAAACCAATTTAAAACAGTGTCTATCTCTTTCTTCAAAGACCAAGAACCATCCTCTTCTCTTTTTAATAATTGAAAAGGATCTTTCTTCTCATGGTGACTAATTGAATGTGAATTAATTGGGTCGTGCACCACTATTTTTTTTGTATTTACTATTTCAGCTAATTTAAAAGAAGCATCAACAGCATTTTCATCATGCTCTGTTATATGCAGATCACCAAAGACAATAGCTTCAGCGGTTTTATTTGGGCGAGTGACTTTACCATCCTCAACAAGATACATTAAATCATAAAAATTACCTCTTTTATCTGCTGTAATTTGACGTATGTGAAATATTTCTTCGTCTAATTCAACTATAACACACCCTATTTGATGATGAAAAGCTGATTTTGCCCCAATTGCTGTGTCGGTGTAATTTTCAACAGATACAGAACCAGTCGTAACTAATAATTTATTAGGGTAACCCTCCACAACTGGCAGAGATTTTAATTGTACTCTTGGGTGGCCTATAATACAACTTTCCAGCCCAGTAATGCCATTTAACCCAGTGGTTGGTATTGAAGCAGTTGGTTGAATTTTTACGTCAGAGAGAACTACTAAATGTTCATGTAAGTTATGTCTATTTGCATCTAAATACGGTAACACTGATTTATCCCAACTATTTTTTAAGTTTTTTTCTTTATTTTTAATGGAATTACTAGAAGATAAAGATGTTGGGTTTTTATATCGGCCAGCAATAATAAGAATGTCTGCATCTATTTCTTTAGCATAAACCTCCATATTTTTAAGAAATTTACTATGGACAGCAGTTTCGCTTTGACACCAAGATATTAAAAACCTTTTCTTAGATGTATCGTGTTGTTTGTTTTGAGCTTCTTTGAATACATCAGTATCTTCGACTTTAGCAACATTGTTAGTAACCCCTAAAGTTTGCATTTTTTTCCTCATACCCCTCCCAAAGGTATCATCATCAAATTCTAATTTAAAATGTTTACACATTTTTCTAGTTGCTTTGGTAACTTTTTCACCATCTTCAACTAATTTTTTAACGTATTCTACCCACTCTGGTAAATATTTCTTTTTACTCATTTATTTATTTTATTAATTCCATATAAGTTGGGGCTGGACAAATCCCCAGTGTGAATTCATCAAAATGGTCATATTCATTCCCAACTTCAATAGCACCATTATCTAAAGCAGATTGTAAATCAACAAATTCTTCTAAGACCTTTTCCAAATAAAATTCCTCATCGGATAAAACATAATCTTCATTATCATCATACATTTCCCTATTAATACAATACCACTCTCTAGTTTCACCCTTAACAAATTTTTCGTTAGATTTATTTAATTCCAACGATTCTAAAAGAGGTAAATGATTTAATTTTTCATTTAAACACTTTTCAGCAAATTTTTCTCTTAATCCCATATATTTAATTTATTTATTTCTATTGTATCATTTATTTCATATTTTTCACCAATTTTATTGGCTAAATCACTAGAATTGCCAAATTTATGAATATTGTTGTCCCCATCCATAACAATAATAGAATACCTAAATGTCATTTTTGTTTTATCCTTTAAAAGCAAAGGTTTTTTTAGATTTTTTATCTTTATTATTGTTTGATCAGTATATAGATTATTCATTTGAATAAAAAATAATACTGAAATTACAATATAGATAACCATTATTAATTTTAAACCTTTCATATTTCTTTTTTTAATTTAACTTGTTTAAATTTTCATTGAATTTAAACTGTGGTATAATGTGATCAACTTGCCAATCATCGTCTAAAGGGGTTCCAGTATAAGCACATAACCCATTATATTTATTATACACTTGAAAACGTAATTTTTTATTCATTAATTAAAAAATCATATAATTTTTCTGAAGTAGATAAATCTATATTTGACCCATCTTTATTAGTAACACATCCATTTTTATATTTAGAACCAAAATCTAATTCATAAATAAAATAATCTATCCAACTATCTTTATGATTATCATTAAATGCTATTTTTAATAAGTATAATAAAGAGGAGTGTAAGAAACTGTTATTGTAATACCCACCAAAAGTATCTGGAAGTATTATTTTAAAAGCTTCATTGCATTTATCATCATGATTTGATTGATTTTGGATATTCAATAAAATTTCAATGAATATTTCTTTGGTGATAATTAATTCACCCTTATTTTTATTATTTGACATATAAATTAAGCTAATCTTTTATCTTTTAATAATCCCCTTAAAAACACATTTTTCTCACCACCAATTTTTGTAACCCATTTACCATATAGTTTTTTATTTTCAATTTCTAATTCAATTTCATCTTCCCAAGTTGGTGTATATCCATTATAATGTTTTTCATTAGAAAATTCTTCTATTGTGATTGGGGTGAAATCTGCATATAAATCACGATTCCAAACCCTTTCGTCAACTAAGAAAACTACTGAAGTTAGCATATTATTTAAATCTGGCTCTCTAAAAGTAGCACATTTTACCCCATTATCATATAATTGTTGAGTAATAGTGTTAAGACTACCTTCATAAAATGCATCCCTAAAACCTTGTCTAATCAAAGAACCATCATTTGAAGTTCCACCATTAAGTATAATAAATGTTTTCCACTCATTAGCAAAATATTGATATTCTGGGGTGTTCATATATTTCATCCCATATTCAACAACCGCATGACCAAATTGGATTCCTTTCTGAATTTCGCTAATATTATAGGGTACAAAACCATACATCCTCAATTCTAAGAATTTCTCTGGTTTTATTGGTTCGATATCTTTTATCACATCATTTAAAGATAAAAATAAATCAAACTCTAATTGACTAATTGGTTTTAAAAAATATTCATCTTCATTATTAATTTCTTTTAATCTAATGTTATTTTCTAAACACCAATTATATAAACTTTGTTTTTTACTCATTACTAAAATTTTAATTATAAGGCAAATATAAATGAAAAAACCACTCATTACAAGTAGTTTTTAAATTATTTTATAAATTTTTACAATATTCACTATTCAAAAATTGAATGAAAGAGCAGTCTAAGGCATCTCTAAGTCTAAGATACTCCTTATACCTTAACTTAGCTTTTCTTTTTGAATTACTAATTAATTTTTCCTTAAAATATTCTTTTGATAGATGGGTTATACAAACAGCACCAGAAACATTATCCAAATGAACCATTAATTGATTTGAAATTAAATGTGGTGGGTAAACAACAATTGATTTAATTGGTTCAGAATTTTCATTCGTTTCACAATCATAAAATGAATAATAATATACTTCATCACGAACTTTTATTTCATTCTCATTTAATCCTATTAATCCCATTTTAAATTGTATTTTTCTAAAACATTATCACAATCATCACCTAATTCATTTTGAATATTAGCTCTTATATCAGCAATAAGTTTACCACTTTCTTTAGTGGCACCCTTTAATTCATAAGAACCGCTATCATCAGCTATTGCTAACAATAATTTTAAATAACCTTTAGTTGTTTTTGGTAACTCCATTTTATTTTTTTAAAAATTTAACAAAACCAAAAGATAGTTTAATACAATCTTTTCTATTATAGATATCCAACCCATGTTCTTGAATATCTGGTCTGAATAATATAAACCTTTTTCTAATATATTTTTTAGTGTTATTGTCTATAACATAAAAGGTACTATCACCAAATATTTGTATATTTAACCTCCAATGTTTCCCATTTTCTACTTTATCAAAATGCTTAGGTAATGATATAGAAATCCAATTTGATTTAGGGTATTTTAATACATAACAATCAAACCCAAAATTAAATAGTTTAAATTTATATATTGGTAATTTATAATATTCCAATTCTTTTATTCTACCTGGTAACCATTTAAATAATTTCATATTAAAAATCTAACTCTTTTTTCAATAATTAATAATTCTAATTCATTTTTTAATATTTCAAAATAATGTTTGGTAGTTTTATGATAATCAAAAGCATCTTGATTGTGAAATGCTTCATTTACTATAAACCATGTATTATCTTTAGAATCTTGTTTGACATCATAAATTAAACAATCTGGTTCTTTTAAACTAAATTTAGCTAATTCATTAAATAATTCTTTAGCTTCATCTACCTTATGATCAGAAACTTTAAATTCCGCTAATATTTGTATTTTATTATTTTTCATTTTTTTACATGAATTACTATTGAAGTGAATGTTTTTGAATTTAATTCAATTTTTTCGGAAAATATTTGTTGTTTACATTTAGAACAATTTCTACAACCCGTTCCTAATAAAATTGATCCTTTACAAACCTTATTAGGGTGTATAATAGCACTGTGCGAATTTTTCTCAATAAAATATTTATCAGAAAAAGTTTTAAACATTTCTAATAATCTAATTTCATTAGCACCAGAGTCGCATATATGACTAATTTCCAGTTTTAATTTTTCTTCTAAATCTTTATTCATAATTAATTATTTTTCTTTAACCCCAAACAACAAGGTGGTTTTAATATTTTATTCAACCCCTTAATCATTTTCTTTCTAGATGGTTTTATTTCAAAATATAAATCTAATTTTAATTGAACTTCATTCATAATTATTTTAAACCCATTGCTGCATTATATATTTCAACACATTCTTCAAAAGAATTAGCCTCTGTTTTATCAGTTCTAAATTCTTTAAATGCTGGAAAAAATACTGAATTACCACCATTGGAATTAGATGAAAGACCATTACATTTTATTTCAACTATTGTGTTTAATAAAGAATCTTGGTTTTCAGTTACATAAACCATCATATTTTCTTTCAAACCTTGAGCCTTAGCCGATAATTTGCCGCAAGAACTCTCACAATATATTGTAGATATTACATGCTCATTTTTAGTACCCCTTTTGCCATAATTAAATGCTTTCGCTACTAAATCTAAACTAATTTCAATTTTTAATTTAATTTGGTAATTATGTTTACCATTCTTCCAAACACCATCAAGACTTTTTAAAACAGTACCCTCCTCACCCCTTTCCAAGGCTTCAGAAAAATGTTGCATAGCTTCTTCGTAGGTTTTAACAAATCTATGTTCAACTATTGATATTGAAATTGAATTTGAAAGAATTGATTTTAATCTATTTAACCTATCTATTCTAATAGTGGGGGAGTACCCTAAGTAATATTCTTCGACATCAATTATATCCCAAACTTTTAACTCAACTAAAGATAGGGCTTCCTCAATAGTCATACCCTTTTCTTTAATGAATTTGTTTATTTTTTTATTTGTCTCTTCTTGCGTTCTATCGGCTTTTTTATTTTCAATATCTATAATAGATGCAATTATACCATTGCTTTCTAATCTAGATATCCCCTTCATAACTATTTCACAATTTAAAACACAATCATCTAACTTAGATAATTCTTCAACTAAATCACAATTACCAATAAAAGAATTCTCACCAGATCTACCTTCCATTTCAACCTCATGATTAAAAATAATGATATTTAAATATTTACCATCCGCTTTTAATTCACTAATACAAGTAGCGTTATTTTCAAATAAAGCATTAGCTTTTTTTACATCAAATGGGATACAACCCATATAATTAGTTTTTTCAACCAATGATGGAAATACTTTATTAATTAATGTGGTCCCCAAATTTATTTTACAATTCTTTTCAATTATTCGCTCTATAATGTAAGCATCATCAACATCAAGACTATTTAAAATAGATGTTAACCACTCTATAGCTTGATGACCAGTAAAAGTTCTATCAATCAATTTATCTAAATTGCTTAAAGCATCCTCTAATGAAATATGTTCAAAATTAGAATCAAATTCATATTCTGGTATTTGCTTTATATAAAACTTAACCCTTTTGGAGTTAGCAAGATATAATACTCTTTCAAGCAACTTATTATCTTTATATTCATTAAGAATTTCTATTTTCTTATTGGTTGATGATTCATTTGCAATCTCATCAAAGATTTGTTTTATTTTCATTTATATTAAATTTAAAATTGAATTTCTATCTTTGCCAAACATGGGAGTTTCAACAACCTCCCATTTACTTCTTATTGGTTTATTACATTCATCGCAAATATTAGTACAAATTTCAGTTTGGAAATTTAAACAATTTTCACCTAAACCACCATAGGTATTCTTAACAATAAATGAACCTCTTTTCTTACTCCAATGTAAATCATTCCAATTGTGTCCTTTTTTAAAACACATTTCTTGCATATCAGAAGTATTTTTCTTATGTAATTCAGTATGGGAATATAAAGATTGTGCAAGCATTGCAACAGAATTCTTTTCAGCATCTCTTTGTCGCCAAATGAGCATATTTACAACCTCTTCTTTTTCAGGAATTTGAAATACTCGGCTATCAAAGAAAGCTAATTTAGAATCAGTCATTATTTCTTCATAACTAATTGCACCACCATATTCAACATCTTCAACTTGCCTACTCAATCTCAATTGATTAAACTTAGCCGTAGCTAAAGAAGCTGAAATACTTGTCATCTTCTGTACATTATAATCAAACCAAGCTGATGTTTCTAATTTATCATAATCAGTTAAAACAAGTGTTATTTCATCACTTTGGGAAAATCCAAATTTACAACCTTGAATATTCTCACACAAGAACTTAGTAGTTTCTTGCATATCTTCAATAAGTCCTTCATCAAATGGTCTATTCAACCCCTTAGTATAAGTGTGAAATGCTTTCCCATCCAATCTAATGATAGTTGGCATTCTTCTGGTTAGAAATTGCTTATTTCTATTTTCATAATTTTCTTTAATTCTTTTTGAAAGAGCTGTATTATCTGGCATAATATTTTATTTTTTATAATTAATATATCTTAAAAATTCATCAGTGGGTTTAACTTTATGTTCCAAAACATAATGCTTTGCAAAGTCTCCTGGCCAAATCCATTCTTCAGTTTCAAATTCTTTATTACCCAGATTTTCACCAGTAATTCTAGAACAAGAAAACCCTCTATAGGCTGTAATTTTAGCTGTTTTTTCTTTATCAATAATTAAATCATAAATAACCTTAGCTTCATTATCATTTAATACATTTGCTACGGGCATTGGGAATTCACTAATTTTAGAATAATTAGAAAATGGTTTTTCAAACCAATAACCCTCAATGTTTTTATCTGACATAATTTTATATTTTAATAATTAAACAAATCTTCTTTATATGCAAATTCAGTCCATTCCTCGCCTAATTTAGAAACCCTAAAACCTAAACCCCTATTAGGTGATTCTGCAATAGATTCAACTGTTACAACACCATTCCTTTTAGGGTTATTAACAGTTTTCCAATAATAAGTTTCACCAATTACTATTTCTTCTGGTCTTCCAATACATACATATCCAGTCATTCGATATAATTCATCAAACATATCCTTGAATCTAATATCAAATAATTGTTTTCTAAATTCATGCATTTCTTTAGCATAACCAGAAGCCATACCACTACCTTTTGATGTTGAATATTTTACGTTAGCTAATCTATCACAAATTTTATCAAATGTTGCCAAACCAATGGTTTCATAACAATCTCTAATACCTTGATAGTATTTATCGTTTGCACGTTCTTTTCTAGTTTTACCTTTTTCATTTGTCAACGCATAAGTAATTTCTGCCACCACTTCACCACAAGCATCTTTAACGTTGTTGTATGTTTGCATTGTATCCTCAATAGTATCATGAGTATATGCTCCAGCAATAGCATACCCAACATATTCTTGTGGCAATAAATAAGCGTATTTAACAGCGTATTCTTTAACCATTTCAATATGTGTATAAACATATGGTTTACCATCGTATTTATGGTTTACAGCTTCGTGACATTTAATTGCATAATCTCTAGATTTATCAATCAATTCTAAAGACTCAATAAGTGTAAGTGGTTTAATATTTTCCATGATTTATTATTTTAAAATACAAAATTACAAAAATAATTTAAATAAAACAAATTTATTTTTGATTAATTAATATTTCCATTAAATCTACTCTAACTTTTAACCAAAGAAATAATTCAACACGCTTTTCATTTAAATCTTCGGTTCTAAACCCAACATCATAATATTTTTCTTTTGTAAAATAATCTTCTTTAACACCACAAAAGAAAATGGATTTATTGTTAAAGTGTTTCATAATTTCAGAAAAAGTTAATTGAATACTTTGTCTTGCTATGCTAATAGAACAATCTAATTTATCTGTATGAAATTCATGACAATTAACATAAGCATATTCTAAATATTCTAATTTCTCTTTTAGAGTTAATTTATTTACCATATTAAAATTTATTATTTAAAATGAATTGTTATTTCAGTATCACCAGATATATATCTGCCATATCTTGTTGATTTATTTTGACTATAAACCGTAACATGACCTGAACTGTGCCAAATCATTTCCCAATATAATTGTTTCCCATTACCAATAGTGAAACCCTCATGTATATTTGAATCTAAATCCCCATTTGTCAATGTCAAATCACCAATAAAACATATTTTACCAGTAATTTTTTTATTATGCGGTATTAAAATATTTTCCATAATTATTTATATTTATTAGTCATATCATTACCACATTTATGACAAACATATTTGTCAAACTCTTCTGTTTCAGATTCTTTCCAAGTCCAATTACATTTATCACAAATAATTTTGACATCTTTTTTTACAACCTCAAAAATTTTACGTAAAGATATTTTAACCATATTTTATTATTTAATATTTTTAGCAAATATACAATAAAATTTTCATATAAAACAAAAATCCAGATAAAATTATCTGGATTTTTGTATTTTGGGTAAAAGAGTTAAATAATGTGTACTACCTTTATTGGACACTGTTGTGAAATATTCATTAGATACTAGGGCCACATCTAATTTATTACAAGTTTTTATTTCTACTTCTATATCTCTTTCCCTATATTCAATTATCTTCTTTATTAAAGAAAATTTTGACATAATAAATGAAGTTTCATTATCTAAACCTTCCAATTCAATTATCTCACCCTCACTATTTTTTTCTATTGCATTTATGGTTATTATTCTTTTATTTGTTATTTTTAACCAAAGTTTTAATAAACAATTCATCGAGTTATTTTAAGAATAAATATAACTAAAATATTTTAAAATTATGATTTACATTTACAATTCACACAAGTGCCACATTCACTTTCAGTTAACTTAACAAATATATTTAAATTTATTAAAGATTGGTAAACTTCTTTATTCCATTTACCAAAACTACCCTTAATTAATTCATCAAATGTTGTGAATTTAACTACATGTGGTTCTTTTTCAAAATCAAAATTAATTTCACCAGAATAATCAGCTAAATAAGTGTAACCCATTCTACCACCCTTAGATTTTGCATAAACCAATCTCAAATTATCTATTTTTAAACCAGTTTCTTCAAATGTTTCTCTAATGGCACCTTCCTCTGGTGAATTATCAAAATCTTCTAAAGACCCACCTGGTAAACCAAAATCATTATGGTCATTTTTTCTTGAAACACCTAAAACATAACCCCCTGGGTTAATTAAAACTACTTGTACCGTACCTATCATTTTATCTCATTTATTAATTTACGTTATTTATTACCATATTCATTTTTTTCTAATTTGAATCTAATATAATATGTTTCCAAATTTTACCAAGTTTTATTTTATTTATTGTAGCTGGGTCCACATTGTATTTCTTAGCTAATGAAACACCAGATTCATTATTTTTTAAACGTTTTTTAATCTCAATAACTTTAAAATCGGTTAATTTAGCTAAATGACATTGTTCACCATGATATGAATCCCTACATTTTTGTTTAACAATATCGCTAGTCTTTTTACCATAATTATGATTTTTATCACCAATTTGAGCTAAACTAATTTTTAATTTTCTTTCTTCGGTGGCTGGTTTAGTTTTATAACCAGATTTACCTTTATTCCAAGCTGGATAATTTTTTGCTTTACCTTTACTTGCTTTAGACATTTTTTCTTTAGTTTCAATGGACTTTAAAACACCTTTAAACCTTTGACTGGTTTTTATTCTACATAATTCAGAAGGAACTTGACCTTTATGAGAATCGCTTAATCTTTGCTTAGTTAAATCTGAGACAACATAATTATCCCCACCTGTTGTTAAATTATAACCATCAATAAATGTTTTATGTTCATTTATTAATTCTTTCTCTTTCTCGTTTAAAATTTTAACTATTTGATGTTTATCTGTTTCATTTTCTATTAAATAAATCACTTCAAATTTAAAAAATTCCTTACCATTTTTTTTATAACTTGCTTGTAAATATTTATTTGTATGTATTCCTTTATTTAAAGCATATTTATGTTTGGCGATCCTCTCCTTAACATTTATTGATTGACCTATATAACCAGCCATTGTTTTAATATTTGTTATTTTATAAATCCCAGCTTTATTCCCTTCTAACTTATTCATAATTTTAATTTATATATAAATATGGAAATTTAATTTAAAAAACGGTACTTTATCAATATTTTATTATAATTTATTAATAAGTACAATATTAGTTGCTATATTAGTTCCAGAATTTTTAAAAACACCTTTTTCTATTGGTAATATAGTTGCATTGACTTTGTTCAACCAAATTCTAAAATCAACACATTTCTTCTCCATTGAGAACTCCCAATGCGTTGACATTAGAGAAACTAAACGCCCACCCTCACTTAGAACTTCGTACATTTTAAGTACATGAGAAATATCAGAATTCTTACTGAATGGTGGATTCCCTATTATTTTATTCCAACCAGTTGAATTATTTTTCCCAACGTCAACTAAAAAATCTTTTCCAAACATAGATATTGCCGTTGGAATTTTATTTAAGAAGGTCCTATTAACATCCATTAACTCAAAATAATCTACCTCTAATTCTGGGAATTTTCTATTTATTGCTTTGATAATGGCACCTTGACCAGCTGATGGTTCCAAAACCCAATCATTTTCTTTTAAATCAGCCAACTCAACCAGATAATCAGCAAGATCATCTGGAGTTGCAAAGAACTGAAATTCTTTCTTTAAATTTCTAGATTCACCATTTGCTATTTGTTCTAATAATTCAGTAGGATCTTCATTGAAGACAAACCCCATAACTTTATTACCTTTCCATTTACCACCGATCAATTCTAATGCCTTGGCAACTTCCTGATAAAGTTTTCTATCTAATTTTACATCTGGTAATTTAACCACTAACCCCTCGACAACACATTGCTGTAATATTTCTTCTTTATTCATTTATTAAATTTTTTTATTTTTCATTATATTATTTTAATTAAATCACCTTCAATTAATGAATTATCTTGAAGATTATCGATATGAATCATATTATCTTTTTTAAACACAACTACTTTACCACTTTCTTTATTGGTCGGATTGAACATATCACCCTTCAATTCTATTACCACACCTGAATTATCATCCAATAATAATGATATGGTTCTTGCAAATATTAATGAACTGTTAAGCCAATCTTTTGATTCATCTTTATGAGTTTTATCATTTGGTTTGGTATAATTAACATTAGAACGATTTTCTAATTCATTTTTTAATTTCTTTTCAATCATTTTTCTCATTTATTAAATATTTTTTAATTTCTTCCCAATTATCAAATTTATTACCAACCCCAAAATGTAACAATTCACCCTCAAATTCAGTTTGCCCATCATTAAGACAATCGTCAATTAGGTAATCACCCTTAACAAGGCTCTTATCACTACATATTATCAACTTTTGACAGAAATCTAAACCAAAGTACTTCTCAACCCAAATTCGCTTCTCTGTGTAACATAATGGATTAATATATGAAGCTCTGGTTAAAATCCAAACATCATAATAATTCATCAACTCTTTAACACTTTCTATGGCATTCTCAATAGGTTCAAGATTAGCAAAAAAACCCCAATTTGATTGGGGAAATTTATTTGTTTCTTCATTATAATATTTTCTATAAGAACCAATGAAATCGGCTAATGTACCATCAATATCTATAAAAAGTCTTTTCATTTAATTAAACCATTTTAACTCAGTACTGCCTTTATAACCATTTTCCCATATATACCAACAATATGCTACAGCTGAACTATCGGTAAAATTACCATCTTTTGAACATAATAACCTAGAACTAGATACATATACGGTTTTAGGTGGGTATTTTAAAAATAATTTCTTTCTACCTTTACCCTCTAAAAACTGCAATTTTAAAAACATAACAACTTTACTACCAATTGGTACCGAATTTATTGATTTTTCAACCCATTCAGCGGCCATATTATAAGGTGGGTTAGTAATAATAGAACCATTAAATTTTAAATCCGTTTTTAAAAAATCTATAATTTCCATATTATCATGTCTCTTTATTAAATCAGAGCATTTTACATTATAACCAGCATCAATTAAAACATTGGCGATATGATTTTCACCGCATGCATTTTCCCAAATATTATTTTCAAAAGTTTCTAATTCCAGTAGCAGTTAAACTGCTACTGGGTTTGTTCGATAAAAATCATTATCTTCTCTATCATTATCTGTATGAGAACTAGCTCCAAGTGTTTTAAATACACTATTTTTATCTCCAACCCAATCTTTACCCATATTTTACTTAATTAGTTATTTCGGTTGCAACACCATTTAATTTTATTTCTTTATCTAATTTAACCCAATTAGTTATTTTATTACTATCAAATGGTTTCCCACCCTCTTTTCTATTTACTGCTAATGTTATATGTGGTATTTTATTTTCAACTGGGAACCCATTTACCATTACAGCAATAGCTAAATCTGAAGTGCCAAAATGTGTTGCATTTAATTCAACATTACCACCCAACCTTTCTTTTAAATCTTCTGGAAACCCCTTACCAAAAGCAACAGTTAAATGATGCGCAATAACTTCCCAACCTTCAGGTATATTATCACCTAATTTAATTAAAAGATTGCTTCTAGATGGGTTATCTAAAACTATCGCAGAATACAATATCTTTTTTTGTTTTTCGCCAGCGGTTTCCACAATTCTTTTAACTGTTAATTCACCACTATTTTTATAAGTTTTAAACATTTTTATAATAGTATCTAAATCAACACCATGAGTATTTCTATCAGCTAATTCATGTAGAGTTTTACCACCAGTCCCAATGTCAATAATTTTTATATTATCTTCATTAAATCCCATATTTAAAGCAGCTTCTATATATGGTCTAGCATCACCAATTTTTATATTGGTGATGTCGATTATTATTGGGCTTACACCTTGTTTCATTGAAGTGATAGCATTATTTAAATTGATTGAATGCATTTTCCCATGATTGGACCAATCATTAGTTTCTTTCATCAATCTAAAATGTTTAGCATAATCACCACGTTCTGAAATAACGTCATCTGTTGAGTGAATAATCCCCTCACCAACTAATTGTTTAGCTTGTGTTGATTTAGATGAACCTGGGAGACCACGCATTATGATAAGTTTTTGATCAGGTTTTGTAATTTCTATATTAAGTATGTTTTTCATATTGCAAATATAATATTTTTATTTTAAACTTTTAAATATTTTAGTTAAATAATTAATTTCTTTTTCAACTAAATCCATCACTTCATTTGGACTTTCGGCACTAATTAATTTTTTACTAAACCCAATATTAGCATCATAAATAGTTTGTAAACTACAATGAAAACCACAATTTTTATCATATTGTATTACGGCTATTGGTATATGAATAGTTTTTCCTAATTTTTCATAACCATCCAATAATTTAGTTTTAACTTCAATCTTACCTGTTCTTAAAATGACAATTAAATGTCATTAAATATTAATAACATCAGTTATTAACGAATCTAACGTAAAGTTAGATTGCTCGAACCGAGCAATTTTTTAATTTAGTTAAATTTACCCCAATTGGTTTAAATTCATCAAAATATATTTTTCTTATATTAATAGCACCATTTATATCTCTATCAATATTTAATTCACAATAAGTACAGTTATATTCCCTATCAGTTACCTTCAATTCATATTTAACTCTACCACAACAACTACATGTTTTACTTGTGTATTCTTCATCAACTATTTTTACTTCTTTACCATATTTTGTAGCCTTATAATTTAATAAATTAACAAATGTTGTTATACTAGATTTAGTATAACTTTTTGATATATTATTTTGCTTTTTACTACCATCTTTCTTAATTAAATTACTTACTTCTAATTTACCTATAACTAATATATCTTCATTTAAATTTTTAATATATTTTATTGACTCTTTATGTAAATAATCATTACAACTATTTTTTAATTTAGTGTAGGCTTTATTTAATTGTTTTTTAGTTTTATTTCTGTTTTTAGAACCCTTCTTTTTCTTACTTAAACTAATATTTAGTTTATTTATTCTATTATTATAACTATTAATTAAATTAACACTAAATCGTTTTATTTTAACACCGTTGCTGTCAGTTAAAAGTGTTTTTAAACCTAAATCACAACCTATAACATTAGTATTTTTATTTTCTTTTACTCCAATTTCATAATCACAAATAAATGTTAAATAATAACTATTATTTTCTCTAATTAATTTAACCGTTTTATATTTAGTAGGAAATAGTTCTGTTCCTTTAAACCCTTTTTTTAATTTAGGCAAATAAACTAAATTATTTTTAACTCTAACATCAGTCTCAACAAATTCTATACTATTAAAATTATCTTTGCCTTTAAATTTAGGAAACCCCTCACCTCTAAAGAAATTATTAAATGATTTATCTACTCTAAATATTATTTCAGATAATGATTTGTTAGGCACATCTTTCCAAGATGTATCATAATTTTTAATATCAACTAATTCTTTCTTTTGTTCAAATTTATTTAAATATTTACCAGTTGCTTGATAATACCATATTTTTTCTTGTAAAGCTACATTATAAAGATAATTACATTTTCTTAACCAAAAATCAAATTTTTCTTTATCTGTTTTAGTTATAATTAATTTAATTTTCTTTACTAGATTCATCAATTATATTTTTTAATTTTTCTTTATTTTTATAGCTTCTTAAACCATAAAGTCTTGACGAAAATACGTGTATAATTGACATAAGGTCATTTATCATTTCTTCTTGTGGTGATAATTTTTCTTCATCGATTATAATTAATTCTACATTATTTTCTTTACATAAATTTTCAATTAATTCAAATCCAAATCTAACTAATCTATCTTTATGAGCAATTATTAATTTATTTATTTTTTGTGTTGTAATTTCATTTATTAATTTTAAAAAGTATTTTCGTTTATAATTTAGTCCAGAACCAATATCTGAATATAGTTCTGATATATTGATTTGGTTTATTGTACAATAGTTTTCAACAAATTCTATTTGTGTTTTCAAATCATTTTTTTGTGAATGTGATGAAACTCTACAATAGCATATTGTTTTTAATTCAATTAGTTCGTTTAATGGTTTATTAATATAATTTAGATATTGTTTATGCGAATATATTTTTCTCCCTTTAGGTGTAGTTATATCAGGTTTAAGAATATTTAAATTATCCCATCTTTGTATTGTTCTAATGTGAACATTTAATAGTTTAGCAAATTTACCACTTGAATACATATATTGTTACTTGTTTATTATAAATATAAGGTAAAATAATAAAAGTTAAATAAAATGTAATTAATTTGTTATTTATTTTTACTTTTAGTTATGTTTTAACTAATAGTTAACTACCTCTTAATTGCCATCTACCAAATTTATCTGGTTTTATATTAATATTATCAATTGAATTGACTTCATTACATTTTTCTATGTAATGATAATACCATTTTATTTTATTCATCTTTTTTAAATGTGTTAGTAAATAAAAATGAATTTACCACCAAAAGAAATATTGTCCCTAACATCACCACAATTAATTTCAATAATATTATAAATGGTAATAAAATTGAAGATAGAAACGTAAATTTATAATTAACTATTGTTTCATAAAAACCCCATTTAAGGGCTATAAAAACCCCAATAACATATATAAAATATAGTAAATATTCTGCTATAATTTTTCTCATTTAATTTTATTTTCTCTTATTATTTCTTTCATTCTTCTAGCACAAGCCAATACATAATCCTTAGAATTAAATCCATAGCTACCTATCGCCCACATGTCATTAACTTCAACTAAATATGTTTTACCATCATTTGAAACACCAACATCTAAAGTATATGCAGACGGACAATCATTATAACTTGCTATCATCCTAGCAATTCTATTAACATCTGGAAAAACAGTAAAATCACCCAAATAATATTGAATACCTTTTAATTCACCACTCAACACGAAACATCTAAATTCAGAAACAAATTCCATCACTTCTGATTTAAAAACTTTAGTATCTGCTTTACATTTATCAAAAGTTTCAAGATAACCTAAGTGAGTTTTACTTTCAATTACACCACCAGTAAACAATTTAACTTGACCCGATGGTTTAACAAAATAAGGAAAATTATTATCTAATTCACCAAAAGTAGTTTCAACTATATCTCTACCCAAATATTTTTTAAGAGATTTGGGGTATGATAATGATTTTGGTATTGATATATTATTGATTCTAAAATACGCTTCTGTTGCTTGAACAGAACCTATTATTAAATCTTCATCAACGTTAAATGATTTATTAAGTAGTGTATTTTCCATATCACTACCATCAAATGGGATTACTTTATACCCACGTTCTATTAAAGCTTGTTTGGAAATGTAAACAAAATCATCCAACCACTCATCACCAGCTTTTTCTAAATATGCGTTAGGTTTTGCCATTACATATCGAGAATAAAATTGCTATTTATTTCAAAGTTCTTATCTGTTAAAATCATTGCTTTAGATTCCACACCACCAATGACACTAGGTTCAAGATTAAATAAAAATGGGAATATTTTACCTAAGAAATATTCTGGTTCATGTTTTTCTCCTAAGTTAGTAACCACATTAATCTCAGGAAATTCATTTTTAAATGATACATTTAATAACAACAATTTATCTTTTTTAGGTATTCTAGAAGCTGAAGTTATTAAACCTAGTCTAATATCTAATTTTTTTTCTATTTCCAAGAATTCGGAAAATGAAATTAATTCTTTTGTTTGCATATATTCTATATTTTTATGCAAATATAAGATAAGTTTTTTAATTAAACAAATTTATTTGAATTTTTCTAAATTAGAATGATAATATTGTGAAGCTCTCCTAATTAAATTCTTTTGGACTTTATCGGTCATACTTTCCCAACCAAGAAAATTACCTTTGAAGTCATTTATATAGTCATTTAAAGAAACGAATTTATTATCTTTCCTAGTATCAGTAAAATTATGAATGCTTGTTTTAGCCATTGCTTGGGTAAACCTAGTATTTATTTCGTGTTGTAATTTTAAATATTTTTTATAATATTCTTGTTTGTCAAGATGTTTCACTTCATCACCATTTAACAAGCCACTTAACCCCGTTGGTGTAGTTTGTTTTATATAATTTTTAGTACTCTTGGATGAATTAAATTTACCATCACTCCTATAAAAATCATAAGCATGTTGTAATTCATGAATTAAAGTAGAAAATAAATTATCTGAATAAATTCCAAAATAAATGTCTTTAATATACTCATTTTTATCTTTATTTTTAATAAAATCCTCATTATTTTCAATAAAATGTTCCCAAAATAAATTTTCATCCTCACGTAAATTTATTTCCCCAGACAATTTATTTTGATAACCCCCGAAATTACCTTTGACCTTTAAATTCTTATCAAATCTTAAAAATAAAGTAAAATCAGAAACAAATTTATTCAAATTTAAATATTCGAATTTTAAACCCTTAAAAACATTGAAAGAAACATTTGTAGGTTGACTTTGTAAATAATAGCATTTGTCAATGAATTGTGAAATGTAATTTTTTAAACAATTATTTGCTAATTTTTCTAACTCTTGTTGAGTTGCATAATCTTCTTTTAATAGAATGTTTTTAACTTTAATTTTCATAATAATAAATATCTTAAAATAAGAAAACCTACTACCAATTGATAATAGGTTTAACTGTCTAGGTAACTGTACACATTCCTAGCAAGACTACCAATTTGAAAATAAATTCAGGGAATGGCAACATAATGATGAAGAGAGAGGTGGTCGTGACCCACATTCAGTTTCCCGAACCAACAACTTAGCAGGTTGTGCCTACCCTGGTAGATTCACTCTCCATTTATTTGCTCTTCCATCCAGACTCGAACTGGAAATAACTGATTAACAGTCAGACGTGATACCATTTCACTATGAAAGAATTTATTTTTTTGTTAATTTCAGAATCTTTTGTTTAGTATTTTTCTACATATCATCTTCTAAGTATTTTTCTAAATTACCTTCATTTAATTTAGAAATAATAGTATTAATAATTTCATCTCTTTTATTTTTTAAACTAGGGTTATTAAATATAAAAATTAAATCTACAAAATCACCAATTAATAAGGTTTGATTTTCAGTTAATACCATTATTTGTCTTTAAGATTTTCTCTAACTAAACGTTTAATTATGTCTTTATTTTCCTCTAAACCATTTTTAGCTTTCTTCTCCATTTTTTCTAATCTATCATAATAATCAACAAATTCTGAAACATGATCAGTGGCTATTTCTCTAGCTTTTTCAATATCATCAGTGTGTTCTAATTCGACACCAATACCTTTATCTATTTGTTTATTTATTACTGAAATATCAACACCATATTTCTTAGCTAAATCACTAATCGTTAAATTATCAGCATTACCACCAACCAATTTATTTTCTTCATTTATATTAGCATGCAAGGCTGCCATATATTTATTAACATCACCCTTTGTACAACCAATTTTATCATTGGTCCCTTTATGAAAAATACATTTACCCCTAATTTCGTATTGCATAATTTTTAATTTATTTTTGTGTCCCTATCAGGATTCAAACCTGAAAAATTTGGTTAGAAGCCAAATATGATATTCATTTTCATCATAAGGACTTTTGAAGAGAGTGAAGGAATCGAACCCTATTCAGTTTCCCGAATGCACGGATTTCAAGTCCGCTTGACCACCGTTGGTCACCACTCTCCAAATTTATTACTTCATAATAGAACAATAAATTGCACCTATTATTACCGAGTAAAGAATAAATAAAAATATTAAATTTATAAAATTATAAAAATAATCATAATAATTTAAATTCCTAAATTTTAAATATTCTTTTATTGTTACACCAAAAAACCTTGCTTGAGCCCAAATAGTTAAAAAAACCATTATTAAGGTAACAATAATTAAAAAACCTAATTTCATATTAATTTATTTTTTTTGCAAATATAAATTTAATTTACTTATCTAACAATAAAATTAATTTTATATTTTAGCACAGATAGTAAGCCAACGCACTTACAACTCAAGTTTTGGAGACTCGTATGATACTCTTTCACCATATCTGTATTTTGGGGTGGTATATCGGGATTGAACCGATGACCCTCGGTACCACAAACCGATGCTCTAACCAACTGAGCTAATACCACCATATATTATTTAATCTTCAGTTTCTACTTCGTTTATTTCAACAAATATTACCGTAAATCCGCCCTCCTTTTTAAATTTTAATTCACCATAATAACCAGAAGCATCTGCAATTTTTCTGTATTTATCAACAATAAAATCAAAATCATTTATTAGAGTTAATTTCTTTTCAACGCCTAATTTTCTACAATGTATCATACCACCATTAATAATTATCTTTTTGTCTATTTCTAGAACTGTTTAAAATCACATAATAAAATATAATTATTTTAACCAAGTGTTACCACTTGACTTGGATAAACAGCAATACCCTCTATTCCATTAGCAAACGCATTTGGAACTGCTTTTCTTAATATGTTATAACTACCATTTACATCAGAGTTAATAAATTTATTTTCACCTCTAACTTTATACATACCTCGTTTATATCTATATCCACTAAACCCATTTGAATATTTATCACCGTAAACTGGTATATAATCTAAATTTAAAAAACTAGCCTTGCTTGTATAACTTTCTTCTTGAAATAATACTTTAATACCGCTTAATAACCCTTTATATTGTAACATACTAACTAATTTATCAAATGGTATTGAAACAAAATTTTGGTTGTTTCTCTTTCCCATATTAATTTCTTGTTTCCAAAAATTATTATGTCCAACAATAATTGTGTTTAATTCATTTTCAAGACACCAATCAATTAAATATTTACTACTTTGATGCAAATAAGTCTCAATTTTATTATTCCTAATTAAACCTAATTTAATTATTTTAGTGGTAGCTTTTCTTGATTTTAATTCAGCTAATTTTTTATTGAAAAATTGATTTATACTTTTTAATGGTCTACCATTAATAATGATTGGTTTAACACCATTCTTATTTGAAGTTATAGTCATTAAATTATTTACCCCTAAATCAATAGAACAATAATTATCATTATTTTCTTTTAGTAATATGTTTTCTCTTTCATATACAATATTTATTTTAAATTTATTATAATATGGTTTAACTTGTACCTCAATTATTTTTTTATCTATATTTTTAACTTTAATTTGAATATTTAAAGTTGATAAACCAATCAAACCGTTTTTAATATGTTTAGTTAAAACACTATTATCAATAAAAATAGCTGTAAATCTACCATCTTTTTTTAAATATTTAGGTAATTTTGGTTTACCTGTGAAACTATTTTTATTTGCTTTATATACTTTAGTTGCTTCAAAAAATCCTTTCCAATTTGCATCAAGTGTTCTAATAACACATCTACTAACTCTAGTTGGTAATGCCTTATATTCTGGCAAATCTTTACAAATATTAAACAAATATAGTTTTCTTAACCAATTACCATTAGATATAAACTCATTTCTTATAATATAGTTTACAGAATTATATAAGTTTTTAGTTTTGAATGTTAATTCATCTAATTCTTTTGTTTTATTTACAATATGTGATTCAACTAATTTCATTGTGTATTAATATATACTCCTTTATTATAAATATAAAACATTTTTTAAAAAAATTCAATAATTACGAAGTTTTATCTTCATACAAAACAACCTTAATTTTTAAACATTTTTGTTTAGCATAACTAACTAAATCCCCAATTACCTTAGATTTACCATCCCAAAAACAAATCAAAGCATCTGCATAATCAACTATTTCTTTATTTCTAATTGAAACTGCTGTTAAGTTATATTTATACCAATCTGGCGGGAAATCTTTTATTCTATAATTATTTTCTTTAGCCCAAATTTCACCAAATTTATCAGGACCTTGAAAACATTTACATGAAATAACTTCAATTTCAGTTTTATTTTTAAGCATAAAATCACAAGTATCCTTTAATAATTTATAATCATTAAATCGTCTACCCCCAGTAATAATTACCTTAAACATATATTTTATTATCATTTGTTACCAAAGTATCAAACTTATTAAAATCAACATCAACCTCATTCATTTCCCAATAAGGATTGTTTCGTGGGTTGTATTTTATTTCAATTAAATCTTCAACATTAATTGGTTTGGATAGGATTTCCAATTTTTCACATTCAACCCAAGCACAAACTCTTTTATTAGCACCATCGAATATTTCTTCAGAAGTTTTTTTATTATTTTTCAATAAACAATTAGTTAATCTAAATGTAACCTCATTCGGATTATAATAAAATATTAGTTTACTAGGATATGTTACCTTCCATTTTTTAAAATTTTTACCCCTGGATAAATTAAATCTAACTTTAAACATTTTGAATTATTTCCCTTATTTTCATTATTAATCTACCAAGATGGTTTTCACCTAAATTTGGGTTAGTATTCAAATCAACACCCCAAAATAAATCGTTGTGATAATTACCCTCTTGTATATTTTGGTTACCAGTTTCAATTAACTTACTCCTAAAAGGTTCTTTATTGAATTTTAATGAGAGACATTCCTCCATAACTTTCAGTTTTATATTATCCCAATTATCTACAAATGGTTCCATATTTATTCGTTCTTGAGATAACTTTTTAATATTATATGGGGTTATTGTTTTACTAGTACAAAGTTCTTTCCAATCAATAGAATTAAATTTTTCACTCATATAAACATGTTCAACTGATTGGAAAGTTCTACCCTTGTAAGTTATTTCAACCAGAGCCATATTAGATAACCACCTAAATTCTGGGTTTTTGAATGAATGGATCATTAAATTAATTTTTTAAATTCTTCAATTTCTAATTTATTTACCATTTTACCAACTTCTGGACCAGATACATTATATTTGTTAATCACATCCTGACCACTAATACTTAATTTATACTTAATAAAAGCATTTAAGAGATTATTATCTATTTCATGAACTAAATGTCCAAACCTTCTTAATTGTTCATCAGATAATCTTATGTTTGATTGTAATTTCTTAGCTAATGGTGCGTTTTCAATTGTTAAACCCAATAAAGAAACTAAAAATGAAATTGATTTTACTTCCTCACTTGAATAGGTAAGAGTATTTAACTGTTTTTTTAATAAATCAACAGAATTATTTCTCAATAAAAAAGCTAATAGAATAACATAATCCTTTTCTTCAATAAAATCACTATCAACATTCAACCCCCTAAATATTTCTTTAAAGAGATCATATCTTTTATATAAATCCAATAAAAATTTGATTGATTGTGCTGATTGAATTGATTTTAATAATTCATCTCTAATTCTTTCATTTGAAACTCCGTTTAAACTAGAATTTTTTAATAATTGTTTATCAACATCCTCATCAATTTTTGAGTTATATCTAGCACTAAACCTACAAAATCTTAAAATCCTTAGTGGGTCTTCTTCAAATCTATCTTCTGCTTTACCAACAGTTCTAACAATATTATGTTTAATATCACTAATACCACCAACCAAATCAATTATTTCACCCTTATCAATGTCATAATAAAGAGCGTTGCAAGTAAGATCTCTTCTTTCAGCATCGGTGTTTATTGAAACACCTAATTTAACTTCTGGGTGTCTTCCACTAGAATCTGAACGCATAGTTGCTATTTCATATTCATCATTATCGGTGAAAACATTGATAACACCGAACGACTTCCCAGTGGCTAATGTTTTATAACCAGATTGTTGTAACATATTTTCAACACTATCTGGTAAAGCATCGGTAACCAAATCATAATCTTTTATTTTTTTCCCCAATAAAGAATCTCTAACGGCCCCACCAACAATAAAAATAGAATAATTATTATCTTTAAATAATTTATTCATTTTTTTTATATCTTCTGGTACATTTATAGGGAATTTTAATCTAATTTCCCCATTTAAAGCCTCATTAAGCCTTTGCTTTATAAAATTTTTAATCATGTACTATATTTTTTATTAATTTTATTTATTTTAGCTCCCCTTGAAGAATACTTTTGTAGCCAATTACCGTTCATTAAAACTTATGAAAATCTAGGATTCTCACTTATCCCAATTTCTATAGATTAACTCTATATGGGTGAACGGCAACACCCTCTATTCCGTCAGCAAAAGCATTCGGAACTGCTTTTTTAAGTATATTATAACTTCCATTTACGTCAGCATTAATAAGTGTATTACTCGCAGATTGAAATAACCCTCGCTTGATTCGTTTACCTACGTAAACCTCATGTTTAGTTATTTTTTCATTATCTAAAAATGAACACTTACTGGTATAACTCTCTTCATGTGTTATAAAATTAATTCCGTGTTTCTCACATTTATATGTAAGCATTTGAATTATTTTATAATAAGGGATCTGAACAAAGTTCTGGTTGTTGACTCTACCAATATTAATACCTTGTTTCCAATTCTCATTATAGCCAACAACAAGTGTATTTAATTCATTCTGTAAACAGAATTTAACAAGATAATCAGTTGATTTATGTAAGTAATCATTTACTTTACAATCTCTTTTAAAAGTTAACTTCTGAATACGTTTAGATGTCTTTACATTTTTAGGTAATGCGCTTTGGTAATTAGATTTTTGTTTATTGTAAAATTGATTTATGGATTTTAATGGTCTACCGTTAACTACTACAGGTTTAGTTCCTGCCTTGTTTGATGTTATAGTCATTAAATTGTTAAGTCCTAAATCAACTGAACTATAATGTTTATTATCTTTCTTTAAAGGTTGTTCTTTATGGTCATATATTATATTGATTTTAAATTTATTTGTTCTTGTGGGGATTACTTGCACTTCGATTAATTTACCAGTTGTTTGTAATGGTATTCTTAATTTAAGTGAAGATAATCCAATTTTACCATTTTTAGGTTTAAGTATTGCTGTTTCATAAAACAAGGCAGTAAACTTTCCATTTTTAGGTAAATACTTGGGTAAATTAGGTTTAGCTTTAAACAGTTGCTTATTAGCTCTCCATTTTTTAATACAAGAGAAGAATGATTGCCAGTTAGCATCTAAAGTTCTAAGAACACCACGAGCAATACGTACTGGTAGACACTTATATTCTTCAATATCTTTACAGATGGTAAACATATCGAATTTAGAAATGTATTTACCAGTAGAAATAAATTCGTTACGGATAATGTAATTAGCTTTATTATAAAGGTTTTTACATTTAAACGTAATTTGGTTTAGTTCGATAGACTGATTAATGATATGTGATTCAACTAGCAGCATTTAATAAGTGTAATAATTTTCTTTACTCTACATATAAATATATAGAAAAATGTAAAAGTTTGATTTAGATAAAGAATAAATTATTAAATAATGTTAATAACTAATTTTTCGTATGAAAACATATATTTTCTTAGAATTTATTGAACAGTTAAATTACCCCATTTTTCTTTTTGTATGTCGTAATAAGTCATATCTTTAATTTTAGATGGGATATATTCACCTGGTTTAGAGGATATGTGATATTTATTTTTGCACAAATCACATTGATAAATGGAAAGTTCATCTCTCCATGGATTTTTATCACTTCTTGATAAGATTGAGAATAATGCTTTTTTAGCTTCCCATTTTGTATTATAAGATTTTTTATTACAATTCATATTAAACATATTTTTAAAATACAAATATACTAAAAAAAATTATATTATAACAATAAAATTTATATTTATTATTATAACAAAGACCTAAAAAAAATATTATGTGTAGTTGCAAACCAAAACCTCAAACACAAACTGTGATTTCAATTCAAAAACCAGCTCAACCAGCTCCGACAAATCAACCAAAATAACGATACTTTAAAGTATCGTTATTTTTTTATCTTGAACATATTTTTTATTGTTATAAAATATTGTAGTTACTCTAAACAAATATTCACCACTTTTTAATAAAAGTTTACCCTTTAACATACAATTATTGACTTTTTCTGTAAGAATATTTTTTTTTGTTTTAACTTCAATAAGTTCAATTACCTTAAACGAATTTTCTTTATTAAAATTAAAGCTTAACATATCACCATCAATGCTAATATTAACATTCTGATTAGTTATTGTTTGACTAATTACCTTATTAGAAACAAGAAAAATAAAAAAAATTATAAATAGATTTTTCATATATTAAAAATTTAATAATCAAAATTACAAAAAAAATATTAAAATACCAAATATTTTTTATTTTTTTTTAATTACAATTACCTTTTAAATTAAAACCAGTTTTACCAACTGGTGAATAAACACTAACTTTAGTTTCTGAATCATTAACGTCGTATTTTAAAATACCCTTTTTCATGGTATAAAATACAAATTCTCTTTGACCAGAATCCCATAGTTGTTTTAACTTAATAACACCATTTTTAATTTCATTTCTACTATCCTTTAAATAATCATAATTTGAGTCATTTAATAAGGTATTTAATAATTCATCAAAACTATTAAATTTTTTTAAATCCTTTAAACCCTCCATTGCTGGTATTTTAGGGTTGGGAATATTGATTTGCGTTAATTCAGCTACATATAATGGGACTAATTTCCATTCTTTATAATTGTGTTGTTTATCCACAAAATAACCAGTATCCGCAATTATGTTTCCATTAGAAGTTATTACCATCCTATCTGGAATTGAACCTGGGGAGATGTTCATTTCTCCACCATCATTTAATTGTTGTTCAAAACTAAGATAACCATTTTTTTCGGAACTTTGGGAACCATCGTTTTTAGAAAAAGAAATCTCACAAGGTTTAACCTCATTCTTACCCTCTAAAAATACATCTAATCTAACATATTGATCTTTAGTGTATTTTTCATCATCCTTATTATAACCATCCCAAGGAACATCACCAATGTTGGTTACCTTATCGATTTTTATATTTAAATTATTTTGCTTTAGATATGAATTTACTAAATTAGACATTTTGTTAACCCTCATATTAGCTAACTCACCACTTTTTAAATTATTTTGATTTGGTACTTGAGATTCTGATGCTGTTATTTTTATAGAGTACTTAACATTACTATTTGAATTTAAAAACCCCTTTAGGCTATTTAATTTGCTTAAAACACTACCCTCATCAATTTCGTAAGCACCACTTTTAAAACTATTTGTTAAATTTATTGAATATTCAGCTTTTTTATTTTCTTTTCTGATGTTTGAATTTATGTTGGTCAATTGACTTATTAAATTTTTATTTTCTTTTGTTGTATTTTGATAAGCTTGTGAAAAAGATGGGTTTGCCATAAGTGTTGATATGACTGCGGCAGTTATAAATTTTCTTTGGTTTGATTTTAAAACTGATATCAATCTGTTGATTAATTCAGATGAATTTACTTCATCTATAGTTTCACCTAATATAAAATCAATTACTTTTTGATCGGTTTTATTTAAATGTTGTTTATTTTCAAATTCTAATAATGCAACCCTAACCTTATCTTTAACAAACATAAATTCTTTTAATATAAATAGAAAAAAACCTTAATTAATTAAGGTTTTAAAGTGTTTTTGATTAATTTTATTTCAATTAATTCTTTTATAAAATCACCATGGCAAAATAATGGAGCACAATAACAGACCAAATTTACATTACCATTTTTAGCTTTTAAATATATTCTATTTAATTCATCACAAATTTGAGTATTTTTATTATTTATTTCATTTAATAGATATTCTTTATATTTTTCAATTGCTTCTTCACGAGAATTGCATTGAAATAAAGCTTTAGTATTAATAATGTCTTTAGAACCTGTATATGGATTACCGAGTATTGAACCTCGACCAACATAAACATCTTCTTTGGAAGATATGAAATGTTTAGATTTATTTACTACTTTAATCATTTATCTTAAAAACCATCTTCGATATGTTCTTCGGTAATATAACCAACCCATGGGTGGTAAGGCTTTCTATCAATAAAATGGTCATTACCATATAATTCAATATCTTCTAATTCTTCTTCTGTCATATTTATATAATAAGTATTTTAAAATAAAAAACCATTATAATATTATAATGGTTTTTATAGTTTATTATGCCTTATCTTCACCCTCTTTCTTAGCAAATAACGTCCTAACGGATTCTTGAAAAACCTCATATTTATCATAACCATGTTTAGATAAAACACCAGAGAAAGTTTTTACGTCAGCTGTATTAGTCACTGGTAATTCTTTATCATGAGAATAAGAAACCCCAGCTAAAACACTCTCAATTGCAATTACTTTTTGTTCAGCGGTTAATTGTTCAAAAATACCTTGATTTACGGTTAATATCACATCTTCACCAGTTAAATGATAAGTAATGTCATTAGTCTTATGAACTTTAATCACATCTTTTTTCTGTCTTTCATCACCTAAGACTTTAATATTCATCAAATTATCCAAATTTGTGGATAAGATAACCGAATCAAATTCGTTTTGTACATCATCATGCACTTCATCATACTTTCTTCTTGCCATTTTTAATTAATTTAATTGTTAAAATTTATATTGCAAATATATAACTTATTTTTATTCTTGCAAATTATTTTCTCTAATTTTTTCTAATAATTTTAATTCAGTTTCACTAATATCATCAAATTCTAATAATTCCAATATTATATACATATCACCCCTAGAATTGGAGTTGTAAACTTTCATACCCTTACCTTTGACCCTAAGATTTGAGTTTATCTTACTATTTTTGGGTATTGTAATCTTAATTTTAAGACCTTCTATAGTATTAATTTCTTTTTCACACCCTAAAATTAAATCATAATATTTTAATTTTAATTTACAAATTAAATTATCACCTTGTCTCTCAAATTCCTTATGCCTTACTTCATTAATAATAACCTCTAAATCACCGTGATTACCTGATTTTATCTTATGGCCCTTACCATTCAATATTAACCTATTACCACCATAAACACCAATTGGTATGTTTATTTCTTCCTCTATAGTTTCATCTACTTTACCCGATTTACAATTACCACATTTAGTTTTATATGTTTTACCAGTTTGATTACAACTTTGACAAGGCTTTTGTTGGATGAATTGTTGGTTACCCATTTGGAATACTTCGCTTTTAATACCCTGACCATTACAAGACTTACAAGTTTCTTTTTCACCACCACTACCGTTACAAGTATTACAATCATTAGTGATTTTATAAGTAACTTTTTTATTCACTCCATTAAAAATATCTTCTAATGAAAGGTTGAATTGAATTCTAGCATTTTGTCCCTTTTCTACTGGTTGTCTTTGAGAATATCTATTTCCTCTATTAAACATTTGATTAAATATATCATTCATATCAAATCCATCAAATCCGTTTGAATTTTCTTGGTGGCCGAATTTATCATAATGAGCTCTTTTTTTAGGGTCCGATAAATATTCGTTAGCTTCAGCTATTTCTTTAAATTTTTCTTCAGCTTCTTTATTGTCTGGATTTAAATCTGGATGAAATTTTTTAGATAAATTTCTATAAGCTTTTTTTATTTCTCTTTCATTAGCGGTTTTTTCTAAACCAAGAATTTCATAATAATCTCTTTTCATTTTATTAACTATTGTATAACATTAATTTTTTAACTTTAATTATTTATATAATGTAAATAATCCTCAATTTGTTTTTTATAATAAACCGCTTCTTGACGTGCTTCTCTTAATATTTCCCAACCATGACCATCATAATTTTTTTCATGCATTAAAATATCACTTGTTTTAATTAATTTATCCAAAACACTATCTAAAGAATAGGGTCTATTTAAACCTAAAAATGAAGTAATAAATTCATTATTAAATTCTTTTTCAAGGTGTTCAGGGTGTTCAGATTTTGAAAACACATCATCAGCTTCTTTTAATAATTGAAGGGTCTTATCGAACCCAATTACTTCCGAAACCTTACCTAAAAACAATTGTCTTATTAATTTTTTACTATTTTCTTTTGACATTAATTTTTATTTAACTTATTTTCCAATTCACTAATCTTATCTTTTAATTTTCGAATAACCTGACTCACAGCATAATCATTTACCCACTTTGGGTCTGGAATGAATGATAACACAACAGATTCATTTCTATTTAAATCATATAGAATACCATCTGCTGGTTGTTTTATAAATTCATCTAATGATGTTATTCTTAATCCTTCAAAAGTGGCAACAATAACATTACCTTTCTTATACTCTTCTAGTATTTTATCTTTTAAATTTTCCATTTTTTATTAAGTTAAAATTTAACAATTCATTCGTTTTTATAATTGCTGATTGCATCACTTCTAATCTAGAATTAAAACTAAAATTAGATTTATAATTTTTAATATGAAACATAAACCTCTCACACTTTTTACGGTGGCCGAATTTACTTTTTATATTAATAAACCACCCAATAGAATCAAAATATTCTACTATATAAGCATATTGAATAATTTTTGACATACCATAAAACAATGATTTATTATCAAAAATATTAGTTTCAATTAACCAATTTTCAAAATCACTTTTTACTTTATCTGTTAACATATTTTTAAAAATTTAAGAACTAACAACATCCGTATAATTTTTAATTGATTGGTCAACTAAAATATTATCTCTAATTGATAATTGAATGGGTCTTAAATTCATTGGAACACGAAGATAATTGTATCCATTATTTAAGTTATCCATATCATCTAAGTTTTTAAAAGAAATATAAGCAAAAGTCCCATTTTCCGTTATTTCAATGTGAAACACTTCAATATTTGTTAAATTTTTCATATTTTAATTATTTATTTATTTATTTATTTTTTATCATTCATAATTAACCCTTCGGATATCCAACTTTGATCTTGTATTAAACGATATGTTCTAACCACAGCAAAATTAGTAATCTTAAAATATTCAAATTTTATCCCATAGTCATCTGCTTTTAATTTAGATAATACAGCAGTTTCAAGTTTCTCTGGTGTAATACCACCTAAATCGTTATTCCATATAAAATTAGCAACTTCACTCATTGCAATATTTTGAAGTGTTTTTTCTGGGTGATATAAAGTTTGATATAATTTTTCAATATTAGATATTGAATAACCAAATGAACTATTTAAAGTTATTGTTTTCAAATCTTTGGAGGTTAAGGTTTGCATTGGCATTTCCGTAACTCTTAATCTATTTTCTTGAATGAAAATACTATCTAAATATGGTAATCTAAAATAGATACCACCCTCCAATCTTTTTATTTGTTTACCATTACGAACCCTAACACCACTTTGCCAAGGTTGTACTATAACCCATATCTTAACAGCATTAAATATATATTCAAAAAAATCTTTTACTTGATTCATATCGGTTGTTCTAACTTTAATGCAAATATATAATACAATTTTTACTTTACCAAACTATTTATTATTTATTTTTATATTTTAAATTAATAATATGGAATATAGAGTTATATTAACACAAAATGGTGAATTTAAACAAAATTTCCTAATCACCAAAAATAAAAGAACTGCTTTTGATAAATTCAAGGAAATAAAACGAAAGTCAGAAAAAGTTTTATTTGAAGTACAGCATGTGAACACAAAAAAAATATTTCCAGTTAAACATATGCTTTATATTGTTAAAGAGTATGAATCAACTGATATTAAAAGAGCAATCCCAGATGGGAACGGTTCTTATATTGAAGAACCATTGTTATTTGATAAATGGTTCGTTATGGCCTCTGAAAAATATAAAAAAGAAGAAAAATTTGCCATTTACGGTATGGACACTAGAGCCGAAAGGCAACCTATTAGTGGGGTAATGAAAATTTTAATGAAAGGTCTTACAGACACAAAACAAAATAAACAAGTTATTGTGGTGCATAATAAATTAGTTATTTACAATGACCAAAATTTTGATATGATATTCTGTAAATGTATTAAGGATTGTAAAAGACTACATGACACACTTTATAAGACCGCTGTTGCAATTAAACTTAAAAACCTTATGTTTATGGGTATTGCCTCAAATGCCTCGTTATATCACATAAATAAAACAATTATTCAATGGACTGGTTGGGATTATAATAAAGTTAGAAGACAGACAACTAGACCGTAAATTATTTTCTATTTCTTTATTGTTACATCTTTAAATTCACAATAATCACATTATGACATTCTCCCAATCTTTAAAGAAAATTGGGTTTTTTGTTTAAAGATTTATTCATAATATTAAAATTATGAATCACATTAGATAAATCTAATGGCTCTGCCATAAGAGCAATATGGTTATTAAAGTATCTGTTTAAAATATTAATAGCAGCATTTAAATCTCTATCTATTTCTATATCATTACTTAATTTAACTGTTCTATCACTTAAATTAATTTTATTTTTAAATTGTTTACCAGTTAATGAATTAGTTTGTGTTGTATATTGTTCATTTTGCTTTAGAATATCTGTTTTATACTTAAAACTTTTTTGTTTCAATAATTCAATAAACATATTAAGATTACTCATCCCAAATGATTTACTTATCTTTTTATATTTATTCTCATAATTATTCATTAATTTTTTAACGGATAAATCACCAATAACTATAGTTTTATAGTTCATGTTCAATAATTGTTTACTCTGAACATGTAGAGTTTGTTTGACTTGCTTATTTTTCTTATTATATAATTTATTAATAGTTATTTTTAATTTTTTATATTTTCTACTACTATTATTTTTATTACTTAATTTACTCTGAACTTTAGCAATTTGTTTTAAATAATATTTAGATATCTGTTTAGATTTATTTGTAATAATAATTTGATTACCTTTATTATCTACACCAGTACCTAATCGTTTTAATCCTAAATCAATTGCTAATATTTTATTTTCTTGTGTAATAGTATCCACATATATCAATTCTTCTTCAATAACAATATCACACAACCATTTATTATTAACAAATTTAACCCTAATTTCTTTAATATCTAATTTAGTTAAATCCAAATGTGATTTATAATTGAGTTTAATTTTATTAATTGTGATTAATTCATTAGAATTAACAACCCAACCAGATTGATTAAATATGATAGTATGAAATTTATTAATATCCTTTATTTTATATGGCGATTTAGCTGTTTTATCTTTTTTAATTAATTCGAAAAAACCCCTATATGAAGAATAAACTTCTTTAGATATCCGCTGACATGCTTTAGAATTTAATTTACATAAATTACTATTTTTTCTTAATACTGTTATTTCTTTATCTAAGTCATAATTATGTCTAATTGATTTATTTAATTCATAAGACTCTTGTTCAAGATCAATTAGTTTATTCCATAATTCATTTCTTAATGATGATACCTCATGAAGTTGTTCAACTTGTAATTTATTAGGAAACAATCTAATTATGTAAGTTTTCATTATTTACTTAAAGTATTTATATATAAATATACAGTAATTATACAAAAGTTTAAAATAATAAATGGTTCGTAAACCATTCCAATCTATTTTAACTTCTTCCATCATTTCTTTTTTATTAATTGAATAATTATCCCATCGCTTTCTAACTCAAATACGTTTGCTGGTTTAAATTCATCGTTAGAATTTCTCAAATTAAAAACATGTTCCTCTAATTCCCTATGATTATGACGATCTAACTCATAAACTAATTTTAACCCTGGTTTATAAATATTTTCATTATTTATTACCTCACTAAGCGTTCCTAATAGTTGATTATAATTCATAGATTAAAATCTTTTTAAAAAATTTATAATTTTTTCCCTAAAGCTTATTTTTTTTTGTGGTAATATTACCACTTCATTAGAAATCGCTTTTATTTCTTCACCTAAACCATTTTTTAATTCATCAATGAATTTCTTTTTAACTAATTTAGATTTTATTTCATTAGACTTTATTTCGTCTTTGAAAGAATCTATTTCTTCCTCTATAATAGTTTTTTTCATATTAATTAAAATAAGCGCCCCTAAAAGCTTCTTCTAAACCAGAAAATTCTAAAAAATCATCGGTTAATAACCTTTTATTATATCTTCTGGATTGTAATTCTTCTATTTTTTGGTCATAATCTATTTTTAACTTTTTATCAATTGTTTTTAAAACACAATTAGAAAACTTTATATTAGGTAAATCTTTTAACCATAATACATAATTTAAATCAATAAAAATAAGATTTACAACATTTAATTTACTATTTTTATATTTACCAAATGGTATTTTATCAAATCTACCTAATTTATATTCAAGAACCATAATTTAATCAAATTTTATAATTAATAATTTCTAATTTAATGTTATTAGGTAATTCTATAATATGATTATCAACATCATAAAATCTAACAAAATACTCACCTATTTTACCATTTTTATAATAATTCAAAGATTTTATAAGTGGTTTTAATATTTTAGGAATTTTAAGTAAAATTAAAGATTCGTTATCTTTAATTAAATAATTAATCATGGTTACTAAAGTTTGATTCCAATCATTTTGAGAATCTTTGTCTAATTTACCCATAGCTGAATAATTCCAAATATTTTTACCCATAATTTATTAATAAAATCTACTTGTTAGTGGTACATAAACATTAAATTCTATTTCACCATTAATTAATTTTTGAAGAATCCTATGATACCCATCGATAATAACATCTTTAGCAAAACTACTATCACCAATTAACCCGTAAGATGTTACTGGTATTTTTTTAAGTGTTTTATCATCACCATTGAATTCTGAATTTATAAATTCTTTTAAATCTAAATCATTTTTTAAAAGGTCATTTATATTTATGGTACGTAATACGTAATCATTTTTAATTATTTGATTTTTATGTTGATTTTTAATTGGATCTTCATCATCTGAATGATTTTCAGATTTTAAATTATAAAAATAATTCCAAACTAAATTACCAGGTATCACCTCATTATTTTTATGTTCCTTTAAAATTTTTTTTTACTGCTAAAGTTATTTTATTTTTGTTCATAATTTATTTTATTTTTATCTAAAAACCATTTAGGTGCGTTAATAAAATAACGATGCGCTAAAACTTCTTTACCGAAATGATTATAATAATATTCTTCCACTATTTCTTCACAAATAGATTTAGGGAACCATACTAATCTACTTGCACTACTCATTTCTCCTTTATCATTGTATCGCAAATCAACTAAAGCACCAATACTTTTATCCGATTCTCTTGTACCAGAAACCTGGACCTTAATTTTATCCATTAAAACGTTTAATTTTATGCAAATATAATTATATTGTAATTATAAAACAAATGTTATGCAAAATATTTTATTCTTATTCCTAATTTATGGTATCACAAATATAATTATATTTGGTTCGATTTTCACATCATTTAGAGACTTCTGGTTAAAATATAATCCTAATTTTTTTGGTAAACTTTTCACTTGCCCCCTATGTTTAAGTACATGGGTGGGTGGGATTATATCCTTAACTTTCAATTATTTTGGTTATAAAACACCATTTTCTAACTATGGTTTAGAAATACTACCATTAATTATTTTTTGTGATGCTTGCCTTAGTAGTGGGGTTGTTTGGGTTATACATAATTTTGAAGAAATGTTAGAACGTGTAGGAAATAATTAGATATTTTCCATACAATTTATACAAAAGGTATCTGGACTATGATTACAAACCCCAGAATTAGGAATGTAAAAATCCTCAACCTCAATAATTAACTTACCATTTTTGTCTTTCTTAGGTAAATCAAGTTCTGACATACTTTTATTGAAGGCTTCAACATCATCATTAACAATTGGATGGTGACCTATTTCTATTGTGGGTTCAAACACTTCTAAATCATTTACTAATTCTTGATTTATTACCCCAAAATCTTCATTTTGAATGGATTTTATTTCTAATGAAACATCAACTACATTTTCATTATTATCTGCCTTTAAATCTAATATTTCATCTTCAAAGACAAATCTTAAATTATTTAATTCATTAAGGCTATTTGTTCTAAATAATTTCTTTAATTCTTCAACTCTAACTTTAAAATATTCTTTTTTTTGTTCTTTCTCAATATTAATATCAATTGTTTCTTTAATAAACTCTAATAAATCATCAATAGTTATGTTTATATCTTCAGAAAAAAACATATAATAATTTAAAGATTGGGTATCTCTTGTGGTTTCTATAAATTCTGATTTAGGTACCACCCAACCATCTTTTAAAATTACATCAACAACTGATAAGTTATCAACAAATCTAATACCACTAACATATGGTTTTAATTGATTTATTTTTTCTTGTATGCTAATCATAATGAGAAACCAGTTATAATTAGTGTTATAAAGTAAGAAATTGACAACCCTAATAATAATAAAGAAGATTTACTAATAATATATTTTTTCGTATTATCCTCAGTTGAAGTAACGAACATTTGAACACAAAAAAAAGAATGTCTTATTATATTTAAAATTGATAATATAAATACTATCATAATGAATTTATTAATTATTTCTACCAGCATATTAATCTTTTTTATCTTCTAAATTATCATTCACTTTTGGTGTTGTGATATTCCCCCATTTTATAAACATAGTTTCAAATAAAACTATTTTTTTTAAACATTCCAAAACCATTTTAGTCTTATCTTCAATATCCATATTGGAATTTATTGTGTTTTCTAATCTTTCTTCGAAAACCATTTTTTTATTTGCTAATTCGGTGATTATTATTTGATTTATTCTATTATCCATATTTTATTTTAATTATAATTTTAGAAAAATAAACATTATTTAATTTTATTAAGATAACTTAATTCAAAATCATTATAAATATTTATAAATGTTTTTATATCATTTAAGGATTTGTTATTATTGTAATCAAACAAATAAATAAAAATAGATTCGATTGTTGGGGGTATGTTTGAATTTTCCTTATCCGAAACACTATAAAAAGTTTTAAATAAAAAATCTTTAAAATAATCATACAACACTGGATTATCTAAAAAAAATATACCATAAATTTCAAACTCTTCACAAACCTTAATCCAACACCAGTTAAAATGTTTTTTTTGATCTGCCTTACTCGTAAATTCATCACCCATATAAGTGTTTTGGACCAACTTATTTAATTTTAATGTGAATTTTAAATATAGGTCGACTCTTTCAAAAACTATGTTGTTTTCAACATAAATTTTTTCAACACTATTATTTGATGATGGTTCCATAACCAATTTTAAAAAATTTTTACTATTATTTAAATTTTCAATACTCAATTCTATTAGATTATATATTTTAATTTAGACATTTTTAAGTAAAAATAAAGATAAATAAAAAATCCCTTATTAATAAGGGATTTTTAAATTAGTTTATATTTTAACCTCTATAATTTGTTGAAATGAATTCTTCCAATTTTTGTTGATTTTCTCTATCTAAATTAACGAAAAATTTAAAGAATGCCGCACCTGCACCAACATCTTTATAATATCCTAAGAACTTATTTTGTAAATGTTGCCCAATATTGTTATCCCCCCAAATTTTAGTTACAAAATCATGTGGATAATTATAACCAAAATAAATTATTTTAGCCATATCTGATTTACCACTAGAACCATCTTCACTCACGTTTTTATCAAAGTGTATTTCGTCTGGTGGTGATTTTAATTGACCACCATCTTCATTTACCAAAGATTTAACTTTATTTAAACTCTCAAAGAATAAATTATCCTCATTTATTCTTTCATCACCCTTTAATTTACCTAAAGTATCTTTTGAATTATAAGCGAACAAATGTTTAATCTTATTCATTGATTCGTTCATATCCTTTTTGTTGGTAGATTCAAGCATTATTGCTCTACCCTCATTTACAGTTCCTTCCCATCTAATTTTATAACTTTCATTACCATCAGACATGATAAACGTATTTTTATCTAATTTATGATTTTCAGGAATCAAATTCAACGCATTAGCTAAACCATTGAATTGTTTGTTAAAATTTAATTGTTTCATATTTTTATTTATTGATTAGTAACCTTGAACACTTTTAGGTCTGTTTTTATTATTTGCTATAGTTAATCCTCTAGCTGCTTCATGGTCTGTTGAATTTTTAGTTTTAGACCAATCTTTTATTTCTTTTTGTTTAGCAGCATATTCAGCATCTAAATCTTCGTTTACATTATTTTCAATTATATTAGTAATCATTTGAGTTAATTCAACAGCTAATTTAGGGTTTTGTAATTCAGTTGAATTTATAAATTCTTGAGGAGATTTATCATATCTTAACATAGTACCTCGATAATAACTATAACTACCTTTATTATTTTCAACTTCATCAACTACCTTATAAATGCCTAATGATTTATTAGATGGGTAATAATAAAACATAAAATCACCTTTTTTAACTTGTGGAAAATGATGTTCATATTGATAGGTATTATCTTTAATTTTAACTTTCCCAAAATCATCTTTACCTTTAATTTTAAAGACAAAATTAGTATTACCAAATTTCATTTCCTGACCTTCCTTAATTATGGCCTTAGCTTTATCCCAAACCTTCGTAAAATTAGTTTCCTCAGCCAATCTTTCAGCGCTATTTAACCTACCAGAAGTATCACTTGATTTAAACCCCATAAGATGTTTAATCTTATCCATTGATTCATTTACAAGTTTTTTGTTTTCAGCTTTAAGAACAATAGCTTGACCTTCATTTACAGTCCCTTCCCATCTAATTCTATAAGTTTCATTAATGTCAGCCATTTCAAAGACCTTTTTATCAACTTTATATGTTTCTGGAATAAGATTGATGGCATTTTCTAAACCATTGAATTCTTTTTTATAATTCAGTCTTTTAATACCCTCAAGAGCAACTTTTCTTTTATTAGCAATCTTTTTAGTATCTTTAGGTAAAACTTCAACATCATCACCAAATTGAACTATTGGGGTGATTGAATCATTTCTCTTTTTTGTAGATTTTTTTATTGTTTTAACCAAATTTTTAGCAAAATCTTTAGTTGATCCACCAAAAGTTGGTTCTGAATTATCTTTATTACCCATTTTACTATCCCCAACTATAGCCATTTCAGCTCTTTCTTTGAATTTTTCATCTGGTTCATTATCATATCTTGTCATTTCAAGACCATTTCTAATTTCAACCTCATCGTGAATTTCTTTATCTGATTCACTATAATTATATTTTACTGGTTCAATAGCATTCTTATCTTCTTTTTTAGAAGATTTATCATACTCACCCATTTTTTTATCAACTTCTTTGTAATAATCTTTATTGATATTATCCTCTTCTTTTTGAGTTTTCTCAGTAGAGACTAAACCTTTTGGTTTTTCTTCTGAAATTAAATTTGTTAATTTCAATTTAATTAAATCTTTATTCATTATAGTTTATTTGAATTTCTTTCTATTATAGTTTTAACCTCTTCAATAGTTTTACCAGTCTTATTAGCAACTTCTAAATATAAATTTTCTTTAAGTTTAACGACATTATCAACAGCACCTTGACTACATTTACCTTCTTGAGCCTCTTTGTTGTTGTTTAATTTTGTACAATCATCGAATTCAACACCAATAAGATTATCTTCCAAGCCTTCCTTCACAACAGATTCAGTAGAAGTAGAACCAAATGCCATTTCTTTTAACTTTGTAACTCTAGCTGAAGCATCGTATTTTTTATTTATGGCTCTAGCAATATTATTAGCTTCAACATATGCTTGTTTTTCATCACTTGCATGCACATACATATCCATTTCTACAACAAATCTACTTAAAGATAATTTATCTAACTCGGTAATATTATTTTTAAGGATTTTACCCTTTTCAAATGCTGGTTTTTTACTAAACCTAGCATTGTTCTTATCTTTAGCTAAAAATGCTGGTTGTTCATAAGAACCACCCACAGAAGCTGTCGTTGTTTCTTCGGCTAAATCATTTTCCACCACATCTGGAGTTGGTTCATCTTTTGTTATGACTTTACCACCATTTTTCATATCATAACGTTTTTCAACCAATATATTGTAAAGTCTTTTTAAACCACCATTTCTTAATTTAAGGAAAAACTCTTTTTTAGGGGCTAATTTTATTACAGCATCTGCACCTAAACCAGTAGCAGTAATTAAACCCATACTAGAAAATAATGTTATAATATCACCCCAAGTAACACCCAACTTAACCCAAAATGGATCTAAACCTTTTTGAGATGGGTTAGTCATTATATGTTTTACTAATTCTTTAAAATGAGTTAAAAATTCAGCAGTTGATATTAAAGTATCCACATCCTCACTAATACCCTCATTGATTGGTTTAAAAAGTCTATTATATTGCTCCTCCGAAATTTTAATAACTTTGTTAGGTTTTATTGCATCGTGTTTTCTCAACATTTCAACCTGAGTTTCAGTTAATTTTATTCTTTTACTCATTTAAATTATTTTATATCTATAAATATAAAAATATAACAAAAAATCCGCTATTTAGCGGATTTTAAATATTACATCATATTTTATTAAAAATTGAATAGAGAATAGTTAAAACCTACTCCAAATTGTGGGGCTAATAATACGGTACTATTATTTATATTTAAACCATAACCACCATAAAAACCAAAACCAAACCTTTTTTGTTTACTTGATTTACTAAATTTTTTTAATATTGGATTTTTATCTGGACTTATAACCATAGAATTTAAATCATTTACTTCAAATCCAGGATGGTCTGACCTAACGAACATTTCAACCTCACCATTTTTATTTTCCCTTAAACCTTGTATTATATTAAACCCTAAATCAAATTTGGTTATTTCTGTTGATAGTGGAATTATTTCATATGTTAAATTAGAAAAATTTATTTTAAATTTACTAACGCCCTCAACTTTTCTATAATTTTTATTATTAAAAATAGTGTCATACTTCCAAGCCAAACCCCTATCACCATTAGGGTAAGTAATTAACTCACTAGGTATCTTTATAGTATCATTAGGTTTAGATTTTATTGATGCTATTAAAGATGATAATTCACTAACTTTCCCCTTCTCTTTTTTAAATTCATCATATAGTTCTTTATTTAACTTTTCCAATGTGTTTTTATCAGCAATTAAAATATTTTTAGAAAACTCCAAATCACCAACCTTATTTTTACTTACCCTAACACTATCATTCAAAGCGCTTTGATTTTGCTTATAAATTTCTAAATCAACATTCTTATTTGAATTCAACTTATATAAAACCCCAACAATAATTAATAATAGGATAATCACACCTATTAATATATTTCTAAATTTATTTTCATTCATATTTTTATACATTTGAATTTGAGTTAGATTTATATTCAGTAGCTAATTTGTTTGACCACTCACTAGCCCAATTATCATAATAACCTTTTAGTTTTTGGATTCTATTTACAACATCATCCGAAACTTGCATATTATTTGAAGTGATATAAAGACCATCGGTTTCTTCTAAAGAAAATTGCCACTCCATATTGTCCATATCTTGAAATTTACCCCCAAACACAACATTACCAGCTTGTGGATAAATATTAAAAGAAGTAAATTCGACTCTTGAGGTGATCACATCTCTAAATTTAGATTGTTCCTGGTTTAACTCTTCACCAGATAGTTGAATACTATCTTGCTCATTGTTTGAATTTTCTTTTAACAACTTTTTGCCATTACTTTGAACTTCTCTAATTGTCTTTAGCATGTTCTTAGTTATTTCATATTGATTTTCCATATTAATTTTCTATTTTTTGTTTAAATGATTCTATATCAAAGGCTGGTGAAACATCATAATAAAATTTACTATAATTACTTCTAAAAGCTATCCCCTCAAACTCATTAATATTTACAATATATGTATTATTTGAGACAACATATGGTGGGATTTTATTTTCAACACAAATCTTTTTACATAATTTAATTAAATTATTTATTTGTTTTTTTGTATATGGTTCCCAAAATTCCCTACCCCTCCATTTTTTTTTAATTACCTTACCCTTATAAATAGTTCCAATATAATTAATGTATTCATTTTTATGGTTAGAAAGAAAACCTTGATTTTCTAAAGCTATTGAAATTGATAAAGAATCATAATCACCAATCTTTATAAACTTATTGTTTTTAAAATTTTCAATCACATCACCATTTTTTAAAATAACAAATGATGAATTAAATTCATCATTTATATTTAATAGATTACCTATTACTATTTGTTTTTTACCCCCCATTATATTTTAGTAATACTATTATTATCTCTTTTAGGTACTCTAGTGTAACCATTTTTAGCACTTGGTATTTCAACTGAAAAACCTCTTTCACGTTCCTTTACCTTTTCAATATCAACTCTTTCTTTTTCGATGGTATTTTGTTGTGTTTGAATAACATTGGTTTTATCATTTTGAATCGTTTGTTCTTCAATTACTTCTTTCTCATCAGTTTTAGGGTATTCCTTTATTTCAGAATCTAAACTTTCATTAAATTCTTTTTTCTTTTTTTCTTTTTCAAAAACCCATGTGGTTGCAATAATAAGGGCAATTGCTAATGGATCAAAAACAAATATTAAAAGCAATATAAAATAATTCACAACAACATCCATTGGTTTACCCGTTAATTTAGATAAATATTTTAATGGACCCACCTCACCAGCTACTTTGGAATTTATGGTTGATTCTGATTTAATTGAATTATATTTACCGATGGAATCTATCAATTTACTATTTTCAACATTTAAAAAATCAATATTAGAGTTAACTTCTTTAATTTCATTTCTGTTACCCCTATTTGATTTACCAGTTGAAATATCTTGGTTATTTAATTGATCAACTCTTTTATTTCTCGTCTCAATTAAAAGCTTATTAGAATTTAATTTATTTTGAAATTGATTAATCTTACTATCTAAAATATTTATTTTACTATCATATAATTCTAAATTTGAAGCTGTTTTTTGATAAGCCGAAGATAAAAACCCATAAATACCAGCAGATGTTATAGAAACTAAAATAATAACACCAACAGTCAGATAAATCCTTAATGTTTTAGATATGTCACCCCAATATTTATGTAGAAAACTAGCGGTTATTACTTTACTCAATTCTAAAGCAGATGCCATAATTATTACTGAAATATTCGCACCAGCAAATAACATAGATAAACCTATAACCGAAAAAAAACCAGAGCAAATCGCTAATATAATTGATGAAAACCCCAATAAATGACCAAAATGAATTTTAAACATTATTAATTATTTTTAAGAAAATTATATAATTCACTAGAATTTAATCGTAATTTTTTTATAGTTGAAGCATTAATTTGTCTAACCCTCTCCTTTGAGAGATTAAACTTTTCACCAATATCTTCTAAATCCATTGTTTCTGGGTAAGAATTTAAACCATAGTACATTTCAATCATATCTCTCTCCCTAGGTTGTAATAAACTTAATGTTTTTTCCAACACTTTAGCTAATTTTGTATTATCTATTTTAGATAAATCTTCTTCAATACTACTATCTAATAAATATTCTAAAGCCTCATCATTATCTTCACCAATAAAATTATTTATTGAAGTACAAATTGGTAGAACTAATTCTTCATATTCTTCACCGTCAATCATTTCACCATTTATTGGATATCTTTTATTGATGGATTCAAATCTTTCAATTCTTTTTTTATTAAGCGTTTCTTTTATTATAACATTTACTGGTAATCTAATGGTCCTAGCGTTAAAATTAAGACTTTCTATTATAGATTGTCTAATCCAATAAACTGCATATGATATAAATTTAAATCCTTTAGTGTAATCAAATTTTTTAGCAGCTTTGATTAAACCATAATTACCTTCACTAATTAAATCACTAAATAACAAACCTTGACCTTGATAATCCTTAGCTATTGAAACTACAAATTTTAAATTAGCTGACACTAAGGCATCGACTGCTTTAGGATCACCATTTTGTATTCTTTTTGCTAATTCAACCTCTTCTTCTGGGGTTAAAGATTTAGTTTTTTTAATTTCTTTGAAATAATTATTTATGGTATCTTCTGAACTAATGGTTGCATAATTACTTTTCATTTATTTGTTAATATTTCCTACTTTGTTATTGTTAAAGAGCGCATTTAATATGTTTTTTTCCTCTTCATTTATATTTTCTAACCCCTTATCTAATATTTCATCAATAAGTTTTATTTTTTCTTCTTGTGAATAAACTATGGGTTCTTGTTTAAGTATTTTAATGTCAACATCAATATACTTAACCTTAGTTTTAGGTTGCACTAAAATTTCAACCTTATTTTTATTTTGTTTGACACAAAACTTATCGAATAAATGCCCTTTAATCCTATCTGGTAAATTATAAATTAAATTTTTTTCTTCATTTATAAACAAAAAGAAAACTAAACCATCGTGTTCACTTAATAAATTTTCAATTTCACCTAATTCAAAAGCGGATGTAAATGTTATAAAAAAATTATTTTTTATGTAAGCATAACTTGGAGCTTCATTGGAAATTGATTTTATTTCTTCTTTGAGAATTTTGCTTAATTTTTCGTCAATAAAAGCAATCAAACAATATTTTTTTATTTGCATAGTTAATATTTAATTAAGGCAAATATAGTAATAAGATCAATACTTTACAACCTATTTGAGCATTAATTTTGAGATGTGATTTATCTTATTGATTGTTATTAAGTTATCAGCCCAATTTTTAACCTCTTCTTTGTGGGTTATAAAGAAAACAATATCAAACATGGCCTTTATTTTCTCAAACATAGGTTTAATCAATGGTATATTTTCTTCAGCAACCGTACCACTAATAACCTCATCAAATGTTATAAAATTAGGCATTGGTAGATGTGATAATTTACCCAAAACGCATCTTAATGCAATACTAGAAACGGTCTTCTCAAAACCACTACCAGATTTTAAAGGTTGTTCAATACCATCTTTACTGATTAAATACTCCACTTCATTTTTTGAATTAATGATAAGCTCCAATTCAAAATCACAAACATCATCCATAAGTCTAACTAATTCTGAATTTATAATAGGTAAAACAGACCTTAAAACAAGTTTACTAATACCTTTTTTCCCCATCATTTCAATATAAACTTTAAAAATCTTCTCTAATTCTTCTTCAACTTTAATTTTTTTAAGTATTAATTCATTATTTAAAATAGATTTATCTTTATCCTCTAATAACAATTCCGTTGTAGTAATGAATCGATTAGAATCATCCCTTTCTTTTTCTTTGACTAGAATATCGGTTTTTACTAAAGAAACTTCGACATCGACATTACTATTAAATGTGATTGAATTCTTATTTTGTTCATATTTTTTTAAATCACTATTTTTAGATTTTATTTTTTCCCTAAGTCCATTTAATTCAACTTCTAACCTTTCTTTTTTCAATTCAAAGTTATTCTTTTTATCAACTTTAACTTTGGTTTCATTTAAAACATCGATCTTACCTTTTAAATCTATAATAATTTTATTAATTTTCGACAATTCTTTGTGTTTATCATCTAATAAACCATTATTTTTTTTAATATCTTCTGAGTGATCTACATTATCTAAAGGTTTTGAACATGTTGGGCAGAACTCACCATTGACAAGTTGATCAACCAACTCATTTAATTTTAATATTTCAGAATCTAAAATTATTTTCTTAGAATTTTGCTCATTTAATGTTTTATTTAAATTTTGATATTCATTTTCATTATACTCTACATTACCTATAAGTTGTATTTCTTTAACTAAATCATCTATCTGTTGTTTAACAGATTTCCCAGTTATTGTTATTTTATCAACATCATCTTTTAAAGTTAGTGGATTTAACTGAGTAATAACAACATCAATAGTGTGTTTAGAAGATAATAATTCATCTTTTTTATTATTTAAATTTACTAACTCATTATTAATTAATAATAAATTATTTTTTTCATTTTTTAATAATTCTTTATTTGTATTGATGTCTTCTTTAGCTGTTGAAATTTCTTCCAGTAAAGTTGTTTCATTATATATGTTAGTTTGTTTAGTTTTAGAAAAGGAATTATACATTTCTCTAACAGCCTTTTCTTTTAAGTCTAAAATTTCTAAACCAATAAACCTGGTTAATAACTTACCACTTTCAGTTGGTGAACTATCAATTAAATCTTCTAGATTTTTAGCGGTTGCTAATATAGTTATGTCAAAATCTTTTTCATTACCAACTATCTTTTCTATTTCTAATGAGGTTTTTTTAGCATCCTCATCATTCATTAAGATTTCTTCACCATCTGGAAGAATTTCAAAATAGTTAACATTATTTTTTATATTAAAGCCACCCTCCCTTTTAGAACTTCTAGTCATCTTTCTTTCGATAATAATTTCTTTATTATCGAATCCTACCATACCTCTAACACTCAATTCATTTTTATCCGAAAATAAGTTAAATATTTGCTCGTTTTTATCTGTTTTTGTTGTTTTACCAAAAAATAAAAATTTAACAGAATCAACTGAAAATGTTGTATTATGTGAAACTATACCATTTGAATAATATTGGTGGACATCATCTACTTGAATATCGAATAAATCATTTTTTTCAGGTAGAATTTTAATATTTTCTACTTCACTTAATCCATCTATGGTTTCTATTAAATCACCAATTTTAATTTCATTTAAATTAATGAAATCACCATTATTATTTTTTAATTTATGTAAATCAGCACCTTCAACATACATACCATTTTTTAAATCACATCTATAAACCTCGGCATTTTTTTCAGTTATACCACACCAACTAATATTATGGTAACCATAAGGATTTTTAACTTTAAACCCCAAATCACCATACTTTTCATATATTTTATTTAAATCACCAATTTTAATTTCTTTATTCATCATTATTTTTTAAAAAATTAATACATTTATTTAATTCTACTTCTGGATTACTTCTATATTCCGAATCCCATATTATTAAAACCTCAAAACCTTCTTTTTTAGCTAAGTTTATTTTTTTTTCATCTCTATCCCAAATCTCTTTAGCGGTTAATTTTTTATTAAATGGGTTTGGGAAACTGTCTGCATTATAAAGTTTAGGATTCCCATGAAATAAATCGCCATTATATTCAATAATTTTTTTATTTTTTAAATCAGTAAAATCATATCTAAAAAAACTTCTTTTATCTTTTATCATTAACTCACCACCCATTTCACTAAATTTAATATAATTTAAATCGCTCAAATTATAAATTTTAATTAATTCTCTAAACATTTTTTGAGATATTTCAGAACAACCTACTTTTAATTTGCCATTTCTAAATAAACTTTCTTGCCATTTAATTTGTCTTTCATTCCAAACTTTTAAACCCTCTTCTTCCCCATACTTTTCTATGCATTTTGATAAATTAAATGTAGTTTGTCTTTCAGATTGTTTTATTTTAGCTTCTTCTTTATTAAACCCTTTTTTTAACCAAAATTCGATATTAGCACTACCCATTTTACCACAAGTACTTCTTAACTTTTCCCTACTATTCCATTTTAACAATCCTTCTTTTTCACCAAATCTAGCAATACAGCCTTTTAAAGAGCACATTTTTTGGCCGTCTGTTTGATCTTTAGCTTCCTTATCAGAATAACCTCTACTAGTCCAATATTCAATATTCGTTGGTTGTAACGTCTTAACATGTTTTATTGCCTCTTCTTCATTTAAACCTCTTTGTATCCAATATTTTATAGAATAAGCCGACCCTTTTGCAATTGAAACCCCACTATTTTTTAATCTATTAGTAATTACCTCTGGATCAACATTAAACTTATCTGCAATAAATCTTGTTGATTTTAACTCAATTAAATATAAATTAACCATTTCATTTAATTGTTCTTCTGTAAATTTAATTTTATTCGCCATTATATCTATTTTAAAATAAATATAACCGACTAATTAAAAAGGCAAATAGATTTAAATTTTATTTTAGTTCATCAGGTAAAAAACCTATTTTTTTTATTATTTCACTGGGGTCAAATTCAATATCTATAATAGTATCATATTTCACACATTTACCACCAAAATTTGCTGGTGATGATGTGATTATATTAAGCCCACTTAACTTATCAAATGAAATAAAATTACCTTCTCCAAAACAAAGAAAATTATTTATACTCAACCATTTTAATGAATAAGATCTTTGTTTCACATCTTCACCATGAAAACTAACATCCGTATTAATTTTATCATCTAACTTTAAAAGTCTATCAAAATCAACATCTTTTTTTTCATTATCAAACCAACTTTTCATTAATTGTCTTTGATAATTCACATCCATTATATTTTCAACCCCAGCTCCAGTTATCTCAATTAGCTCACCATTTTTATCTGTTTTAACTGGTGTATAAATAACCGTAATATTTTCTTTATTTATATTATATTTTTTAGAAAAATCATTTCTAATTTTTAATTTAGCTTCTCTAGAATAATTTTCTGTTTTATCAGACCATTGTACTTTTACCTTTGCATTAGGTGGAACCATTAATTTATCTTTCATTAATTTAATATTTTATTTATTTATCTTTTTTTCCCAAATTTTATAACCTTCATTATAACAAAAATTATGAAATTCATCACTTTGATTTACTATCCAACTCCCATTATCTAATTTAATTGAACCACCATTTTTATTTATGTACCAACTAATAAAATCATTATTTGATGAAAATAAACGCATGCAAAAGTATTTTAAATATTTACTCATCTTTTTCTATTTTAAAACCACAAGATTCACACTTACCATATTTTTCGGAACATTCTAAGCATATTTTATCACAAGGGATATGTGCAGTAGATACTTCTGTATCACACAATTCACATTTACCATAAGAAAATGCATGTAATACTATTTTATTTTTACAAGAGCTGCAATAGTTACTCATTATTTAATTTCATATTTAATAACATCAAATATTGGTTCGAATTTTGATGTTTCCTTATTTAACTTTAAAGCCATATATGTACCCGCTGGACCATCATTTATATATCCAGGTATGTAATAATTAATATAATACATAGAATTATTACTATCTTCAATAAAACAATATTTATAATAAAGTTTAGCTATGACATTCTTAATAACTTTCATATTATTTATTGGTTAGGATTTCTTTATTATTTTCAATATCCTCAACAGATTTAACCTTAAAATTATAAAAACCAAAGTTTGTTTCTATATTATGTTCAGTAAATTCTCTACTTTCAACATCCCAACTTAAAAACCCATGATTACCAACAGATTCCCCAAAATTGTTTTGTAAAAGACTACCGCTAAAACAAATAGGTGTTAATTTTTTTATTTTAATTTTTTTCATATTTTTATACTGTTAAATTATTAAACCAATTAATAACTTCTTTATTTTTATTATCATAACCCATAAAATTAATTTTATATCTAATATTTAAACTATTGAAATAAAGTAAAGAAGCCTCACATTTTAATTTAAAATTATTAATATTAATTATATAACCTTTTACTTCTTCCATTATTTTAGTACCATCTTTATTAATAATTAAAAAATCTGGTAAATATCTTTTTACTTTATTATCTTCAATATATTTAATTACATGACCATGTTTTTTTGTCCAAAAAATAACCTCATCATCTAAATCTAATTCATTCATCCTTTTCTCTTCAAAAGATGAATGATAATATTCTTTAACATTTGTTTTTTTATTATCATAATACCCTCTTTTAAAATTATTTGAACCAATAACCCCATTTTCAGATATTCGTTTAATATTAGCTATTGAAATTTTATTTCTAAATTCATCATTTTGAAAATCAAAACTACCATCTTCAGTTCTATGCCTATCTAAGAATGCTAAATGTTTCACTAATCTTTCAGGAGTTTCCCAACTTTCTGTTATTTTTTTACTTATTAACAACCTCATATCAGCATTATGGAAACCCCATTTATTTTCTCTACCAAAATTACCATTATTTTCACCTAACTGATAATATTTTTGCCAATTTATTTGACAACTTATTGAACAAAATTTACGTTTAGCTGTGATTGTGGTTTCAAATATATTAGTACAACCAGTGTATTCACATTGTTTATTAATTCTTTCTAATTTTTTATTAGATTGCCCACAAATTCTGGAACAATATTTTTGTTTTGTTTTATAAGTTTTAAATTCTAATTTACAAGATTCACAAGTTTTTATCATATTTATATCTTTATTTATAAATATCACCAAAAAAAACTAAATCACATTAATTATCAATTAACCACCCATCTTTTATATATTGTTTTAACTCATTTTCATCAATTTCTTTAGTTTGTTTATAATAAAAATTTTGCCTTTTATGAATATCACCAAGCATTACGATATCACAACCCTCAAAATGTTCTAATGAAGTTGCGTGCTCAAATTCATAACCAATATCTGTTTTTGCACCTAATATTGGCCCATGAAAAAGTCCTATTGTAGTATATTCACCCTTATTATTAATTTTAAAAGCTTCAATATCTGGTCTTTCATTATCCTGAAAAATGGAATAATTTGCCCAGATAATATTATCATCCAAATAACATTCACTATCTTTAAAATAAGAAATGTTTGGGTTGTTTAATAATTTAACCATGGGAGTGATAGAATCCATTCTATCTTTATTATTTAGATTTAAATCATGGTTACCAGCCACTATTATAAGTGGCGCAATATCAGAGAGTTTTTTTAAAAATTGAGTACATATTGTTAATTGTTCATTGGAGATTATTGTCTTGCTATGTACCAGATCACCAACTAAAGCAATTCTAACTTCACTATATTCATACCCCACCATTAATTCTTTTAATTTAAGATATAAATCATCAAATACTTCTTGAAACTCTTTATGTAAGACATAGGTTCTGATATGGATATCACTAATGTGAAAAATTAATTTTACTTTATTCATTTAATATTATTTATTGCAAATATAAATTCAAAACTAATAAGTTGCAACTATTTATAGTAAAATAATAGAATGAAAGAATTTATATTAAATAAACTAAGAGAGAATTTATTAAAAGAGTCTGTAGACACTAAAAAGTTGTTAGATTTAGCCTTAAAAAGTTCGTTTGAAAGTGAAAGTTTAGCTAAAAATTATATCACAAAATCAATAAAAGAATTAAATAACTTACCTGATATAATTACATTATATAGGGTTATATTTGCTAAAGATAAAAATTCAATAAATCAAAAAGAAATTGGTAGTCATTATGTGATGAATAGAAGACAATTAGAACAAAGTCATCAATTTATTAGTCATGTGGGTGGTGGGACTCCATTTATGTTAACAGTAAAGGCACCAAAATCATTAATTGATTTGGAAACTACGTTGGAGAACAAAGTAATGTACCCACATGAAAATGAAATAACTTTAAAGAATAAAGGTGTTGGTGCTAAGATAATTAGGATTGACTCATTTCAAGCGGAAGAAGATGGATTTGATGGATTTGATCCTTATGATTATTAAATTCTACTTTCTTTAAGTTTATGTGCCGTTTTTAAGACATTATAAACCCCCCTTTTTGATTGTTTTTGGTGAATTAATGATAAGTCCCAATCTTCACCTAATTTAACGATTCTAACCCTATTATATAAATTTAAAGTATTTAATTGTTTATATAATCTAACAGCATCTTTATAAGCATCACCATCAAACACAATTACAACTAAACCAGTTGCTTTATATTGTAAGTCGTAAAATAATTTTTCAGAAACCATTTTACCCAAATTTATTATTGGGTTAGGGCAAACTATCCCATCGAATGCACCCTCAACAAGATATATCGTTGCATCCCAATTAATCATTGATTCATTAAAATGAATGAGTGTTTTTTTAAATTCTGGGTTTAAATATTTAGGTTTACCCCACTTTAAAAAAGTTCTTGCAATAAAAAAATCTAATTCGTTATTTAAATTATATGATGGAATTATAATTCTATTTGCAAATTTACCTATTGTGGTAAAACCAATTTTATATTTTTCTATTATATCTGGGGTAATATTCCTAATTTTTAAATAAGTCATAGCTTCTTTATATTTTGGAATATTGGGGTTGCAGTTAATTAATGGAGTATAACCCTCTGGTAAAGAAATTACTTCAGAAATTAGTGGTATATTATCTTCTGTTTTGTAAATTGGGTTTACTAGGGAATAATCTTTTAAGTTTTGTGATGTCCCAAATCTTTTTATTAACTTAGGTAATGAACCACCCATATTATCAGTATCATAACAAGACCAACATCTAAATTTATTTTTAATGTAATTTACTTCTAAATTATGTTTACCATCACCTTTTGTTAGACCCTTATTAAATGCACATGCTGGGCAATCATATTGCAATTGCCCAGAATCCTCATTATGATAATGAGGTTCACCTAAAAAACTATCTAATATATTTACAATTAAATGTGACATTTTATTATATTTTATTCGGAATGTATTACGTATATTCCGATCTTAATGGTGTTAAGTGTTTATTTTATTGGTGTTGATGAGTGTGTTTACATATAGGTGTTATACGTCAGTTTGCTTAATCAAGCCTTTTGGCATATAACATTTAGTGCAATACAAATCACCGAAGCGTGGATGAACAGCAAACTCGTGGTCGCAAACCGAACGTATAACATTGGTTTGTGGCAAGTGCGGTTTCTGAGGTTTAACCAACTTTAGTGCTTCTAATAATCTTCGTATCATAATTTAAGTTTTGTACTTTTAATTCCGCACCTGACCACAAGCCAAGTGCCGTTAGCAGTCATTGCGCAACAACTTAATGTCTTTAACTAGGTTTACAACTGTTTTCATCCAATCTTCTTTAAGTATTCCTGCATCATATTTTAACACAAATTCTGCATTCTCTATCATGTTATCTAATTCTGCAATATTATAATGCAACGAACTACTAACAGCATTTTCATACAATTTCAAGGCTTGGTAGTTTTTAGCAAACTGAATTACTAAATCAATTGCTTTTGAAAGTTCTTTTGGTTCAGCCATTGTAACTTCTTCTGAACCTTTTCGCCATTTATTATGGTTTTTTAAAATTTTTATTGCTTTTTGAATTTTCATAATTTTTGTGATTTTTAGTGATTAATATTTGCAACTGTCTATAACCTCAATCGTTATCCCATATATCACCTATACTTTCAAATATCCATCCTAAACAATCCCCAAACCAATCTAATAGCATTAGTTCTATTAGAAAGTTTATAAATCCTGTGTATGGTGCAAACATCACCCTGATAATTCCGATTAGGATAATTATTCCAAGTATCATTAACCCTATTGTCATTAAAATTTCCATCACTAAAATAAGTTTTTAATTTGGTTTTACATTAATAAGTTTGGATTTTAATTCCCTCTAATTTGCACATCTTTTAAGGAATGTAAACATTGTTCTAACCAATCTTCACCATATTTTTCACCCATCGAGATTTCTATCCATTGTTTACCGCAAATCTTTTTATGGTTAAATAAAAAGTTAAATATTGTTTTTAAAGTATTTTTCATAATTAAATAATTTATGCAAATATATAAAAATAATTCTAATAAACAAAAAAAATCCACTAATATTACATTAGTGGATTTAAATATAGAGTTAAATTAGATTATATTACTTCCATTTTCCAATTTTTTTCATTTGACCAAGCACAACACAATAAGCATCTGATTGATCATAATTTTCTTTCTTTAATTTATTATTTTTATCATAAGACCAATTAATTAAAGGTTCCAAATCAGCAACAAGATTATATACAACTTCTTTTTTATCAACATCCCATTTATATTCACCAAACAAAGTTGGTTTCATTTTACTTCTCTCTTTATCAGTATATAATTCATTTTTTTTATTATATTTTCTAATTTGCATAAGTTCTGGAAAGCCAAAAGCCCTAGCATCATATGAGCTAATATATTCTGGAACAATACCTAATAATTTATAAACTGAATTTGATACAAGTGTATTAAACCTAATTAAAATTTCAACAGTATAAACATTATTAGACCTCAATAAAGGTTCTTCTATAATCACTTTGGATATTTTACCCTTATAATCAAGAGCTAATTTATTTAGATATTCTTTTTCAAACAATTCAGCCTTTAAAAACAATTCTTCAACCTTATTCTTAGGTTTAGGTTTAATATTAGGTGAAACGTGTTGTAAATGCATTAATTCACCCTTTTCACCCACATCTTTAAATAAAGAGATACCAATTGTCTTACTTGAGACATCCAAACCTAATATTAACATATTTTCTTCTACCATAAATTTAATATAGTTTATTTAATTTAAATATAAATATTTTTAAATTATAATATTAATTGATAACACCATAAATTGATTAGAATTTAATAAAACGTGTTTATTAGTTTTACCGAAAGCAATTAAATTATCATTATCATCATATAAACCAATTTCACTAAATCTTAAAACATCATTACTATTATATGTTGGATTTGTTGATGAATTAAACTCACCTCTTTCTATCACACAATTAATATTTTTAGAAACTTCATTAATTATAGAATCGAAAGTAATCTTTATTAAACCATTAGTATAACCACTTACAATTTCTTGATTTGTGATAACAAACATACCTTTGTCTAAATAAGCAACACCCACACACTCATCAACATCACCCCTAGAATTAACAGTGAAATTAAATTGTTCTTTTTTATTAACAGAGAATGGTTTAACTGTGTTAAATCCAGTTGACCAACTCAAGTCAATATCATCATTTGGGGGTTTTATTTGATCGGAAAATAAAAAAGCTATTTTATCACCTAAAAATAAATATTTAGAATTTAATTCTGAAGTTTTAACATCTTGGTACTCTAATGGGTTTAAATTTTTTTGATAAGTTGAAAAAATATCATAAGTTGACCCAGTTGTTGTTATTTCCAATTTTAAAACTCTACCATCAATCATTTCACCATAATCCCCCCTATCTAATGAAATAACTAAAACATTATCTTGATTTATATTTTTAATTGCTGTATCCGAAAAACCACCATTACTATTAATTGAAACATCAAACATATATTTTTGAGAATCTGTAATAGGTAAACCAAAACTTGAGAATAAATTAACTAACTCATCTACTTGAGTATCTAACCTATTAATTTTAAATACTCTAGTATTGGCTGAAATTTCTAAAACACCAAGATTTATTTCATTTTGACTTATAAAATTATTCGAACTTAAATTTTTAAATAAATCACCATTATTATTAACAATTAATTTACTTCTAATTGAAACATTAGAAGGTATGTCAGTCGATAACCCACCAGATATTTCTGGAACGTTACCAGAACTCAATTCATTTAAAACTCTATAATTAGCATCAGAATCACCTAAACTAAATTTAGTAATTAAATTTAAATTATTATTTAGTAATTGTGTTCTACCAAACGTTGTAAATTTAGTTGTTAGGGTTATTGTTGAAGCACTTGGTATAAAACTCATATTTTCTATGTATTAAAAATCAATCGACATCTCGATCATTATTGTTTGACCTGGAACTAATTTTATTGGTTTACTTATTTTACCAATAATCACCAGGTTATTAGAGTTATCATAAACTCCAACCTCACTAACCTTTATCAAAGGTGGGTTTGTAATTGAATCACTATTTCTAGTTGGGTTAGTAGTATTATTGAATAAACCAGAATCAATTCTAATATCAAATAAAGTTTTGAATATTTTAGCACCAATAAATGCCTCAACATTACCATAAAAAAATCTTTCATCACCAAATTGTAAGATATTAGTATTTACCTCTGGTGTCATAGATAAGAAAGTTGTAATGTCGTATTGTGTTGCTGCTGAATTAACTACATTATTAATAACTTGATTATTAAAATATGAGTTTTGATTTTCCAATAAATTAGGATCAATTGATTGACCAGTGATATTAGTTATATTTGAACTAGTATAATCAGCTACCTTCCAATTATTTGGGTTAGGTCTATCATTATTAGTTACAATTTGATAAATTATTTTAAATTTATATGCATTAAAACCAGAATTACCTTGTGTTTCCATTTTTCGCATATAAGGTAATAAATCGGTATCACTAATTCTAAACTCAATATCTTTAGGATTTGAATTATTATTAGTAACCTTAACATAACTTTGACAATGTAAGCTAGAATTTAAACCACTTAAACCACCACCTAAAAGATAAGTAACGTAAATTGTTTCGTCTTTATTTAATAAACCATTTGAAGTACCACCAGTTGGATTTGCTAAATTAATTGATAATTCGGGTAGCGTCCAATTACGATTAGATTTATATGATGTGGCAGCAACTATTTCAGAATCATCAAAAACAACCATTTTTAATTGTGGGAATACCTTTCCAACTACTTTAGGTTCTCTAGTAATTAATAAATTAGGGTCTTCAATTAAATCAACGAATTCAATTTCACTATTACCTACTAATTGAGTTTCACCACTAGCGATAAAACTCATACCCATAATATTACCAGTACCAGTACCACCACTAAACTCTCTTCTATGGTACATTAAATTAGGTAAATGAACTTTAACAGTTTTATTTTGAGAATTATCTATATGGAAAAATTCGCCATATAAATTAGAAATTGTGTTATTGGTATAATGTAATAATGAGATTGATTTTTTAAAAGGGTCTAAAATACCAAAATTTACATTAGAATCACAATTACTAACAAAACTACTACCACTTAAACTTAAATTGTTATTATATTCCAAATAATAATCCACCTCACCTAAATAATCTTGTGAACCAAATTTACTATAGTTTTGATATGTACTACCAGTCATACCTGCAATACCTTCCATAAAAATTGAATTCATGTTCCAAACGGGGACATCTTCCCTAGTGATATCGCAACTAGAATCAAACGATAATGTACCAGTATCCCAATATGCTGTAGTTGTACCACTACCAAAACCATTATATACCTCACCGCCAGAATATATCATCACTAAGGTTTCAACTGAGAATGTGAAATTAGGTAAATTCCTATCTAATGTTAAATTATAACCATTAATAGATTGAATTTTAAACCATAAAATTGGATTAGGTTCATTGTTTAAATATGTATCAACACCTACTTTTATTAAGACCAAATCCCCCACAGTAAAACCAGAATTCAAAACATTTAAAATTTTAGAACCATCTAAATCATCTGACTGAATTGTAGTGCTAAATTTAATATAATTATTTGAAATATTGGTGGTAAAACCAGAACCCGTATTAGTAAAAAATCCCCTTTCAGTTGCTTCATTATTAACAGTTAATTCAATAGTTTTTAAATTTGAATTATTTATTGGTTGTAAATAAGTAGAATTTGAACCACCAATAAAGTATTTTAGATTTGGTTGGGAATCTTTAGGTCTTAAAATTTTAGCATCCTTAGATAAATCAACATCGTTTGGGAAAGAATCTTTTAAGAATTCTCTAGAATAATTAATTTCAGAATCACCAATAGCCCAATTAGAAAAAGTTAATTGACCCTTACTAAGCAATTCTCGACCTTTTTGAGTCAATTTAGCACTTATAAATGGATTTGTTTTACTTATTATGAAACTCATAGTTATTTATTTGTATTTTAATTATAAATAGATAATAATAAAGATTATTAATAATTATTATCTATATTTGAGGTTATTATGATTGGAATTATTTCACTTATTGCGGTTGAATTAAATTCATCACCTAAAATATTCTTATAAACTTTATTATTTACTACCCTATAATAAAGTTTGTCGCCCAACCCACCACTAAGAGTTAATTTACCATTATAAACTTTATTAGCGATTTCATAATTAACGATAACTTCATCAATTATATTCGAAAAAGTTTTTGTGTTTGATAATTGTAAATTAAAATAACCATTATTTTTATTAGGATGTTTTTCAATGGTCCAATAGATTTCTAATTCTTTTTTGTTAACATTACCAACAAAAGTTGGATTTCCATTATAAACTATATTTACAACATCACCGAATTCTAAATTAACCTCTAATATAATTCGTTTATTGTTAGAAGTTGATAAATGATAATCTAACCCATTAGCCAAAACATTACCATTTAAAGACAATAAAAAATCATTACCCTTATTAGGTGTAACATCTAAATATATTTCATGTTTAGATGTTGTGGTGTTATAATAAAATTTATTCACACCCTGGTTATTAATTGAACCACTTAAAATTGATTTATTAATGGAAAACGAATCTATTACTAAACCATTTTTACCACCCTTACCCACATAAAATAAAGTTACCACATCATTTTCTTGAGCTTGATTGAATAAATTAATTTGGTTATTATTAACTATAGAAAAATCTAAATCTTGTGCTAAAACATTACCATTCAAGGTAACAATTGGGTTACCTATTAGACCGTTATCTAAAAAAAATGTTGTTTCACCAGAAGAAATAAAAGAAATTGAATTTAAAGAACCTATAGATTTTTGAGAATTAGGTGTTAAACTAAAATTAGGTGTGCTTGCCGAATAAATAACAGCAAAATAATTATCAAATACATTATTATATAAATAAAATTCAGAGTCATTAGAAAATGATGAGGATTTATTAATATAACCCAATCTATTTAATATGTTAGTACAATTAGGGGTTAACCAATTAGGTTTAATTATAAATTCAGAATCTTCAATTATGTTTAAAGATGTAAACCCACTTAAAATATTAGTTGATTTAAATTCACTATACTGATAATCCTCAGATATAAAAAAATTAGGGTGATTAAAACTCAAATTATTATAATCAAATTTAAAAATACTATAATTAAAAATAGATTCATCTCTTAAATCACTTAAATTTTGATTAAAATTAAAAATTAATGATAAATCAAAATTTGGTGAGTTTATAAAATAAACTGATTCATCACTTTCTGTCATCCCACTAATTAATTTAGTTGCCCCACTAATTTCAAAATTAGGAATTTGGAAGGTGCAGATATCTGAGCTAATATTGTAATTAACATTTTCAATTTGATCATATATTATAGCTTGATTTCTCATTAAAAACTTATATTTAATTTTATGATATTATTACTCAATGATTTCAAGCCAATAGGGTAAATAGTTTGATTTAAAATAATTGATCCAACCCCAATTTTTTTATTTTCTAAATGTATAAAAAAATTAGACGAATCTATTTTTGAATCAAGACCAAAAAAATGAATATCACTATTTAATGGTTTTTCTATTTTACTATTAACTTCTTTTAATAACCTCATTATTAAATATTATTTAAAATTATTTCATCATTAACAAAATTAGGGTCACCTAAAATCGTAATTTTACCTAAAAATTCAGACCCATCATCTATTTGATAGATATAAACCGAATTACATTTTTCAGTACTATTATCTATTTTTTTAGTTATTTCTATATTTTCATAACCTATTATAGGATAACTAATTATTCGTTCACAACTAAATAAACTATATTTTTTATAAACGAATTTATTATTATCGAAAATTGTATTACCAAATTTATATGTTGAACCCCATAAAGTGGTTGATGGGATTAATTGTTCAACTAAATCAACCCAATTGTAATTAGTGTTAATTATATAATCAAATATTAAATCATAATTATAACCATTACTTTGAATATTACAGTTATTTAAACTAGCTACATAACCATCAAACAATTTTCTTAATACTGGATAAACACTTATAGTTTTTCTTGATTTAACATCAATAAAATTAGAATTAATTATTTTATTGAAGTTTTCAACATTAATAAAATCTTTATAACCTAAGATGAAATCATCAAGTAAATGACGAGTACAAGAATTAGTATCAATATAATTCATTACATCAAATTCTATGGCTCTAGCCATATTTAAATTTAAGTTTATTTCTTTTGAATTTAAGGCTAATTTACTATTATTAATTTCATAATTCGTTTCACTGTTTACTAAATCAAAAATTCTATTTTCATAAACTTCATTTACAACCCAACTTTTCTTATTATCAATAACCTTTTCTAATTTAAAATTAGGGCAATTATTTATTTCTAATGAATTAATTTCAACATAATTACATAATTTATCTATCTTTACATTATCTATTAACATAGATATTTCAATACCTATGTTGTCTAAATTAAACCCTATTTTTATTTCCTCATTTTTAATTAAATTAATTAAAGCTGGGTCAGTTATAGTTAAATTAAAATTATACCAATTTGAATTTAATGAATCGGGATTTAAAACTAAATTATAAACATTTAACAATTGATTAGTTAAATTATTGATTAAGGAATTACAGTCACCAATAATTTTAATACCACTATTAGGTAACTGCAACTTATCTAATAAATTTAAACCATTAAATAGAGTATTTGTATAAACAACATCCATTTTTTTTGGTGATTCGAAAATATAACCCAATGTAGTTTCACTAAGTTCTCTATTTACCAATCTTTCTAAACTCATTGTTATTGAAATACCACTCAATGAATTAATTACATTATTAACACCATTTTGACTTATCAATTGATTACAATTAACCTCAATTAGATAATCAAAATTAATATTTAATGTACATTCTTCCGAATTATTAACATCAAAAATACTACCCTCAGAACCATTTGTGTTTAAATACAATTTTGAGTTTAAATCAGAACAATCATCAACCCAAAAACACTTATTTAAATTTGGATTAAATCTAAACCCTAAATTGGAACAGCAAACACTACTCAAAGAAATATTAGTTGATCCATTATAAATAACACCATCATCTTTAAATACATAACTATCCATTAAATCACCATTCGTATCATTACAGACTGGTAAATCATTAACTGAAAAATCAAAAATAAAAGAATAAATACCAGTATCATTTAATATTAATTGTATAGACAATTCTTTACTATTAATCAAAGTATATTGGTGATTATTTAAATTTAAAATGTCAAAATTACTTTCGAAGATTAATTCATTACCCAATAATTTAAAACCAAAATCATATATTTTAGCATTATTCGTAAAATCCCAGGCATTGAACCAAGACCCATTTATTAATTTATATAAATTAGTGTTTGAATCGAAAATAATATGTGAAGAAAAATTCATAAGTTTTAATATTTACATAAATAATTACCATTAGCTTGTAATTCAGGAGTTGTACCAACTGGACAACACTCTTGGAATGGTATTTCTTTGGTGAATTCACCATTTGTATTAATAAAGATTTGATATCCATTAGAAGATATTTCATGTAATAAGAAATCTTTACACAAATCTGAATTATTAACTTTCCACCTACAAACTGATGCACCATTAGTATCTAATTCACTAGTATAACCCAAAGCAATACAACAATCACTATTAAAATTGTAGGTTGTTGATTCATCATTTAAAGTAAATAAAACTAAACCACTATCCATCAATTCAATTGATTTATAATTACAAGTTAAATTAATTGGTTTTGGTGAAAAATTTATTTTTAAAACCCCCTTACAACTTTCAATAATGCAACCACACTCATCATATAATGGTGTTTTATCGTACTCTACAATACTACTACTTACAATTGGGCAATTGTTAGTGGTTAAAATAGTTTGTTGCACTATAGGTGAATTATCATTCAAATCACAAAAAGTACCTAATTGATTATTTAAGAATAAATTAGTTTTCTTAAATAAAATATCTTCATTTATTAGGGTAGTTGCTGAAAAAGATGGTATTAAACAATTAAATTGATTAATATATTCATTACCATAATCATATGGCCCTAAATGAGGGTTATTACCAGTTAATATATCTAATTTTGAGTTGACCCCACCAGTTTCTCTAATCCACAACCCACCTTTCTGAAAATAAAGATCTGGATTGTTAGGGTTTATTCTTGGGAAACCATCGTCATCGACATTTATAGACTCATCTAAAACTAAATTTAAGTTTTCCAACAACCTATTAAATAAATTAATATCTAATTTATTTTTAGCGACATATATAAATTCATTAAACTCAACTAAACCATTAGGAAAACCAAATAATTTTAAGATAAATTCAATTGATTTTCTATTACCTTTAGATTTCCAAATCCAAGGTGTATTAATTATTAATTTTTTATAAAATTCTATATTATTTTCACTATTATCAATAAATGGTAAATTATTCCAACCTAATAAATGGGCTAAACTTTTTAATTCTCTATCAACAACATTATCATTACCATCATAAGTAACAGTATAAACATTTGAAATACCATCAATAAAACTTTTGATTGAATCTAATTGCCTACCGTAAATATTTAATACTTTATTTATTTTTAAATCTAGCGTATCAAATTCTAAAATTGAATTTGATACTAACAATCTACTTATAATATTAGATTTAGTATCATCAGAATTTTCAGAAATTGTAATTAATTTATTTACAAAATCAATATAATAATCTGAATTAAAATCAATATTGTACCCGTCACTTATAGGCCAAATTATTTCAATTGTAGATTTGATAAGATTCCCCTCTTCAGTTTCAACGAAATAGTCAAATTCAGATTTAAATTTAGGTGTTGTTTTATTGTTTAATAAATAGCTTTCAAAAACACTTAATTTTTTAAAAAAATTATCAACATTTACACTATTTGGTTTAATATGATAAACGGTTGTATTAGTTAAACCAGAAAAAGGTTGACCACTTACTTTAAGATTAACATACCCATTAACTTCACCTATAAAATCTATTATCTGATATTCAATACCATCAACTGATAAAACATAATTAGAAAAGTTTTTATTTAAATTTCTAAGATCATTTAAAGGGTTTTTATTATTTAATGAACTCCCATTTAAATAACTAATATCTAAGTTAAAATTATTATTAATAACGTTAACATTTATCGAGAATGTTGATTCACCTTTCAATTCATTAACCACATAATTATGAAAAGTAATACCATTAAAACGTGGATTGTTTGGGTCTATCGGACTAATGAATAGTGATGCTGGCCAATTAATAATTATGTTTTCCAAACTAACCCTAACAAACTCTTTTAAAGAACCAAAATAAGCGTAATTTTTTAACTCTTTCTTATTAAAATTAATTTTTACTTCTTCTAATTCTTTTAAAATATTAGAAGCAATTGTTTTAGTTAGTTTTAAATCATCTAAAGAAGTTAAATTACCAAAAGAATTAGTTGAAAAAAATTTATCTTCTTTAGGTTCTAAATTCGTTGTAATATTAAAGTTACCAGAAGTAAATAATGGGGAATCATTATTATTTTGAAATTGATTCCCCACCAAACCACTCGAAAAAGGTCTATATTCAATACCATCAACGTATTGAATTTTCTTAGAATAACCAGCAACTTTAATTTTATTCATTATATATTAACTACCTCATTTAAATTTTTTGTAAAATCAATCGTATCTCTCTCTTGTTTAACCTCAAATAATGGTTTACCAGTAAATTCATCCATAATTTCAAATAAATTATATTGTTTGTAAATTTCACCATTTTTATTATATTGTGTATAAATACCATCTTCTAAAGATTTAGTTTGATTACCAAATAAACCAATTGCTAAAGTATCTATATCATGCTCAACCATCTCTATTTCTAACATTATAGGATTGAAAAAAGTGTTAGTAATAATTACATTTTGATCAGCCTCCCCAATATAAGGTAATACATTTGGTTTTACACTTGAACTAGAACTCGGAGTAACTGTAACAAAAACTAACGTTGAATTATCATTGAACCTATATCTAATAGCTTTTTGACTAGTATTTGTTAAATTTTGATTTAGTGGCTCAGCTTTATTATTTGAAGTAATAATTCTAAAAAAATTATTTATTTTAACATCACCCACATTTGTTTTATTAAGATATTCAATTCTATAACCAATTAACCCATTGTTTTGAAATTTAGATAAAAACTTAGGATCAATTGTAGATGAATCAAAAACCAAACCCTTAATATTAGTTAAAGACGATAAAACACCAGTATCAACTATCTTAGTTCTTATTTCAATCGGTTTAATCATAATAGAATAAAACCCCTTAACACCAAATAAATTAGTTGGAAGTTTTAATGTATACATACCACCAAAAATCTCAATATTATTTGGATTATTGGGATTGTTCATTTTAATTAATACCTCATTAGTATTTAACTTAGTTAAAGTTGTATCACCTATCTCATTCCTAGATGGTGTGAAATGTAAAAAGACTTCAATATCATCTAATGAAACATCCGCAGGTCTAATTATTCCGTAATTCCCCATTATATTATTTTATTTTTAAGCATTATTCATTATATTATAAAATCCATTCCCATATCTAACCAAATGATCTAAACTTTCTATTTCAGATAATTTAAAATGATTCTCAAAGACACTAATATTACCTCTATCTATAAATATAGAATTATCTATTTCTGGTGGACTTATTATACCCATTAAATAATCTTCTTTTATTATAGCAGATAAACTGGTATTAGTATCATTCCAACCCTCAGAATTAAATTTTAATTTAGTACTACCATCTATTAAATTAGTTAAACTTTCTTGATACAATAACCCACTATTTTGATTATTAGTACCTATAAGTGAATCATTATTGGTATCATAAACATATGTTATCGAATCACCAGATATATTTGTTACCCTGGAAACACCATTAATAGTCGTACCACTAAAATTAGTATAAGTGTTTGTTTCAACATCAAAATTAACAATATAAGGATTAATTGGGGAGTATGTTCTTAAATATTCTAATTTACTATCCGTAAAACCACTCAATTTACCTGAATTATAAAACCAATTATCATTAACCGTACCAGATAACCTTAGTTGTTTTTCCTCTTGACTTAAATTTTGTGTTATTAAATTAGTTGGTGTGAATGAATAGTCAGTGAAAACACCCATATCATCTATATTCTGTTTCAATGGTACTTTAAAATAAAAATAAGGTACTTTTAAAGTACCAAAATTAATTTCATTTTCTCTAGAAGTAGCTTCCTCTAAAGAAACTTTTCTTTTAATAATTTCCATAGTTAGATAACATTTAATTCAAATAATTTAATTTTAACACCACCATCTATGGTCCCACCAATACCATTACCATCTTCATCAACATCCGAAGTGTATAAAACATTGGTAGAATAATTATTATCTACCTCATAGAAAAACCCCGTTTGATTTCTAATTAGTTTATATTTGGTATACAAAAAATTTTTTAAATTATCTATAGTTTGAGGTTGATTAGTAGTAACGAAATTAGTTATTTTCCCAGTTTTAGCATTATTAAATTGTGCTTGCATAAAAATATCGTTTACATTATCTTTAAAATGATATAAGTAAAAACCCTCAGCAAAACCTTCTGGGTTAGTCTCTGGATTATTTAAAATAAATTTTAATGGAAATATAGAAACATCTAATGGTAAACCATAATTTATATTACCAAATTGGTATATGTTATTTTTGTTTAATTTACAAAATATAGTTATAAAAAACAACAATTTTTGATTTGTTGGGGAATCACTATCAAAAAAATTTAACCTCAAAAAAGATTCTTTAAAATTACTCTTTCTAAACTTAACATCATCATTTACAAACCCAATGTCAGATAAAAAGGTATTATTAAGCATGTTACCATTACTATTTAAAAAATTTAAATCATATACAATATTATTTAAATTTATACCAAGATTATTTATCAATGAATATCTAACTTTTTCATAATCAATAATCGGATTAATTGCTTTTTCCATTTCTTTAGAAACGAAATTATTGTTAATAATTTCTTCTTTATCAACATAATCGAAAGTCATATTTAACGGAATATAAAGTGTTGCACCACTAATGGCAGCATCATTTAAATTTATTTTATAGTTATTAACAAGCATCGTTTACCGTTTTAGTTACTAAATTATCTTCTAATGTGTCAGCTATTTTATCACTTGGAAAATCACCATAGAATAATCCATTAATACCCCTAGGATCTTGTCTTCTTAAATTCAATATTATATTCTCGTGAACATAATGACAACCATTTAAAAAGGGTAAGTTTATTGTTGATTGGTTGATATCTATAATATCACGCCATAATAACCTACCATCTAACAAATCCACAGCATAATCAGGAACATTTAAAACACTTAAATCCCCTTGCTCTATATAATTAGAGAATTCTCTAATTTTAACTCTAAAATTTGGTTTGTAAGTATAACCTTCATGTCTAACACCCATATTGATAACTGAATTATTAATAGGATCAACTAAAACACCACCAGTTTCTCTATTTATCGTATTAAACCTATGATATGATTCCGATAAAACAAATTCAACCAATTCATAATCATTATATTCTATTATATCACCAAAAAAATCATTATTTGTTATTAAAACATTACTCTCAATTTCATTATTACTACTAATAGAGTTATTAGTAACTAAATCAATATCAGGTATATTAGAATTAATTATATTACTATAAAAAGGTATATAAATACCACTTTTAATATTGGAAAAACCATTATTGGGTTTTTTCATGAAAGTAATAAAGAATTCACTAATAGGTCTATTAAAATTATCAACTAAATTACTAACATCAATATCTTCGTTGACTATTAATTGTGAAATTTTATCATTATATATATTTTGTGAAAAAGCTAAATTGTAAATTAGATAATCATCATTTTCTATTTCAGAATTTAAAGTTGTTTTTATTTTTTTAAACCATCGATAATAATAATTAGATTCCTTACCGTTAATAATTTTTTTAACCCTACAATTGTTTATATTAAACAATGTTGAATCCAAATCAATTGAAAAATAATAATCTTTATAATCACCATTATCTAAACCAAGATTTATTACATCATATTCACCATTATAAATGTTTGGTGATAGGCCAGATAACACTACTTTATCACCTTGGTTTAAATTATGTTTTATTGGTAAACCTAGGCAACTCATGTTTCTACCACTTATAGAAATATCTTTTTTATCAAAAACAAATAGACCATTATCAACTAAGAAACCATTTCTATTTTCATAGGGATAAGTTATTGTAAAATCCCAATTTTTTATATTATTTTTAGGTGTTAGTGAAAATAATTCCCTATTAGGTTCCATATCGGTAAATACACACATATTAGGTGAAAATAACTCTGGATTTGTAAAACCATACCAACCATCGACACATTTTAAATTATTTCTAATTGAATTACTATAACTTAAATCACCATTATTTAAATCAACACCATTTTTAGGGTAAGATTTATCTCTAAAATTATTATCCATAAAACTAGACAAACTATTTGGACCAGTTGTATTAAATAATACATTAGTGAACAGAGAATTAATAGTAAGACCTATTCTATATTTAGTTGAAGAATTTTGTTCTAAATTAAATTGATCACCCACATTTAAAACTTTATTCAAATCATTGTTTGGTAAAATTCTATTGATATTATTCAAATTGATTTTAAAACTAGAGTCTTTTAAAACGTCATTTTTTGATTTATTATTTAATAAAATTTTATTCATTATAAATCATTTTGAGTTATTGTTATTATATTAGACGTACAAACATTATCACGCTCAATAACAAATAATTTATCATCTAAAACAAAATTAGGATAATCAAATAATAAGAAACCGCTATTAGGTGCAACTACAGTACCTATAATTGTAGTATCAACATTTTTAAAGAAATCATAAGTTAAACCTGGTACATAATTGGTGATTCGAACTCTAAATGGGAAACCACTAATATTAGTTGGATCTGGAAACACTCTACTTAATATCAAATTAATTTGTTCTGGGATAACTATAGTACCGTTTATTAAAACGTTTTGACCTACGGAATCAGTAACACTAACAGAATAATTACCATTGGGAACTGCAAATTGATTTAAATTTGTTGAACTATAATTTATTGTTTGACCAGAACTATTCACCAAATTAATTCCATTGGTAATTACGGAATAAGGTACGATACCACCACTAACGGTAGTCTTTATTGAACTAGAATTAGGATCATCACAATCAGAGTTAGTGAATGTTGTAGTTACTGATAAAGGGGTGGGGTCCAATATATCAATAGTGTATGTGGTACTCAATTGTGGAGTACTAGTATCAGTTATAGTTAAAACATAAGAACCAGAAATTAAATTATTAAATTGATAAATTAAAGTTGGGTTTACAATATTGAAAATACCACTAGGACCACTCAAAATCATAGTATAATCATTATTACCACCGAATATACTATTAATAAACAATTTACCATCATTATTTCCAACTCCAGAAGTAGTTCTTATAGTAAATTCACAATTTATTGGTTGTGGTTGATTTACCCTAAATGTTCTTTTATTTATAGATCCGTTGAAATCCGTGACTATTACCGTGTATTCCCCAAATGTTAAATTGTTTATATCTTCTGTGATTTGGTTATTACTCCAGAGATAGGTGTAAGGTCCAACACCACCCACAATAGAAATATTAATAGAACCATTATTACCTCCAATACTTGTTACATTAGAAACTACACCATTAATAATAAAATCTGGTTTTTCCACTCTATCACAAGTTGTGAAATATTTTCTATTCATTTTATCAATAGCTGAATTATTAGGCGATGTTCCAAAATAAAAATAAAATGAATTACCTTTAAATTGGTCAACATTTCTATTTAATGAATTTCTATAATTATTATAATGTAAACCATTAAAACCACTATTTAAAGGAAATGCAGATGGTAAAATAGAATTTGAATTTAAATAAATTAAAGCATCTCTAATAAATTGATTCTCAATGTCTTCATTAGAAATTACACCATCATTAACGGTCCCATTTAAAAAGACACTCCTATCTTCGTCCAAACCAACACCTATTTCACATAATCTTTTTATATTTTCAATTTGGGTTGAGTTAGATGTTAAATCAACACAAGTTAAATTGAACAATAAACCATTATTTGGTTTACCATCATTTGCCATTTCAGTCACACCATTTTCCTCACCCTCGAATTTTGGTGGTAATTGATAAGTAGTAGGGATTAAAAATTTATGTATTGATGGTTTAGATTGCCAATCACAATCAAAAACACTACCTAAATTTAAAATATCCGTTGCAAATAATAAATACTCTTGGTCTTTATCAAATGGGCTATAGAATAACTCACCATTATACTTTTTTACTAAACCATGAGATATTTTAGCACTTGTATTTGATTTTAAACTACCACTAGTTAAAGTATCAACAATAAAAATATCTTCATTATTATCCACATCACAAAATTTCTCAACATTTTCCTTTTTTTTATATTTTAATAAGAAAGAAAATAAAGTACCATTAATCCAATCATTATAAAAATCAAATTCATAGATATTTAAAGATTCTGCTAAACTTAATTTATAACACTCATGCAAATCTTCTGATGAAGTATTCACACCGTTGTTAGCAGCATTCCCATAACAACCTGGAGCAAAAGAATAACCATCGCAAGACAAAGTAATACATCTTAATGATTTAAACGGTCTAATACCTAAAAATTTTATATTATGTAAGAAACTTAAAATCCCATTTAAAACAGATAAGATAAAAATTATAATACCAATTATAATACAAATAATTAAAAAAATAGGATTGAAATCACCATCTAACCTATTAAATGGAAATGGATTTTTAAGACCAACACAATTATCAACATCTTTAATACCAATCATTCTTCTATTATCAGAACAATTAGAATTACAAGAATTTTGTATTCTAGTGATATGGTTTCTAACAGTATAAATTTTATTCCAATAAAAATCTCTAAAATGATTATCACTAGTTTCCTCACCAAAAGAAAAATCTTGATCTAACGAATTAATTGGGTTATGAGGAACTAAATATTTAGCATGAGTTCTTAATCTACCCTCACCACCAGAATCATCAACACTAATTTTAAATCTACTTCTACATCTAGTTGGAATACCTTTACTAGGATCATCAGATGGTACTAAATTACCCAACTCATCTGTAACCAAATAATCTAAATTCATAGGTAAAGAATATGCCCAAGTACCATCCTCATCTATTAACCTACCACCATCTATATCAAAATTTTCGGTTTGTCCATCTAAAGTTTTTCTAATCATGTTAATGGTACCTTCATTGGAAATGGTCTCACAAATTCTCCCTAAATCCTTTCTAGGGATACAATTCTTATTAACGCTATTTTTATCGTTGTCTCCAAATATACTACCAATAAAAATAGCAGTTGGTTCTATGTTGAAATTTAAATCAACATCGACCCTTGAGATACCGATTTCATTGTTTAAATTCTCACCCCAAAAAGGTATTACATTAACGCCTATTTCTTGATGTTTTATTTGAGTTAAGTAATTAAGATTTTTATCTACTTTAAATTTAGTTGAAGAGGCAAATTGTTTAGCTGAAGAACCCTGGTCGATAAAATTATAAGGTCTTTGAGAAAATATACCCACATCAGATAAATCAACATCTACATTTAACAAATGATTACCAACGGGCACACCAAATAACATAAAATCACCAGATTTATTTGTTGTGGTGGTGAATTTATAATAATTTTTAAATACTTCCAATAAATTATTATTATCTAATAATTTATTTTTATTAGGGAATGTACCAACAGGTGAATGACAATCATTTTGGTAATCTTCTGTTAATAAATTATACCTAATACCAGTCTCTGGAATATCTTTTATATTGGAGAAAGGATATAATTTTTTGTCTATATTTAAATTAGAATCATATGGAATAAAAACAGAAACCTTACAATTTGGTAACCCTAAACCAGAATTACAATAAACTCTACCCACAATCACACCGTAATCAGAATTATATTGTTTATAAACTTCTTCTTGAGTTAATTTCATAGATAATACTTCCAAAAAATCAAAATCTTGTTCTAAATTTAATTTTAGGAATTTATCTTTACCAATTTCCGTTTTTAACCTTATTGTTTTATCCATTTTTACCAACTTCTTCAACATCCATTAATTCAAACTCACTATCACTTAGTTCAAATTCAGTCTCCTCTTCTTTCTTATCTTTATTATAAATCAAATCACTAATAAATGTTAATGAAGGTATTAAATTAGTATCTTTGTTCAACACTATTGTATTAAACAATAAATAGATACCACCCAGAAAGATAATTGGTATTATTAGTGATAATAAACCGATAGAAAAAATAAAAAATATTAAATTAACAATAATACTTCTATTTATTTTAACACCACTATAATCAACATTATTTTTATTTTTACAAGAATTACAACCCATATTATTTAACCCTAACTTTTATATCTTTATTAACATTTAAAATTTCAAACATTGAATTTGAAACTCCGAATAATGTATACTCACCCAACAAATCAATTTGTTTAGTATTAACATCCAAATAAGGTTGGGAGATTTCATTCATCGAATAAATACCGCCACCAACTTTATTAAAAACTCTAAGATCAATAACATTTAAAACACCAGGCACATTATTAATTATTTCTAACAATTGACTAAGATAAATATTAACACCCATTTCTTGATTATTAATATCAAAATAGTCACCAACTTTACTAATTATAGAACCTATAACATCGTTACTGGAGAACTCTTTATCTATAAAAACATCAATCTCTAAACCAATGTTAATTATTCTACCATTAATAACTTCAACATAATCATTTAACATTCTATAATCAGAAAGATATGTGGCAATATTTTCTTTCAATGTATTTGTTGAATAATTAGTTAATTTAGATTCATTATTAAGACCCAATATAGAAACAATTATTTTATTTTGCTGCTCATGAACTTTACATCTAAATGGAACACCAAATTGTCCAGGCATTTTAGTTATTATTGCCTCATAATCTTTTATAGTAACAGCCCTATTTTGACTAGAAAAATTATACTTTATTAAATTTTTTATCTCATTAACACTAAGAGAATCTTTACCACCAATAGCTGGTATTGGATTATTAATTTTCAAAGAGTTCCTAACTGCTAAATTTATAGTTTGATTAGAACCATTTATTAACATATCCATAACGTTTATCGTTGAAATAACATTAGACCCTAAATTACTTGAAACGCCACCACCAACTCTATATTTAATAAAAATAGTTTCATTTATTTTTGGTGATTCACCTAAAGAATAATTATTAACAAAATTACCAATTGAATTGATAAGTTGAGAAGAATTAAAATCATTTAAATAAGAAGTATCTTGGAAGCCACCACCGAATATTATTTTTTTAAAACCATTGTTGGTGAATTCGCTGATAAATTTTTTATTAACTCTAACCCATTTACCACCCTTAACACCAGAATTATCAGAAATGGAATTACTATCTTCAATGAAAATTTTATCCTCAGCTAATGAATCCATTTCAAACCACCTATTATCAAAATTATTGAATACATCACTTGTTGGGTTAGAATTAAAGTCAGTACCTTCTAATGAAATAATATTTGAAATTGATAATACATCACTATCTGGTAAAATTACCTCTAAAAATGGTAATTTATCATTATTGGTCACTATTTTTTTAAATATTTTAGTAACACCATTGATAACAAACTCTCTTTTAGTAATAGTATAATTTATTAAATTATTATTAGAATCTAAATTAGGTATTATTAATCTATTAGGTAAACCACCAGTTGTAAATGGGGATGAAAAATCAATATCATCAACACTTTCAAAAACTTTACCACCGCCACTAACTTGAACACCGCTTTTTATTATTGGACAATAACTGATATCGAAAGAATCCCCTAATACTGGTACAATAACAGAGAAATCTACTATCGTTATTGAAGGTCTTTTATTTGGTAATTTTAAACCAAAGGTTCTAGCAATATTTAAAACAGAATTTCTTTCTTGTGCAAAATCTATTTGAGTTTCTTGATAAGCTCTATCAGTATTAAACGATAATACATCGGTAATACCAGCATTTAAGTCAATAAGCATACTGGCTATACTTGCATCATTAAAATCATTTAATAATGTTGGGTAATATTGGCGAACAAAATTTATTAAATCAGTTCTAGTTTCTAAAAAACCTTTGTTAGAATATTTTAATTTTTTTATCATTATATTTTAATAATTAAACTATCTTTATTTTCAAAAATATCATCAGTAATAACATACTCTAATTTAACAATTGCAGTATAATCTTCCTCTTCGGAAGCTTCAACCAATATATTATTTACCTTTAAATTAGGAATGAATTTAGTAAGTGATGTGACAACTTCATTTCTAATTTCTTCATAAGAAATTGAATCACTTTGTTCAAAAATATAATTTCTTAAATTAGTCCCAAAATCTGGTAAATAATAACGTTCACCCTTATTTGTTAAAATAATATGCATTATATCAGCTTTAATAGCCTCAGCACTTGTTTTATTCAAATTTAAAAAATCACCAGTTGGACTATTTTTAAATGGGAAATCAATATTGATATTTTTAAGCATTATTCTTTTAATTATAAATAGAATATAACTATTTTTTTATAATTTTAAATGCTTATAAAAATAAAAAAGAGAGGTGTTTACCTCTCTTTTTGTTAAGTTGAACAACCGAAACAATCAAATTGACTGTCTTTAGGTTTTTCAATTGTTTTATTATCTAACACACCTAGTTTATTATTAGATTCTAATTTTGATTTAGTTCTAGTATAATAAACACCCGTTTTTAAACCACCTTTCCAAGCATACATTAAAGCACTTGATATCTTAATATATTTTGCATCGGAATGATACATATTTAAAGATTGAGATTGATCTATAAATTTATTTCTAATTATGGCTAATTCTAATAAAGTTTTTTGAGATATTTCCCAAACATCTTTATATCTAAATCTAATATCTTCAGGAATTTCTAAAATATTTTGAACACTACCCTTATTTTTTAAGAATTTATCTTTAATATCTTGATTCCATAAACCTAAATCAATAAGTTCTTTAACTAAATATTTATTTATCACTAAAAATTCACCTTGACCAACTCTTCTGGTAAACATATTTGAAGTTGGTGGTTCAAAAGATTCGAAAACACCTAACAAAATAGCGCTTGAAGCTGTTGGCATATTACCGAGGAATAAACTATTAACGAGTCTTATAGGTAAACCATCTTTAATTGGTGACCATCCATTTATATAGGTTTCACCTCTTTCATATTTACTACCACCCCAGGCTGGATATACTTTATTAAATTTCTCAGCTAATCTATTAGATTCTGAAACAGCTGCTTTATACATAATTTCAGAAATCTGACTATTCCATTGTTTTGCTTCATCAGATTCAAAAGATATTTTTTTCTTAGCAAAAAAATCGGCCATACCAGCTACGCCAATGGCTATAGCCCTTTGATCTTCACCAGCATTTTTACTCCATTCATCACTCCATTTATTTTTATCAATAACTTTATTTAAAGCTTTAGTTAATATTCTAGTACTATTTTCAATACTATCTAATGTGGAATGGTTTGCTAAATTTATTGAACCTAAACAACATTGTGGTGTGTATCGAGGCTTTGAAGCTTGCATAATTTCACAATTATGAACTAAAACATTATTAGCATAAAAGTTATTAGTATTAGCTACTTGGATGTCATATACATCCATTTTTTTATTTATTTTATTAATTTTAATCATATTTATTTTTAATAGTTAACATATTCAAATTTAAATCCTTTGTAGGTTTTATTTCTTCCTTTACATACAGCTAACACAGATGTTATTTTACCATCTATATATTCAGCAGCTAATTTTAATGAATCAAATACAAGTTCATTATCATCTTTATCAATTCTTTTGACTTTTCTTTGGTTATTACCAATTTTAATATCAAATGTGTAATCTTTATCTTCCCATCTAAAAATTTTGGTCTTCTGATTATTGTTTTTACATTTTCGCCTAATAACTGTTGAATTAAATCCAGTGGCTTCACTGGCATCAAAAACATTATTAAAAAAAAATTCATTTTCACTACTAATACATTCCTTATAGTAAACACCTTTAGTTATTCTAACAAGACCATTTTCATTTTTTTTAAAACCTTTAGGTGAATCATTTACTGGTTTAACATAATCAGGTCTTTTAGTTTTAACTAACACTAATTCAGTATTAAGATATTTAAAAAAATAACCATTATAACTACCACCATATAAAATACATCTATACACAAGGCTTTTAGTTTTAATATTGTATTTTTTAATTAAATCAATTATATTTAAAATATCAATTTCTTCTAAAGTTTTAGCATCAATAACAACTATTTTATTCATTGGTCTAATTTTAGCGTTTTCTTTCATTTTATTTATAGTTTCTTTACTAGCTTTTCTACCTTTATTCCAATGAACCCCATTTAATTTAGATAAATAAGATGGGTTATTTATTAACGGTCTACCATACATTGGGTTATTTACCCCAATAGTATTAAATTTATGTTTTTCTCTAATTTCTTCTTTTCTAGGATTATTACTGAATGTGTCACCTCCAGAACCACCTATAACTATATTAGTTAATATACCAGAATCAGAATATCTACCATAGTAATTAATTAATTCTTTTTCAACTCTAAAAGCATTTTCTTCATTATCAGTTTCAAATACAATACTAAAATTTGGTTTAAAACCTAATATTATTAATTTTTTAATAATATTAGTTTTATGTGGATTACTTTTAGATCTTTTATTATTTAAAATTGTATCTGAATAATGAGTTAAATGTCTCTGATTTTTATTTTTAGCTTCATAATCACCCTTACCAACATAAAAAGGTTTATAACTTATTTTAGAATAATTATTACTATAATTACCTTCTACTCTATCATCTAATAAAATGTATACATAATATCTCATATTAATAAATATGCAGTACATAGTATAAAATACACAACACACTGCATATTTATTTTTTTAATTAAAATTTACATCTAATTCATCATCCTCAAGTAACTCACAAGCCATGACATAACCTCTATTTTTAGTAAATATTCTATGGTCAGGTGTACAAATTAATTTAATACCTTTTTTATCATCAATTATTTCAAGTACTTCAGCGTTTTCTTTTGTTTTAATAGCAGCTAATATTGGTTGAAACGTATTATTTTGACTCAAAACTTGTAAATTATTATCTTTAAACCTACCAACAATATTTTCCATACTTACTTTTTCAATACCACCATTTTCATTCATTATCGTTATATTAGTTTCACCACCTAAACAACAAAGATTTGATTGTGATATTGTCCCAATATTATCTTGCATATTAATTCTATTAGCGTTATCTTTAAACATAACGTAAGGTTTACCACTTTCAACTTGTGATTTTATAATAGCATCTAAAATATCTTTTGGGTTAACTTTTTTACCTAAACCTAAATCCACTGCTTTTTGATATTCAACTTCAAACTCATCACCCCATATAGTATGGAATGGTTTTAACCCATTTTTAATAATATCATTAGGACAAAACAAATACCAATCCTTACCTTGCTCAAGATTTTTCATGAATAAATCATTAACAATGGCAGCTGTAAATAAATCTCTAGTCCTCATTTGTTCATCACCAACAGGTAAAGTTAATTCTAAGAAATCAAATATATCTCTATGCCAAACACTTAAATATAATGCACAACTACCAGATCTATCACCTTGCTTATAAAATCTCATTTTAGATTGTACCATATCAGCTAATCTAACAATACCACCAGCATTATTGTTAAAAGATGAAACCATACTTTCTTTACTTCTAAGAGGATCAATAAGTAAACCAATACCAGAACCTTCTTTAGAACCAAAAGCTATTTTTGTTAGTGTATTTTCTATCTCATCTATACTATCACCTTCTAACATCGTTAGATTACAACTAATCATACCATTTCTACTATCTATACCAGCGTTAGTATACGTAGGAGTTGCAAAATTAATTTTTTTACTTTCTAACTCATTTAATAATTCATTTTTATCTTCATAATTATCCTCATATAAAAAAGAAGAAACTCTATTATACATGCATGAAGGTAATTCTATAGGTGTTTTTTTATTTTCTTTTTTAGAATACTTACTTAAAAAAGTAGTTGCAGCAAAAAAATCATAAGTTAAATCAACATCTTTTAATGGTTTATTAATCAATTTTGATTGTCTACTTAAAAGTATTCTACCACCTAATAAAGAATAATCTGGATGGTCTAATATTTTATCAGCAGATTTAAAAGCAATTATTTCATCAATTTCAGTTGTTGAAATCTCATCCGAAATTAAAGGAATTACTTCCTGAAATAATAAATCAGAATCTATTTGTAAACCTTTAGCTTGATCTTTAATTCTAGTTAAAAGTTTGTTTGGCATAAATGGTTGTAAAACACCACTTCTTTTTTTTATTTTCATATATTAAAAATCTGAATCATATAAACCTTCGTTAGTTGTTGGTATTTCCAACCTTGTGTATTCACCATCCCTTTTCTCAAAGAAATTATTTTTAGCTGATAAGCCAATCCTACTCATATAATCTAATGAGTTATTTACATTAAATGATTTATCACAACCAAAATCACTTAACACAATATCAGTAACATATTGAACATATTGAACCATCATATTTTTTGTTAAACCTTGTAAACCATCTGGTAAACTTTCTTCAATGAAAATCTTTTCAGTTTCATAACATTCCATGATAATATTTGAAATCTCACTCTTACTTATTTTATATTCGTCTTTAACATAATTCTTATATAAATTCAAAGCAAATTCATAATGAGCTGTTTCATCTTTTAAAATTAATTCATTCATACCACCTAAACCAGGCATTTTATTTCTACTTCTAAACCAAAAAACACCAGAAAAAACTGAACTGAAACTAATTCCCTCAACACAAGCAAAAGCAATCAATCTATGAGAAAAAGATGGGTGTTCTATCCACTTCTCAGCCCATGTAGCTTTCTTAAAAACAGCTGGGTTAGTTTCCATGGAATTGAATAATTGTTCCTTTTCAATGTTATTTTTGATGTAAGTATCAATTAATAATGAATATCCATTAGCATGAACTTGCTCAATAAATGTTTGGTGACCGTAGAAGTATTGAGCTTCTAATATGTCAACTTCATTTAGAAAATTGGTTGCTATATTATCAATAACTAAACCATCTGAAATAGCAAAAAAGGCTAAAATATTTTTTAAATATTCTTTTTCATTATCTTTTAAATCGTTGAATTGATCTTTACTAAGATCGATTTCTTCGGCCACCCACGTTTGGGATTCAGCTTTTTTATACATTTCCCACAAATCACCATGAGTAATTGGGAAAATAGAATATCTTTTTTTTACGTCTTTATTTTTTAAATACATTATTTAACTATTTAGTCTTTTTAAAGCTTGGGCTTTCTCCAATGCCATTTTAATTCTTTCTTGATTTTTAATTTCTTTTTCTTCTTTAGTCTGAAGAAAACTTTTACCACCATTTTGATCGGTAACCACTATATCCATTGTAGCATTATTAAATATACAATCTTCCAACACAATACCATCATCACCAAACCTAGATTTTAATATTGCTAATGTGGCCAATTTCAAAGCTTTTTGTTCAAATGATCTAGCAATAGACATTAAAAAATGCCCGATTTGACCTTTTTTAATAGACCCACCCATTTGATCAGAATCAACCACAACACTTTTTATACTTCCACGATTACCTTGAATTGCAGTCCAACCAGCTAAATCTAATTCATTTAACATAGTTTCAAATTGCCTCATTACATTACCCTCACCTACATTTACATCATCAACTTTTTTACTTGGTTCAACACAATCAATATAGTCTAATAAAATTAAATCTGGATTAAACCCACTAGAAATTAATTTTCTAACATAATTTCTAATTATTGGTATGGTTGTACCATCAGATGGAAATCTTTTTAAATGTAATTTACCTCCAGAGTTACTTTTTTCTTCAATTAAATTTACTAACTCTTCTTTATGATTAGATAAATCATTTAATTCTATTCCAGACCAACAAGAATAATGCTTTCTTTTAATAATGTCTACTTTATCCTCAAAAAATATTTGTATTACATTATAACCAAGATTTTTTGCCGAATTGGCTATTTTAGTAATAATAGTGGTTTTACCCACACCAAAAGGAGCTAAAATAATACCTAACTCCCCTTTTGACAAACCACCATTCATAATTTCATCTAAACCTATAATACCAGTAGGTATTGGTTTTCTAAAATCGTCAGCTAAAGCCTTCTCAACCCCGACACATACATCCTCACCATCATCTTTATTATTGCCAATGGATAAAGATTTCTGCAAAATTTCGTGACAATCATCATAAGCATTTAAATCACCCTTTTCAACTATATTTTGCATTAAAGCAAGACTTTTTTTCAATTCTTGTTGTTTGCAAAACTTCATTGCAGTTTCTTGAACCCAAATAGTGTCATTTAAATTAACATCTTTAATTAAGTTTAATTGTGTAATTAAAAATTCTTTAGTATACACATTATCACAACTAAGCATTAATCTAGCTTGTAAACTATCAATATCAGGTATGACTTGATGAACTTCAAAAGCATCTTTTATTTCCCTAACTATTAATCTCAATTTTTCATCAGAAAAATAATTAGGGTTAATAATATCCATTATATTGTTAGCAAACTTTCTATCAGTTAAAAATTGTGCTATAAGTCTTATTTCATAATCTAAACCTAAAAAACCAAGATTTTGTTTATCTATTTTAGACATTTATACCTCCTTTTATTAATTAAATTCATAAATAATAAAAATTTAATATTTTACATTCTCACCTAAAAAAATATTATGTCTTTTTAGTTTAACACTACCATAATTTTTAGTATAATTTTTCTTACTCAAATAATACCTAATTTCAGATAAAATTTCTGGAACCAATTCTAATATATTGATATCCCATCTAGCTGAAGGTGAAAAATTATTACCATCAAAATAAGAAGTGGCTAATGTTTCACCATCAACTCTAACTTCAAATTTAAACGAATTTTGTTTTTGGGTATTATTATATAAAACATCTTCTTGAGTTTGATTAATATATGGCCTATAGTTTAACCAAGAATCTTCTATTGAACGTTTTTTTAAAAATGTTGGAATTATACCCATTGTTCCAATGGAATTTAAATTCATACCAGCGATACTATCCATCATTGTTTTTATTTCTAAAGACTCTCTGGATTTATCATTATAATCCCTAACATCGAATGCTCTTTTACAAATAAGATGTTTTTCATTTATAAAAAATAAAAACTCAAATCTTTCTTCACCACTTTGATAACCCTTATAATTTTTATTCATTGTTTTTTTGTTCTAATTTATTAAATATTTTTTTTTCTCTTTCCATTAATTTTTTAAAAGGTAATAAATAATCTTCCGAATAATTAATAACCCTTACATCAATACCATCCCTCTTCATTAAAGAGTAAGCATTTTTCATACTTCTATTTTCTGGATTTATTGGTAAAGAAATTAATTCATTTATGGCTTCAATACCTGATTTTGTTATCAATGGATTTTTTAAATCTACAAGTTGTTTATTTATTTTATAAAAATCCTTACCTTGGATTCCTTCTGTGACACCATTTATTAAATTATTTAAAGCTAATAATGGTTTTTGTTTTTTTATACTTCTATCTTCTTGAATGAATTTAGCTTTATTAATTAACCTTTCTATAGAATATTCTTCATTTATTAATTCTGGAAATTGTTTCAATAAAGTTTCTTCACCAACCCCTTTAATTCCTTTAATATTATCAGAGGTGTCACCAGAAATTATTTTAATTAAAGCAGCGTTTTTTTGATGATGTTTAAAATGTTCCTTATAATTTTCTATGTTTACATACACTTTTTTATCTAAGAAATATATTTGAACCCTATCGGAAATCAATTGACACATATCCCTATCTCCAGTGCAAATAGTTATATTTTCATTTGAATCACTACTAAGACAATAATAAGCAATGAAATCATCACCCTCAACAATATCATCTTCCAATTGTCTAACAAATAATTCCTCTAAATATTCTTGAATAATTATCTTTTGGATTAATTTTTCTGGATCATCTGGAATAGTACCATTAATATAATCTTTGTTTCTATTTGCTTTGTAATCACTGTAAATTTCGTATCTTAATTTACCACTAAATTTACCATCCCAAAAAACAAAAACTCTATTATATAGATTTTCATTTATTAATTTTCTAAGTGTAGTTAAAAATTGAAACACACCACCTATCTTTTCACCCTTATAATTATACATATCTTTTGTGGGTGAATAACTATTCATAAATAAAGCATTTCCATCTACAAGTAAAGTAGATATTGGTTCTTTATAATTACCACCTTTTGGTGGGCTTCTATTAATCATTTTTTAATGATTTAAAAGGTTAATATTTATTTTTTTTAATTATGATTCAGAAGAATCAATTGAAGAATTCTGATCATCCTCAGTTGAATAAATTATAGTTTCATTAAAATCAACATTAAGAGCATTATGAATAAATTGTCTATGCTGTTTTTTATATTCATCTAATTCATCTGGATTCCAATATCCGTGTGGAGTTGATGCAATTTTACCATTTCTTTCAATTCCATTAACATGATTTTTTTCACATCTAATTTTAACTTCAGTTCCATATTGAAAATCTTGCCCCAAAGCAGTAGCTTTTAATTTTGTAGTTCCATGTGTTAATATACCACCTAAATGAACTATTAATCTAGAATTAAAAAACATCATTTCACCGCATTTATGTTTAATAACACTACCATTCATATTATCCAACCAAATTTTTTGAACACATACAAAAGTGTTAATATATGGACTATGTTCTCTTCTACTTGAAGGAATTCTACTAGTAGTTAATGGTTGAAAAACATTCATAGCACCTGCATTCCACTGATTATTAGTTGTTTTAGAAGTTGCTGATTGATAACCATTTAAAGTTCCAATAGAATCCCAAAAAAATGCAATGTTATATGGGAATTCACCTTCAGCTTGTAAATCTAACATTTGGACCATAAATCTATGAACATCCTCAATAACTGGTTCATATCTTTGTACCTTAGATGTATTGGTACTTGACTTATAATCATAAGTTTTAAACATATCATACAAATCTTCTGATTTTACAACTGTGAAATTACCATCATAATCAATAATTTCACCAGTTTCAGTATCAACTATTTCAGTATATTGCATACCAACATTTCTAGCATGTTCCCAATTAAAATTACCCTCAGTTTCAATTATAATAGGCCAATCACCTATTTTTTGTGCTCCAGCAATACCTTCATAAAATGCAGTTGATTTACCTGTATTTGAATAACCTCTAACCATACTTACATACCCTCTTGGGAAACCTGGAATTTTTAATGCATCATGAAATGCTTTAGATAAAGGAATCCATGTTAATTCTTTATCTTTAGCTGAATTAACTAAACCCAATTTTTCTTTAAATGATTTATTATCAAAAACTTTTTTCTCAATTGATGTTTTTTTTGGTGGTTTTGTAACTGTTTTTGCTGACATATTAATTTTTATAAATATATTTTGTTAAGAAAATTAAAGCTAAAACAATGTCTTAGCTTTAATTTTAAAATTATGTGATTTTTTATTTAAAATGGTAAATCTTCCTCTTCTTCATCTGAATTTTGGGAATCAGCATTACTATCATTTACCGTAGTATTATTAACTGGAGTTGTTAATGTATTTGCCCCACCACCGATAGTTAATGAATTATTATTATCGTTAGACATATCTTCACCAGCAACTACTGAATCCTTATCAACGTAACATTCTTTATCTTTATCCCATCTTGGAGTACCTCCCTCAATAATGATTTTTAAATAGTCATAAGGTTTTGCCCCAGCGTAAACATCTTCCCATTTTTCATCATTATCTAACCATTCTTTCATTTTATCTTTATCTAAAGATAATGGACTAGGTGGAAAATTAACCAAACTTTGAACAATTGGTTTATTTAACTGATCTCTACCAACTGTAATTTGTATATCACTACCAGTATTAGGGTCTGTAATATCACCAGATACCTTAAGTATACCTATAATCTTATCAAAGATACCATTATTAGCATAACTATGGTTAAATCTCCAAAATTTAATTTTATCCTCATGTTCCCTATCTATTAGTTTAACTACATAAACTAACCTAGCACCAAATTTATTTGCTAATTTTTTATCATCATCACTACCTTGAGCGTATAATTGTTGTCTAGTTTCACAGAAAGGACAATCTTCTTCATTAGCCCATTTAGGACAAACATATTTAGGGTATTCAGTTTTACCATCTACTTTAGTCTCAATTGAATGCATCATTAATTGTTCAATTGCAGAACCACCATCTTTAGATGGTAAAATTCTAACTCTCATTGTTTTAGAATTAACACCCTTTTCTAAATAAGTAGAAAAATACTTATCTTTATCATATTCTTTTCTTTCGCTTGTACTTGTTTTTTTTTGATTAGCCTCATATTGTGCTAACATTTCTTCAATTGCTTTACTCATTTTTTTTGTTTAATTAATTTTTTTTGTTTATTTGATAATTTATATTGCAAATATATGATGACTTTATATTTTTTGCAACGTTATTTTTTTTATTTTTTTTAAATATTTTTTAATGTATTCTTTTTCAATAATTTATATTTCTTCTTCATCAAAATCTTCAAACGAATCTCTAACCGCCAAATCGTTAAAATCCTTCTCTATATCATTTTGAGTTAAAACATATTCATTTTTTTCATTATTTTTATCCATAACATCATACTGATTTTCTTTATCTGACCAATAATCGGTTAACTTAACATTAAATGGGAATGAATCTAATGAACGCATTTCTAATTTTTCGACCTCAGTTGGATTTCTTTTTTCAATCTCGTGTTCAAGACTATCAATTTTTTTATTTATCAATTCTATTTTAGAAACAGTTGATACTAATTGATCAAATTTTTGGGAAAGTTGTTGTAATTGTTTATTAGCTAAATCAGAACTCATTTTAGCATCTTCAGTACCCTTAACTAATTCTGTTACATCTAATTCAACAGCATCATCAACAGGTGGTTCACTCATATTTTGTTGAGGTTCCATATTTGTTGAATCATCTCCAGAAAAATCTATAGGACCATCTGATTGTGGCTCTTCTGATTGTGGCTCTTCTGATTGTGGCTCTTCTGACTCAAAATCTTTAGTATCACCTATACCATCTTCCTCGTCCGCTGGCTCTTCTTCACCTAATAAATTATTTGAGGTTTCTTCATAAGATTCTGGTACATAAAAATCATATTCAGATAAAATTTTAAATTTTTTAAGTTCTTCACTTAATGTTTTTTTTTCTTTATTCATTTTTAATTAGGTTAATAACTGTCTACCATCTTCTGTAATTACTTTTTTATTTATTCTCTCCACAAGACTTTTATCTGTTTTAATTAAAGACTCCCCTTTATTTAAATCTTGTGTTTGTTTACCTAAAAAATCATCTAATGATTTAGTTAAATCTTTTTTTTCTTCAATCATAATATTATATTATAAATTTGTTATTTATTATAAATAGTTTATTTTTATAAAATAATTATTTATTAACCACCGAATAAATATAAGGAACAAATTTTAATTTATTGTCAAATCTTTCTAAATAGTCTTTATACTCCAATAATATTTCATTACCAAAAATAAAAATTAAACTATTTTTTTGAATTTTTTTTATAACCTTATCTTTACTATAATCAACCATATCCACTAAATTTAAATCAACCCCAAAAATAATATTATCAGAATATATGTATATCATATTATCTTTCATATAAGAAATTGGTTTATCTAATGAAATAATTTTTTTAATAATCTTTTTAATCGTTGGGAAATTCATTATTATTAAATCAAGATAAACATATTTAATGTTGGTTATTGAATTTTTAAATGAATATTGTATGAACTTTTCCAAATCATTAAAATAATTTTTTCTTAATTCTTTTTTTGTGAAAGTCCAAAAAATATTATCTTTAACATTACAACTATTAAAATCTAAATTAACACCAAATAAAGATTTACAGAATTCACAACCAACGATTAATGTTGGTAAGGATTTGTTACTTATTTCATCTAATGAACTATAAATTTTAAATTCATTACCAATATCAATTTTTCCTTGTGTTATTATATTTCCAACTTCCATAAATGTTATTTTTTGCAAATATACACTTATTTTAATATTTAGACAATGCTAAATTAAAAACTTGGTATAAATCTTTAAGTGATTTGGTTTTAAACCCAGCCCAAGTTGGTTTTAAAGATTCTACAACCAAATTAAATTTTTCTTCCACCACTATTTCATCTAAAGTTATATTTTTAACTTTTCTGGAATTAATTAATTTAATACATGCATAATCTTGGTTTGTTGAAGTCATTGGTTTGTTTATTTTATTATTTATTTCTAACCAAGTGTTTATAGTAAATTGATATCTACCAGAAGCAGTTGAATTTAATTTACTTGAATACCAATCTTTACCCCCATGTATTATATTAGTATTATCAGTCCAACCTACTATTACTCTGGGAATTTTACCATCTAAACTAATAACATTGTCATAACCATTATTAGAAACCCCTAATGAACCTTCCGCATAAGCAATAGTATCTAAAAAAGCTTTTTCAATTTTACTTAACATAATTATTTTGTTTTTATATTACCTAAATATTTTAATGGTGTTTTAGGTAGTAATTTAGCGTTGAAATTATCCAATTGACCAGTTTGTGTTGCATTAAATGTATTTAAATCATTTTCCGATATTTTTTTAACAACCTCTATTGGTGGGTAAAATGACATATGAATATGATTACTATGACCTTCTTCAAATTTAACTATACCATTAAAATAATTAATTAAATTATCATCATTTAAATAAATAGTTTTAATTATTTTATTGTCTTTCCACCCCTTATAATTTTTTTGAGTATCTAAGAATAATTGAATTAAATTTTTATTACCTTCGGATGAATAATTACCACTACCAACCTCAACTTTTATCTTACCATTAGTTTTAATATTACTAATTGGTCTAAAATCAATCGCTAAACCTGCTTTATGGTCAAAACCTTTATGTATTTTTCTACCAGTTTTAGCATCAATTATTTGACCACCATTTATTTGAGATGCACTTGAGAAATATAACACATCATCAAATGTTTGATTATAATCACCATTATTATTTTTCTTATTCCAAAGGTTTGCAACATATTCTATAAATTTAGCAACCTCTTTAATCATATAATCATGATTATTATTACTTTGTCTTTTTAAACCATAATTTTCTTGTATTTTATAAGTTACAAAACTAGAATATTCATTAACATCTATTGGTAAACTAACGCCCTCGGTTGAAACACCACTAAGATAATCAAATTGATTTAAAAATATTGTAGTATCATCAATCATTTTTGGTTTTTTAGCTCTAGTTCTAATACCAGTAAAATTAGTAATCATAGTATTAGGTGTAATAACATGGTTAACTTTTATTACCATATAAGCACCTCTAAACATTGGTATGTTATTTAATTGAAAGTACATCAATGGTTGAATCATAGCATTACCCAACATTTCAACTTTAGTTGTATAACTCCTGTTTATATAAACATCAAATAAATTTTGTCCAATAGAAGATTGGCTATTATTTATTAAATTATTTGTAATAGTTAATGATTCATCACTGGATGTGTATTCATTTTGCTCTAATTTTATATCCTTAAAAATAGATTGGTCTCCAGCACCATACTGGACTAAAAAAACGGGAATTGCGTTTTCATTACCAGAATTAAAATCAGCCAATAGTGGTGTTGTTGTACCATCAACATTAAAATCAAATGAATCATTTTTGAAATTTATTGAATCACTCAAAGAATTTGATTTTTCGCCAGAATACATACAAATAAATTGTGGTCCACTTGATGTTTCTAATGAATTATATGTATATACTTTAAAAACATCTTGAATATCTTTAACATTATTATAATTTATATAAGAAGGTAGTGGAAAAAAATCAAAATTATTATCTGATAAAACTCTAGATAAATAATTATAAAAACTTTGATTATAATTATCATTTAATTGGTTAATCATAGGTAATAAATTAACTTTGAACACTTTTTGTATGTCATTATATGAACGATCAATAAATTTAAAACTATCATATAGTTCATTATTACCTAATCCAACATATTTTTCTTCCTCACCACAAATCCACTTATCGTAAATAGATTTTATTTTGATGTATAAATTTAATTTTATATCATCATTATTTATGTTGGTGAAAAGTTTTTCTTTTAAATCTTTTTCTTGTTTTTCAATAAGAACCTTGTCATCTTTGTTTAATTTTAAAAATTCATTAAAAAAAGCAATTAAATAATTTTCAATATCAGTTTTAACTACTCTTATAGGTGTATTAGAATTTAAATAAGTAATTTCTTCATCCCAAATCCTCCAAGTTGAATTGACTATAACCCTACTCTCATTTAAAAAATTAAACATAGTCTCCACAGCAAAACTATTGTCTTTTAATTCTAAAAAGAAATTAAAAGGTGAACCTTTATCAGCATTCGCCAATCTAGACTTCAAATCGTTTAGTTGTAACTCTTCTGAAAACCCCTCACTTATTTTCAATAAAACATCATAATTACTTTTTATATTTGGGTTTAATATTGAATTATTAAAAACAGCACTATTAAATAATTTTAAATCAGTATTAAAAGAATTCCAAAAAACATGTCTTTGATTTGATGTTGTGCTTGGTTTAAATATTTCAAACTGTTCTTTAATTAAACCAAAACCATTTGAAACCCAATCATTAAATAATTCAATGAATTCATCTTTAACCGATTTTGGTAATTTTAAAATTATTTCATCAATATTATTATAACTTCTATTATTAAAACTAAAATTACCATGAGGACCAGCAGTAATAGTGTTTGAAATTAAAAATTGATAATTATTTGGTGAATTATCTTTTTCAACACCAGGGATAAAACTATAATTTCCATTAGAAAATTTAATAGAAAAATCACCCTTACTTCTCGATAATAAAGCACCCACAAATAAACACCAAGAATAAGGTGTTTTAATATAACCAGATTTTTGATTGAAGAATTTATTAATTAAATCCTCTCTTAATAAACCACTACTATTAAATAAACTACCACCAATTAATCCGTTAAATGGTATTGAATGGAGAAATAAAAAAGCTTTAGCTTTAACACTATTTTGAGAATAATATAAATCAGACCCAAATAAAGAGTAATGTTGAAAATTAGATTTATTATTTGATATTGATTCAAAACCTAAAAAAGGAAAACTATTGTTTTTATTCAAACTAATATAATCTACAAGATTTAACGACCCTCTTTTTTTAATATAATCGGTAATAGAATAAATACTTAACTCTAATGGATTTTCTTTAATAGAATTAATAGAAAACAATTTGTTAAAGTTATTATTTACCTTTAATTCACTTGGACAATTATTTGATGAAGAAATATAATCAGGATCATAAAATAATAAATTAGTTGGAAGGTCACTAAAATTTTTATAATTTACTTTTAAGAATTTATTAGTCACCCCACCATCAATAATGTTAACATTAGCATCAATAGTATTAATTTCAGTATTAACTATCGAATTGACATAATTAAAATAGTTATTATTTAAATCAATATCTTTAACTATTTTAATGTATGTTGAACCATTATCAATATTTGAATTTAATGAACCTACATAATTACTAAAAAATAATTTATTATTTTCTCTTAAACTAACCTTATCATTATCTTTAACATTTAAAAAATTACCATAAAAAGATTTATAAGTTTCATTTATCGATAATGGAATAAAAGATCTATTTACGTTTGAATTTATGAGATCTATAATATAATTATAAGAATAAACTTCTCTTGTTTCACCAGCTATGTTACTACTAACTTTTTTAGTAAATATTGATGATTTAATAAAATCAGAATAAATATAACTTTCAGTATAATTTTTAAAATAACTTGTTTCACACAATTTTATTACCCTTTCACTAAATTCTTTAGGTGAATTTGAAAAATTTTTAAAACCCAGTTTAATTACATCATTTATTATATTAGAATATAAATTATTAGCTTCTAATTTAGCCATATTATTAATTTCGGTATTATTTAAAATACCTAATTTATTAGAATACCCTAAATAAATAACAGAACGTAAAATTATTAATAATAAATAATCATCAATTAAAGCATCATTTTTTAAATAATTATATGAGTTCTCTAAACCAAAAAAATTACTATCAAAAACATTTATTGGTGCCCATTGTTCTTTAATTACTGGAGAATTTAAAATATCAATCGTTTTTTCATCCTCAATACCAGATTTAATAATACCATTTAATAAATCTTCAATAAATTTAACCTCTGGGATATTAGGTGCAACTTTACCTATCCATTTATCTACCATTACACCATCAACTAACTCTGAATAACTTGGGAAAGCTTTTAAATTTTGTTTTTCACCATCAATTACATCTAAAGAATCTAAACCAATTTTACTTAAATCAGATAAACGTTGAGTTGGATTATTTTCAGCTAGAAAAGCAACTTCTTTTATACAATCCATAAATATATCAATATGATCACATACTAATTTTATTATATTACCAATTGTTGGTGAAAAATCGGAAGAAGTTTCACTAATTTCATTTATTTCTTGACTTAATTCTGGTAATATAATATTTATTTGTTCTTCAAGTTCATTAATAAAATTTTCTAAATTATCTAAAACTTTACCAACAAATATAATACTTCCATTATCGGTGGATAAACTTTCTATACCTCTTTCTAATCTATCAAATTGATTTTCACTTAAATTAAATTCATTTCCTTTATTAAAATCCTCTAAATTATTTGGTATATTGATAAAAAACCCTTCAATCAAATTAGTTTTTTTATTAATTAAAAAATCATCTTCTCTTAATTCTTTACCAGTTAAATATATATTAACATTCTTAACTAAATCGGATATAGTTTTATTAGTATCAGCTATTAAATTAGTTATTTTAGAATAAAAAATATCATTCCCATTAGTTCTTCTTATAGTACCAGGAAAATGATAAAAACCATAGTTGAAATTCTCTTCACTATTTAATAATAATATTTTTTTATATGAATCTCTAAATTCTTTTAATGGTGAAATAGCCTCATTAATTTTAGCATACTCTTTCACTCTAATATTATTATTTTTTATATTGTTAATATTAGTATTTATTTGAGTTAATACTGAGTTTAATTCTGAAAAAGAATAATATTTAAAATCTTTATTAAGATTATTTTTTTTCTTTTCTTCTAATTTAATTTTACCCAATCTTGTATATGAGATACCTTTTAAGTGACCCATCATAATATCACTTAAAAAAGCATAAGTATAACCAATAAAACTACATTGTACTTCAAAGTTACCTGAACTATAATCAAAACCACCAGTAAATTTTTGTAGGTGTAATTTATATTTTACAGCCTTACCGTAATAACCCTTTATTGTTAATTCAAAAATAGGATAAGGTAATTCAAAAAAAACACTGTAAGGTGAATCTTTACCTAATTCAAATAACTTACCTCTAGTATCTGTAAAATTTATAATTACAATTGGTGCGTTAGCTGAATTAAATTCAATATTTATATCTTTTATACCTAAAGTTTCTAAATCTTTATTTTTAGAATTAAAATCACTATTCAATTCCGTATAATGTGTAGTTAAGTATTTTACATTATTATTTAAATCACTCCCACCCAAAAAAGATATTAAAGTTGGTTTTTCACCTGTGTATATAATAGTTTTATTACCTGAAACACCTATAGCACTTCTATTTTTTTTTATCGCAGTTAATTCAACACTTATAGATAATTGTTCTGGCGTTATTACATTATTAACACCAAATTCAGTGTTTTTATTTGGATCTATTATTTTAATATTACTCATTCAATTGTTTATATTTTTGAACTGCGAATTCATAATTTGATATTACAGATGAAAATGGAAATGGTATTCTGATTATAGTATTATTTGGTATGTCAAATTCCATACCACCATATTCTGGATTGGCTAACATTATTAACCAACCATGATAAGGATTACCATAATAATTTTGACTTACAACATCTAGCCTAGTAATACCAGTTTTATACACAATATTTTTATCAGTTGGTAAATTTGGAATTTCAATAAATGGAATTATTGAAATTAAATTATTGTTTTTAAAATCACTATATCTATCAACGTATTCCATTATTTTTTATTTATTTGAATTTTCAGCAACTTTTATTTGATTAGATTCAGTAGCTTTATTTAAATTATTTGAATCAATGTTCTTTTTATTTAATATACTAAATAAATCACCTTTGTCAATATCATTTTTATATTCAACTTTATTGGTGACTTTTATATAATCAGCTCTAGGATCATAAATTTCAGTATTAGCAAAGAAATTATATGAAATCGCATTTTGTAATTTATTTATAGGACCTTGCAACGAATGACCACCAATAAATTTAAAAGACATATTAATATTAGCTATCATAGGTTGTACACCAACACCTTCTGGATTTAAATCCCATTGTACTCCATTACCAGAATCAAAATCAATATCTAAATTTTCTAAGATTATTTTGGTATGATAAAAATCACCAATTCTTAATATTAACACTGGTGCCATACCAAAAACTAAATTATTTGGGTTCCCACTTTTTTTAGTTGAACCAGCTCTGGTACATTGTTCTAGAAAATTTAATCTACTATTAAAACCTTCTGGGGTGATTGAGTGGAAAGCTGGATGAAAATATTTGATTTTTTCACCTAAAGAATCAAAAATCACTTTATTTTCTTGTTCTAATTTTTGGAAATAGAGAGCTTCATTAAAAAATCTTGATTTAATATTATTAGCCAAATCTTGATTAGCTTTAATTTTTTCTTTTTCAGCTTGCGCTTGTATATTAGCTTCTTTTAATTTAGGATCATCTATAAAAGAAATATCAGCTCTTCTTGCTTGCTTTTTACACAAAGCATCAACTGGAGCACTATCTTTAGCACAACCAGTAACTCTTTTTCCCTCAACACTAGCGAATCTTTTTAAACCTAATAAATCATCTGATGGTATAATATTGTTAATAAACCATTTTTTAACTTCCTCAGCTCTTGCTTTTATTAATTTGGAGTTACCATCATTATTACCATCAGTACTAGCAAACCCACCAATATCAATTCTACAAGAAGGACAAGATTTTAAATCAGATTTTAATTTATTAATAAAAGTTTGATTATTCCATAGTTTATTTAAACCATAATCATATTCATCAGGATACATTTCACCTACTTTTGAAGTAAAACCATCACTAGTTGTAAAATTTAAACTTAAAAATTCTGGAACAAAAACATCTCCTAATAATTCATAATTTGGAAATTTACTCATGGAAGCGACATCATTTGGGAAATATATCGTGAAAGATTCTGGAATTATTTGTTTAGTATCTTCAATATTAGTTATCGGTACTACATTTACCACTTCAGCTTTATTTTTTTCATTTTGAGTTAAATTTTTAATTTTATCTAAATCAAAATCATAACATCCAGATGCAATACTAGCAAATAAATCATTATTAGAATTACCTTTTAAATCGTTCATATAAGAAGCGTGGTCTATAATAACTTTAAATTGTAGGCTACCACTTCTTTCTGAATTATTATAAGTATAAACTGGTTCACCTCTACCAATAAATGAGTGTGAATCCCAATTTAATGAAGTACCTTCTGAAAAATTTAAACCATATGGTGGAAACCACATAATCCTACCCTTAGTTCCAGTTAATGGATCTCCAGGACCACGTTCACTTGGGGGTAAATCTTTATAGTCATCACCAGACCAAGCTAAATTTTCCAATGAAAACATAAATCTTTTTATATTAACTGGTGAATCCGTGTTACTAATTACACCTTTATCATCCCCAATGTTAGGGGCAATTCTAATAAAACCATTATTATCTAAAACAGATAATTCAGTTGTTTGTCTATTTCTTAACCCAACATTGTTTTTTAAACCACTATGTTTTTGTAAATTACTAACCGTATTATATCTTTTTATTGGTGTCCAAGTTCTACAGAAAACATCTTCTGGTTCATTTGCTACCCCATCAATAGCACTTTTAGATAAAACTTGGCTACCTTTAGAAATATATCTCTCAGAACCAACATTAGCATAAGTAGTTATTTCACTATTACTCTCAGAACTTATTTTTTCACCATGTCCAGAAACTAAAGTTTTCATTAAATTAGAATTAAACAAAGCTTGTGTTTTACCTAATAATGTATCTTCATTGGTGAAAACACTATTAGGTAAATTTAGATTGGGTGAATTAGTTAAAGGAGATAAAGTATTTAATGTTTGGATTAAATTTATGGGTTCTTTATTTAATTTATTATCAGACCATACAAAATCACTATCACCTATTTTAAGCCCATTTAAGCTTTGAAAACCAGCTGACCTAACTAATCCCTCATTTTTATTAATATTTTCACTTAAATGATTTAATTTATCGTTAAAATCTACAATTCCACCATTTTTATCATCATATAAATAAATGAATTCATTTATTTTATCTTTAATTCTATCATCTTCTAACCTTATTCTATATTTATTTTGTTTAATACTTGAAAAAAGACTAGTTATTTGACCATTACCAGTGTTTTTTATTTGAGAATCTACTCTTAATTTAGTTGTTGTTGGATTTTCATTGTAAAAAATACTTGATTCTCTTTCAAATAAATTAGATGTTGGATTTTCAAAACCTAAAATATTTAATCCGATATCCAATATTTTTTTACCAGTTGTTTTGCCAACAGTAATTGAATAGTTTGGATTTATAAAAGGATGACCAGTTAATAAACTTATTGGATTTAAATTTAATTGACCTAATGTTTCTCTTTCTATATTGGATATAGTTTTATTAGTTAGAGATTTTAATAATTGTTGACCACCAATAATACCAAGTGGTGTATCATTTATACCACCACTTGCACCTAAAATTCTACCAGCTAAAGTACTTCTTATATCAAAATTGGAATTGGTATTTAAAAGAGAACCTATAAAATTAATTGCAGTTGATGATGAACCATTAATATTTAATTCATTATTTTTATCTATATAACCTTTGTTGGTAATATATTTATTTAAATTTATTTTATTTCTAGCTAAATCGTTTAAAATTGAAAAATTAGAATTCTGATGTTCAGAAGCAATATAATCTGGGTATTCCAATTGAGTGGTCCCAATTGGAAGATTTCCATTAAATGGTGTTGTTTGTATGTTAATCAATTCATCTCCATTAGTTGACGAATAAACATTGTTTAATTGGTTTAAATCTAAATATAAAGGTCCATTTGTCATTATATCAACAGATGGTTGGACATTAGGTGGTAATGAATTAATATCTACTGGATAACCTAATCCAGAAGCTAAAGCAGATAATCCATTATTAGTAATTGAATCACTTAAAATTAAATTTCTATTAAGTAGAAAATCTCTAATTGAAGGCGAAAAAGAATTTATTGTATTAGACATAATAATAAATAGAAATTAATATTTTTTTTCATATATGATATAATTATTTTTATTATTATAATATAATAACTAATATATAATATAATATAATAACTAATATATAATATAATATAATAACTAATATATAATATATAATAACTAATATATAATAACTAATATATATTAATTATATAAAATAATTATTTAGATAATACGTTGCAACTAATTTTAAAAATATTTTTTAAACTGGGTTAGATGATAATTTACCACCACTAATATTTCTAGTTAATTCTTCTTGTATTATTTTTGTTAATGCTCTGATAAATAATGGGTCCATTAAATCAATTTTAGTATTACCATTAGATGAATTAACATTGATATTACCTTCAAATTTTATAGGGTTTTTAAATGTAACTTCTATATCTTTGTTATTTACCCCAACGCTATTACCAACTAATGCTTTCCCAATACCACCATCTTTTTTAAGTCCAACTAGAGTATCTGCACTACTAAATGGTATTGGATCGGCACCTGGTCTAGCTATAAAATCTTGATTTTCTTGACCAAATACTGCATTAGCACCAACTTCACCAATTTCTGAACCACCCCATGCACCTAATGCACCACCAATTAATGCACCAATTGCAGTTCCAATTACTGGGACAACAGAACCTAACGCAGCACCAGCCGCAGCAGCACCAGCCGCAGCACCACCCCATGCGCCTAAACCAGCACCTAAACCTTTACTCCCGCTTCTACCTAAATTCTCACCTGTTGACATTCCTTTTTGAGAATTCTCATTGTATTCAGAATATGCCGTTGTTAATCCTGCAATAGCACCACCTAATTTAAGTATAGAAGAACTTTTACCAATATTAAAATTATTTTTAAAACCACCATCTTTAGACATACCTAAATTACCCAAACCACTACTATTACCACCGCCAATAGATGCGGTAGTATTAAACCCTTTACCTAAAAGCATTCCTCTAAATAACCAAGAAGATTCTTTAGCTAATAATGCAGTTGCACCAATAATCATAGATTTAACTGGATTATCTGAAATCCATTTAACTGCTGTTGCTGCAAATTCACCTAAATTTCTACCCCAAGTAGTTATTTTATCAATAAAACCACTTTTTTGTGCATAATCAGTAAATTTAGTTAATCCATTTGACATTGCAGTTGCAAAAGCTTCAAAACCAGGTAATAATGTAGATTTTAAAGTATTTTTCATTCCCTCCCAAGTTTCATCGAAAGTCATGGCATTTTTTGCTCTTTCCTTAGAATCTTCTTGTTGATTTTTAATTGCCTTGATATCTAAATTTCTAAGTTTTTTCATATCGTTAATTAAAATTTCGTCACCGTTAATCTTAATAACATATTCTTTTTTCTTTTCATCAAATGTAGCTAATGAAGATAAAAATTCTTGATCACCTTTATCAAAACCTATTAATTTATTTTTAATTCTTGAATTTTTAGCAGTTTCCTTAACCATTTGAGATAAATTCTCAAAATCCATATTGGTTGCTTTCGCTACTTCTCTTAACCTACTCAATTCAAGTGCTGTTATCTTAAATTCACCAGTTGATTTATCAAATTCACCAGTTACATCAGTTGCGTTTATAATATCTTCTGTAAATCCTTTTAAATCGTTTCTTGATTTATACATTAATTGGAATGGATCACCTAATTTTGACCAATTACCCCCTAATACTTGTAATTTTGCAGCAGCTTCTACAGCACCCTCAATATCTTGAACTCCCTCAGCAAAATTACTCACAGAATCCATATTAACTTTATATTTTAATGATAGAGCTACCATATCACCTAAACCTTTAATACCAGATTTAAAATTAAATTTATTGGCTAATTTTAAATTATCTGCTAATTTTTTTGTTGATGCACTAGCATTAACACCCATTTTATGGGCGGTATTTAACAACGTATCAACAGTTCTCTTACTACCTTCAGCGGATATACCAAAATTATCCATATCAGCAGCAAATTGTGCGGCTCCTTCTGAACCTAAAGAAGTTCCTTTAGCTAAAGCTGCCATAGATTGATTACCAGCATCAGTAAGTTGAAGAGTTCTACCCATTTCTTCACTATAATCACCTTGCATTTTAGAAAGCATTTTAGTATCAACTCCAATTAAATTAGTTGATAACGAAGATTTATATAGTGAATTAGCAAATGATGAGGATTGTTTAGATAAAATCCCCATGTTTAAACCAGCAACTTTAACTGCTTTTTGTTGTTCTAAATAATAGCCTAAATTTAATTTTAATTTTTGACCAGTATTAACAAGTAATTTACCCATTGTTTTTGTTGATGCAACAATTAGGTTATTTGTATTTAAAGATTCAGCGGTTATTTTTGCCTTTTCAGTGGCCAATTCAATAGCTTGTTCTGCAATAATAAGATTAGCTTTTTCTAATTTTATTTCTTTTAGAAGATTTTCATAATTTTTATTAGTTAAATAATTAGCATCTTTTTTTAATTCTTTTCTTTTTTCTTCTAAATTATATAATCTTTTTTCAATTTTAGCTTGCATTTTCTTCTCTTGAAGTAAACTTCTTTCAAGCTCTTTCATCAATCTTAAAGTTTCATAATAAGATTTTAAATCAGTTGCGGATTTTTTTTGAAGTTCAGTATATTCAATAAAACGTTGCATATCTGCAACTGATATTCCATTAACATTTTCCATTATTTATAATTAGAATCTATAATTTGTATTATACCTTCACCCATTGGTGAAATTTCAGCTTTACCATTTTTTATTTTTCTAAAATCTACTTTTACTTGATATTCTTCTTTTTCACCTTTTTTAATTAATTTAATTAATAAAGATTCACCCCTATTACCACTTAATCTTATAGTTTTAGAATCAGAAAAAATACCGATATATTCACCACTAGATCTTAATTTTAAAATTGTGTTAGTTTCAATATTTTTACCAATATATTTAAATCTTACCTTTCTACCTTTAGAAAAATAAGAATTTGATAAACCTAATTTTTTAATTATTTCGGAAGCTGGTAAAACACCTTTACTCATTTGTCCCATTATTTGACCCATTAAGCTAGGTTGTTTTAGCATTAAATCTCTAAAATTTTTATTTTGCATTAAATCATCAAAAGTAGGTTCATTATCATTAAAATATTCTGATACTGTTAAATCGATAATATTTTCAATCAAAAAATCATTATTATTTTTTGATAATCTAATTTTTAAGAAAATTCCATTATGATTTATCCCTAACGATTTATCTTTTGAAAATAAAATATAACTCTCATCTAATTCTAAGTATTTATCACCTTCAATTTTAGTTGTACTACCTTTAACTAAACCATCTTTTAATAAATCACTAATATGTATTTCAATACTTCCCCCATCACTATCAATTATTAATTTAGAATCCTCTTCAACAGTTTTTAAAATGTTTTTAAAGTGAATTAATTCTTTTGAATATAAACCCTCATTTTCTTTTTGTTTTTCACTATTTATCTTATCTTGTTCACTATCTAAATCTAGTTTTGATTTATAATCACTAGTTTCTGGGATTAAATCAAATTGTAATTCACCATTCCTATATACTTTAATAACTTTTACATCATTAACGATTATATTTTTTTTATCTTTAACCCTTAAAGCTTTTATTTTATTTCCATTTAATGAGCTTTTAAATAAAATATAATTTTCACCTTCACCATGGATTGCTAATTGACCCATAGTTTTATCCAAAACCTTAAAATTAAAGTTATCATATTTAGTAATAACCGAAATTAAATCACCACTTTTAATTTCATCAAATTTATTTTCATAAATCTCTTCATTAATTAACATAACTTTATTGATATTTTTTTGCATTATTCTTTCATTTATTTATAAATATATTATAAAAATAAATCCCAAACATTATTAGTTTGGGATTTGATTAGTTTTTAATTTTTGTTTTAATATATCGCCAGAAATTATTTTTTTACCATCTTTATTTTTTTCATCATTTTCTTGTTTTTCCCTTTCTTTTTCTATCTTATTGGAATGCTGATTTATATGAAATCTACGCTCCCAAGTTGGCATAGACATAATTTCACTATAAGTCAATTCTAAGTATGTAAAACAAGAATGAATTTCTTTTAATAATGGTTCTTTATATTTAGATGTCAGGCCAAAAAAATGATGGGTTAAGGGGAAAGTAAGTTTTAATTGACTCACCTCCTGGAGTCTTAACCGTCATAGTCATATCCATTCCACTTTCAATACCATCTATATATTTTCTTAATGCTCTAACATCCCCTAATCTCATTTTGTCAACATAATTATTAATAAATTCAGTATCAGTATTACCATTTACAGATTTAATTTGTTTTTTAAGAATATGAGTCGATGTTTCAACAAATTCTGGCCCTAAATTAGGGTCTTTTTTAATCTTTTCAATATATTCTTCAATATCTAATTCATCACCAACTGTTAATAGTTTGAATTTAATTTCATGTTTTGTGGTTGGTAAAATAAAATCAATATAACCATTTTTATCTGTATCAACATCTAAATAAATAATTTTTAATTTAGATAAATCAATATTAGTTTCAAATTGTTTACCAGTTTTAGGGTCAAAAACTTGAATTGGGTATTCAGTACCATAAGCTGTTGATCTTAACCAAATCATAATAGCGTTTCTATCACCTACATGCAAATCTCTATATCTTAAATCAGTATCCATCATCTTCCTATTGAATAATATTTCAAGAAATTTACCACTTTGCATTATATTTGGGTTGGTTAGAATATTTTCATCACTAGCGTTTAAATAAGCTACATTCATTGTTGATTTTTTATTCTTATATATTTTACCCTTAGATGGTAATGGAATAACGTCAAATGGTACATCCGCTTGTGGTTGACTTAATTTTTCGTAAATGAGTTCAAGATTCTCAATTTTTTTCAAAACTTCTTTAACTTCTTCATAAGTTGGTTGTGGAATTTCTTCATTTATTTTAAAATTATCAATAATAGGTTTTTTAGGTTGCCCATATTCTATTTCAGCTTGAAATGTAGTTTGCTCGGCTAAATCTGGTCTAACAACTAATGGTTTTTTACCATCATTTTCTTTAGTGAATTTAATCAACTCATCAGTTTTTCTTTTCATTTCAGCAGCAGCATCTAATTCACCTTGTGAAACAATTGGTTTAGAGTTTGGTATTTCATCTTTGAATTTATCTTTCAATTCATCATATTTACCAGTTTCTTTTAATTTTTCAAATATTTGTTCATTTAGTTTCCCAGATAAAGCGTTAGCTTCAGCAATTTGTTCTGGAGTTGGGAAAACATTAGGTATTTCATTTTCTTCCATATAATAGTTAATTTACTTATAATGTAATATATAAATAGAAAATATAAATAATTTAAATAAAAAACCCACTATAAAAATTATAATGGGTTTATTTTTTTAGAATACTAGAATACATCTATCTGGTCTAAGATTTATTGATATATCAGCAAGACTATCATCATCCATAGCCAAATCACCAAAATTAGCGGTTGTTATCATAGTTCCTTGTAAAACCCATTTTTCAACCACTACACCAGTAGGGTCTAAAAGGTCTAATTCAACATCTTTTTTATAACCAGCTGCGTAACCTTGTCTACCCGTTATAGATTCAGAGTGTAAACGAACCCATTCCATAATTGCTTGTGAAGCTGATGGTCCAATCGGGTCTCTAAGAACAACATCAATAGCTTCCCAAGTAAATCTACCCACTACCCAAGTAGAAGTATTTAAAAATGGAATTTCTACTTCATTTTGCGTTATTGTTGGCCTAGCTGCACTTGATAACCACCATTCTTGAATCCCTAAATCCGCTGGAAACCTCAATAACCATCTATTTTTACGTTTTGGTTCGTTGGTGAATGCGATAGGTGTTATTAAATCCATATTTTATATATTTTTTATTTTAATGTTATGTTTAATTATAAATATCTATTTAATATTTATTTTATTATAAATTTTCAAATGATGCCCCAGTAGGGTTTATTGTAAATTCTAAATTTATAAATTCTAATGAATTAGTTGGTTTAAGGTGTATTCTTCCATTTAATTCTCTTCTATCTAAAGATTCTGGACTTCTATCAACTTCAACTCTAAAATCACTTAAACCTCTTTGCGCACGTATATTAGAAAGTATAGGGTTAACCAATTTTAAAAACTGATCTCTAGCCACATCGTCATTTTGTTCAAATAAAAGTCTAATAGCCACAGCTGAAATTAATTTTCTAGTTTGTAGTAATAAACGTCTAACACTTATTTGACTAAGAGCAGTATCTTTAACTTGTAATGTTTTATTCCCCCAAACTTTAATACCCTCAGAAGCAAATGTTATAATCGGATTAATTCTATTTTCGTAAAGTGTATCTCTTTCGGTAATAGTTAATTTTTTTCTAGATTTAACAGCATCTATTTCACCTCTACTCATACCAGCTATCGCAAACCATGGGTAAGATATGTTATCAGTTAATGCAATATTTCTTACTACATCTCTAGTTGGTGGTAAATACACCAATACATTATTTTCAGTATCATTAACCTGATTCCAAGGCCAGTAAGTTGCTGAATAATTAGAATCAATTCCACTATCGTTAAGTATATCACCAGCTTCTTCTGCTGTCATTACATCACCACTTGATGCATCTGGCATAGTAATTATATATAATGAATCTGCTCTTTCTTGTTCAATCATTTCAACAGTTTGTTCAACTAAATTAGTATTGTCTCTAAGATCGATACCAGGAGTTGCAAAAACATTAATATTATTTGATTCTGGGTTAGAAAAAGTTCTAATAGCTTCTAAGAACGCATAAAAATCAGAAGTATTACCTAACTCCCCATTAGTTAATGATAGTTGTTTAAATGGGCCAGATGGGTTCGTACCAACAACTGCTTTAGATTGACCAATAGCATAAGCATCACCATGAGTTCTATTGGTTCTATAAATATCCCATCCATCAAATCCACCATAAGGAGCAAATGTGAATTTTCTAGAATATAATTTTGCATAGTCTGTACCAACTAGAGAATTTTCATTTTGGAATGATGCATTACCAACAGATAAAACAGCTGGTTTTCCATTTAATATAGCACCATTTGCGTTAATGTCTAAGTGGAAACCACTAGTTGTAGCTGAAAAATCAATATCATCAATTCTTTTACAATCAAAAAAATCTTGATCAATACCTACTTTACTTGTTATACCTAAATAAGATTTTCTTTTATTTTCAAATTGAGTGTAAGCTGTTTTATATTCAATATCTGGAGCTAAAGCATTTCCATAATTTCTTAGTGGAACACCCATAAAACCAGCTGGAAATGAATCACTTGTATTATCTTCAGTATTAACATCAGCTAATATGTATTTTGAATTGGATGTAAATTCACCATCTACGGTACCTATTTTTCTCCCAATGAAACTAGCTGATTTTGGGTCCATAACACATCTTGAAAATCTTTCAAGTATTACTGGGTTATCATCAGTATCATAAAAAGCTCTAACTAAAACATCAAATTCTTTTTCTGTTGGTTTTATATTTGCTATCGATATTTTAAATTCTTCATTTGCTGAATTACCATCAGATATTGTATAGAATCTAAATAATCTTTTAATTGTATTACCATTTAATTCAGATAATACAAATGGTGTAATGGCTTCAGAATATCTATATTTATAGTTAGAAAATTCTGTATTGTAAGCAACCAAACTAGTTTTTAAACCACGAATTTTACCAGCTAACAATAAATCAGAAAACATATTTTCGAATATTTCTTCAACAAATATACTAGCCTTACCATCTTGAGCTTCTCTACCTAATACTCTAGTAATATAATTTTTCTTTGTTTTATCTAAAGAAATTTCATAATTAAAAGCACCTTGAGTTAATGAAGTTCCAGTTAAATTGAAATCACCTAATGGTGAGGTATTAGAACCATTTAATGTTAAATCACCAGAATTAACTATTTCAAATTCTAAATTTTCATCACCATCATATTTACCTCTACTTCTTAATAAAACAACTACTTTATCTTCTATGTTGGTAAATGCTTTAGCTGAATAAGTACTTGCTGTCAAAGAAGTAACACCAGTAAATCCAGAAGGTATTGTACCACTTGATAATACAGTTAAGTTTGCACTAACACCTGAAAAATCTGTTGAATTTACCTTAGAATAAGTAGTATCAATAGAATATGAACTACCAGAACTTAAATATGATAAACCTTGTAATGAAATTTTACCATTAATAAATAATTGATTTATTGTTGGGTTTGTTGTTTGAATTGAGGTTATTGTACCACCAGTATTTGCTGAATAAGATAAAGTTGATATTGTAGTAGCACTATTAGTTAGTAAAGTGCTCTCATCCATTGCAGCATCTAAAGTTATAGCCCAAGCTTTACCAGCATTATAACCAGAAAACCCTAAGACTCTAGTAACAAATAATTGATTTGATTTAGTGAAATACGATTTTGCAATATAAGGTAATTCATATTGAGGGTTACCATTATCTTTAAATTTTTTAGGGTTTAAACCACCAAAAAATGATTTAAACTCATCGTAACCAGATACAAATATTGGTTGAAATGCTGGACCCTTTACGGTTTCACCAACTAAACCAAGAGTGGTAACACCAACTTGTTTAGTTATATATGTTAAATCTTTTTCAGTTGTGTATACCCCTGGGCTAACATGTGTTCTATTTGATATCATCTATTAATTTAAATTAATTTTATTATTTATATATAAATATTAAATAATAAAGTAAAAAACTTTATTGGTTATTATTTATTGATTTATTTTATTTTTCTTTTAATAAGTCAATAACAATTTGGGATAATATATCGTTTAATGGAAACCCTTCTTGCTCAGCTATTGCTACACTTTCAGCTATTGTGGGTGTTTGATTAAGTATTTCATCATCCTTATATAACGTATCTAACCAAGAAACGTGTGCTCCACTTATTGTTCCATCTGGATTCCATCTTACTAGAAATTCATAAGGTGTTCTTTCTTCTTTAAAATTTGCCATTATTATTATTATTATTATTATTATTATTATTATTATTATTATTATTATTATTATTATTATTATTATTATTATTATTATTATTATTATTATTATTATTATGTTGAAGAAATTACTTCCCAGGCTGTTGCACCACCAATTACTAATTTATTTAAAGTTGAATCAAAAATAATTGCTCCTTTACTATAAACAGGTCTGGTTGCAGTTGTGTATTGTTGTATATTAACTCTACCTCTCAAAAATGTATCAACAATAGAGGTATTTCCAAGTGTTACCGTATTACTACCATTACCTCTACCTTGAAACCCTATAACAATTGAATTAACATCATTATTATTTAAAGTTGTTGTTTGTGACCCAATTAAAGTACATTGGTTTACAGCATTAGCCAAACCTCCACTATTTGTTAATTCCCCAGAAGAAAAACCAACTGCCACATTATTAGAATTTGTAGAAAATTGTATTCTTCGCAAAGCACCAGTACCAATTGCAACATTATTGGTCATTTGACTACCTACCTGCATTGCTAAAGAACCAATTGCTATATTATTACTAACAGCTGTACTTCCACCAATACTTGATAGAGCATTGCTTCCAATTGCTATATTACCAGTTGATGAAGCATTAATACCTGAACTAAAAGCATTACCTACAACTAAGTTAGTACCATTGGCATTACCTAATCCTACTCTAATTCCATTATTTACAATTATCTCTGATGTAAATGTTTTAACACCAGCGATAGTTTGATTCCCAGTTAAAAGTACAACATCGCTTGTATTTGCTTTTAAGTTTAATGCATTAAATACTGCTCTTTCACTGGAAGTTGTTCCAGTATTACCACTTAAAATTGTTTGGGTTATTAAACTTTTATTTTCCCATAAATCAGTAGTAGAATTATAAACTAATGATTGATTGTTAGTTGCACCACTAATTTTAACATTATGTAATTCATCTAATTCATAACCATTTTGTACGTGCATAAGGATATGTCCATCAGTTATACCTTTTTTCGCTACATAACCAACTATAACCATATGCTGTGGTGCTACTGGTTTAACATTAGTAATATCACCAGCAATTGTTGGGGATAAATAAAGTACGTCACCCTCATTAAAAGCATTAGTATTTACATCGTGAACAAGTCCTTGAATAGTAATAAATCCGAGATTATTATTTCCAATATCTTCTGTGGTAATACCTAGTACTGTTGTAGAATTAGCGTCAGAATTAGCTTGTGCTAATGATATTGCAGTATTACTACCTCCTGGGTTAGCAACTACTTTAACTACCTTTCCATTTGGAATTAATGAACCACTTTTATTAACTACTCTAACCACAGTTTCTTGACCCACTTGTAAAGTTACGTCACCACCTTTTAACATAATTTCAGCGGTACCATCAGTATCATTCCATCTCATTTTACCAACTCCAAATGTTCCAGTTGGATTTTGATTAAATTCTATTTGATTAGATTTTAATTGGTATTCACCTAAATCAACGTCTTGTGTTGCTCCACTATAAGGAATATACTTATTACTTACAAATTCTTGAGTTGCTATTGTTTCAACGGTAGAACCAGTCATATATGGAAATAAAATAGCAACACTAGTCACTTCAATAGGATTATCTGTTTTATATGGTATTGGCATATACACACCATAATCACCACTATTTGAACCAGATATTGAATATAATGTTGAAGAAATAATATTATTATATTCACCACTAATAACAGAATTATTACTCCAACCAATTCTATTTGTTAAATTTAAATCTGTATCTGGTCCATAAATATTTTTTTTAATTTCAATTGAGTATTTATCTAAATTTAATGAATTTTGATTATCATTATCTAAACAAGAAATAGTTCCAAAGAAATTACTAACCCCATCATTCTCAGGAAGTCTAATATCGAAATAATCATTTGGATCTGATGCTGATTGTATAGTTGCAATTGAACCATTATCTAAAGTAGTTTGTAAATTACTTGAAGTTGAAAGCCCACTAAGACTTACCTCAACAATATTACCACTATTATTTCTAGCTAATAGTCTTGTTGAGGTATTATCTAGTTGAGGTTGAGTTCCAATTGTAATTGTACCACCACTTGATATTGCTAATTTGGATGTTTGAGTACCAAATGCATCACCAATTAAAAAATCAATTGATGAATTATTAAGGTTAACCAACTTAAATGGGTTAGTTGAATATATACCACCAGTATTTCTTAGTTCTGGTATATAATAATTCTTACCATAGAAGTTTAAACTAGCACTATTCTCATAATTATTACCATCACCACCAACAGAAACACTTGAATAAGCACCATTTCCATTAATATCTGTATTTTTAGCTAATATCCCAACAACACCATTAACACTTTTATTGATCGAAAACCCATTTACTAATGTATTAGTAGGAGTTAATCTATCACCCAAATAAGCATCTAAATTAATGATAGTTGACTACCAGAAACAGAAAATGTTCCACCAGAAGTGTTTGTATAAGTCGTAGTGTCATTTAAAACATTATAAGTTGCACCAGTTACATAAATATCTGGTCTAGTATCACCAGTTAAAAATCCACTTACACTAAATGAATTCCCATTGTTATTATTTATAATTAAAGTACCATTTGAATAAGTACCGCCAGTTGAATAGGTGTCCACACCTACAATTGAACTTATATCTGCTAATTCAAAACCATTAGTACTCCCAGAAAGAAATTTACCCACTAATCCGCTACCAGAAATATTTTGATATGATATTATTTTATTTCTTAATTTTATATCATATAGGTTGGAACCAACCTCAAAAAATGTTGGGTTTGTGTTCAGAGGTGTCCAATTATTTGTTGACATACTATTACCTGAAAATAATAATATACCCTCTGCTGTGTTAATTATAGGTTCACCTAATAATAGTGAAATTGGTAATGGTCTATTAACAATATTACTATTTTTAATGATGTGTGTTGTATTTCTTTTTGCCATATTTTTTAATAATTACCCCCAAATAAAACATCATCTGTTATTATTGAGTTTTCTGCTGTTATATTTCTTAAATTATTTTCTAAATCTAAACCTAAACTTAAAATCGGTGTTGTGATTTTTATAGTACTTTCCCAATAAGAAGTATTACCAGATAATGAATTAATTTCCCTAAATCTTTTATTAGTCGTACCTAAATCAACTTGTCCATTTATTGGTGTTATAGTTTTATTAAATTGTGTTTCACCACTAGTTAATATTATTATATTATCACTATCACAAGATTCTATAATATTAGCTTTTATTGGGCATAATAAATCAGGTGGTGTTGGATCAACATCACATTCACCTATAATAAATGTTTTTTTTATTATCTTATTCATTTAATTCCCCAATTAATTTAAAACTACTATCTTGATAAATATTCCTATCAATTCTAATGTTTATATTATCACCTATTGAAACATTAAATGGTAAACTTATTGGGTTACCATTAATAGTAAAAGTCGGGTTAGAACAATTTACTAAATTATCAATATTAACAATTCTTTTTTCATTCGTTATGGTAAAATTAGTTGATGTGAACTCAGAACAAGAAAAAATAAAATCATAAATAAAATTTTCATTGGTTTTTGAAACAACGTATTTTGGTTTAAAAGATTTTTTTGAAATTTCACTAAAAACCACACCCCTACTAATTGTAGGTATTACCTCAAATTCATTTTCATTTAAAATATATCCTTGCAATGTAATTTCATTCAAATTGATATAAAATCTTTTACCTTCTAAATCGTAAGGACTTTCATCACTAACACTTTCTCTTATTGTTGGCATTGGGTGTCCATTAACATTGATATAAGCTTGTCTAGCATTATATATGGTTGACATTTTACTTGAAAAAGTATTAATTTCTTCTAATCTATTACAAAATAATCTAACCTCATAATTAATATCAACACAAGTAGGTTGTGGTATTTTATATAAATCAATTCCAGTTCTACCACCTTCATTTATTGGTACTTTAATATATGTATAATTCCTATGACCAGGTATATTCCATAAGCCAATTTGGTTAGTACCTTCTTGAATATCTGGTTTTCTAACAATAGAAATAAATGGTAATTTCAAGTCTTTAAAATTATCAGTAAATTCCCAAGTTTTTGAAAATTCTGACCATCTTTGGATTGTTAATAAAATAACTGGTACTTTTTTACCTTTTATAGTTAACTCTAGCTCATCCCTAATAAAATTTTCAAAAGCATCATCCATATCACCAATAGTGATACCATTAGGTAAAAAATCACCCTTGTTAAAAATATTTTCACTAATTTCTTTTCGTCTAGTAACACCTTCGTTTAATGGTGCTAATCTAACATTTTTTATAAATCCTTTTCCTAATGCACACATATTTATTTACCTGAAAATTCATTATTATCAATAGCAGCACAAACCACCGTTCTATAATATCCTTTATAACCCATTATTGTATGTGAGTTATCAAAATTTTTAATTCCATCATCAACTATGGCATAAAATATTCTAATATTTTCATTAGTATCAAAACCTATGAAATCACCGTAAGTCAATTCAATTTTTAATTCATCTAGTGTTTTATTAAATACCTTAAACGTTAATTTACCATTTTGAGCATAACGTAAAGTTCCACTATTATTATTATATGCTTTATTTTCTGTTTTATCTATTTTATAAGAAGCTACATATAAATCAATTGGTTCATGATAATTAATTTGATCTTCATCAGCTTCACCATATCTATCCATCACCTGAGTCTTAGTTCTATCAACTCTATATAATATAACCTTGGTATTATTATCACCCTCTAAAGCTTCTCTACTAAAATCTATCTCTAATTGATAATCAATATCTGAAAAAAATTTATTATTTCTATTTATTGGAGTTGCTTCTTTATTCATAATGGAGTATTTAACTATAAATATTGATTTTTATAATAAAAATGATTATATTATTTCTGTAACTAATAAAACAATTATAATAATGATTTGATAGATTTAAGTAAAATAAAAAGTCGTTCGGCAATCACCAATTTAGAAAATTATTCTGGTAAAAATCCTTATTTGAGAAAATTGAAGTTAGATTTCTTAAAAACAAGAAATATTAACTTTACTGAAACTCAAATACGATACATTAATAATTTTCATAGTTTAGAACCACAATTAATAAATAGAGTGGTTTCACTACAAGAATTCTTCGGGTTACAACTTCAAGAACAATTAAAGCTTGAGTTTATACCAAAAAGAATTTTAATTGAATATATGCTTGCAGATACTGATAAAAGTTACCATGTATTTGGAAAATTAACAACCAAACAAAAAGAATCTAAAATGTATTGGTTACCTAAATCAATGGTTTTAGATGATCCTTATTTTGAGGAAATTAATGTTGAAGTTGATTTTACACCATATGAAAAATGTTTACAAGAGAAAAAAGGTTTTAAAGTATTAGAACATCAGAAATCGGGTGTTAAATTTTTATTAAGTAGAAAAAAATGTATCCTTGGTGATGATATGGGTGTTACAAAGACAGTCACTTCAATTATGGCCGCTATTGAAGGTGGTTATAAAAAAGTTTTAGTTATTTGCCCAGCTTCAGTAAAAATAAATTGGGAGCGTGAGATAAACATTTTTGATGATAATACTTGTATTGTTGATGGAATGCGTTGGGAAGAAAATAAATTCACTATAATTAATTATGATATTCTTAGAAATTTTCACTCGGTAGGTAAACCAAATACAGAAGAAGGTGAAAAGGCAATTAGAAACATTGTTAATGGTAATTTTGATTTAATAGTAATTGATGAGGCACATAAAATTAAGGATAAAGATTCTATTAGGAGTCAAATTATTAATGATATTTGTCTTAATTATGGTGATAAAGATGTTTGGTTATTAAGTGGTACTCCAGTGGCAAACAGACCTATGGATTTTTATAATCTTTTAAAATTAATTAAATGTCCTTTAGTTGAAAATTGGAATTTTTATGTGAAACGTTATTGTGATGGTAAACAAATAACTACCACTTTAAAAAATGGTAAAAAGAAAAAAGTTTGGATTACTAATGGAGCCTCTAATTTAGAAGAATTACAAGTTAGAACTAAAAATATACTTTTAAGGCGTTTAAAATCTGAGGTTTTAGATATGCCAGAAAAAACAATCACTAATGTATTTCATAAATTAGATGATTCTTCGTTTAAAGAATATGATAGAATATGGGATGAATATTTACTTGAAAGAAAAGCTTTAAAAAAGAAGGGTACCGTCTCTAGAGAAATGACTGAATCGTTATTTTTACGTAAATTTATTGCTATGCAATCCATTCCACATACAATTGAAATGGTGAATAATGCGATAGAACAAGGTGAAAAGGTAGTTGTATTTACAACTTTTAAAGATGAACAAAAACAATTAGAAGAGGCTTTTGGTAATATTTGTGTGGTTCATAATGGTGATATGTCTAATAAAGATAAACAAATATCAGTAGATGCCTTCCAAAATAAAGATAAGATAAAAGTATTTATTGGTAATGTGATATCAGCTGGTGTTGGGATTACATTAACTAAGGGGTCTATTTGTATATTTAATTCTTTTTCTTGGGTTCCTGGTGAAAATGAACAAGCTGAGGATAGAATCTATAGATTAGGTCAGTTAAACAATTGTAAAATTTACTACCAAGTATTTTTAGATACGATTTCAATAAAAATGTTAGAAAGTTTAAAAAGAAAGAGTAGTAATATTAGTAAAATTGTAGGTGATAAAGAAAAAGAAGAGTCTTTAGAATCTATATTAGATGAAATTTTAAATTATGAATAAAATAACTATAATTTCGGCACCCTATTGTTCATATTGTTTAGAATTAAAAGAAAGATTAGGTAGATTAGATTTAAAATTCAATGATGTGGACATTACATTAGAAGAAAATAAAGTTGAATGTGAAAGATTATTTAAATTTACGAATTCAGATTCTATCCCAATAATAATAGTTGGTAAAAATATTTTAATACCTAATAACAGTTTTAAAACTATTGAAGAAGCTTCTTTATTAATAGAAAAACTATATAAAGAATAAAATTAAAATATTTATAAATAAAAAACATGGCAATTTCAACAAAAGATAAAGATAAAATTTTTACTCAATTTAAACACCTTATAGGTGCTCCGATAAGATCAGCTGTCATAACTGACGAAATGCTTGAATCTTGCCTTGAATTAGCAATATCTGATTATTCTCAATATGTTCAAGAATGGCTTATTGAAAATAATTGGCAATCGTTATTTGGTAAAAATATAGATACTACTGATTTTGCATTTGCTTTGAGCACTAGAAGTCTTGATTTTACAACTCAATCTACTTACGCTTACTCTAAAAAAGTTGGTTTACAAGCAAATGGTCCTTGGGAATTGAAAAAAGATTTCATTGATATTGAGCCTGGTAGACAAGTTTATCAAATACCAGCTGGTAGAGAAGTTAATGAAGTACTTTGGATTACCCCATCAAGTATTGATGCTGCTATATATGCAAATTATGGTGGTCTTAATGCTGGTTTTGGGTCAAGTTTAGGGCCAGTTAGTACTGGTTATAATTCTGGTGGTATGGTTGGTGGTTATTATTTAGCACCAGCATTTGATATTTTATTAACAGCTTCTGATTTAGGTTTAAAAAATAAAATACTTAGAAGTGATTTAGCTTATAAGATAACAGCTGGTCCAGATGGTACTAGATTACTTCATCTTATGAATGTTCCAGGGTCTAAATTAAATTTTGGTGGACCATCTAATCAAAATGGTATATTAGGTTCTGTGGGTAGTAGAGTTTGGTATCATTATTATGAAACATCCCCAGAAAATTTAGATAAATGTAGAGAATTAAATCCTGATATTGTTAAAATGCCTAACGAGGTTCCATTAGATGAATTAAGTTATTCTGATTTAAATTCACCGACTAAAACACTTGTTAGACAATTATTTTTCGCATATGCGAAAATGTCTTTAGCTAATGTTATGGGTAGATTTGGTGGTGTTGTAGGTGTTGAAGGTGCTGAAAGAACTATGAATTATGAATCTTACGCTAATGATGGTAAAGAAGAACGAAAAGAAGTTTTAGCTAGGTTGGATGAAAGACTTGTTAGATTATCCTCAGAAAAACAATTAGAAAGAGCAGCTTCAGAAGCTGAAAATTTAAATAAAACACTACAATATCAACCATTAGGTATTTATATTAAATAAAAAAAATGCGATTAATAAATAATCGCATTTTTAATTTAATCTCTAACCTCAAATTCTTTGGGTAATATTACATTATCTGGAATAAATTTCTTTAGTTTCTCAAATAAACCTTTTATTGTATCTATTGAATGTCCAGCATTTTCAGTGCCGAATTTAGTAACTAAAAATTTAAGGTGTGGGTGTTTTTTAGCATATAATACCATATCTTGTATTCCTTTACCTATTTCGTTAGGGGTTTTACTTAATTTAGCACCTGGACTAGTAACCGTTGTTATTCCCCAAGCTTTACCACAATTTGATAATCTATTGTCCATAATTTCTCCTTGTTCTACCCAACCATTAGCAGTTGCGACACTAGCAGACATGTTAGGATATTTTTCTGGGTTTCCATTAATACCTAATGGGTTAGAACCAAAGACAAATACTTCGTTTTCCTCTAAATAAGTAATTTTTTGAGATGTATATTCTTTATAATTTTCAAAATATGTGTTTTTAGTTAATATAATAGGTTCAATATTTTCTTCGTTAACAATATCCTTAGTTTTCAACCAATCTTCATAGGTTAATTTTTCAGTAGAATTTGACATGTAAAATTCATCTCTTTCAATGGCATCATTTTCATACAAAAATAAATCTGTTAATGAGTAAATAATGTCTTTACCATATTTATCAGATATTAAAAGTAATTCATCGTTTATGGTTTCTGTTGATAAAAGCATTGATAATGATTTAGGTAAAACACCATGATTTCTAAAATCATTTATATCTGATAATTCTAATCTTTTTATTCTATCATCAATTAATAATTTTTCGTTAGCAATTCCTTCTATTCTATCTTTAGCAACTCTTTCTAAATATTCTGATTTTATTATTTCCCATTCATTCTCATCAATGTTGTTAGGAACTTTATTAACTCTAGTCCAGAATGCTAATTCCTTATCTTCAAATGTCATCAAAGCTTCATAAGTATCTTGATCAGACTCAAGAAATGGTTGTCCAGAACATAATTCACATTCTTTTCTAGTGAAAAATTCCCTATCCATTAATTCCATTTCTTTTGTTTTACTATTCTTTTTATAATCAATTAGAATTCTGTTTCTAATTTCTGGTGTAAAACAAACTAATAGTGGTTTAATCCTTTTATTAAAAGCGGCAAGATACTTAGGTGCATTATATTCATCCGTTGTCAAATTAGGGTTATTTTCAATTTGTTCCGTTGGAATTAATTTACACATCAATTCAACTTCAACTCCACCCCCCGCTTTTTTTATGGTTTTAATATCACCTTGTGTTTTTAATGTACCAGTATTAACATAATAGATGATATCACCTAAATTAAGTTCTAAACCTTCTTTTAAGGCTAACTCCATATGTGCTTGTCTTGGCATTGGGTTACCAGCTTTATTCTTTTTAGAAAAACCAGCTTTATACGCTGATATTGTTTTTCTAATACTAGATTTAGAAGCTATTTTTACTAATGGTACTTGATAATTTATAATAGTTTGAACAGTTTTATGATAAGTTTCAATAAACTCATAACCATCACCATCTAAAAGCATTTTTATGCCCTTATCTAAAAATTCTTCTATATAAATTGGCATTTTTTTAGATTTAATAGTATTACCTACTAATTTAATTTTACCATTTAAATTATTGGCATAATTTTTTCTAGCAAAATTAATTGTTGAAGTATATTTTGCATCAATATCTAAACCCATTTTACCAAACATTAATTCTTCATTAAATTTAGCTACGGCAGCGTTTAATCCATTAATTTCTATTCCCTTGTATTTTTTGGTTAAACTATGAGTTCCTTTAGGCGTATATTTAAATTCTTCTAAACTATCTGGTAAATTAAAATTGTATCCATCAGTATCACCTACCAATGGTCTCATTTTATGATTATTATAAAAATTCTTAACCATTAATCTTAGATATTGTCTACCCCTACATGTAATTTCAGCAGCGCAATCAATATCACCCCACGGAAATAAGTGCGGTGCTCCAAACGAACCAAAAAATGAGTTAGCTAAAATTTTAACTGGTAATTGTTTTTTATCAAATTTATCGGCCAATCCCAATTCAATTTGTCTTTTAGTTTCTAGATTTTTTATTTTAGTGGGTGAATATATTTCTTTATTTTCAATAATTTCTTTTTCTAAAGCTTCTGCATTTTCTTCGTGAATACCTTTTAATTCTTTACTACTATCTCTAGTTTCAACAATATAGTTTAATAACCCCATCATTACACCTGAAATGTCGTGTTCTGGAAATATATCATGTGTTAGTTGTTCTTTTGGGTATAAAGCAGCGTAGTCTAATTTTCCCACATTTTTAGCATAACCCACTTCTAATAATCTTGAAAGACCACCAGGAAAAGTTTCTTGTGATTGTAGTTCTGGAATTGCAAGATTATTTTCATAAGACCAAGCCATCATGATTAATTTCCAAATACCAGCAGTTCCCATTGTAGAACTTCTCATATAAGAAGTTGGAATAAGTTTACCTAATAAAAATGTTGCTTGATTAAAACGAGCGTCTACTTGTTCAGTTTCCCAAAGGTCATCAATAAGATATCTTCTTACTATTTCATCACCAGTAGTTTCAATATATCTATTAGTCTCTTCTAAATTAGATATTTTATCAATATGTTCCTGATTAGTTTCATCGTATTTAAACCAATCACCATTAGAATCATTTAAATAATATTTGTTTTTCCTATCGGCCCATGTTTTATGGATTATTGAACCATCAATGTAAATTCTATTTGGTTTTGCTATTTTTGAGAATTTTGTAATGTATTTTAAACCTGCTTTTTTAATATCTGAATTAATTGCTTGTGCTCTTCTAACGGAGTGCATCACATCAATAACATTGGTACCCCAAATACAAGTTTGTTTATAATGTTCTACATTACCACCTAATTTTAATTGGGCATCTTTACGGTGTATTTTTATTTTTGGGTTTAAAGTTTTTGCAATTTCATCTATTTTTAAACTTAATATATCACCTCTACCAAAAAAGAAATCCCAGTCAAAATTCTCAGAGTTATAACCAGCTATAATATCTGGGTTTATTTCATGTACAGTGTCAAAAAATTCTTTTATTGCTTCTCTTTCACTATCTCTTAATTCTTTACCAGCTAAACTTTTTAATCTTAATAATTGATCTTCTGTAACGCTACTGGGGTCTTTTTCAATATCGTTTAAGGCATCTTGAATGATATCTGGTACTTTTACCTCAATAACTTTTTCAAAGCCTCTATTATCTTTCATTCCGATTTGGAATATACTATTTTGACTATGAAATAAACCAGTTGTCTCAAGGTCAAATTGAAATCTATGCAACTCATCATATTCTTCAAAACCTTTAAATAATCTTTTACCAGTTTGAATTAAAAATTGTTCTGTTGGTGAACAAGTCATAAAATATTCTTTAAAATTTTGGTCAAAAACATCTACACCACCTTCTTTAAAGAAATTTAATAAATCGGTATATGAGCCATCACATTTAGCAATGTATTTATAACCATTCTCCATTCTTTTTGGTGTAATTCCATTATTATCAGTTTTTAAAGCTGATATCTTAACATTGAATTTTTTAGTTGCCTTTGAAATTTCAGTTCTATCACCACCATACATGATAGAAGCCATCTCATGTTTTAACCACAAAAATGGTTTATATGAAACTTTTTGTATGTATTTACCTTTAACTGGGTCATTTATTATTAATGATACAGTATTTTGAAAATATGCAGCCTCTATTGCTACAATGTATTTTTGTGGGTCTCTACCTTCTAAGAAGGCTCCGATTTCTTCCCCACTGACTTGTTGTTTTTTACTCATTTTTAGTTATTAATTTAATTATATTTTTGCAAATATATTCTGTTTTACAATAGTTTCCAAATTAAAAGGGTTTTTTAATTTTATTCTTATATTTATTTGTAATACAAATCATTAAAAAGTATTACAATGACAATAGATGAATTTATGACAACCCATCGTTATGGGTATAATATAGTTAGTGGTAAGGTTGAACAATTTAAATATTATGATTTAGATAAATCATATATTGAGTTAATTAAAAATAATAGATTTTCACTTGTCGTTAAATCTAGGCAAATGCACTTTACAGATGTAATGGCTGGTTATACTGCGTGGCATTTATTATTCAACACCAATTTAGATAGTGTGGATGTGGGTTACATAACGGTTAATTTGCAGTCAGGTTATCATTTTAAAGAAAGAGTAATATCATATTTAAGGAAATATGGGTTTAATTATAAAGATTATTTAATTGATAATAAAGGTAAAATTATGTTACCTAATGGAAATAACTTGACAATATTCCCAACAAATATAGACGCTTTTCGTGGTGTTAGTTTTAACGGGTTGTTAATTATAGATGAAGCAGCATATATAAAAAATTTTAAAAAAATATATGAGGTAATAGTTTCTTCTATCAGTGAAAATTGTCAACTTATAGTTGGTTCAACCCCAAATGGAATTGAATTTTTTTATAGATTGTATGAAAATTCAGTTACTGGGTGTAATATTTTTAAATCATTACAAGTTAATTATAAAAATCATCCAAACCGTAATCAAGAATGGTATGATGATATGTGTGAACATTTAACAGAACCCCAAATAAAAATCGAATTATTAGGTGAGTTTTTTATAGAAGAAAAAGAAAAAAAGAATAAAAAATTAAATCAAATAATTTTTAGAGTTGAAGATGATATAATGTTAAAAATAAATAAAAAATTAATTGATTTTGATATTAAAATGTCTGAATATATTAGAGGTTTAATTCTAAAGGATATTAATCAATAATATTTATTTTTAAAGTATCTCTTATTGGTACAATAAGAGTGCCATAATTATCTAAAAATTCTAATGTAAATTCACCTTTAAAAATTCCAGGTTTACTGGTTTCTTTAGAGGTGAATTGATAACCAATATAATATTCTTCCTCAGTAGAATCTTCTATTTGTTCTTTTACTAAACATAAAGCCTTTTTATTCCCAATTCTTTTTATACCAGTTGAAATTTCTGTCATACAAAAAGTTATATTAGAATTTTGAATTAATTCGTGGAATTTTCTGTAATCATTTCTTCCATCGTGAATTAATTCTAACTTTAATATAGGTAAAGTAGCATATCTTTTTATGAAAAAATCCATTTTATGTTGTTAATATTTTATAATATTCTTTTACTTTTTTTGTTACATCTTCCAAGCCAATTATCCCACCATTTACACGAATACGAATTCTTCTAATAGTTAAATCATCAACTCTAGATGCAATAGACCATAATTTATTAGAATTAAAGTAAAATATTGCTGATTCTAACGCATAAGTAGTTTCCACTAATTCTGGATTTTTTAATAAATCCACTTTTAAGAAATCCCCTAATAATTTAAAATTATTTTTACCAGTAGTCTGAAGTGCACCTTTTCCCGAATACTTCCAACCATCACCAGATGCTTCATTTCCGTTACCCATTCGATTAGCATACACTCTATTTGCTATTCTTTCTGGTTTTCTAGCGTATTGTTTAGCAATTTCAAGTGTTTTAAAATATTTTGGGAAAATTTTTAATAACCCATTAGCGGAATAATTAAGATTTTCTTTAAAAACTGTGAATTCAGCGCATTCATGTGAAACATTTCCCATAAAATGTGCTAAAGCTTCAATTGTTGGAATATTATATTTATCTTTTATTTTTAAAAGAGTTTTTTTACCTATTTTACCATCTGGTGTTAAACCATTATTTTTTTGAAATTCGATTATAAATTTATTCATATTTTTGTGTTTATGGTTTTATGTAAATTATACGACTACCAGTTAAAGTGTATAAACCACCACTAGGCATATCTGTGTCGTTATCAGCATCTAAATCATTCGAGTATGGTCCATGTGTTTTAATCGATAATCTATCAACATATGTAGTATTATTCACATCACCAATTATATTATTACCTAATACGATAGAATAATTCCCATTAACTATGGAATTATCACCATGTACAAAAGACCCCTCACCATTTGCTGTTGTATTATTACCACCAGCATGTGAATAATTACCAGCAGCTGTTGTGCCGTTCCCCTCGGAATGGGCACCAGTACCACTAGCTACCGTACCATCTCCTTCAGCGTGTGATTGTTCACCATTAGCTGTTGTGTTAGCTCCTTCAGCATGTGAAGCATTACCACTAGCTACCGTACCAGCCCCTTCGGCATGTGAGGCATTACCAGCAGCTGTTGTATTAGCCCCTTCGGCATGTGAATATGTCCCAAAGGAATCTAAACCGCTGGGGTTATTAGCTTTTATTGAATAACTTCCAGAAGAACCAGCAGTCCAATAATTTGTGTTAGGGTTTGGTAAAACAATACTACTATCATAAAATAATACTAAGTCACCATTACTAAATTGCGATAAACCTAAACCATAAATAGAATAACCATTTAATGATTGGTTTGGGTCAAAAACATAAATTTTATCAACATTATTATAAGTAAATCTAAAATAATGTATTTTATTAGTGTCAGTAAAATCATATTGATCACCATTATTATTTATATAATCCAAATAATCATTAGTAGGAATTTCTCCAAGATTAATAATGTTAACGTTAGGTGAATTTGTTAAGGAATTAGTTGTTATTACATTCAGTTCCTTATAAGCAATTTCTAACATATTATATGTTATTGTGTTACCTAACGGGTTATAAATTCCTTTACCAAGATTATTGGGGAAATAGAATTTATAACGATATTCATTAAAAGAACCATAAATAGTGAATTTACATTTAAATATGATTAATTCATCTTCTCTAACCGTTAAATTTATATTATTTAATCTGTTTTGAATTATAGGGCTTATATATTGTTCTACATTACTTTCATCAATATTAACACCTCTACCACCAAGCATAAAATAACCTAAATCAATAAATATAAACTTATTATTTTGATTTATTGTTGTACCACTACCAGTATTTCCAGAATAAGGTATTACTATTTCCTCTCCGTTAATTCTTTTTAATGTTATTGTTGAGGGTGAAGAAACTGCACTATTTATGGCTAATCCCTTTAAAAAGATTAAATTACCATCTAATTGTCCCGTAGATAAAACACTACCTTGTGTTATATCATTATATGGACTATGTTCGTTTCTTAATATTAATTTATTTTGCATTGTTTTTGTTTATAAATAGTTTTATATAATAATTTTAGATTTAATTATTTGAAAAATACCTTTACTTATATTAGTAATACCAATTTTAGAATAATGAATAAAAACACCAGATTCGTTTTGACATGGTTCGTTTTGTGATAGAACAAAACAATTATCTATGAATCCAGTTTGACTTGTAAAAGTTTCATTAGTATTATCAAAGACCCAACTACCCAACGTATTTTGCATTGTTTTAAAATTTGCTACTTGACCAGCATTTAGAAAATTTTGTTGTGTTGATAGGCTTACAATTATAAGAGGAATATTAAACCCCAATTGAACCCTATAACTATCAATCCAATTTTTTATATTGGTTTTATAAGTAACTTCATTACCTACATTTGACTCTCCTTGAATCCAAATTAAAAAATCCTCATTTTGGTTAATCTTTAATTTAGATTTGTATTTTGTATATTGGGTGGCTACTTTTGGCATCAAATTACCAGTGGTAAATTTCCAATCGCCTCCTTGTCCTAGTGACCCTAACGAGCTACCAGGCCACGTATATTTAAAAATATTTATAGTTGAGTTGTAATATTCTTTTAATAATTTTGATAGTTCAATTTCAATCCCGTATCTAAATCCGTTGCTATATGTGGCCTGAAAAAAATCGAAATATTCCGATGGAACTCCGTAGTTATTAACTCCAACTTTTAAAGTTTCAGAATTATTACTTTCTAAGTTTAAAATATTGCAATTTTCTATGAATGGTTTTAACCCTGAATCAATTTCAGTTGGCATAACATTACCAGCGGCATTACTTTGACCGTGAATTATATAATTTATATTTTTGTTTTTATTAACCATAAAATACCCCAAAATCATCAAATCTGTCAGTGTTTCCTGTAGTTCCGCTTCCAGCAAAAATTCTCAACCCATGTTTAGTTCCTGATAAACTACTATCAGTTACTTGAACTAGAGCAGTTGTACCATTATATAGTGTAATTGAATTTCCACTACATTTGGCCATGAAGGTATATTCAGTCCCACTTACCCAAGTTCCAAAATTTGTATTTGCAACTACGGTTATTGCAGAACCACCAACAAACTTAGAAATTGAATAATAAAGTTGTCCTGTATTTAATTTCCCAAAAACAAGTAAATAGTGGTTATTAGCGTCTACATATCGTGCTAAAAAACAAGCAGAGCTGATTCCAGTTGTCCCAAAAGTAAATTTACCTCTTAATGTAACATTGCTTTCATTAGATTCAAGATAAACAGCATGGGCTATTGCAGAAGAAGTATTTGCAGCAAAAGCATAAGCTTTATTTGAAGAAATACCCCAAACACCACCAAAAGGGGTTACCCAGTTAGAACCACCATCAGATGGATTATTTATGGATGTTGTACTATCAGTTCTATTAAAATTATCAATTCTATAAGTTGTTAATCCTATATTTTGTGAAAAGTTAGCGGCTTTATTTCCAGCTGCATCTTGAATACCACTACCACTAACTTGATTAGTAAAAGTAACTAATGGATTATCATTTTCAGTAAATGGTACGCTAACAACAACTCTTACTTTATTAGTTAATATGGTAACTGATGAAACTGTTTTACCAGCTACTGTATACCAACTTGTTTGAGTAGTCACTGAACTATCAATCGCTTCACTATATAATAATTCAATGGTGTTCAACGAATCTAATAAGATAGAAGACTTTAATAGTGTTGGGGTTATAACATCTGGAATATCATATTTATTTATTGAATAAACAATTTTACCATTAATTAAAATTATTTCAATAAAATTCATTTTAGTTGAATCAGCAGATATTCCCGATAAATTTTTCCAAGAAACTGGGAAAGTGATATTATGATTTGCATTTGTTGAACCTTGAATTAAAAATGTTTTAGCAATTTTTTTATTACCATTTGTATTTGTTTCGTTGATTATAATATCCCCAGTTTGTGTTATTGACCCATAACTATTAAAAGAAAAATTTAAATTTGTTGTACCAGAACTAGAAATTATTTCTTCTATTTCTAAAGGCTTTTTTAAGTCTAAAGCTGCTTGTTGTGCTGTTGAAATTGGTTTATTTAAATCGCTTGTATTATCAACATTTGCCAATCCAATATCGTTTTTAGTTGTTCCGTGAGGATTTCCAGTTGCTTGACTATGATCATATGCTATTTTTCCTCTATCGCCACGATAAGCGGTTGATGAAGTTTCTCCTAAAGCTATACCCTCATTAATTGGTGTATAAACCGAACCACTCCAACGATAAGTTTTATTTGTGTCTAACGCTAAATAATATTTATTACTTTGTCCAGTAGGAGGAAATGATATTAAATCATTATATTCTAAAATTTCATCAACTGTTGGAGGTAATTGTGAACTTGGAACTAAACCCCCTACTAAATCGGCTTTGTTTGCTAATCCAGTATCAACATATTCCTCTGTTGCCATAGTTCCATCTTGGTCAGGCCAAAATAATTTTCTTGTAGCGGTTAATAATAAAGTGCTTAATCTTGCAAAAATGCTACCATCTTTTGAAAATACGGTTTGCCCATTTTCATCTGCTTGTGCTGCAACACCAAATAAATTAATATTATTAAAAGTGTTATCAATTCCAGCATAAGTACCAAACACATTTACATATTGACCTGTATTATTAATACCTGAATTTTCTCCCATAGCATTAACATCGCTCCCTGAATTCCCATCTAATGAGTTTTCTCCAAATGCATTATTTCTTGAACCTGTATTGTTTGCACCTGTGCTTAATCCAAAGAAATTATTTCTTGTTCCAGTATTTAAAAAACCTGCATCAGTACCTTGAAAATTATTATGGTCAACTAAAGAATGATTATTGTCTAATATTTGCTGTAATGTTGGGATACTTGCTTCATTAACAACTACCCAGATAGCATTATCTAAAGTATTATCGTTACATTGATATTCAACATTAGTATTAGCTAAGTGGTAAATAGAACCAACCGCCCAACCTTTTGAGATATCAAAGGAAGCATCAGGAACTACTCCATTTATAGATGTAGCTTTTACAATGTTTCCACCTAAAGGAGATAAATATAAAACTCCATTTTCCCATTGGTATTCATAACCAGCAACACATTCTAAAGATATGCCACCTCCAAATCCATTATCTCGACTTCCTGTTCTCATTTTAGAACCGTTACTCATTACAACAGCATCACCATCCGAAATAATTATATTATTCCCTAATGTTTCATTTCCTTGTTCTAAAATTTTTGATAATTTTGAAATGCCAGAACTTTCATAAGTCATTACCCAATCATTTCCACCTTTATTGATTAAAATAACCTTATATCCTTGAGGAATAAAGCGATAATCATCTGTAATTATAATTCCATCTAAAACTACGTTTACGCCTGATGGAATTACTAAAACAGTTGTAAAAGAAGTTGAAAATTGTGCTAATATTTCAATTCTATTTCCTAATGAAAATATATCTAAAGGGATTGCATAAACCCCATAAGAATTTCCATCTTGAATTGGTAATAACAATCTTGATAAATCATCAATTATTAAATCACGTTCTGGATCAAGTTCTAAGTAAGGAGTTAAAATAACACCATTATTTGAAAACCCACTAATACTAAATGAATTTCCATTATTATTATTTAATATAAGAGTACCTTCCGAATATGTCCCACCAGTTGTAAAAGTATCGGTGTATGCAGATAATGGTGCATACCCTAAAGTTGATGTAATTGCTGAGCTAGTTAAAGTATACCCAGTTGAAAAACCACTTATTGTTAATGAATAATTATCATTGTTAATAAGTGTTGTAACACCATTATTATACGTACCTCCAGTAATATAAGTATCTGTTGAATTGAATATAAAATTAGTTTTTTTAATTTTATAATTTATACCATTTTCAATTATTGGTATTAGACTTTCACTTGATGCGGAGTATAATTCATCAAATTGGCTTATTCTTTTATTTCCCATATGTTATAAATATTTGGATTATTAACAATCTACTATTATTTTATCAATATTATTCTCTTGCAACACATAATCACCAAATTCATCAAGTAAATAACATTCGGAATTAGTTGGGTCACATAAATTAGAAATTTGACAATAATTTAAATCTGTGTTATATATTTTAAAACTTTGGATTGAACCGATAAATGATCCCGCAAAATTTTTCTCAATTTCTAAATTTAAATCATTAGGATCTTGACCATCAAATGTCATCGTTTCTATCAAACCTTGTGAACCACCACCTAAACTTATATTGTAGGGTACCCCAATTTGCTTTTCTTTATATTCATCTAATCTCTTACCAATAAATTCTGGGAAATCATTCACAATAAACTTTAATTTACAACCAACGTAAAACATTAATTTGCCAAATCTTTGTTTCCCTTTATTTAATTCACATTCATTGTAATTATTAGTTGAAAATTTAATACTAATATGTTCCCATTTATTATCTTGAATAATACCACTTAAAGAAAATTCTTCTTTAACTATAATTTGTTTTTGGTTAACGTTATTGACGCAAGAAGCACTCATAGTCAATAATCTATAACCAATACTACCATCGTCTTTTATCATAAAAGCTAATGCATTGTCAATTATATCTAAATTTTTATCTATTTGTGTTTCATCTTTAGTACTTCCACTATAAGAACAAACAGTTTCCCTACCAAAACCATCACTAGGTCTAGATGAGCAATTATTACCATTAGACCTACCGTAAATTAAAAATGGGTTGGTCTTATTTACAATTGTTTGGGTTGTTGATGTTATTGTAAAAGTAGGTGTTAATCCAGTTACCTCATGCGCTAATAAAGTCCCTAATTTATTATGGTCATTTACTTCAAAACAATTTTTCTGTCTTCTACCATATAATAAAAACTCATTATCAATTTCAGTAAATATTATTCTTGGTGGGTTTAATGGTAATAATTTATCCTCATCATTTCTAATAAAAATTTCATTTTCTTTTAAAGTTGTACAAAATTCAGTACTACCACTATCACATGGTAAAATATTATTCCCTGAATATTGGTTCCAAAATTTGTTTTCGGCTCTAGTGCCTAAATAAAAGAAAATTCCTTTATTGTTAGGATAAGTATTATTTAAGGTTGTTTGTGTTATACCAGTTGTTAAATTATCATTTTTGTTTAAATAAAAATCAAATACAAAACCTTTATTAAATCTATTTGGTAAAACTTCATAATTGTGACCATCTAATTTATAAAATCCTTGATAGAAACCACCTTTAAAATTAATACATCCATTGTCATTGTCATACTCTATTGGATAAACATAATTTTTAGTTGAACCAGATACTTTATTTAAAAATAATCTAGTATCGCCAGATGAGATATTTAATGTTGTTCCAGTTAAAATATTAACCAGGGTTTCATTCCTATAGTCAATATTTTCTTTATCATATACTAAAACACCGTTATCAAGTCCAGTTAACCCAAAATAGCCTATATTTATTCCATCATTAACACCACCAACCCAAGTTCTATTACTATATATCTTATCAATATTTAAACCATCAAAATCACTATTGAAATTAAATTCACTTATTAAAGTTTCCCCAGTCAAAATACAAGGTGAACATTCTTGAATATCCTTATCATTATTAAGATAAAAATCCCAATAATCACTATTAGATAAAAATAAATCTAATTTATTAAAGTTAAAATTTTTTATATTCTGCATTAAAATGTTTCTAATTTAATTCGTTTCCAATCTACTTCAGTTTTTACATACAAAAAATTGTTATCAGATATGACATCACCAATTAAACCTATTGTATCTTTACTTGTTTTTGGTATTTGAGTTTGTGTATTTTTATTACTAAGTTCTTTTATAGCTTCAACTAATAATGCGGTTACATTATCATATTTAACCCCTAAGTATTTACCATCTTGACTTGGGAAGACTAATTCTGGAACAATTTCTTTAACTTCTTGGGCAATAAAACCTATTCTAGTCGCATCACCACCATTTTGCCTATCTATCCAATTATAATAAACACCCCTTAATGCTAATACTTTATCTAAAGCTGAATCAATTGTTATTATATTTTCTTTTAATTTTTCATCACTTAATACGTCTACTATATAACCTTGAGCATTTATTGCTATATCAGTAGTTGAAGCCCCAGTGAATAATTGCCCTATCTTAGTGTATTTATTTATAATTAAATCTTCAGTTTCTAATTTACCATTAACCTTTAACCAAACGCCATCACCACTATAATCATTTGTGTTTGCTGAATAAGTATAAACTATTTCACTTATTGCGGTACCAGTAAATAAGTTAGGTGAATATTCATTAAAATTTGTTATTTTAAATTCAAATGATGTTCCAGAATAATTTTGGTAAACTGTATTACCTATAATTGGATTTATTTGAGGGTCATTCCCAACTAAATATGGTTCTACTATTTGTAATGTATTACTATTAGTCGTTGTAATCGTATTTAAATAAGTTTCAGATCCATTCATTTGAGGTAACCCAAAAGAAAAATTAGTTGTTGTTAAATTACCACTAAAACTTGAAATAACATTTTCATACACCGCTGTTGTTGCGGAAGTAAAATAATCAGGACCGCCAGTTAACCCACTATATTGTACCCCAAGATTTATCCCACCATTTAAATTTATAATAGTTTTTTCCTTTTGATTAATTTGTCTATTAGAAAAATCCAATTTAGTTGTTAAACTCATATAATGTTTTATTATAAATATTAATTAAAAAGTTATATTTATATATAAACTGATATTCATGACAATAATAACAAAAAAAGAGCTTTTTAAATATAATAAATCAAATAAGAAAAAATCTGTTGAGGAATTTGTTGATGTAGATGGTTCTTTTATAGAAGGTGATGAAATAGAAAATAGTGATAGTGAAATAAAAGTACCTAATCAGCAGACTAGTGATGATTATGCTACCCAAGCAATACAACCTGATAGACCAATTGGTGGAATTTCTAATTACTCAACTAGAAGAATTGGGGAAAATAAAATTAAAAATTTAGTTTCAAAAATACTTGAAGCTGATTCTTCATTAGAAAATTTAACTATTGAAGAATTGTCAAAAACTAAATCTATTTCTGTTAATAAAGCTAAAGATTTAATTAACACCATTAGTAAGAATAATTTAAATGGTGCTGAAATAGGTGTTTTATTGTCTTATATATTAGAAAATATAAATATTAAGTCAATACCAAGAAATTATATTAAGTTGATGAAAAATAAATTATAAGATGGCAAATTCTAAACTAGAAGGTAGGTATTTTACACCACCAGATGAAGTTATTGAGAAATTAACTTCTGCTATTTCAAAATATGATTTAGATTCTAGAATCAAAGGGTTTTCTAGAGCTAGAGGTATAGTTGATAAGAGTAGAGTTAGTTATGAACAAATGAAAGCCATAAAATCATATTTCGATAATTATAAAGGTGATAAAACTGATTCTGAATATAAACTAAATGGTGGTCATTCTATGAGTAAGTGGGTTAATGATGCTCTAAAAACTGGTCGTGATGTAATTGATAAAGTGAAAAGAGTTAGAATGGAGGCTGGTGAGGAAAATCAATTTAAAAAAACCCATGATAAAGACAAATCGAAAAATCCAAGTAAGGTTGGAATGGTTAAAATTCATAAGGGTTCTAAAGCTAGGAATATAATGGCTAATGATACTATTTATGAATCTGAAATTAAGACAATAAAATATTTAATAAATTATTTAAAATAAAAGTATTATGAGTGTACAAAGTAAATTAGAATTGATTGCAATTCAACAAAGAAATATATTACTACCTGTAAACAACTATAATGTAGGCGTAAGTAATAATTATAGTGAGACACATACCAGAGCATTAAGCGACCAAACAACCCCAATTAATGGTAAAGGTACTGGAGTGTTTTTAGATACAAATAATGGTGGTGGTTCTTTAGATGTAAATGGTGTACCACAAGCCGCTGGTTCTGGTAGATTAGCTAATTTAGCGGTCAATCAATATAATCAAAATAATGGTTATACTCACCCTAATACTTCTGGTAACATAGGTCAAGTTATAATTTAATTTATTTTTTTATGTTAAAACTTCATAATTTTTATAAAACCATTATATTAGAAAGTGTAGATAGACAGAAAGTTATTGATGCTATAGATAAAAGATATAGGGTTAATATTGATTATATAGGTGATTCGGAAACAACGCCTGGTAAAAGAACTATCGAAGTTTATGCGTTTGGTATATCTAAGGCTGGTAATTTAATTATAAGGGCTTATCAAGGTTTTGGTAAAACCACTAGTGTAATCCCATCTTGGAAAACATTTAGATTGGATAGAATAGTAAATTGGACTCCTATTAACACTGTTAAGGGTATCTTTAACTCACCAATTTCAGATAGAGGCGAGGGAATTCCAAAATTTAACCCAAATGGTGATAGATCTATGGCAACTGTTTATAAAATAGTAAATTTTAATAATGATAAAATAAATAATAATGGATAATGATAGACTAAATGCTATGTTAAGAGGCGCTAAAAATCTTATGAGTCATATTGATGAAAAAGGTGTCCCTGAGATTACAAATAAATTAAATGAAGGTTATGGACACATCGATACTAGTGATGTTGTAGATTTACCCAATATAGATTTACCAACAAAAAATAAAGTAGTACCTTTGAAGAATTTAAACACATCTAAAATGGATCCTAGAATTCTTGAATCTTTAAAAAAACAACCATCATTAACAGTAGATCCTAATGCAAGTTTAGGTGGTAGAATGATAGACCCTACTTTATTTAAAAAAAATCAAGTAAAACAACCAAACCAACAAAAACCTCTTGTTAATGAAAATGTTAAAATGTCAAATAATGGCTCAATTATGGTTAATCCAGAACAATTGAAACAAATGGTTAAGGATTGTTTATTGGAATTTATGACCACGACATTTACAAAGAATTTAAGTGAAACGGTAATTAAAACCACAATAAAATCATTGATATCCGAGGGTAAGATTACGGCAAAAACTAAATAAAATAAAAACCACTTAAATATTTAAGTGGTTTTTATTTATTAATTTATTTTTTTGATTAAATTTAATTAAATTATTTAATTGATGGATAAAAAAAGAATAAAAATATTGGTTTTACCTAGCGATAGGTCTGGTGTTGGAAAATATAGATCTACTGCACCACATTTACATTTAGAGAAAATGTTTCCTGATGAATTTTCGGTTGATATTGAGTATGAACCTCAATTAGATAACGATGAGTGGTTATCACAATATGATATTATACATTATCATAGACAAATAGGTTCGTTTGAAACTACTAAAGATGTTTTAGATAGGTTAGATAGATTAAATATTATCTCAATAATGGATTTAGACGATTATTGGGCGCCTGGACCACATCACCCAGCTTATTTAACTATAAAATCACATGAAATTGATAAAAAAATTGTAAATAATCTTAGATTAGCTAAAAATATTACCACTACAACCGATATATTTGCTAAAGAAATTAGTAAATTAAATAAAAATGTTTTCGTGTTACCTAATGCTATTGACCCTAATGAAAAACAATTTCAAATAACCCCAATTAAATCAAATAGAATTAGAGTGGGATATTTAGGTGGGAGTTGTTATGATGATAAGACTGAAATATTAACTGATAATGGTTTTAAATTATTTAAAGATTTAGATAAAACTGAAAAAGTAGCAACTTTAAATCCAATTACAAATGAAATTGAATATCAACAACCACTTAATTATATAGCAGAACCTTACTCTGGTTTATTAAATTGTGCTAAAACTAAATTTATTGATTATGCTGTCACACCTAACCATAATATGTATTGTTCGGAAGCTAAGGTATTAGGTCATAAAAAACTAAATTTAAGTTTAATTAAATCTGAGGATATTCATGGTAAAAATTTCCACGTTAAAAGAGATGGGGTTTGGGTTGGTAAAGAAGAAAAGTTTTTTAAATTACCTAAATTAACTTTAAATAAAAACTTACCGAATTTACAAGAATTAATTGATTTAATCAATAAAGATGATTTAAATTTAATCAATAAAAACGAAGAATTATTTTTAAAATATAAAAATGTTGTTGGGCGTGGAATTTTTGGTAATAATAATGAAGAAAAGAGTTTAGAAATTAGATGCTCTGTTAAAGGTAAATACTATATATACCCAAGACCGTATAATTTAAATAAATATGGTGAGGATAGATATTTGGACATGGATAAATGGTTAGAATTTTTTGGTTTTTGGATTGCAGAAGGTTGGACAACCAAAAGTAAAAATTTAGAACAAGTTGGTGTTTGTCAATCAAAAGGTAATGAGTATTTATCTAGAATGTTTGATTTATTAACTGAAATGGGTTTCAATCCTAAATATACCAAAGATAAAAAACAAATACGAATTTTTGATAAACAAGTTTGGACTTATTTATCACAATTTGGTGGTGCACATGATAAACATATCCCTAAATATATTTTTGATTTATCACCAAGACAAATAAAAATATTTTTTGATTGGTTTGTAAATGGGGATGGATCTCGTGACACTAGTTCTGGTAAATATTTAAAAACAACTTGTTACTCTAGTTCTAAAAATTTAATAGATGGTTTACAAGAATTAGCTTTAAAAATGGGATTAGTCACAGGCTTTAAAAATAGGGGTAAAAGACATTCTATTATTAGAGATAGATATATTACTAATGTAAAAGATTCGTTAGAATTAACAGTATCATCTAAAGGTAAGTATGTTCATACGACACCTTTAGTTCGTTCGGAAGAACAATTCACCAAACAATATGATGGTTTAGTTTATTGTGTGGAAGTCCCAAATCATATTTTATTGGTTAGAAGAAATGGTAAAATATTTTGGTGTGGAAATAGTCACAGAAAAGATCTTGAACTTTTAGGTCAAATGGTGTCTAAATTAAATAGTGAAAAATTATTAGATAAAATTCAATTTGTTGCTTGTGGTTTTGATACTAGAGGCGTTGTAACAACAATCGACCCTATTACCAAAAAAGAAATAGGTAGAAGAGATTCAACACCAATGGAAAGTGTTTGGATTGAATATGAAAAAATATTTACAAATAATTATACTACAATTAGCCCAGAATATAAAGCTCATTTAATGAGTTTTAATAAAAATGAATTTGTTGGTATTGAAAATGAACCATATAGAAGGGTTTGGACTAAAGATGTCAATGCTTATGCGAGTAATTATAATTTATTTGATATTTCATTAGCACCAATTGAATCTAATATTTTTAATGCAATGAAATCTAATTTAAAGGTAATTGAATCTGGTTTTTTTAAAAAACCTATTATAGCTTCTAATTATGGTCCATATAAAATTGATTTAATTGATGCTTTTGTTAAGGGTGGTACTTTTAATGAAAATGGTAATGGTTTTTTAGTTAATAATAACGATAAAGATTGGGTCAGATATATTAAGATGTTAGTTAATAACCCAGAAAAAATTGAATTATTAGGTAATAATTTATATAATACAGTCAAAGATTTATATTGTATGGATAATGTTACTAAAGATAGAAGAGAATTGTATAATAAATTATTAAATAAATAAAAATGCAAACAATAGCACAAAGATTAGCTAGTAAATTAAGGGTAATGTCAAAATCTGATTCTGACAAACTACTTGAAATTAGTGTATTAGAATTACAAGCAAATACTAAGGAAGATTTTATTAATTTAGAGAATAAAATTAAAATCTTTAAATCTGGATTTTCTTTATCCGAAGAAGAATGGTTGTCTAATGATAAATTTGATGAAAGAATTTTAGAAAAAGAAACTAGTGATTCTTCAATGGTGGATTCTACAACAATTTATCGTAAAGGTGAAGTGTTAGATAATGATTTTGATGTTTTGGAAGCTAATTTAGAGGATAGTTTAAATAAACTTAATAATTTAAAAGAATTGATTTATAAATCTGTGAATAAATTAAAAGAATTCCCAATATCACCAAATTCTAATGTTAGCAATACATGTGGTGAACCAGAATATGGACCAACAGATACTATTGGTAAATTAGGAACTAAATTTCAATGGTTAGATAGTATTATTTGTGATTATCAACTTATTTCTAATCATTTAGTTAAAATAATTGGTGAATAATATGAGAATCAATAAATTAAATGCAATTAAGAACAACCTAATTTTTAATTTCAAAGATACATTCATAAAAAATTATTATTCAAATAATAAACGCTTATTGACCAATAAACAGCAAATAGGTTTATGGTTTTTAAGTAGGTTTGATTGTTTATTAGCTTTATTTGGTTATAAACGTAAATATACAACCAAATCTTTAACTTCATTATATGAAATGAGTAATGATAATTTCTTTTTAAATGGTCAAAAGACTAGTAATTTGAAAAGTAATAGTTTTCATTATTTCTTAACTAAATTAATGAATAAATTATTTAGAAACAACTTTACCAACAACTTTATTTTAGAAAATAACTTAAGTGTAAATACAGCTCAAAACGGTGTTTTAAATGACAAAGAAATTGAATATTTTAATAAATCACAAGAAAGGATTTATAAAATATTTAACGATCCTTCATTAGAGACTAATGATAATTCAGCATTTCTAAATTTTTTTAATGACTATCGGGAATCGAAAAAAATAAAAGATGTTTTCAAAACACAATCATTACCCAAATCTTTTGATAAATTTATTAAAATTAGTGTTGATAAAAGAAATGCTGAATTATCTAAATTACCATACTTTAGTGCTATGTTACCTTATTGGTTAGATAATAATGAATTAAGATTTTTCAGAATGGATTTAAAAATAGGATATAAAGATGAGTTTGAAAAAAAATATTTCGGCTTTACCAAAATTCCAACAAAAGAAGAATTAGATTTATTCCTAAAAGAAAATAAAACAATAGAATATGGACATAATTAAAGAATCAATGAAAACAAATAGATGGCTATTGACTTTCCCTCCAGAATTAGGGTTTGGGAGAAGTTGGGTAACTAGAGTGGACACACCAAAATTAGTTATCAGTAAAAATCATAAAATAAAATGTAAAAAAATGAAAATTATTTTGTATGATTCGATACACCCTTATAAACCAAGAAACATTTTAGATTGGATCCTTTTAAATGATGGAATTAAAGAAACTACTACTGACATTAAATTACAACTTTTAGATCCTACTGGGGTTGTTGTTGTAAAATGGGATTTATTAGATTGTAAGTTAAAATCAGTTGATTTTGGTAGTTTTAACATTGGTGATAATTCTCCTGTTGAAATATCATTAACCATAAAACCAAAAGAAATTAAAATAAATAAGATTCAATTGTAAAATATATTACAATATAAAAAATATGATATGAAAATAAATTCTTATGAAGATATAACAAGTTTTGAAATAGCTTATGAATATTTAAATTTAAATCCTAGTGATTATAATTCTGTTGAGGGGAAATTAGAAATTATCAATCAAGCTATGATTAGAGCAGGTGGTTTAGAAGAAACATTTGAAACAAATTTAAATGATAAGAAATTAAATGTCTTATTAAATAAAGCTAAAAAATCATTTTTAATTAAATAAATTATAAGATGAAAGGAAAATATTTAATAACAACTGATTCTTGGTTTTATGCACCTAATGGAAAACAATATAGATGAGTATGGGGTGAGGTTGAAATATTAGGTGATAATATTTTAGGTATTAAAACAAATGCTAGAAGTGTAAATTGGTTTGCTAAGGTAGGTAGTGAAAGTAATCATATTATTATTGCTGGTTGTCAAATTCATTATGCTGTTAAAAGTAATAATAAACCAAATATGAATGAGGTTGAAGATTATTCATTAGAAAATGGTGAATTTAAACCATACACTAGACCTTCTGTTATTTATATAGCAGAACCCACAAAAGATTATGAGACAATAGAACAACAAAATAAACTAATTTCTTTAATTCAAGAACAAGGTTTTAAAAAAGTTGGTGATATTGAAAATCGTGGTAAATTTATTTACTTAACTGGGATTAAAATTTAAAAATATGTTAAAAGATTTAAAAGTAATTAAAAGAGAAGAAATTAAAAATATTTTATTTGAAAAAGATAATGTAATTTATTGTGGAAAATCTAAAGATTTTATTACTAAAGAATATGTTATTATAAAAGGTGAAATTTTTTTATATTTAGAAAGAATTTTTAAAAATAATCTTATCGGTAAAGAAATTATTTATTTTAGTTTCGCTTCTAAAACAAATTTTAATTTATATTCAACTATTGTATATTTTAGAAATGGTGAATTTAATAAAATAAAACAACAATTTAAATTTGGTAATGAGATAATAATACTTAAAGACCGTGTTAAAGGTAATGTTGATCAATTTGTCTATCGTTCCCAAATTAAAAAATCTTTGAAATGTAAAAAATGTGTGCAATATAATATGTTGAAATTTACTTTATGGGAAAAGATGGTGTATAGTTATTTTAAAAATACATTATCCGAATTTACTTTTTCTTATTTTTATAAGAATTATGAAGAAGAACTTAAGAATTATGAAGAAAAAAATAAAAAATGTGATTGTGTTAATAAAAAATATGAAATTAATAACATTTTAAATAGATTTATTGAAAGGGGTTATAAAAATAATAAATTAATTTATAAATGTAGTAGGTTTTATGGATATCTGGATAATGGTTGGTGTAAAATTTTTGATAGGGGTAAAGTTATTGCGTTTTTATCAGACCATAAAATAAATTATTTTGATTTAAAAAGCGGTCTGTTTGTTAAAAGAAATAAAGAGGGTAAATTAATTTCAATAACTAAAAATGGTGAATGTCTTCTTAAAATTAAAAGATATGGTGGTAAAATAATAGAATATTGGGATTATATGGGAAATATTTATTATAAAAAAGTGTTTAAAAATCCATGTCAATTAGATGGTGAGGAAATATTTAAACTAAACTGCTTAGATTTAAACTTAAAATCTTTAATTGATAATGATATTTAATAGTATTTTTTATTGCAACATTATACATTAAAATTTATATTTGCAACATAAAAATAAATACTATGTTACTTTCAAAAGAAAAGATATTAAAAAACGCAAAGAAATACTTTGAAACCGCTGAAACATATAAGTTTAGTTCAGAAGAATTAACAAATTTTCTTGGACAATCTTTTATGATGGCCCCAGCATCAACATCAACAAACTTACACAATTGTTTTGAGGGTGGTTTAATAGACCATACTCTAAGAGTGGCTGCTTATGCTATTAAATTAAATGAAAACCTACCAGAAGCTTTAAAACAATCAAAAGAATCGTTGATAAAGGTTTCTTGTTTACATTCAATAGGTAAAGCACATTTATACAAACCTAATCCTTCTGATTGGCATAAACAAAACTTAGGTGAGTTATATATATTCAATAAAGATGTTATTAGTATGTCAGTAGGTGAAAGATCTGCTTATTACGCATTATCATATGGAATACATTTAACTGAAATAGAATATCAAGCAATCATAGGTCATTCTAAAGATGTTTCAGATGCACAAAATAAATGGTATTCGCATACTTTAAGTGTCTTATTAAGACAAGCAATTGAATTGGCCATAATTGAAGAGAAAAATAATTTTAAAAATAAAATATTAAAAAATGAATAGATACGAATATTTAGTTGCTAATAATATGACCATAGAGCAATTAAATGGTATGGGGTCATTAGGTTGGGAATTAGTTTCTGTTGTAAATTTCCCAGGTGCAAGAATGGAAAGATATTACTTTAAAAAATTATTAAAAATAAAATAATAAATATGCAATTAAATTTAAAAAATGAATCCACTAACCCTAATCCAGAATATACAACCGATGGTGCTTCTGGGTTTGATATCAGATGTAGCGAAGATGGTGTCCTTAAATCTGGTGAAATAAAAGCAATTTCAACTGGTTTATTTTTCGAATTACCAACTGGGTTTGAAATCCAAGTACGTTCTAGAAGTGGGTTAGCAGTTAAATCTGGTGTAGTTGTTTTGAACTCACCAGGCACTATCGACGAAGATTTTTTAGGGGAAGTAAAACTAATAATGATTAATCATAGTAAAGTTGATTTTGAATATAAATACGGTGATAGACTTGCTCAAGGAGTTGTAGCTTCAGTTACTGCAAAAACTAAAGTAAATTTTAATGAAGTGAAAGAATTTACAAAAGAAACTGAACGTGGAAATAACGGATTTGGATCAACTGGTATAAATTAAATGATAAAGCAAAATAAAATAGGGCTTGAAAGTAGAAGTCAAGCAAATCCATTTAGAGAAGATGGGTTTTTACCATTAATTACTTCTAATATGTTCAGTGTAGTTGGGTTAGAAAACTACCAAACATTTCTAGATAATAAAATTAATGTAGCTTTGCCAAGAGGTAATGAATATGTTAAAGATAAAAATGTTTGGAACAGTCTATCGATAAATGATTTTGAGGAAAAATATAATAACCCTAATGTTGATTGGCTTGAAGATTTTTATGCTAACATTTTAATTGATTGTGCCAATGGGAATAACCCTAGATTACATTTGATAATTAAAAAAGCTAAAGAAATTTATGGTAACAGAATTAAAATTATGTCTGGTAATATTTCTAGTGTTGAAGCATTTATTGAATTAGCAAAATCTGGTTGTGATTATATTAGAGTTGGTGTAGGTGGTTCTAATTCTTGTAACACTAGTCGCAATACTGGTGTTGGACAAACTAATTTAGGTAAATTAATTAAACAGTGTGACCAAGCTAGAGAAGAATTATATATTATTAGGGATGTTAAAATAGTTGCTGATGGTATTTCAAGTTATGTTTCATTGTGTGAAAAAAAATATGGTTATTTGGACAATGGTTATGCTGCTATAAATAAATTATTATATAATGGTGCTGATTTAGTAATGATTGGTAAATTATTTGCACAATGTGAAGAAAGTAGTGGTGAGAAAAAACATTCTGGTAAGATAAAAATAAATCATAATTCTCAATTAGCTTACCTTGTAGACCCAAATTCATCTTTATTAGTTAAATATCAAGGTATGAGCACCAAAGAAGCTCAAGGTAATTATAATATTAATTTAAAACATTCTGAGGGAAACACATCTTGGGTTGAGGTTAAGTGGAAATTAAGTGAATGGTTAAATGGTTCAATAGTTGATAGTGATTATTTACCAGGTTTTACAAATTGTCTTAAAAGTGCTATGAGTTATGTTGGTGCTAAGCATTTAAATGATTTTTTTAAAAAATAGGTTTGATTTATAAAAAATATAAACTATATTTGCAACATAAAAATATAAAAAATATGGAAATTACAATTACAGAAGCATTAAGGTTAAAAAGTGATTTATCAAAAATAGTTAACACCTTAAAAAATAAAATTAGGTACTCTTCTTTTGGTGATAATTTTGAGGATGATCAGAAAACATCTAAAGATGAGGATAAATTTGTTGATGTTGAGACATTATTAATCACTTCATTGAGTTATTCAGAAGAGTTGAATAATTCTTTATCTGACTACAATAAAGATAAACAAGTTGATAAATTGGTGAGAAAAATGCAAAACGCTAAACTTTTACTTGAAGTTTATGAATCTTCTTTATCAAAAACAAAGGCTACTTCTCAAACAACCTTTGTAAATCTTGGCACTTCAAGACAATCAGTTGTACATAAATTTGTACCCACTGTAACATCAAAAGAAATAAAAACTAGAATATCACTTACTAAAGATTTGGTCAGACAATACCAATCTAAAGTTGAAGAGTTAAATCAAGGTAAATTAACCTTATCCTTCAATTATGATAATATTGAAGAATTAAATTAAAAGTATTATATCTTAAGTTAGTATAAAAACTGTCGGTGGTTTCATCGAATAGGGTTCAAATTCACTGAATTATTTGATATTTTATTATTTGTTAGAAAACAAATTTCAAGGCAACTATATACATAAATTATGTAAATTTAAATTTAAGGGTAGTAGAGGATTGATGTTAAAAAGCCTTAATCACCAAACACACGTAAAACTATGTAAAATTGTAATCATGTAAAATTGTTTGAAGCGGAAAAGCTTATTTAATTTAGAAAACTTAGGGTATTTTATAAAACCACATAAAAATTAATTTTTATGTGGTTTTTTGTTGATTATTAAGTATTAAATGCTTATATTATAAAAAATATAAATTAATGATTACAATAATTTGTTCGTCACAACATAATCTTGATTCTTTTAAAGAACATATAATAAACTTATCGGGGTTACAAAAAAATGAAATACAATTTTTAGGTTATCTTAATAATGGTGAATTTTCTTTATCTGAAATTTATAATAAGGGTATTATAGAATCAACGAATGATTATTTAGTTTGTGTTCATGATGACATCAGATTAGAAAAAAATTGGGGTGTTAAATTATTAAAAGATTTTAATGATAACCCAGGTTTTTCAATAATTGGTAAAGCTGGTTCTTGTTATTTCCCAGAAAGTGGTATATTTTGGGAGCGAATGCAATATACAATGGTCGGGCAGGTTTATCACCACCCTAAAGATGGGAAAAAATTCTTATCTAAATATTCCCCTAAATTACCTTTTTTAGTTCCAGTAGTTACCATTGATGGTTTATTTATAGCCTTCAATAAAAGAAAAATAAAATATAATTTTGATGAAACATTGAAGGGGTTTCATTTTTATGATCATGGTTTTTGTCTACCCAATTATTTAAGTGGTGTTAAAATAGGTGTAACATCTTCATTTGAAATTACTCATAACTCATTGGGTAAACCTAATGAAACTTTTTTTGAAACTAAAGAAAAATTTGTTGATAAATATAAGGGCCTTTTACCTTTAGATTTAAAACCAAATAGTGTTTATTATAATGAGGTTAAAAATAAGGTTAGAAATTCTGGTAAGGTGGCGGTGATCATCCCAACTAAAGGTAACCTTGAATTATTATTTCAATGTGTTGATTCATTCTTTTTGAATTGTGATTCTAACACTTTTGATATTATTATAGCTGATACTGGTTCAACTAAAAAAGAATTATTAGAAATTAAGGAGCGATATAGTAATAGGGTAAATCTAGTTGAATACAATTATTATAACTTTGCTAAAATTAATAATGATGTGGTCAAAAATTTAGATTGTCAATATGAATATTTATTATTTTGTAATAATGATATAAAATTGTTAAATGATGTAGTGTCTGGTATGCTTAAAGTTTTTAAAGAAAATAAAAAAGCTGGTACCGTTGGTTGTAGATTACATTTCAAAGACAATACCATCCAACATGATGGAGTATTTTCTGTTATACATAAAGAAAAAAGAAGTTTTAATGTATCACATATAAATTTAAATAATTATTATAATTATAAATTAGGTTTAAATGAGGTGATTGGTTCTACAGCTGCTTTATTAATGATTAGGAAAAATACATTTATCAATGCTGGTATGTTTAATGAAAATTATAATGAATGTTTCGAAGATGTGGAATTGAATATGAAATTAGTTACTATGGGTTATAAAAATTATTGTCATAGTGATTTAGTTGCATATCATTATGAGTCTCAAACTAGGAACCAAGATGTAAATAAAAACGATAAGTTAATGAGGGATTATAATGAAAATCTTTTACCATTCTTCAATCAAAATATCAATAAATTAAAAGAAAAAACAATATTTATATAATGGTTTTAGGTGTAAGTTACAATGTGTTTGATGGTATTGAATTATTAACTAAATCAATTAAAAGTATTCGAAGTTCAGTTGATTATATATCAGTTATATATCAAAATACTTCTAATTTTGGTAATGAGATAAGTGAGAATAATTTAGATTTATTTTTAAAATTAAAAAAAGATAAGTTAATAGATGATTATTTAGAATATAAGCCTAATATTAAATTACAGCCTCATCAAAATGAAGTTAATAAACGGAATTATGGTTTAGCAATGTCTGAAGCTAATGGTTGTACTCATCATATGTCAATGGATACTGATGAATTTTATGATGAAGTTGAATTTAACAATGTGAAAAAAATAATAATTGAGGGTGATTATGATTCATCTGCTTGTCAAATGATGACTTATTATAAATCAGGTGATTTTGCATTGTCACCAAGTGAAGAGTATTTTGTCCCGTTTATAGTTAAGTTAGGTATTGATGTAAGATATGATATGAATAATCAATTTCCAGTTTTAGTAGATTCAACTAGAAAAGTTAACGGTAAAAAATGTTTATTGTTAGATAGACAAACCATTCAAATGCATCACATGTCTTATGTTAGAAACAATCTATATTTAAAATTAAATAATTCTTCGGCTAGATGTAATTTTAAAGATATTGACTACATAGTTGATTATTTCGATAAATGGTCATTCCCTAATAAAGCGTTAATGGGTGGTTTACCAAATTGGTTTAGTGATATTGTAAAAGTTGAAAATAAATTTAATATTAATGAGCGAAATTAATGTAGATGTTATAATATTATCTGATATTAAAACGAGTGATTTGACTTTACAATCAATAAAAACTTTAAAAGAGTCTGAAACTAATATTAATTTTAATATAGTTGTCATAGAAAATTCAACACATTATTATTCTGGTGTAACAAATTTAAAATTAAATTTGGAATTCAATTATAATATGTTTATGAATCTTGGGGCTAAAGCAACTAATAGTGATTATATTGTATTTGCAAATAACGATTTAATCTTCAATAAGAAGTGGTTTTCTGAGTTATTAAAGTATGATTTTGATTGTATGTCACCAAGATGTCCAGTTGATGTGAGACAACAGAATATAAATATGGATTTTATTAGTGGTTATCAAGTTGGAAATGTTTTTAGCGGTTGGTGTTTTGTTTTAAAAAGAAAAATATGGGAACAAATAAATGGTTTAGATGAAGATTTTAAATTCTGGTATGCTGATAATGCTACAATAGAACAATTAAAAACTATAAATGTCGTCCCTTATTTAATTACCAACTCAATAGTAGAACATTTAGGGAGCAGAACGTTAACAAAAGAAACTAAAGAATTACAACATCATCTTACGGGTGAACAAAGCAGAATTTTTTATGAAAAATATGGAAGAAAATAACTTTATTCACCCAACTTCAATAGTTGAAGATAATGTAATATTAGGTAAAAATAATTATATAGGGCCATTTTGTCTTATTAAAAGTGGTACTATAATTGGGGATAACAATAGATTTGAGGCTTATGTTTCTATTGGAACTAATCCAGAACACAAAGAATTTTTTACTGGAAGTGACTATTCGGTGACTATAAATAATAATAATACTTTTAGAGAATTTGTTACAGTTAATTCAGGATCTGTTAAAGACACTCTAATAGGTAATAATTGTATTTTATTAAGAAATTCACATGTTGGTCATGATTGTATTTTAGAAGATGGTGTTACTTTATCTTGTAACGTATTAGTTGGTGGACATTCTTTAATTAAACAAGGGGTTAATATGGGTTTAGGTTCTATTTGTCACCAATATTCTATTTTAGGTGATTATTCTATGATAGGTATGGGTGGTATTGTTACCAAATCAAGTAATATTAAACCTGGTTTTATTTATGTTGGTAATCCTTGTAAAGTTTTAAAGGTAAATGAAATTGGTCTTAAACGAAATAACATTGATGTTAATAAATGGGAAATGTTATCTAAAAAATACGAAGAATTATGTTTGAAATAGGTATAGTAGTGCCTTGTTGGGGAAGGCCTCTCAGAACCAGACGAATTATAGAAGCTATTTTAAATCAAAATATAAATAATTGGGAAGCTTTTGTTATAGGGGACGGTTGCCCATTATTCCAAAAAATGATAGATTCTGGGGAAGCTAATATTTATATTGAGAAAGCTGAAATAAATGGAAATAAATTGCATTTATTTAACTTAGATAGAAATTATGGTGGTTTTGGTTATAAAATAGTGGACTATGCTATTGAAAATTCAAAATCCAAATATTTTATTTTTGCTGGTAATGATGACATTTTACTTGAAAATCATTTTGAGCATTATCTAAGTGAAGTTGATGATTTTGATATGATAGCTTACCCCACATTTGTAGGTCCTACTAAATCAATTAGATACCCTAAATTAGAATGTAGCAGTGTCGGGCATTCTGAAATAATAATTAAAACTGAATTAATTAAAGATTATAAACATTCTTCAAATTATGGGCATGATTGGAATTTTATTGAGTTCATATTAAATAAAACTAACAAAATTAAAATATCAAATAACACAAATTATACTTATATAGTTACTCATATTCCAGGAATAACTATTGACATAATAGATTAAAAATAAATAAATTATGATTTCAGATTGGCTTAAAAGAAAATTAGCAATGGTTGCATTGGCAACAGCAAATGTAGAAAAAAATGCATTTAATAATCAAGGTAATATGCTTTCAGATGGTATAGGGCACCAAAGATTAAAAACAACTGATTCTTTATCGGAAGCTTTAAAACGTGGTGAAGTTACTGCTGAAGTTGAAGCATTAAGATGGCGCATGTACAAGATAATTGATCATCTAGACGGTAGAAAAACCAATATAATTGGAACTGAATTAGATGAAAATGGTGATGAGAGGTATATTACTGAAACTGTTGCTAAACGTAAACCTAATATGAGACAATATATGGTAGATCCTTACGATAGTTATCCTTTGGAAATTATCGTGGTAAATGATAAAACTGTTATGGGGATTACTGAAGCTAATCAGAAATTAGAAGATCAAACCATTATGGTAAATAGAAGTAATTTAAATAAGGTGGATATTGAATATTCTACCACTAAAATGTGTGTTAGAGATATTGGTGGAGGTCAAAAATTATTAGAATTTTATATTTCTCAATACCCAAACGAATTTGATAGAAAAACTAGGTTGATGATTTCTGAATTAGAAAGATGTTCCAATGGTTTTAAATCAAATATTTTAGATATTGATGGGGTTGGTTTTCAAAGTGTGAATTCAACTATTGGTGTTTCTCCTAATTTATTATATGAATATGAAATTTTAGGTTTTGATAAAATTGTTAAATTTAATGGGCATTATATTGTTAAATTTAAAGCTAATGTTATTGTTGATGGTGAAAACATATTTGAGAAATACAGAGTTGAAAGTCTTGATCAAAAATATAATGAAAATTTAAGTAAAAAAAATACTGATTATTATTTATAAATTTGGTTACAGACGTGTAAATCGTAAGATTAGGAATTTATTTTAAATTATATCTTCGGATTAAAATAAGCTAACTAAGGAAATCGTAAGTTCCATTAAACTCACAATATTATTGTGAGTTTTTTTTATTTATTAAACATTTACATTTTTATGTTAATAATTAAATTGAAGTTATATAACAGAATTTAATTTTTAATATGATTAAAAAGAAAACTGCTGCAACATCTGCAACAAAAACAGCAAGTTCATCCAGAACAACAAAAACTAAGGAAAGTTCTGATTTGACTAAATCAAAATCTACTCAAGTTTCTATTAACACGGTTTTAAAGTCTAAAGTAAGATTTAAATTTAGGACCATTAAACAAAGGGAGTTTTCAGATCTTATTGATGATAAAGAAATAGTCGTAGCTTATGGTCCAGCTGGAACTGGAAAAAGTCTTATCTCAATTGCCAAGGGTCTTGAATTATTACAAGCTGACGATTCTAAATATAAACAATTAATTATTGTTAAACCAGCTGTAGAAGCTGAGGAATCATTAGGGTTTTTAAAGGGTTCTTTAGAAGAAAAAATGGAACCTCATATTGCTTCTTCTATGGATATTGTTGATAAATTAGTAAGCGAACCAACAAGAATTAATTTAGTTGATGCTAAAATTATTAGAGTTGAACCACTTTCTTTCATAAGAGGTAAAACTTTTAGCGATTCTGTGTTAGTGTTCGAAGAAAGTCAAAATGTTTCCCCAAATCAAATGAAAACAATATTAACTAGAATAGGTGAAAATAGTAAATATATTATTTCTGGGGATTTAGACCAGTCAGATAAATATAGAAATGTTAAGGAGAGTGGTTTATATGATTTAATTCAAAGACATAAAAATATTGAAGAAATTGGTTTTTTTGAATTTGGTGAGGGGGATATAGTAAGAAACCCTTTAATTACTAAAATTCTTAAAAATTATGAAAAAGTTGATACTAAAATTAACAAAAAAGAATTGTTAATTGAAGATGAATTATTAGAAAAAAGAGTACAAAAAAGAATTGATGAATCAAAAATAATTAAAACTAAACCAATTATTATCAAGGAAAATGTTCTTGGTGGTGGGAAAAAAGATAATAAATTATTAAATAGCGAGTATACTGCTATTGATATGAATGGTAATGTTTATAGTAAAAAAACAATGGGCAGGGCTGTAAGTGATTATAATGAAAAACTAAATGAAGAGGTTTTAACTAAAACTAATGGTGTATTAAAACACGATCCTTTATCTAATAGGGAAAAATTAAATGAAGAAATTGTTTTAAAATCTGATACTAAAGGTTCAAATTGGCTTACAAAATTATTTACAACTAAAAATAAATAGTTATATTAAATTATGGCGGTAATAGGAATAACAATTGATGAAGTTTTAAGAGATTTTTTAGGTCAATTCGCTACTATGTATGATAGATATATTTCTGAATTTTATCTAGAAGATTCACCAGTGACAAATTTCAATCAATTAGATGAAGTTTTTAAATTTAATTCTATTGATGAAATGAATTATTTTTTATATGTTGAACATTCTTTAGAAGTTTTTGGTACTGCCAAACCTTCTTATCCAGATGTTATTGTGGATTTTAATGAATTTTTAACAGATATTGTTGATGAGGGTGAACATGAAATAATAATTTTATCCAAAGAAGTTGAAAATAGTATTCAAGCAACATTATTTTTCTTATCTAAATTAGGTTGTAAAGCGACTCATATAAGATTTGTTAAAAATTATGAAAATATGTGGGATTATGCAGATATCATAGTAACAGCAAATCCAAATACTCTACTTTCAAAACCAAGTGAAAAAGTATCAATTAAAGTTGATAGTACTTATAACAATAATGTAGGGTCAGATTACAAAATTAAAAAACTTTCAGATTTTACTAAATCTGAAAAATTACAAAAAGAAATTTTAAATAGAGAATATGAGTAATTTATTAAATATTGGAGGTCAAAATTATTTTATTGATTTTCAATCAGCTGAAAAACTACTTACAAGTGGTAGTACATTTAAGGGTGGTAAGGTTGAAGATAAAGAAACAACCGAAACATTTGATTCAGATGGCAAATTAATTGGGAAAGTAGTTATAACTAAAGAAACTCTTAGAGGTAAAGAAGTTGATATGTTTAGATATGAAACTATTAAAGATATGATGGATATTATTTTTTCTGATGATGATGAAGAAGATCCAGCTGTCAAAGTAAATAAAAAGAAGTTAGATTCCCAACCAATGAGTTTTAAAATAGCTTTTAACACATTACTCGAATATGGGGTATTAAATATAGCAGAAGATGAAGAATAATATGGAAAAAAATGAACAAATAAAATCAGTTATCAATCAACTTGATAATAAAGAATTCGGAATGTACTTTTTTGTGCATGACACATTAGGCAACCCAACAGCTGGTATTGCCAATATATATGAACATGTAAAGGTTTTAAATGACTTAGGTTATAAAGCAAGTATTTTACATGAAAAAAATGATTATAAGGGTGTTGCTACTTGGTTAGGTGATGAATATATGAAATTACCTCACGTATCGATTGAAAGTCAACAATTAAAAGTAGTTTCTTCTGATTTTATATTCATACCAGAAATTTTCTCAACATTAATGGATCAGATTAAAGAGTTTCCTTGTAAAAAAGTAGTTATTTCTCAAAGTTATTCATATGCATTAGAATTATTACCAATAGGTAAAAGTTGGGTTGATTTTGGTTTCAAAGATGTCATAACGACTAGTGACGTGCAAGCAGATTATCTTAAAACCTTATTCCCAAGTCTAAATGCTAAGGTTATACCAGTATCTATACCAGAATATTTTTCACCAAGTAAAGAGATTCCAAAACCAATTGTTGCAATTCATACTAGAGATCAAGCAGATACATTAAGAATAATTAAATCCTTCTATTTACAATTCCCACAATATAAATGGGTTACATTTAGAGATTTAAGGGGGTTACCAAGAAAAGAATTTGCTGAAGAACTTAAAAATAGTGCAGTTGCTGTTTGGGTGGATGATGCTTCTGGTTTTGGAACTTTTCCTTTAGAAGCTATTGAATGTAATGTTCCAGTTATAGGTAAACTACCAACTTTAATTCCAGAATACATATTAAATGGTGAAAACATTAGGGAAAATGGGGTTTGGACTAACAACACTTTATTAATTCCAGAGTTAATTGCTGAATTCATGAGATTATGGTTTGAGGATTCGTTGCCAAGTGTTTTATTTGATGAAATGAAATTAAGTAAAGGTCAATATCAAGAAGGTATGCAAGTTGTTAAAATTAGTGAAGTTTATTCTTCATTAATTCAAGAAAGAAAAAATGAATTTTTACTTATGTTAAATAACGATAAAGATGAGTAAAAAAGTATTTCTAGGTGGTACCACCAATAATTCTGATTGGAGGGATAAATTAATTAAAAAATTAAAAGTTGATTATTTTAATCCAGTTGTTAAAGATTGGGATGAAAAAGCTCAAAAAGAAGAGATAAAACAAAGGAAAGAATGTGATTTTGTTTTATATGTAATCACCCCTAAAATGGAAGGTGTGTATAGCATTTTTGAGGTTGCCGATGATAGTAACAAAAGACCAGAAAAAACAATATTTTGTTATTTGTTGGAAGATGGTGATAAAACATTTTCAAAACACCAAATAAAATCTTTAGATATGGTTGGTGAAGGTGTTAAAGAAAATGGTGGTAAATGGTTTAAATCATTAAATGAAATTAGTGATTTCCTTAATTTTAATAAAAATTTATAAATAAAAAAATGAGTAAACAAATAGAAAATAATTCTCAGATATCGGTTATAATTCCAGTACATTTATTAGATGAAAGTACAAAAAAATTATTTGATGTTGCCATCGAAAGTGTAAAATCGCAAACGGAATTACCAAAAGAAATTTTAGTAGTTGGACCAAAAGAAGTTTTAGATTTTGTTGGTAAAGATAATGATGGTTTTAGATTCGTTTTAAATGAAGGTAAAACTGATTTTGCATCACAAATAAATTTAGGTGTTGAAAAATGTGAGACTGAATGGTTTTGTATTTTAGAAATGGATGATGAGTTAGCACCTACTTGGTTATCTAATGTTAATAAATATAAATCAAAATATTTAGATGTTGATTCATTTTTACCTATCATAGTAAATCGAGAATTCGAAACTAATGCTTTTGTTGGATTTGATAATGAGGCGGTATGGGCCGCTGAATTTTCAACTGAATTGGGTTTAATTGATCATAATTGTTTATTAGCTTATCAAGCTTTTAATTTAGATGGTATGGTTATGAAAAAAGATGTGTTTATCTCTAACGGTGGTTTAAAACCATCAATGAAATTAACTTTTATATATGAGTTTTTACTTAGAATTACATATTTTTCATCTACTGTTATGGTAATACCTAAATTTGGTTATAGACATATGAATTCTAGAGTTGGTTCATTGTTTAATACTTATAAAAACACTTTAAGTTTAGATGAACAAAGATGGTGGCTTTCATTAGCTAAAAAAGAATATTTTCACACTAAAGACAGAGGGATTACATATGAAAAAAATTAATAACCTATGTCAGATGAAACTCAAAAAAGAGGTAGAAAACCAAAAACAAAACCATATTTTGGTGAAGAACAAGAAGAAGCTGTAAAACAATTTCTTTTAACTGAAGATATTAATGAAAAAAATTTAATTTATAAAACTTTTTTAGAAAAACCCATAAAAAAAATGGCCGATTCTATAATTAGGACTTATAAATTATATAGAGAAGGATTTACATTTGAAGAGGTTAGAGACGATGCTATATCATATTTAATTTGGAAATCAGATAATTTTGATCCATTAAAGGGTCATAAAGCTTACTCATATTATGGGACCATAATTAGACATTATGTTTTAGGTTTAATTCAAAAAGATAAAAAAGAATTGCATAAAACAGCTTCATTTGAAGATTATTTCCCTAGTATCGAAGAACGTAGTGATTTGATTTATTATTTGGATGATAGTGAATACCATCAAGAGGATTTAATCAAAGACGTTTCAATTAAAATCAAGGAAGAGTTAGAAGCTATTCACCCACTTAAAAGGAAATTAACCGAAAATGAAATTAAAGTTGGAAATGCTTTGATTGCTTTATTAGATAATTGGGAAAAGGTGTTTGAAGAAATGGAAGAAATTCAAAGTGGTGTTAAATACAATAAAAATCTATTTTTAGCTACTATTAGAGATTATACTAATTTGAATACTAAAGATATTAGGATTAGCATCCAAAGATTTAAATCACTTTACTTTATATTTAAGAAAGATAAAATAAATAGTGGGATTTTATAATTTATAAAATCCCACTATTTATAGTTATAAACAATATAATTATGTCAACCCCAAAACCAATAAATAGAAAAAGAAAACAAGTCATTAAATTAAATAATGTAGAAAGCCTACAAGGTTTAATGCAAGAAACTTACAATGATGCTGTTGGTCAAATATTCCAATTACAAAATTCAATTACTGAAATAGGTTTAAGTGTTAAACCAGAAGATGTTGATGATGTTACTAAGATTGCCAGGGAAAAATCTGGTATGTTAAAATTAAAAGACTCTGCCATTAGAATTAAATTAGAAGTTGGTAAGATAATGGTTGATTTAATAAAACATGATGGGAATATTGAAAACTCGGAATTAGTTAATATCAGTAACACAGCGGCACCAACCACTGATGATTTAGACTTAATTAGACAATATATAAAAGATTCTGCAAAAACACCTGAATAATGAGTATAGTTGACCAAAAAAAGAAAGTTTTTGGTGATATTGCTGCACTTAGATCTTTATCTGAGGGGTTACCTAAAATTAATCTCTCAAATTCTTTTCCATCTATCAATAATAAGACGGATAGTATGGAGTTTTTGATTGATTTATTAAAATCAATTGTTGGGTTTGATTCATTAAAGAACGTTATTATAAAAACAATAACTTATAATCTAGATGTGATTGAAACTGATGTAAAAAAAACATTGAAGAAAGAATTAAATAAATTAATATCTTGTGGTGTAAATCCCACCATACCAAATTTATTATTATATACTTCTAATGGTATCAATTTAGAACTTAGGAAAATTGATTATCTCAGTCTAATGTTAACAGAACCAACATCTAAATCTGGTTCTTTACTATATGATGATATTTCCTCTGGTATAAATAGTAGTGATTTTAACACATTTCTTTATTATTTAATTCAAAATTCAGGTAGCGAGATAAATTGGAGTGGTAACCAAAATAATGATATATTAACATTAAAGTTTAATCAATATGGGGTAAATAACAACACTTTAAACATAAAGGCTAGTCCTTATTATTCAAATAATAAAAAATTAACTGATTTAAATAACGATTATATTGATAGTATAGATTTATTCGATTCAAATAAAATAATAAATAATATTATAGATTCCCTATTTGGTACAATATCTTTAGATGTTAAAAAAACTAAAAGACAATTACAAAATGAAATTGAGGTTGAAAATATTATCAATAAAATAATAAATTCGGATGAAACTAAAAGCATTAATGATGATTTTTTCTCATTTTCAAATAATGAAATAAAAAATATTGAATCTTTGGTTGATAACAAGAAAAGAGGTGTTAGTATTGTGGAGAGTACTAATAAAATCGAAACAATTATCCCAATAGAGAATTTAATTACATTAAATGAAAATGTTAGTACTGCCACAACTGTTAATCAAAAATCAATTATTTTTGATGAGGGCTTAAATGATTTAGCTAATAAATATAGTGAAAGCGTTGAAACTAATGATGCTTACACTGTGAAATTAAATTTTATTGATTTAATGATTAAGAATTTAATTTCTTCAATAGTTAAGTTAATGCTATCACCAAAATTAATTACTATTCTTTCTATAAATCACTCCATAGTGTATGGCGATTCTTTTGTTGATGTTTTAGATTTCATGAAAAAAAATAAAAATTTTATAAGATCAATAGTTAGTAGTGTTAGAGATTCAATAATAAGTTTATTATTGAAAGAAAGTTTAAAGGAAATTAATAATTTAGTTAGTAAAAATATAATTGATGTTGAAATTGAAAAATTAAAATTAAAAAAAGAACAAATAAGTGGTCTTATTGGTCTTGATTTAGAAATTAATAAACTAATAAACAATATAAATACATTATAATGGAAAGACAAAATAAATTAGATAAAAATAGCGTATCTTCAATTTCCAATATATTGAAAATAATACAATCAGCTTTTAATGTTAATAAAAAACCTTTAAAACCAATTTCACCCCAATTAATTTTAACTGGTGGTAATTTAAAAACTGGTTTGAGTCCTAAACAAATAGCGGCTAAAATAATTTCTAGGCAAGCCGAAGCTGGTGCTCCAGTAGGTGATTTATATTCTAAGAGTAATAATATAACAGAAGCTATGTATGCTATAATGGTTGAGGAAATAATAAGTGCAATAATGCTTAATGGTAAAATAGAAATTGTTATTCCCCCAGGTGTTGAAGTAATTACTTATGGGGCTAATTCAGGTGGTCCAGTTGTTAGTCAAGGTGCAACAACAAATGTAGCTAGTGGTTGGGGGGTGATTAGATAAATATGGAAAATTTAGAAAATAAAACAACGCATGAATTAACATCATACCTTTTACAATTGAAACAAGAACATGAGAAAGTAAAGAGGGATATGATATTATCGTATGATATTATGGAAAAGATTGAAAAAGATTTTTTATTAGTTAGTTCTATTATAAGTAAAAGGATGCATAATGAATAATAAATATAATTTTAAAGATACTAGTATTTTTAATGGTAAAACAACAAATAAATTAAATACTAATTTTTTTGTTGGTGTTGTGGTTTCAAATGATGATAAATCAGATGCTAACAGAATAAGGGTTAGGGTTAGGGGTGTTGATGATCATTTATCGGATAATGAATTACCATTTTGTTTCCCCATGCAAACTAAGTTTTTTTCTATTACCCCAAAAATTGATGAGGTTGTTTTTATTATAGTACCATCATCTGAATTTATGCATGTTGATAGAGTGTATTTTGGGCCAGTAATTTCACAACCACAAATGCTGTTAAAAGATACGTTTATAAATGGATCAACAAATAGCCTTGACCGTGGATTTTCCCAACAAAGAGTTGCACCATCGACAATACCAGAGAATAAAGGTGTGTTCCCCAATAAAGAAGATGTTTCGATACAAGGTAGGGATAATGCTGATATAATTTTAAAATCTAAAGAAGTATTACTAAGGGCTGGTAAATTTGAATTAAACACTAAACCTGGAGAAATTCCTAAATTTAATTTTGATTCACCAAGTTATATTCAGATTAAGAATAATGTTGTTTTAAATAAAAAAGAAAAGGTAATTGAAAAGGGCGGAGTCATAAATGTTGTTTCAAATAAAATAAATCTTTTAACACATAAAAATGGTTCTCCAAAATTTGGGTTAAATGATCCAGAAAGTATGATAAGTGCAAGTGAAATGGAAAAAATATTAGCCGAGGCACACCCAATGGTGTTTGGTGATTTGTTAGTATCTTATTTGAAATTATTAAGAAATGCTTTTATTGGTCATGTTCACCCATATAATGGTCTTACGGCAGAGGATTTGTCAGGTAAAAATGATGTTGATAAATATTTAGAATTCGATTTAAATTCAATTTTATCTAGTAATATAAAAATAAATTGATGGGAGATAATAAACGTGGATATTTATAAATAAATAATTAAATGGTTTTAAAAACTTATTTTACTAGAAATAATACAATTATTTCAAATCAAATTACAAATACTGGTCAAAACCCAGTTACCGAATTATTTTATGGTTCTCCAGATAGTCAATTATACAGTAGATTCTTATTTCAATTTGATACAACTAGGTTAGAAGAATTTATTAATAAAGGAATGTTCCCAGATTTGTCTAAGTTTAAACATACTTTAAAAATGACAAATACTGGTTCTTTTGATGCTTCTCTTATGGGTGCAACAACATTTAATAATAAAGAAAGAAGTTCTTCATTTGATTTAAACCTTTTTAAGTTAAATCAATCATGGGATGAGGGTGTTGGTTATGATTACTATAAAATGACTTATGTTAACCAACCAGCTACTATTTCTACGTCACCATCAAATTGGTTTGAATGTAAAACAAATGATGGTTGGGATATTTTAGGTGCCATTTCTGGTTCGCCAATAGCAACACAACATTTTGAACATGGGAATGAAAATGTAAATATGGATATCACACCAATAGTTAACTCATTTTTGACTGGGGTTACAAACAATGGTTTTTGTTTAAGTTATCCAGAAAGTTTAGAATTAACAATTAGAGATGATTCACAATATGTTGGTTTTTTTACTAGACATTCTCAGACTTTTTATGAACCTTATGTTGAATCTGTATATGGTGATAGAATTTTAGATAATAGAATCAATTTCTATTTAAATAAAAATAATAAATTATATCTTTACGTTAATGTTGGTGGTAAACCAACTAATTTGGATTTTTTACCTATTGTAAACGTCTATAATGATAATAATGATATGATACTATCAACAACTGGAAATAGTTCATCACAAGGCGTTTATTATATTGATATAAACATACCAGAAGATAGTCAAAATGATTGCACAATGTATACCGATATTTGGTCTAATTTATATGTTAATGGAAATCACTTAAATGATATTGAAATGGATTTTTCTGTAAAAACAGAAGGATATTACAACTTAGGTTCCGATGTAAATGATAATCAAGATTATAAAGTGAGTGTATTAGGAATAAAATTTGGTGAGAAAATAAAAAGAGGTGATATAAGAAAAGTTATTGTTAACGCTAAAGTTCCATATACTACAAATACAATATTACCATTAGAAGATATTGAATATAGATTATATGTAAAAGAAGGTTTCAACCAACTAACTGTAATAGATTACCAACCAATGAATCTCTCAAAAAATCAAAATTATTTTTTACTGGATACTCTTTCACTATTACCCAATACATATTATCTTGATATTAGATATAGCAATGATTATGAAGTAAAGGTGTTAGAAAATGTTCTTAGTTTTAATATTGCTAGTGAAGTTAATTTTAGATATTCACAATAATTTGTTGTAACGTATCATATTACTGTTTATATTTGCAAAAAGATATAAATGGAAGATATAGTAAAAATTAAAGGTTGTTATCATACTTGTCCTTTTTTCAGTAATAATCAAGATGGTATGTATTGTGGTCATTCTTATTTTGAAAATAAAGAAGCGTATTCAAATTTTATTATTAATCATGATAATTCAAAAAATGGTAAAATACCTTTAGAATGTCCATTAAGAAATGAATCAATTACAATTAAATATGAATTAAATATTTAATAAAAAATATAATTAGTTATATTTATAATATATTGCGGTTTAGTGTAATTGGTAACATAACGGGCTCATAACCCGAAGTCGAGGTTCGAGTCCTCAATCCGCTACAAATCAAGGTTAATACCGAATTGGCATTGAGCATTAAAAAGCTTTAGAATTATCTTTAATGGTAATAAAAATGTTAGTTCAAAATAATAACAATTATTTAAATTAATTAAAAATGAATCTAAATTATGCCGCATCTAATAAGATGCCAGAAGCTTTTGTTGCAATAAACAAAAGCAGAATTAAATCGTATGATAATATACGACCAGAAACTTTAGTGTCTTATCTATCAGATAAAACCGAATTTCAATTAGAATTGTTCAATCCAACTCAAGAAACAATTTTAGCAAAAATAAAAATAGATAATAAAAATATTTCACAAGGTGGTCTAATATTAAAACCTGGTGAAAGAATTTTTTTAGAACGTTATCTCGATATCCCTAATAAATTTTTATTTGAAACTTATGAAGTTGAGGGTGATAATTCACAAGTTCAGGAAGCAATAAAAAATAATGGTGGTATATTAGTAGAATTTTTTAAGGAACAATATATTAATTCTAATTTTAATCATTTACCTTGGAAAAATAATGGGTTTAATCCAATAGCACCTTATTATCAACCCTATAACACTAATGATTATTATTACAATAACACAACTAATTTTAATGTTTCTGACAATTATAACCTTACATCAAATTTAAATGCATCTGTGGGGTTTTCCAACCAATCTAATGACCTTAATTCAAGAAGATTAGTTAAAAGCAAAAAAACTATTGAGACTGGTAAGATAGAAGTAGGTGGTAGTTCTAATCAAAATTTTAAATCTGTTGACAAAGAATTTAGTTTTTTTTCGTTCCATAAAGTAAATTTAAGAATATTACCCTTATCACATAAAATTTCGGATACTTCTGAAGTAGTTAAGGTTGCAAAGTACTGCACGTCTTGTGGGTATAAAGTTCACTATAAGGATAAATATTGTGGGCAATGTGGTAATAAACTATAATGTTCTAAATTACAAATAAAATATAAACCTTGATATGTAAAATGGGATCTAAATTAGATCCCATTTATATTTTAAATAATTTAGACAAGTCTTTTAATACCCAATTAGGAATGTCATCTTCTGGTAAATTATCATTAGTTACCGAACCCTTAACCCATTCTGCAATATCACTTATTTCATTAAAATCAAAACCTAATTCTTTATCTATTTTTTTATTTAAATCTAAAAACTCTGGTTTGGTTTTAAATTCAGACCAAGTTTTACTTTGACCATTTTTAATGACCCCCATTAAAAAAGACTTAATGATGGGATTTTTAATATTCTCAATAACATTTAAGTTTAAATGTCTGTTTTTGCTTTCTTGATGTTTATTATAATCAAAATTAAAATGTTTGTCTAACTTATCTCTCATTTTAACGCCATCTGGAGTTAATGAAGATCTTTCTAAATTTTCATAACCATAAATCCCAGCAAGATGTTTCATTATCATTTGCCCATATCCAAAACCTTTAATTTTAGTTTCTATGTTATCAATGTAAACTTTATTATCATATTTTGAAAAATCAGCATATGCTAATAATTCATCTCCCTTGGTGAGGTAAATTACCATATAATCTTGACCTTTATAATGATCTTTCGATTCAATATTAAAAGTGAGTTTATCTTCTAATGCTTCTATTAATAGTTTTCTAATCATGAATAATAACTATCATAAACTTCTCCTGTTAATCCGAAATCTATTATCACCAAATCATCTTCACCATTCCTTTTCACTATACCGTAACTATTCAATTTACCAAAATCTCCAGGTCCATTACCAACATTCGATATAAAATCCATTATTAAACTTGTAAAATGATTCTCATTCAAATATTCAACTAACTCTTTAGGTTGCCTATATAAGATTTGTTTACCCTTCTGATTACTCCAAAAATTAGATAAATATTCATACATATCCTTAATTTTACATTCAGCCAATCTTTCAAAATCACTATTATTGACTTTTTTAGCTAATTCCATTTCTACCCATAAAAATTCTGGGTGAAAATCAAATATCTTAGCTAATAAGTTATTGAAGTAAGTATGTTGCCCATAATCAGCTTCAACTTCATTTTGTGCCAATCCCTTTTTATTCTTAGCTAATTTTAAAACTTTTTCATCATCTATTTTATAAACAATTCTAGAACTACCAGAAGAAATTCTAGTTAATTCTCTTTCACAATAATCAATTCTTTGGTTAAATGTGGTTAAACTTTTAAAATGTTCCATGTTAAAAGATTTTGGATAATCTTCAATTAAAACATTTTCATTTATATTTTTTTCGTGGTAAACAAAAGCGGTTATCTCATCTAAACCATTTAATATTGCATTGCTTATCCTATGATGCCCATCAATGATAAAATAAAATTGATTATATTTAACTAATTCAGCGTTGGTATTAACATCTACCTTATCAGTTGATTTAAGGTTGTCTACTGCAACATTTAATTGTGTTGGTACAATTAGTTTAACATTAACAGTTTCTTTCTTAAAACCTTTGCTATTGCGTTTTTCAATATCTTCAAAAGCATTTTTAGTTATCTTTAATATGGTTTCAATATCTGGGACCTCATTAAAGAATATTTTATCTGTTGGTATTTTAGGGTAAGTAGATTTATTAGCTAATTTTAAAGCATTTAAATCTTTCTTCGTTAAAACCTCATTTATTAATGAGTTATATATTTTACTTAACTTCATTTTATCTATATAATAATAAATATCTAATTTTCTAAATTTAATTCAAATTTAAATAACCCACAATCCCATATTCTATCAAAACCTAATTCTATCATTAATTCCTTTTCAGTCTTGTTAAAATCTAAATCTGGGTATCTTTTTCTCAAAGCATTTTTCCCAAAACCAAATTTATGTAGTCTTTTGGATCTAGAAATGTTACTTTTAAAATATTTATAATCTGGTAATAAAGTTTTATTCAAACTAAACCCTAATTTTGTATACATATTATCATTTTTATCTAAGACCCATCTAACATCGCCAAAGCTAATTATTTTATTGGGTTTATAATTATTTATAAAATATTTTAATAATTTACCAGCAATCCCAACCACTTTATAATTTGTGTTTGTTGCAAATCTAGTTAAATCATAATGATTTTTATTATTTTTTAGATTAACCATACTCCTTTTATTATCAAAACTCATTACAGCAACTAATTCATCATTATAAATGGCTCCTAAATTTATATTAGAATTACTTTTCCCTTGGATATGATACAATTCTAAAAATATGTTTTTAGTTTCGTTATCAATTTCAATAATTTCACATTTTCTAGCACCAATTATTTTTGAATTATTTTTATTTATTAAATGTGATATTTTATTTAGAACCAATCCTTTGTTTTTAATCCATTCATCCTCAAATATGTGTATTAATTTATACCCATTTTCATTCATTAGTTTCGTTTTATTCAAATGGAAATTTTTATCTTTACCCATTCTCTCAGTATGGTAATACAATCCATTAAATTCAATTCCTAATTTATGTTCTGGTAACAAAATATCAATCTCAATTCCATTTAATAATTTTTTATCATTGATATTTATTTCGCAACCTAAATTAATTAAATATTCTTGAATAGTTTCTTGTGCTTTGGAAGTGAATTTATGTTCATGGTTTTTAAGATTTTTATTATAACTATCTTGTAATTTTTTTCTACAACTATTGGAAACCATTTTACTGGAAGGATATCTTAACTTATATTCCATTACTCCAATATTATGTGTTTTTAAATGTTTGGTGTTTAAAAATTTCATTTTATAGCCACATATTTCACAAATTACATTATCTTCTTTAAGTGAATTTAATTTTTTATATTTGGGGTGAAATTTAATATCTTCTGGGAAGATATTCAAATAATCTATTATACTTACATTGTGGTTATTTTTCAAATGTACTTCAAAACAACCAGTTTTATTAGTTAGATCTAAAGTTTCCCAATTACATAACTTACATTTTCTAGTTTCTTTTTTATCTATTTCGATTATGTCAATATATTCCTCATACCATTTTTTTCCGTGGGTATATTCATATCTTTTTTTCGCATAAGTTGTTTTTGGATAATCAATATCACCATATGTTTTTAAAATATGGTCGGTTAAAATACCTTTTTCATTATTAATATCTTTGAATGTTATATCAGTTTTTTTACATTTTGCAATTAATTGTTTATCTTTTGATGAATAAACAATCATCCTAAATTCCTCAATTTCTTTGCTATTTAAACCTCTATTAGCACCAGGTATTTTTATTTCTACATTATTTTTAAGTAAAATATTTTTAATTCTTAATAAACCTAATTTATGTTCCTTTGATATTATACTTTGTCTTTTTTTATCTTCAGTATATTTTTTTACTATTTCTTTTTCTTCTTCTAGTGTTACTGTTCTTCCTATCATAATTATTAATTTGTACAAATATATTGATAATTACTTTATAATCCTAATTAATTATATTAATTTTTTGGAAGATAAGGGTAGCCATAAATAAAAATGCGATAACTTAGTTATCGCATTTTAAATCAATTATTTATAAATATTATTATCTTAATTCTTTCAAATCAAAAGTAACAATACCATCTACATTTACAACACCATAGAATCTATTATTAACCAATTTACTTGCGTAACGTGTCATAATACCTTTAACATTTGAGAAATTCATGAAATTTGTCATTGTTGGAGTTAATTGTAAAGGAACGTAAGGAGCATAGATATAACCAGTATCTAATAAAGATTTACCTTTATGACCTATAATCATTGATCCCGCAGGAGAATAAGGGTCAGAGTATACTTGGTATCTACCAGCTAATGAACCTACTTTTTCAATACCCATGTTAAATGTATCTTGCTCAGCAGATGCATCACTTACGTGGAAGTATTCTAAGTCATTGAAGATAGCTGCGATTTCAGAAGAAACTACAAGGAAGTTTGCACCACCTCTAAGAGTTGACTTGTGAATTTGAGCAGAAATCTGATTTACTTTAGTAATTAAAGTTTGATTCCAGTCTTTTTGAGTATAAGCATTACTAGCTTGAGCAGTCTTTCTCCAACCATTGTAATCCCATCTCAATTGCCAAGCAGCACCTTTTCTAAGGTCTTTAAGAACCTCTCTATCAATTTCAGCAGCAACTTGTTCTGACAACATAGCTGTCAATTCTGCTTCTGCATCGATATTATGGAAAGCACTAACGTCTTGAGCAAGCTCTGGAGACCATGTAGCTCTTAATTTTCTTTCAACAACTGATACAACAATATCTTCTAATTTGAAAGACACTTCACCCATTTCAGATTCATTCTCAAGTGTTGCGTATCTTGCCCAAGATGCTACGAATGTAGTATTTGAAGCAGTGAATGCAGATGCACCGATATAACCGTCATAAGTTTGAGTACCGTTAGCAGCAGATGGTTGAGATAAATCTAAATCTAAATACATTACACCATTAGCATCACAAATATCGTCGTATTGAACAAGTCCTTTACCGTATTTTTGAGTTACTACTCTAAATGGTACTTCAGCATTAGCCGCTACAAGAACATTTCCATTTGGATCTGTGATGTTAGCACCACCATTTTTAACTATTTTCAAAGAAGCTAAGAAAGCTTCTGAATCCATTTCATTACCATCTGGACCAGTCAATCTACCTTTATTAGTAGAAGAGAAACCTTCAACGGCAATCATTACGTTTCTTACTGTACCATCAGTAGATGCTTTCAATGTAACCCCAGCAGCGCTAGTAAAAGTACCATCAGTACCTAAAGCTACTGGTTTAGCAGTACCAGCTACAATTGTGATTTCACCTTTTGATTGGTCAAATAAACCATCATTATAATAAATATCGTAAAGATTTTTAGCGTTGAATGTAGTTGTAGTACATGCACTTGATACACAATCTGGCAATGCTCTAGACATTGAAGTATGTGATTGAGTTACATTTCCTGAACCGTCAGTTCCAGCTACTCTATTAGATATTACTGGAACGAAGAAGAACATTTTACCAATAGGCATGTTCATCGCTTGTACTGATACAATTTCATTAGCCAATAATTTAGAGAAAACTCTACGTACAATTGGGAATACAACAGTCTCAAAAGAACCTGAACTATCAGCAGTTGTTGATTCGTTCATCAAGAAAGACGCTTGATTCTCAAAAATTTGTGCAATGTTTTCTTTTACGTGACCTTTAAGACCATCTAAGAATCCTAAGCTATCCCATCTGTTTTGAACAGCTTCACGGATAGTTTTATTGTGATTATAGGCAATATTACCTACTTGACCACTAGTTAATAAACTCATATTAATTTGTTTTAGTTTTTAGTTGTTAGAACGATTTTCCATCTTATTAATAAGATCTTTATATCGTGATAATTCTGGACTTACATAAGCAGTAGATTCATTTAAATGACTTGTTGAACTGGCTGATGCTTCCTTATTTATTTTATTTTCTACTGCTTCTTTAATTGGGGTCTTGCTACCTAATTCTTTACCAATAGATTTGTATAGTGCTTTTGATTCTTCAATTGTTTTAGCTTCATTATCAAAACGCTCTAATATGTTTAATTTTTCTGTTGATGTTGTAGAATTCTCTAAAAATAATTTAGTTGCATAAGTTAAATTTTGGTTGAATACAACAGTTTCACCTAACGCATGTCTAAATTTTGATAAAGCTTTTTTAAATTCTTCTATCAAATCATCTTTCTTTTTTGTTTCAGCTAATAAATCAATATATCTTTGATTAGCTTCATCAACTGATTTTGCACCAGGGCCTTTAATCGGTGTTGCTTTACCAGGAACTCTTCTTGCTTGAGCATTCCCAACTGGAATACTTTCTTCAATAGCTTCTTCCTCATCATCACTTTCACCCATTACCATTGGACCTTCTGCTTTTGCATGTGGTGTTTTATTAGGAAATGCAGTCTCAACATCTTTTTCAACATCTGTACTTTCAGGTGCTTTAGTACCCTCAATATCTCCTGTTTCCATAGAAGTGTTTTGTAATTCCTTATCATGACCTTTACCTCTAACTATATCTTCGGCAAGTTCATCATCATCACTCATTGCAATTTCAAATACAATACTTTCACCTAATTCATCATCATCATCTTCTTCTGAATCCAAATCTAACTCAGTTGAGTCATCTTCAATTGGAGTTTCATCATCTAAATCTGCTTCAACCTCAGTTGAATCAGCATCTAATCCACCAACTTCTGCATCTAAATCAGATGCTGCAACCGTAGGTGCCGCTGGTAAAATTGGTGCAACTGTAGGTGCTCCTTCCCCAAATTTAACATTATATTCAGAACCGCTAATAGGATCTTTAATTTTTACCTCATTTGGTGAAACAACTTCAATTTCATCGTTATTTGCTAATTTTTTGTAAACAGATATCACATTTTCATCAGACTCACCAGTTAAATCAAATTCATAGTCTTCACTACCTTCTGCATCATAGTCCTCGCTACCTTCTGCATCTAAATCTAACTCACCAGCTTCTGCATCTAAATCATCTGCTGGTAATTCATTGTTTACTGAATCATCAGTTGCACCTAAATCGTCAACTTCTGTTTCATCACCAATTTCTGTTTCGTCATCAACTTCTGTTTCATCTTCAACATCAGTCTCGTCATACATGTCTTCATTAATAGACTCTTTCACTACACTTTCAATTTCTTCTCTAGCTACGCTACGAAGTATTTCTTTTGTGTTTGTTGATATAGCTTCTTGGATTAACTCATAATCCGCCATTGCTTCTTCAACTATCGACTTTTTTGTTTCGGTCATTTTATTATATTTGTTTTTATTTTATTTTTAAGAAAACCTCTATTTCCTAATAAATATGTTATTATTTATAAAAAAACTTTATTTTTTAAAAAAATATTTTTAATTGATTAAAAAATTATTTAATTTATCAATTAATAATGATTTTTGTTTAACCTCTGATTCCATAAATGGAGTTGCTTCTTGTTGATTTGAAAACATATATGAACCAGGTGTACTAGGACTAGTAACAATATCCCAACAAATTAGCTCAAAATCTTCTTGTACCATTAATTTACCGTTTCTTTCATCTAAAGAACCAACACCCCTTGAAGAAACCCCAACTCTTATCCCTTTTCTTAAATAATTGGCTATCCTATCTCCTTCACATGATATAATACCTAAATTTATAAATCCTGGGCTCATTATAATTTCTATTTCCCCAACAAGTGTCTGACCCTCCCACCAAATTTTTTTGATTTCGTGTGAAATTCTAGTGTTTGATATGATACTAGAATCTGGGTGATCTGATTCACCTAATGCACTTCTGGCTTCAATTAATTTTTGATAATTGTTAGCTTCACGCATTAAAATATGTTTTGGGTATATTCGACCATTTTTATTAACCACATCATATTTTTGTAGAATAACAAATAATACTAACGGTTCTACCATTACTTTTCCAACAGATGCTGCGTTTTCACCTAACTTCTGTATTTCACTAATAAATGGTTTATTTCGCAAGTCGTGCGGATCTATAAATCCAGAATCACTTTCAATTAAAATACCATAACCAGTTTCATTCTTTTTTAAATATTTTAAACCAGAATTATATTTTTCGTTAATCGACATATATTTACTTTCCTAATAAATATAATTTTAAAATAAAAAAACCCTAATCATGGTAGATTAGGGTTTATTTAATTAAAGCACATATAACGCTTGCAATTAAAAATAACACAAAAATTATTTTTTTAGTCTTTAGTTTTATGGAATTTGAAGTATTGGTTTTTGTTGAATATTTCATTTATTAAGTCTTTTATTATTTCAGTCAATTCTAATTTCATAAATTCTGAATCGATTAAATTGTTATTAATTTGAAATAAGGTTATTTGACAATTCATAAAACTTCTTCTAACAGAAGAAATGCCAGATTCTCTAATATCCAAATCTACTATAGTCAAATCATTATAAAATTCATTTTGATTAAGATTATTAAATAAATTACTTCTAATCGATTTATCTAATTTTCTAATTATCTGACCATAATTGAAATCTGAATCATAATTTAATACTTCTAACCAAGAATTCATTTTTATGTACACAGCAACTGGGTTTTTCGCATCCACGGTGCCAATTGAAGTTGTAAAACTTTTAGAAATTTCTAATTTAATTTCTTTACCTCTAGCAATTTTATTCATATTTATTTTCATTTATTACAATATAAGTAAAAATAAAATAGAAGTCAAATATTTAATGGCTAAATTGTTTAAAATTTGAAAGAATTTTTTGAGTTATTCTTGGTTTTTTTAATAATTCCTTATTTGGTGTAATGATACAATATAAATAACTTTCTTCTTTGGCCACTAAATAATGTTTTTGGTTTTTATTTATTGTGAACGTTTGCCCAGCTTTAAATAATTCACCAGTAATTTTGTTTAAAATAGTTCCCTTTATAACCCTATTTAACTCATATTCATTTTTATGCTCATGAGGTAATATGAAACCATCTTTTTTGTAGACAGCTAATAGTGAAGAATAGTCTTTATTTAAATCTAAACCTAAGACACTAACACCACTACCTAATTTTTCTGGTAAATCAGACCATTTATTTGAAATAAATAACAATTCTGGGATTGTTACGTCTGGAAAATTATCTGAAAAATTAATTAACTTTGTTTTTATACTATCCAAAGAATTTTTAGCTAGTATGAAAGTGTCGTTTTTGTAGTTAAAAATTTTACTAAATAAACTCATTTTAATAGCTATTGTTTTTTTATGTTATTATAAAAATAAGATTTAATTTCGTTTAATGATGAAATTATCTGTTGTTTAGTTGCTTTATCGTCTTCATCCATTTTGCCAGCTTTTACTTCCCAAAGAGTTGTTATTTTAATAACTTCTTTGGATAACAAATCTTTATCGGCCTCGGCTTTAACCAATCTTTTGGCTAACCACCAAACAATAATACCCATTACAACCACTACTGGCGCTTGTTCTAATAACCAAGGGCCTATATCAATATTAGGTGTTGTATTTGTAGTTAAAAAATTAATCATGGAATGCTTTTTTTAATTCTATTAATTTTGAAATATTAGTTTTAAAAGTTTCTTCTACATATTCAATTCCTAATAAACTTTCTTTTACATTTAATAATGTTTCTTTTTCAAGTAAATTATCATTACCAATTAACTTTTTATTAACTAATTCGGTACATTCATTTTTTAAATTAACTAATATTTCTTTTTTCTTTTCTAAATTTGATTCAAATATTGTTTTTAGAATTTTTTTTTCATAATCGTTAAGATTACTATATTTTTCGTTGAATTTTTCCACCATTAAATTCCCTATAAAACTATTTGGTGGTATTGATTCATTTAAACTAGACTTATTTATTAAATTTGTTTTGTTATACTTGACAATATTACTTAAAGATTCAACAATAGAATCAACATTTTTATTTCTAAAAATAAGGGTTGTTATATCATCGTGTAAATCACTTCTATTATAATCACTTTCAACTAAATTGATTTTGTATTTAGAAAGAATTGATTTTAATTTTTTATTCTCATTAACAATTTCTTTTTTTGAAAAATTATTTAAAAGATTTATATTCTCTTTAATAAATTCAGAAGCTTTAAATTCATCAATTTCATTTTTATTTTCAATATTATAATAAACATTAAATTGTGTTTTTAAAATATTACTTTCTTTTAAAGTTTTTAAAAATTCTTTGTAAATGTTTTTATGTTCACTAGTTTTATTACTTATATCTTCAACCAGTAAATTATTGAATGTAGTCTTCAATCTTCCAAAATTTTGCATATTTACTTTTTATAAATAAATATGCGAAATTTATTTATAAATTAAGTTTTTCATCAATTTCATTTATCATTTTATTTATAGAATCATTAATTTTTAAATTTTTGTCAAATATCTTAACAGGTTTTATGTTTTTAACTGATTTTTTATTAAATGATTCCATCAACTTATTTTCATAAATTTGTTGATATTTGTTAACTTTTTTTGTTTGTTTATTTATCAATAATTCTTTTCTTTCAGTAAGTATGTTTTCTATTTTTTTGATACTTTCAACTGGAAATTCTTTATCAATTTCTTTTGAGGTGTCCTCCATATCAGCTTCGGTATTATCATCCTCTAAATTAGCATCGCTTTCTTCATCACCAAACCCATCCTCATTATTAGTTTCATCGCTATTTTCTAAATCAGTTTCATCTTCATCACCAAAATCTAAATCAGTATCACCGAATCCGCCCCCACCGAATCCACCTCCACTACCTGATGGTCCACCATCTTCTCCACCATCTTCTGGTACAACACCACCTTCTTTAGCGGCATCCATATCACCATATATTTTATCTACTTTATCATAAAGACCTGTATGTTTAATTACATTTGCGGTGTTTTCTAATTCAGCGGCAGCGGCTTTTTCCATTCTTTGTTCTAATAACATTTGTCTAATATCATCATCAGAACGACCAAGTATTTCTTTTTGTGCTTGTGTCATAGACATTGCACCATAACCATTTCCAGCATCGCTAACAGCATCTTTATACAGAGAAATTTTAGTTTGCATGTGCTCAACTTTAAGCATTTCGGCTTGTGTTGATGGATTATTTAATGTTAATGTGAAATTATCTAAATCATCTTCAAATCCTAATAAATATAAATGAATTATTGCGATTTTATTTAATTCTTGAATAATAGCTTGTTGTATTTTATTTATTGTTCTAGAAAAACGAATATCTTGTAATGCTAAATTTTTACCATCACCTGTTGCATCATCAAAATTTAAAAATGATTTTGGGGTTCTTAATGCGGTAAATAATTTTTTCTGTAAATGTTCAATATCTTCGACAACACCTAAATTTGTTGAACCAGGTAACGTATCAATTGGATTTGGTGCATTATCACCTCTGACTGGAACGAAATAATCTTCTGTGTTATTAGCGACATTATAGCGCATATCCATTTGACCAGTTTGTGGATCGATTAAGGGTTTTTTCTTAAATCTAGCGGCAATCTTATCCATAAATGGTGCAACATCAGCCTCATCTATATTACCAACATTTATTTTAAATACTTTTCTTTCTCCAGCCCTTGTTAACCTATCAATTAACATTGCATCTTCAGCCATACATAACATTCTATGTATTTTTCTAACTTTCTCTAATATGCTAACCCCATAAGGTAATTTTCTATCATCACCTAACAACCTAAAATGCGCTATTTGCCAAGTTCTGTATTCAATATTCTTACCTTTCCAAATAAATTTAGTTTCGTTTTCTTTTAAATTTAAATTATTGAAATTATATAAATCACCCTCTTTTCTTTCTATTTCATAATTAGGTAATTGTCTACACCCTAAAACACCTCTTTTATCATCAATATTTAATAACACAAAATTATCACCATATTTAGTTAAATTTCTTCCCCACATAGGCAAACTAGTGTGTAAATCTAATCTATTAATAAATAAATCCTTTAGAATTGATTTTACCCTCTTACTACTAGAGTATATATTTATCATTTCCCCATTACCATTTAATGTTGAAATTTCTTCGGAAAATATGTCAAGAGTTGCTGCAATTTCTGGGTAAAATTCCATAGCTTCAAAATCTGAATAGGAGCCTATTCTACTGTTTTCGTTGAATAAAGCTTTTTGGTACATCTCATTATCAACTTTTTGCCAAGTGTTGGCTAGGTATTTATTTTGAAGTGCTTGTTTTTTAGCAAGTTCAAATTCTTCTTTAGATTGTGTTCTTAATATTTCCTTATTATCTAATTTATAATTATTAGTAACGTTATTAGGTAAGTTTACACCATCTTTCGTAAAAATATCACTTAACTTATTAAATATTGTTTTTTTTTCAGACATTATTTTATATTATTTCTTTTATTTAATATAACCTTTTTATTGTTTTAATAAAGATTATTGGACATATCCACATTCAACATAAGCAAATCTATGTTCTTCACCATTTATTATTTGAAAATCATAAACATATGTCGTTTGATAATCCTCCCCTTGTGAGAATGGTTTTGCCTTACAACCAGTTGGTAAACCAGTTGTATAATGGGTCATTTTTTTTATTATGTTAGTCTCTGGTGACCATTTATATAAAAAACCAGTGTATGGTTTTCTTGTAAATACTTGTTTTTCTTTCATTTTTATAAATATTATCTCATACTAGCAAAAAGCCAACTATAATTATTATTAGGGTCTTGAGTATTTTGGGTTACATATCTTGGAACATTATTATATTCGTTCATTAATTTCCCACCAACAGAATTAGTTTGTAATTCATTTCCACTAGTTAATCCCCAAGCATTTAACATGGCTTTGGTTTGATTTGCGGCTTTTTTAAGTTTTTTGAAAGAATTTTCTAATACCCATAAAGCCATACCAAGACACATTAATAAATCGTCATGGTAACCCTCCATGTGATCTGGTCTACCATTTTTATAAATGAATGTTTTCATTTCAGCAGTCATTGCTTTGGATTTTATTTTTATTCCTTCTGTCCTTACCATTATTTCTAAATTAGAAATTAGTTGTAATCTAACACCAGTCATGCAAAAACCAGCCACCTTTCCGTTAGGGTCCGAAACATCCCCCTCAACTAATTGAACATTAGCATTGCTAGAAGATTTATCATAATGCATATTAGGACAACCAAGTTCAATTAATTTTAGAACAGTTGTCAAACCAACACCAATGTTATCGACAACAACATATGCATTGTATTTAATTCCGTATTCTTTAATTATATTAGCAAATAAATCTGGTTGTATTTTACCCTGATATTCAGCAACTTCTTCCATTGTCGTAAAATCAATAATAACAAATGCTGAACTATCACTACCATCGCCCCTAGATACATCCGCAGCCAAAATATATTCATGTCCCTCAATCGGTAATTCCCAAACTTTAACTAATCCAGAATTACCATCAAACCATGTTTTATCTATAAATTTAGGATCTTCAACATATTTCCTATTTTGGTTATCAATATCTTCATCATCAATTACATTACCCCCAGAACCTAAAAATGAAACGTCTAACTCTTGTGCAATTCTCCTTTTATCATTATTCATACCCTTACACATACTCACGTACCAAGATGATGTCGGTTTATAACCCAATTTAATCATCTTTTCATAAGACTCATAAGTAAATTCAATTTCTTCAATAGGTTCTTGATCCTTCATCAACCATTTCAAATCTTTATTATATCTAGGATCTTGATACCATTTCATTTCAATTATATTATATTCATTTTCACCTTTTATTGATTGTTCGTATGTCTTATAATATAAACCATCAAAACCATTTGGTGTACTAATTAAAATGGCTTTCCCTCCAGTACTTAAACTGGTAATTGCATTACCATATAAAATGGCTCCATTGTCAACAAAAGCTGCCTCATCAAAAATTAAATAAGTTGGTGCATATCCACGTAGTGCATCAACAGAAGTTGCCACTGCAATTATTGTTGTCCCATTAGGTAATATTATTTCTATTTGAGAATCTTTAATAAAAATAGATTTTTTTTCTTTTTCTGGTGTGCCATAGTATTCAGCCCCCCAAACCCATCTTGGTAATTGAGCAATAAAATCTTTAATACCCTTTAAAAATTTTTTAGCTAATGTTAATTTATTTGCAATAACCACAATAATTTCTGGGTTTTCTTTACTTGCAAAACTACCTTTTATTGCCATGTATGCTTGGGTTGTTGTAGAAATACCAGCTTGTCTTGGTTTGGTGATTAAATTAAATCTAAACTTTTCGAAACAATTTATAATTTCAGCTTGTTTTTTGAATAATTTAAAAGGAACAAACCCTTCCTGAGTTTTATCAAAAGTTCGTAAATAGTTAATAATCGCATATTTTGGATCCATTAAACATTTAGCATATTCTTTAAGAATTTCAGAATGTGTTAGCATGAGGTTTTTATTAATAAATAGAAGATAGTGAATAAAAACAAAAAAGCCGTTACAAATATTTGTAACGGCTTTTTTCTAACCAATTAGTTTTATTCCCAATCTAATGTATCTATATCGTCAATGTTTAATGAATCTTCATCACTATATTCATTTAAACTAAAATTTAAATCATCATTTATTATATCTTTCTTTATTCTATCACTAAGATTCATTATTATTTTTTTACCTTCTTTAGTCCCAGCCATAATCTCCCTCATAGATAAATTAAATTCTTTTACTGGTAGGGAAACTATTTCTTGGAAAATATGATGTTTTAAATGAAAATCAGCTGGTTCAATCATTTCAGTAAATTGTTCCCAAATTGGTGGTCCTAATCTTATATCCCATGTTTCAGCTGCAATAAAATCGGCTTTCCCTAAAACATATTCACTTAATTTTAAATCTTTAGGTAATCCATGAGAAGCTAATAATTCCATAGCCCCTTTAACCAGTTCATGAATTAAAACTGGTAAAGTCATTGCCTGAGCATGTAACTTAGGTTTATCGTTTTCATTTTTAGGGAATTCTACTTTAATAATCCCACCAGCATGTTTAGGTTCTGAATCATCAACAACTAAATATGCGTAATCAGCAGCGGTCATTAGTTTTGAATATAATTGAGGTAACTTGTGATTAATATTCATTAATTCATCTTGAATTAAATGAAACATATGATTTGTTTTCATTGAAGCACCTTGAATCATTGTATTTATGAAACGTCTTTTATAAACTTCATCATTAGCGTTTTCAATACTAGCGTGATTATCAAAATCCATTTCTTCAATAGTTACTGGGGACGGGTTTTTTTTAATTCCTTCAATGTCGATATCTGTGGTTAATTCTGCAACTATCTCAACATCATCTTCAGACATATCGAATTCATGTCTAACTAAGTTTATTGCTAAATCTTCTAATTTTTTTTTATTTTTTACTTCGTTTTTTATACAATCATAAATTAAATTTACTGTATTATCTCGAAGTTCATCCATATCTATATTATCAAGTTCATGAACTCTTTTATAGTTCTTTAAAACATCTAAAAAACGCCTAGAAATCATCTTTTCTTCAAAATGCGTTTCATCACTAGCTGGAAATATTGGATGGTTCCCTAAAGAATGATTTCGTTTTCTTAATTGAATAGATAAATTAGGGTGTATTCTTTCAGAATGTCCTGAATCATAATTTATTCTACCTTCATTAATTTTTAAATGAAGTGCTCTTTTAGCTAATTCTTTAAATTTATCCATTTTTTATTTTAATAAATTCTTCTAACTTTTTTTTACTTATAATTGGTTTAACTGTTTCGTTCATTTTTTTTGATAATTCTTCCCAATCTTGTTCAGTTAACTCTTCCTCATTTGTTTTAACGCAATTATTTACTCTCTTCCCATTATCAATTTTAGTACCAACTTTTTTATAACCAGCCCAACATTTTTTTTCGTTTAAAGAATCGCCATTTAAATCTTCTAAATTTAAATCATATTCATTTAAAACTTCTTCAATTTTTGAGATTGGTGTGGTTTCTTTATATTTAAAATATAAATTTAAAATACTCTCTTTCAGATCGATATTAAAATTACCAGCCTTTTGTGCTAATTTATGTAATTCATTTAAATCAAATGTTTTTTCCTCGTTTGGAGTTTCATTTATATCATTAGTTTGAAGTGAATTATTTTTATGTTTTTTTAAAGCAGCTGTATACAATCTTTTTATTAATTTTAAATAAGGTATACCATCAAACTCCATATTTCTTTTTAATATGGTCTCACTTTCAATATCATTTTTATAAACACTTTTCGATTTTACTAATAACGAACCATTTTTATATAAAATCGGATAATAAATATAAGGTTCTTCCCAGGTACTTGATTTATCAATTACAGGTATTGGATCTCCATCGGAATCAATTGCTGAGGTGATTAATTGATTTAAATCAAGTACAAATTTTTCTATCTTAGGATTATTTTTCGCTGGTGCTTCGTTTATTTCAGCCTCATCGACAACCTTAACTATATCGTCTTTTTTTAATTTTGGTAAAAGAGCATCAACGTTTTTAGCGTTTGCCATGAACTTCGCTTCTAAGATAGCTTTTATAAATGTTTTTTTTGTATTCATTTTATTTTTTATATTTTAATGTTAAGTCTCTTTCATATAATAAATTATTAACTTGTTCCATAGTAACCCCAAAATGAATTATTAATCTATGTTCTGGGTAAGTAGTATGTGAACTTATATCTTCATATACTAAAGGTATTATCCCATCAATAGCATCCCAAAGACAAAAACAACTACTATCTTGCGCAAATAAAAAATCAATATCAGTTTCAAGTGTCCCAATTTTTTTTATGAAATTTTTATATGGCGGTTCAGGTCTACCACATGAAGGAATAGCGTCCCAATCTTCACCATCAACATCTTTTTTAACGTCTGAAAATATGAATTCCAAAATATTCTCACCATTATAATTTACACCAAGATTGTTAACATATATTAAATATAACTCATCCATATTAATTTTGGGCTTTTGGTTCTGGGTTAGGCCTTGGGCTTATTTTCCAAGGTTTTTGTCTCCTAGTAGGAACAATATTTGGTGTTGTGGTTGGTTTAGTTATTGGTTGTACTGTTGTTTCTTCAGTAGCAATTTCATTAATTCTTTTCATAATAATTGATTTAAAACTATTTTCTGCAAATATAGTTTTATTTTCTTTTATATTCAAATTATTTAACTTTTTATTTTCACTATCATCAACCCCTAATTTAGCATCAACAAACACTTGTTTATGATCTTTTGGTAAGATATTAATACCACCATTTGGCCAGCAACCAGATGGGTTAACCGACTCTTTACCCGTTTCATGTATTACATTTTCTTCTGTTGGTTGTTCATTACCATCTTCCGTTTCTTCTCCATTTATCGAATCGCCAAAATCATCATTTTTAGGTGTGTCATTCGAACCAGAAGTTTCAACTTTTTTTATAATATCGTTTTGATCTTCTTCCGACATATCAGCAGTATGTGTAGCCGAAATAACCGAATTAATTGCAAATTTTTCTAATTCTAAATCTGCATTACCTTGTTTTTCAGTATAATCTCTAATTGTTTGACCTAGTTTCCCAGAAAGTTGTTGAATGTATTTCACTGGGTCGCTATCAATATCAGCATCTACACCAGCATCAAATGGTTCTTTATCAAATGGTAAATTATCGGCTTCTTTTTCAGGTTCTTGAGTTGGGTTTTCATCATTTAAACCTTCAAAACCATCTGATTGGTTATCAATAGGTGGTTCTTCATTTTTATTTTGATTATCTAACTTTAATTTATATTTAACTTCAGTTAAACTTTTTTTTTTAAATTATCAATTAAAATATTTTTTTCTGATTCTGATAGAGACTCGATTAACGTTTTAAATTGTTTGTTTCTCAATTCATTTTCACTAATAGCATTTATAGCTTTAGTTATCTTTAATCTATTATTTTGAATATAATTTTCAACTACGGGTTCATCTACTAACATTTTATCAATTGCTTTATCAGTCTCTGACATTTCAACTTCATCAATATTTTCATCTTCCTCTTCTTGATCTTCTTCAGCTCTATAGCTATGATACTCTATTAAATTATCATTTTCCAGTATATTTGTTGAATTGGTTTTTCCTAAAGATTCCGCTAAACTAATAAACATTAAATTTAAACCTTTAGAGGCTTTTGAATAAGTAGGATATACTTTTTCTCTATAATTAGCCAAACCCCCAATATAATTAAAATCACTTTCATTTATATTGTTAACCTTATCAGTAGTTTTAATAAAATATTCGTGTTTTTCTCTTACGATACCATAAATCTTACCATCTGGACCACGTTTAGTTAACTCAACGGCTGATTTATTAAGCTTATTCTCGCTAATAGTAGTTACACCCATTAAAGATTTAGTTCTCTCTAATAATTCATAACCTTTTAAGGTATTTGGATTTATATTATTTCTTTGCATATTTAAAATTTAATTAATCATTTAAAAAGGGTAAACCAGTTTTTATATCTATTGGTCCACTACCAGAATAAAATATTCTGCTACCAACTAAAAATACATTGTTAGGTGAGGCAGAAGTACATGAGGTTACTAAAATATCTAATTTCATAGGTGGAACAATAGTTATTGTTGTACCATTCAAAGTAACAGAAGTACTAGTGCTAGTAAAAATTTGATTATAAGTAAAAGCTGAAAAATTAGCTACTGATAAACTATGGATTACATTTCCCATCATATTTTATTGATAAATATATTGATTTAAGATAAAAACCAAATATAATACACTAATGCACCAACTAATCCTGACAAAGTACTAACAATAATATCTTTATTAGATTCAAAAACTTCATTTTCAGTTTTATTAGCTCCAAAAAAAACTCCTTGACACCATTCCCATGCAAATGATAACCAAAGTACTGTAAATGTTGATACAAAAATTTTAAACCATCCTGGAACACCATCAAAAGTAGGGTTAAAAAGCCAAAATGATATAATCCCTAATATTATTCCTATTGGGATATGTAAATGCCATTTATTACCAATTATTTTACTTAATGAAGTGAAATCAGTTAAAATTGAAATTAATATTTTTTTCATGTTCTTTATTTATAAATATTCAAAATTTATTATAAATGAAAAATCTTTTGGTGCTTTAGTGATTCCACCAAAATAAGGGTTTAGTTTATATCTCAAACAAGACCATTTTGAAGTTCTGGTAAAATATCTAACTATTTCATTAAAATTTACTTTATAATACCCATTTAAAATTTCTATTTTAAAATCATATTTTAAATTCTCTTCAATAAAATCAATTGGTATAATACTTCTAATCTTATTAGAGTAAATTATTACAACTATTTCTATTTTCCCCTTTTCTAAACTCCAACGCCAACCTAATCTAATGGAATCTTGGTGGTGAAAAAAATTATCCGAAAGACCAATTAATTTATTAGAGTCTTTTTGTTTTTCTATATGATAATAAAAATCACCAATAAATTCTACATTTCCACTAATTTGTTTTTTCATTGTAAAACTTGGGAAATTAAATGACTTATGGTTGTTTTTTTTAATTTTTATCATTTTCTGAGATCCAAATATATCACTCCAAGACTAATTAACCCCAAACCTATTATTACCAATGGTTCACCAAAAGAAATTGTGATTAAAAGTAATAACGCCAATAACAAATATTTAGAAATAATAAATATTATTGAGGGTAAATCAATTTTTATTAATTTTGTTACAAAAAAAGATAAAATTAATATTGATAATAAAATAAATAAAGTTAATTTAATAGTTTCCATAAATTGGTTTAATTATAAATATAACTATTCTAACTAATTACCTTTTATTTCAAAGTATTTATTAATTATTTCTTGTAGTGTTTTTACTTGATGTTCTTCTAGGTTTGTATATTCCTTATGAAAATAAGTCATAGTATCCATTTGTTTTATCATCAATTGAGTAATCCCTTTTAAAGCATTTTCTTTTACTTTATTTATTTCTTCTTTTATTAAATTAGTATCAGCGTTTTCTAACTTAATAAAAGAATACGGTTTAATATATTGAATAAAAGCCTTCCCAACACTTTCAGCCATTTCAAATTTAAGATAGTCAGTTTTTTTAACGTTTGGGTAGTCATAATTTCCACCATTTGTGAAAATTATATTAAGTTTATTAGTTTCTTTATCATATGTTGATGATAAAATCATTGAAGATTTATAAAGTACTTTAATTACATCTTCTTGTTCATTTCTAGTAATAATCATTTTGTAAGTATTTGATTTTAAATTATATTTCAAATATAAACAAAATAATAATAAAAACAAGTTGTTTATTAAAATTATTTTTAATATCTTTGCCTTATAATTATTAATATAAGGGTTAATGTATATGAATAAAGAAACTTCGATAAAAGTAAACTCAATAATGGAGTTAGCATTTGATGAGGCACATAATTATTACGATTCTCAATTGCGTGTAGAACATTTGTTAATGGGTGTATTGATTGATAATGATAATGAATGTATAAAATGCTTAAAAAAAATGTCAATTGATACTGAGAATTTATATAATGAAATAAGTCAATATTTAAACACAATTAATATTTCACCTAAAATAGTTAAAATAAAAAAGGTTCCCCCGACTGAGGAAACCACTAAATTGTTACGTGGTGTTGAAATTGAATCAAATAAAATGAATAGTGAAAAAGTTGAAATTGAACATTTTTTCCTTTCAATGTTGTTAGTAGATTGTGAGGCAACTAAAATATTAAATAAAATAAATGTAAATTATAATAATTTTAAAAAAACGCTTATGGCATTATCAGAACTAGAAGAAGAGGAAGGTGTAAATAATCTTAGAAACAGCTCAGCCAAATATAAAGGGAAGGCTAATAGTTCTACAACACCAGTTTTAGATGGTTTTTGTAGGGATATAACTAAATTGGCTTCGGAGGGTAAAATTGATGAAGTTATTGGTAGAGAAAAAGAAATTAAAAGAATTACTCAAATATTAAGTAGAAAAACCAAAAAAAATGCAATATTAGTTGGTCTTGCTGGAGTTGGTAAAAGTGCCGTTGTTGAGGGTCTCGCATTAATGATTTCAAATAAAACAGCACCTAGAGTGTTATTGGATAAAAAAATATATACATTAGATATCAATTCAATTGTTGCTGGAACTAAATATCGTGGTCAATTTGAAGAAAGAATGAAATTAATTGTGGATGAAGCTAAAGAAAACCCAGAAATAATTTTATTTATTGATGAAATTCATACAATTGTTGGTAGTGGAAATTCTTCTGGAGGGTTGGACGTTTCAAATATACTTAAACCAGCTTTAGCTAGAGGTGAGTTGCAAATTATTGGTGCAACTACTTTAGATGAGTATAGAGAAAATATAGAAAAAGATAAAGCTTTATCAAGAAGATTCCAACAAGTTATGATTGAAGAACCTAATTTTGAGGAAACAATAATAATATTAAATAATATTAAAGAAAAATTTGAACAATATCACAAGGTCCAATATTCAGAAGAGGTAATATTAGAATGTGTCAGATTGGCTGATAGGTATATCAATGATAGGGCAATGCCAGATAAAGCAATTGATATTTTAGATGAAGTTGGTGCTGCAACTAATGTTAGTTTAGAAGTACCAAAAGAAATTGTTTTATTGGAGGAAGAAATAAAACAATTGGATTTAAAAAAATTGGAAATTGTACAAAAACAATTATATGAACAAGCAACAACTCTAAGAGACAATCAGAGAGATAAAACTGATAAATTAGAAAAATTAAAAACTAATTGGTTAAATAAATTAAAAAATGAAAAAACACCGATAACCGTTGAAATGATTTGTGATGTTGTTTCTATGATGACTGGGATACCAGTTTCAAAAACCAATAGTGAAGAAAATAAAAAACTTTCTAATATGGAAAGTAATTTGAATAAAATAGTTATAGGTCAAGAAAATGCAATTTCTAAAATTACTAAAGCTGTTAGGAGAAGCAAAGCTAGGATCAAACAAAATACAAAACCTTCAACCTTTATTTTTTTAGGTTCTACTGGAACTGGAAAAAGTATGTTAGCAAAAGAATTAGCTAAAATGGTTTATGGTGGTGTTGATAATATGATTAGATTTGATATGTCTGAATTTATGGAGAAACATACCATATCTAAACTAATCGGTTCTCCAGCTGGTTATGTCGGTTATGAAGAAGGTGGTAAATTAACTGAAGCTGTAAAGAATAAACCATATTCTGTGGTGTTATTTGATGAAATTGAAAAGGCCCATCCAGATATATTTAACATTCTATTACAAGTTTTAGATGAAGGTAGATTAACTGACAGTCTTGGTAAAACAGTTGATTTTAAAAATACTATAATAATATTAACTTCTAATGTAGGTGTTGCTGAATTATCTAGTTTTGGTAGTGGTGTTGGTTTTAAAACTGGTTCTTCTGTTTTAATGGAAGAAGAAAACAAAAAAGCTTTTTTAGAAAAAGCTTTAAAGAAAAAGTTTGCCCCAGAATTTTTAAATAGGATTGATGAAGTAATAGTGTTCAATTCCCTAAGTGAGGTTAATATTCAAAATATAATTTCAAATGAAATTAATGAACTTTCAAATGGGTTATTAGAATCTGGTTATAATTTAAAAATAAGTAAATCAGCTTTAGAATTTATAGGTAAAGAAGGGTATCATCAAGAATATGGTGCTAGACCATTAAAAAGAGCAATTCAAAGATTAGTAGAGGATCCAATTACTGATGAATTACTAGATGAAAAAATTAGTAAAGGTGATACCATTAAAGTAAGTTTTGATAAAACCAATAATAAAATAGTAGTTTCAATTGAAAAGTGTAATTAATGAACTTTATTTAGATGAAGTTAAATTTAGGAGAGAGTATAAAAGACATTTAATAAATCAATTTAGAAGAAGGAAAAAATTTGTTAAACTAAAAAAATCAATTGAAGTATTTTCGCAAGAAGATATAAATAAAATTTTATTTGGTACAACTCTTTCAGAAGTTATAGGAAGGTACACTCATTTAACTCCAACCAAAAATGGTAATTATTATGGTAGATGTCCTTTTTGTAGAGATTTGGGGATGAATAAAAGATCATTTAGGGTTTCTAATTTAAAAAATAGGTGGAAATGTTTTGGTTGTGGGGATGGGGGTTGTTTTACAGTTGGTTTTATAAAGAAATATTATAATATCGCTTTTGATAAAGCCTTAAGATTCATAAACAATGAGATTACAATTAAAAAAATAAAGTTAGAAAGCATTGCCGTGGTAAGGTCACGTTTGAAGGCCAATAGAGGGAGTGAAGATAATGGATTACCATTTTAGTAATTCCCATAAATAAACAATTGATTTAACCACTAGATTGTTTTGTAAACCCATTAATTTAATTATTAGTGGGTTATTTTTATCTAATATATTATAGAAACAACAAAACTCCTTATTAAATTTAATAAGGAGTTTTAATAATTTAATTAAGATTTAATTATTTTGATTTCTGAATTTTAGCTTCAAGAATTGCTTTAGCCTTTTCTCTATTTTCTTGGATCCATTTCTTTTTCTCCAATGGTAATTGCGCAGCTACTGCTTCTTTAACTATATTATCAATTAAATCAACTAATTCACTTTCTGCTAATTTTACAACTTTTGACATATTAAATATATTTTATTATAAATATGTTGTTATTTAGTAAAAGTTCTCATATATTAACTAATTCATTCAATAAATCTTCATTATGAATGTTATATTTCTCTAAAAGGTTTTTTATTTTAAGTTTTTTAGTTGCTTCAGTCAAATCTTTTGGGCAAAGTAATTTAAATTCTGTGCTTTTACTATTAAATAATTTCCTATATTTTGTATCAATAGCTTCCCAAAGTTCATTGTATTTAAATTCTTTAGAAAGTTTTATTATGTCACTCAAAACATAATTCATTGATTCATAATTATAAATTTTACCAGTTGATGCTATCTGTATTCCATAATCTAATATTCTTAGAGAATGGAATATTGATTTTAAACCAGCGTTCAAATCATAATCACCTAAAACAATTATTTTTTTCTTTCCCTTTACCCAGGAGTTTGAAGAAATTGTTGAAATGCTAGTTCTAAGTTTTGTTTTATCTAAATTAAAGTTAAAAAGTTTTATTTTATCTTTAACAATAATTATATCCTTGGCTTTTAAAAACAAACATTCTAGTGTTTGGATTTCATGAATATCAATTAAACTTTGAAATTGTTCAATTGTGTAGCAATGTATGTTAATGTCATGGGTTTCAAAATATTCTTTAGCAATAATTATAAAATCTTCATCAGAATCTTCGTTAGCTGTGTTGTAAACAATCGAACCAAAACGATAAATACATCTTACATTGTCATCATCAATATATTTCTCAATTAAAAAATTTTTAGTCATATTTAAATTCAGTTATGTGGTTACTATTAACCATAATTTGTACTAAATCATTATTTTCAATGAATTGTGGGTAAAGAGTTATTTCTCTAGAATTTAAAATTTCATTTAATTTAGTTCTCAATTCTAATTCTCTAGCAATTAAAGATTCTTTACTTGGAAGATAACAACCATTATAGTTATTATTTAATAGTTTAATGCCATCAATTGTAGGTAACTCCCCATTCATTAGTTTTTCAGCCATATACAAGCTACGTAACGCATGAAATTTCTTTTTATCAAGATTACCATGTAATTTCAAATCTCTCTTTGCTACGCCCAGATATGCTTTTATTATTTTATATGTAGAACATAAAAATAAGGGGTTTTCAAATTCACCGCTTAATAATACAATATCAGCGATCATTCCACCATCACCTGAAAATAAATTTTGGTAAAATTGTTTGTTAGTCATCCATACATATTGACTATTGTTTATTTTATCATCATATTGCCAAGAATGTATGTTTGGTAAATATATTGCTAGTGTTACAAATTCGCTATAAAAATCGTCTTTAATTACTCTAACGTAATCAAAATCAGAATTTTTTGTGGATATGCCATGTAATTTAGAACCGAAAACATATTCTTTATATTCTAATTTTGAGAGACATTCATGCTGTTCTTTTGAAATTTTTACATTCATAATTTTTATGTGTGCTTTTTATTTTACAAAGATAATAAAAAAATATGGATAAAATAATATTTTTTTATATATTTATTTATAAAATGTATTAACAATGGATAAACAAGAAAAAAGGATTATTATTAGAATTGATGGGAAAACCAAAGAACAATATATTGTTCTTTGCGATAAAACCCATATGACGATTTCAAGTAGATTAAAATATTTGATGAAAATGGATATTGATAATAAATTAACATTTAAATAATATGGAAGAAAAGATTTGCACTAAATGTTCCAAGAAAAAAGAATTAAATTTGTTTGTTATTAATAATAAATTAAAATCTGGCTTCACATCTCGATGTAAAGAATGTACTTCAAAATATAAAAAAGAATATGCAATTAAAAATAAAAATAAAATAATTGAAAAGAAAAAAGAATACTATTTAAAAAATAATGATTTAATTAAAGAAAAAAGAATCATTTATTTAAAAAATAATAAAAATAAAATAGCAAAAACAACAAAAATATATTATGAGAATAATAAAGAAAAAATAATAAAATATCAAAAAAAATATAAATTAGAAAATAAAATTAAAAGAAGTTTTAATGAAAAAAATAGGTTAAATGTTGATCCATTATATAAATTAAAAACTTTATCTAGAAAAATTATTGGTAAATCTTTAAAAAATAATGGATTTAAAAAAATGTCGAGAACACATGAAATTTTAGGTTGTTCTTATGAAGAATTTAAATTATATTTAGAATCAAAATTTGAATCTTGGATGAATTGGGAAAATTATGGTAACCCAAAAGATGGTATATTAGAATTGAATAAAACATGGGATATTGATCATATAATTCCATTAGCTTCAGCTAAAACAGAAGAAGATGTTATGGAACTTAATAATTTTAATAATCTTCAACCATTATGTAGTTATACTAATCGTTTTATAAAAAAAGATTTTTATTAAATTGAGATTGAACGAAATAAAATATCTCTAAATTCCCATTTTGTGTAATACTCTTTTTTCCCTCTGGGAAGAATTTACCGTTTACTCTCATTCTAAATCTTTTAGCATCTGAAAAAGAAACATTAGTCTCAAAAAGTGATTTTTCAAATAATTCAACTTTATTCTTTTTGCCTTGAATATTGAGCAACATAGTCATTATTGGTTTTCTTTTCTCCCCCATTTTATTGGTTTAACAAGTTTTATGTTATAGCAGCCATAGAGAAAGCAGCTGAATTAATTTTCTTTACAAATTAGAATTTTATTAAATTTACTATTGTTATTTTTTGTTGGTAATTTTAATAAGTAATCAACTAAAACTTTATTGGTTGGATAATTTGTGTTTTTCGGGTAACCATCAGTTTCTCTTTCTTTTGCAAATTCAAACCAATAGTAGTCTTTAAAAATACCTACAATTGATTCACACCTACCTTCACCCCAATAGTCTTGGGAATGCATATGTAATTGAGGTAAAGAATCTCTAAAAGCATATTTTCGTTTTCTTCTTCGTTCTCTTTTACCATCTAAAAACCACTCCCAGGATAAGTCCTCATAATTAATTTCTAATAATTCGAAAATTCCCTTTTTATACATTAATTTTAAAAGTCTTTTCTCCTCTTTTAAATGTTTTTTAATATATTTTTTCATAATTAGTTTCTTTCGTGAACTGTATGTTTATCACCACATGTTAGACATATGCAATTATTTAAATCTTGGTATGTTTCAATATCTTCTAAAACATAACCAGCTAATGTTTGAGTAAAATTTTTATCATCACCACATTTTGGACAATGTTTATGCTTTTCCTCATATTGTTTCATTTTTTGATTATAATTCTTTAAACTTTCTGAATCATGTTCTTTAATTAAAAATGGTGCATAAACTAAACCTGAGTCAACGTCTTTAGTTTTTACTCCATAATATTTCAATTTATGGTTGAAGATTAATTCATGATTTCTAATTTTATTAATTTCTTTATCTCTACCAAAGTATTTTTTTGGTATTTTAAAAGAACGGAGCAATTTTTCTAATTTTGAATTAATATAATTAGAAAATTCTTTGTGGTTATCTAAATTTGATTTATTCATTTTCCTTTAATTTACGAGCCTCAACCAACTCATCATATATATTTGCAATCATTTTAGGGGTGTCCGCTTTATCATAAGCCATTGCTTCACCACCATATAATATGAAAAATTTACTAATTTTAAATAAATGGAAAATAATTCCAATAATATTTAACCCTAAGAAAAATGGTAATGCTAATATTCTTTTTACGTATTTCATAAATAATCTTTTTTAATTTTATTATCATTTCTTCCATGCAATTCATCCAATCTATTTTGATGATTGGATGCAAAATATACTTTATTATATTGTTCTATAGAATCAAACGTTCCACCATATCCAATAGTCACCTCACCTTCATAATCACAAAAGCAACAAGCACCACCCTCATCATATTCACCATTATCATTTTGACAAAATGGGCAAGGTTTATATTTTAAATGTCCCATGGGAAAGTATTATTTGGTTCAAAATCACATTCTTTGGGCATAGGTTCATTATAATCATCACCTAATTCAAAAGCATTTTTCTTTGCTTCGTTTTTAGGTGTATATAGAAAGTGTTTCTTATACTCACAATAAAGTAAATTCACTTTTCGTTCACTCTCCGAACCATCATAATGATCATAATAAACGCTAGTTTCTTTTTTAATTAACATTGGGCAACTATAACAAGGTCTAAAGTTAATTGGGTTTCTTAAACATAACGATTCGTGATTTTCCATAGCATGTTTACGCTTTAGTTCTTTTTTACAAAAGTCACATTTATATAGTGTTATATTTTCTTTAATTTTCATTTAGTAGATTGTTCTTGTACTTTGATAATATTTAAAGGTGCTGAGGTTTCAATCAATGGTTCCAATATTTGATAAGAACCTCTTTTTCTAACGTAATATATTACATTAGAACCCCTATAAGAATTGACTTTTGGTTCATCAAAAAATTCTTTAACCGCACTTAAAGTATCGCATCTATCTGGATAATGAACTTCATATTCAATATAGTATAATGTAGTTGGATCATCCCCACCAATACAACTATAAAATGTTAACAATACTAATAATAATATTTTTTTCATATTTTTATTTATTTAATAATTTAAATTTATTTAAAACTTCATATATAATTCTTTCAATTTCATTATAATCTGGAACTTTATAACTAACGCTTTCAGCAAAATAATAATTTCCAGTAAGATATGCTCCGCAAGTTTCCGCAACCCATCTTTCAGGTTTTTTCTCTTCAATATAGGGATAATTATAGGCAATACATAATTCTCTATACTTATTTTCTTTCTCAACTAATTTCCAATGATTATCACTAATCATTAATATTTCATTATAATACTGTGGTTTTATTTCATCAATAAGAGTAAATTTTAATTGACCTAGATGAGTCATATAGAGTTTATCTTCACCATTACAAAAATGTGAAAGAGAAATAAAAGAACAATTTAAACTTTCTTTAGCAATTCTTTTAATTTCAGAACTTATATTAAACATATTTTTATTTTAAAGTTTTCATGTTATTTAAAAAGTACGTATTCCAATCATTAATACTAATTGAATAATCATTAAAATCACCAAATGGTGAAAAACTATTACAATTAATACAGCAAATTCCATTTAAAAATGGGGTGATTTTATCGCACAAAATACAATATTCTTCACAATATTGTATGGGTTGACAAATTATAATTTCCTCACCCACTTTATAAGGATTTGAAAATATATTCCTAATCATTTAATAACCTATTTTAGCCAAATTAATTTCATTCTCAATGGCATTTCTTATTTTTTCTTCATAAACCATAGTAAACCCAACTCTACAACAGAAAGGAGTTTCTGAATTACATTCTTCTTGACCATCATTCATTTCTTTACATGCACCATAAATCATAAATTTATCCGCAATTTCATTCAAAACATCGTCTAAGGTTTCTATTTGCATAATTTTTATTTATTCATTTGTCTTTTATAAATCCAAACTGTATCAATTTTATTGTCTTTTATAATTAATTTATATTGAGGTGTTACCTTATAATCACTTGTTATTTCATTCCAAGGATATATTGAAATAATTAATGTTGTAGCTAACATTCCCAATGAGAAACTTAAAAAATAATCTCCTAATTTATTCATAATTTTTAATATTTTTTATATTCTTAAGTAATTTGATTTTTCTGTATAAAAATTTTCCGCATCTTGAAGATCCACAAATTGACCAAGAACTTCAAAACCACAAGAAATTTCTTCTTTCCATTCATTTTTATAAGTATAAAATCTACCTACAACGAATGGTAAATTACAATTATTTGTCTTCGAGATTTCATTCCAAATATTTAGATTAAAAACACCTATTCTTATTCCAAATCTGTAAATGGAATATATAGCTTCTATATTTTTACTCATTTTATTCTTTTTTATTTTTACAAGATTTATGATGAAAATAATCTTTAACTCCAATGTATAACGTCAACAACCCAATAATACCCCAGATAATATTAAAAATAGGATTATGTAGCAATTCTTCAATAAAAGAATGGTTTTCACAACTATGTTCATTAGCCATTGAAATTAAAAGAATTGATTGTATGAATTGAATAATATGGAATGATGAGTGAATAATATTCACAATCCCTAATGATATAAATGCAATGTGTTTTCTCATATTTTAATTTTATTTAATTATATAAATTGGTGATTTTTCTGTTTCTATTAACTCTTTAATATGCGTTTGTTGATTATTGTTCATATCTATTAATTGTTCAATAATCAAATAAGGGTCAACATCGTTTAACAAACAATGTATTACATTATTAAAAATGGGGTTTGTATTATACAACTCATGACCATTTTTAAATTTGTTTATTAATTCTTCTTTTTTTCGATAATTCTCTTTTCATATAGTCCATTATCTAATACAAAATAAATGATATAATCTGTCTTGTGTTTTAATATCTTGGTATCTAAATTCAACATCTGGTTGCCATTCAATGTCATCACTATCCTCATTAATTTTGTAAACAAATTTGTTTACATGAGTAAACATAATTCTACAAGAATCTAAATCTCTTTCATTTTTCTCTAGAGCTAATAAAATTAAATCAATTGTAATTGGTTTACCAAGCATAATAAATTTAGCTTCATCATCAATAATTTCTTGTAAATTAACATTCTCTTTACCCCAACCACAATCAATAATACCATCAACAAAAAAATCATCATAATCCCCAGTATCTGCAATTTGATTCCCACCATAAACACTTGTGATTAAACCATTTACCCATTCAAAATTGTCTTTAAAAATTTCTTTTTTTATTTTAAAATTGTACCCCTCTACTGGTTCTTCAGTTATATTTGGGTAAATTAAATTATTGATTGTAATTTGTAATTTTTCTTCTTTATTTAACACTTCCATTTATTTTTATATTAAATTCTATTTGTTCTCTTAAATCATCGTCTTTAGTTCTTTCTCTTGCAGTATATTGTAAAACAACACACATTCTAAATCCATACCAGGGGTCTGGAACCATTTCAAATGTCTCTTGGTTAAAAATTTCAACACTTGGTAAATAAAAATTATTTTTTTCTAGATAATTTTTAAATGAATCCACTACTTCTTTTTCAACTTCAAGAAAATGTGAAAATTTTTTATTTAGGAATTTATAATGAGGTATTTCAACCACAGTTTCAAATTGCATATTATAAATGATTTAAATTACCAATAATTTTATTTTCAAATATAATATTATTATGTTTATCCACCATATTTAATTCACGTAAATTCATTATTTCGTTAGTTATTGGTAATGGTTTGTAAGGTAATAATTCATTATTAAATCTATTTAATAATTCTAGATAGACTGACCCTATATTATTAAAGCATTTAAATATTTTATCAAACCAAATAATGTTAGATAAATGTTGATGGTCAATTTCACTTATTAATTTAATTTCCCCAGTTTCCGAGTGCCATTTTTTCATTTTATTTATTTTTAAATTAAACAACTACCTTTCAATGCATAAATAATGGCATCTCTCATTGTATGTAATTCCTGATAAGTCTCAACATCTTTCATACCACTTTTTAAATCATATACCTCAATATCAAACCCAATTAAATGGTTATATTTAGTACCCCCATAAAAAGCTTGTATTTCAATTTCCTTACCTTTGTAAGTGGCGATAAATTGCTCGTTTGAATTTATTTTTATGTTCCTATCTTGTATTACTTTACCAGCTATTTTCATAATTTTACTTTTTCAATTCCTAAATAAAAATTTTTAAATTCATTTATATTAAATAATCTGACAGCAAAGAAAATACTACCATCTCCTTCTGAATGTAAATAAGCGTCAAAAAAACCTCCTTTATCAAATAATAGTATATTATCACCATTAAATAAACAAGGAATTTCATCATAAACACTTTTACCAAAATAACCACTTTCTAAGATAAATTTTTCAGTTAAATTTTCCATAAATTAATTATTATAAGTTTCTAAAGGGCAAGAATCGGGTATATCTAACCTATTACTTCCAGCTGTATGATCTAAATCTAATAAAAATGGTGTAAAATCTTTATTATCGTCTCCATAATCACAGATAAACGCAGTTGTATGACCTTCACCCTTTAATTTTACGCAATACTTACATTGATAACAACTATCTATTATATTTTCTATTTTTTTCATAAATTTATAGTTTTTAAATTTTCAATGTCTGCAATAAATTGACCTTTTTTAACTAACATTTCACCCAAATCATGTGTGATTTGTGCTAATAATAAACCATCTTTATTACCCATATCTTTTTCAGTTATTTTTATGTGTCTATTAAGATGTGTTAAACTCTCATTCAAACTAATTAATTTTTTATCAATGAGTTGATTTAACAATTCTTTTTGTCTTCTATTTAATTCCATAATTATTAGTTTTAAAAGACAAAGATATAAATTTAATAATTAATAACCTAATATTTTTTAATTAAATTTAATACTAGGTAATAATTTTTTTAATTTTTCATAATTCTCCCCACCAACATCTTCTTTATCTACACTAAAAAATTCTAATTTACCTCCATTGGATTTATCTAAATATTTAATATTTTCTGATATTTCCTTTATCTTATTACCCTTTAAATTTATACAGATTAAACTTTTACATTCACCTAAATAATCGGGTAGTATTTCTATTAAATTATTGGGTAATGAAAGAGTTTCTAACTCTTTTAATTTACTTATAGATGGGTGTAATTCTTTCATTTTGCAATTCATTATATAAATTATAGAAACATCTTTAAATCGACTTATATCTGGTAATTTTGGTATAATACAATCTCTAAAAGGTAGGCTTTGAATCAAATCATCTAAAACATCAAACATTCCTTCTGGAAAACCAAAATTATTTAAATAATCAACAAATTTATTTTTTATGTTTTTATTTGTTTTATTCAGATCTTTGGCCATCCTTATCAATTCATTATAAAAATAATTTGATAAGATTTCTGATTTTTCAAATACTTTATCATACAGTGATTTTTCCTCTTTATCAGTCCTATCCATTATCTGATTGGATGGGAAATGTAATTGCCACAATTTAAGATTTTTACCTAAAAATGTTTCATTATCAATTATAATATATAATTTTGATTTTTTCCCATTAGGTTCTAATTGTTCGGTATAAGTTTTAAACATTCCGTTGGGTTTACCTTCCCTTAATTCAGCAGTGCACCAATTGGTTAATTTACCAAATATGAGACTTGCATGTACAGTTAAAGGAATAAACACTGTAAAGTTTTTATCTCTTGCTGGAATTTCAGCTTGTTTAGAATTTACAAATGTTAATAATTGTTTTTCTAATTCAGAAACATCTCTTTCAATAAAAGGGTCAACAACATTATATAATTGTTCTAAATTTTTATATTGGTTGATATTTGTTGGGTCTGTTATGTTTAATAATTTTGAATTATTTTCGCATAAATCTTTAAATAGTTTTTTTCTTTTATTGGCTTCAAATATTTTAAAATGTTCATGGGCTGAAGGTAAATCCTCATTGATAAATCTTTTTGCTTCGTCTATTTTTCCTGATTTAATAAGCCTAACAAATACTTCTAATAACCATTGAAGATAAATTTTATTTTTTGTTGGATCCGCTTGAACCATAGATATAAAAGTATCTTCATGAATTTTTATTGTTGTTTTAAAACTAATGGTGTCTTTACCTTCATAATTAGATCGCTTTTTAACTGTTTTAGTCATTAAAAAATAATCAGATATGGAACTCTCTATGACATTAGAATCAACCCAATTATTAATTTCGTCTCGCAATATTTGATATTCTACATCTTCAATTACATTATATTGTTCAGCTAAATAAGCAATTCTATTTACACCTATATCTTCCTTTTCTTTACTCATTATAATCTAGTGCTTCTAATATCTGATGTTTATTTAATTTAAATTTATTTATATTTACTCCATTAAAATTGAATGAATTATTTGGTGGTAGGATGTATTTTAAGTCTGGTGATAAATTACAAATAACCCACTCATCTGTTTGAAAGTATCTAACTTTTGCTTTATTTTGGTGGGGTATAAATTGTAAATAAAAATAATAAATTTCACCCCTTAAGGTTTTTTAATTCTCATTGTATTTCAATTAAATCTTTCGGAATATCAAACCAATTTGAATATTTAAAATGTTTAATCTGATGGTTACCAATAGATCCATCTTTAAATTTTACAATTCTACCATCAAAAACCCTATCGGTTCCAACATAATTTCTAAATAACCAACGTGGATTATCAGATGGTTTAATAATCCTAATTTTAACATATTCAAACATTTGCCACATCTAATTTTATCCCAATAGATTGAAATAATTCAACAAATTTTTCTACATTCATCGGGAATGATGTTTTATATGCTCTTCTTGGGGATGGATAATTATCTTTTATAAAATCCCACTCCCTAAATTCCTTACTATAAAATAATTCCCCAACAAACTTACCATTTTCAGTAACGTCCCAAGCATAGTCTACACCAGGGGAATTGCAAGGTTTATGATTAATATTTTTAAATATGTTAGATAAATTATTTGGGGAGAATTCAGTGGCAAGATTTATTTCTTTTAATGAGCTATAACTTTTAAAAAAACCGTTTGTAAATCTTACATCAATAGTACTCCAATCTTGCGTTGGTGGCCACCAATCATTTTCTCTAGTTGCTGGAGCTAAATCCCTACTATGATGTTTTTCTTCAGCACTTTCTATTTCTAATTGAACTATTACTTTAGCATCAGTCTTAACATTGACTAATTTTCCTTTTAATAAATTTGTGATTTCCATTATTGCGTTTTTTTCTATTATTGCGTTTTTTCTGCAAATATACATTTATTGCGTTTTTTTCGCAATAATGCAATTTTTATTTTTAAGAAAACGGTGTTTCATCAACATTTTCTTCCTCTGTCTCATTGTTCATTGCATCACCAATAAGTGCACCCATTATGTTACCACCCACCGTTGCCCCCAATAAAGGGTCATCAGTTATGTAACTAATAGCCATAGATTCTACAAACCCATCATCTTCACACACTTCTCTTTCTTTAAAATAATTTTTAACATAAGATTCATCTTTTTTATTAGATATGAATAATCCATTTTCATCACGCTTGGTGATACTTTTAGCTTTAGAAGTAAAGTCCTGAATTCTTTTAAGGTATTGACGTTTCTTCAAATCACCATGCCAAATATGGTATAAGTCACCCTTAACAAATCCTATTTTACCTTTTACTACATCATAAAATTCTTTACTCCATTTATTGACTTCATCAATATTATCTGTAAATGATTTGGTGATACAATTGTGAGGTATTTGACCAGCAGAAGCATGTGCAATTATATGATCAGCACCACCAATTAAAGCTCTATCATATAATGGTACTTGTTTTAAGATTTCACGCCTTGCGCCCCAAGCAAATCCTACGTGTCCATGGTTATTATAATTATCATCTTTCCATAAACTTGTTGTGGAAAAATTAGCACAAAAGCTACGCCAAACTTTATTGTTTCGTAAATTAGGTAAATGAGTTAAATGTAATGGTTCCATATTAAATGATGGTTTAATTTCATTTTCATCTAAGTGGACACAATACTCAAATGGTTGGATAATGTTATTATTTTTCAATGATTTTACACCCTCTGTTAACCAATTTAAGTTGTTAAATAAAACATCAGCATCAACCCAAAAAATGTATTTATATTTTTTAGGTAAATTATTGATAATGTTATTTAATAAAGTTTCCTTATGCCAAAGTAAATTTTCGGTGTAAATTCTTTTTATATTTTCATTTTCATCAAGCTGCGGTTCAGTATTACCAATAACACACTCTATAATAGAATGATTAAGATGTTTTATACTTTCATACCAGATTTTAAATGCTTTAATTCGATATGGAGAGTTTTGTGGGTTAAAGAAACAAGAAATTATTATTGCCTCAGAATGTGTTCGATATTTATTTAAATATATCGTGTTGTTTTTAATTAAATCTAACATTTTTATTATTTTTAGTTGTTTATATAATAACTCTCATCAACTCCATCTTTATCCATGGAATTTTTAACCCACTCTCTAATGGGGTTTATTTCATCATCCTTACCTTTTTCTAACATTTCGTTGAATAACTCCTCATTCCAACTATTAGTTAATTTAAATTTAGCTCTTTTCTTAAAATCTTCATAATTGGTTAATTCACCACGATATTTTAATATCCAAAAGGCCATATTGTTTGCAAACATTAATAAACTCATATTAGTTTTATTTAAAATTAATATAAGGCAAAGATAAAACATTAATTTCTATTTACCAAATTTTTTACAATAAAAAAAACCACAAATATTAATTTGTGGTTTTTATCTTTATTTAAAACAAAATCGAAGCATCAATTCCCAATTTTGAAAAAATCTTATTCGTTCTTCATATATGCTTAATGTAGCTTTGGTTTCAAAATCTTTATTTATCATTTCAAACATAATATCATTTATGTTTTCGTTGTTTGTAATTCTATATTTAGCTTCTTCAAAATAATCTAATTTATTTAGAGTTATTAATTCAACCATAATTTGATTATAAATTTCCCATTGTTCTAAAGATTGTTCATCTTCTATTGAGTTTTTAACAAAATTATTATAAGCTTTATCTAAAAAGTTAAACTTTCCTTTAGAATGTTTAACACAATGAATTAAATTTTCCATTTTAAAAAATGATAAATTAGAAATATGTTATAACGATAAATATCTAAAATAGCTTGTTAAATTATCTATTTAGCTGAAATATTTTTGCTTAATTTACCATTATTTTTCAAGTTGCCTTTATACCAGTCATTTATAACTTGTTTTAAAAAATCTTTATTTAAACCATTAAATTTATGATTGAGATATTCATATAAATCTTTAGGTGTAATCACTTCATTATTAACTTTCTTAGAAATCATGGGTGTGTTATAAAATTCGTGACCAATCTCATGTGTTCCAGTAGCTGGTTCATAATTTAAATCTAAATCCGTTACTATTGATTTTAAAATATTGTCTTGAACTTTATTTTCTTTTATTAAATTGACAATTAATTTTAATTGGTTTTCGTTAATTATAATTTTCTTTCCCATATAAATAAATAGCTAAATTACTATTTTAATTTAGGTTCTGGAGTAATATTTCTTTTAAATAAACCATAACCATCTGAAGTTAAATATTCAAACCTTTTAGACGATTGTTTTATAGCATATTCATAGTATTTTTTAAAGCCTATTATTGTTTCGGGTTTTATTGCATCAGAAGCACCATCTATATTGTCCAATAAACGCCATAAAGCATGTGATATATCTTTATATTGATGTTCGCAAACTGCAACATCTAATTCCCCAACCCATTCAATGTGTTTATCAGTTTCTCTAGAACCAGTTTGTATTTCTTCATCAAAATCGTTGGCAACAAATGTTTTATTATTTTTGGTATTTAATAAAATTGTTTTACCTGAAATTACTTTATTCATAATTAATTATTTTTAACATGGGTACCCCTCTCTTAAATTTCCTTGATTATCTGTGTGAACTACCCACCCCACCAAAGGCGATGAGATGGGCTTCTTGCACAACGCATAGCCTAATTGCTTACGTTATCGTACAAAGGGTTGTTCCTAACCCCAAAATTCTTTATGTTATATGCAGCGTTTAAATCTCTATCTATTGAATTACCACACTTATCACAATTGTAAGTTCTATCTGAAAGTTTTAAATCTTTCTTATGGTTTCCACAATTAGAACATATCTTACTGCTTGGTTTAAACCTACCAATTACAACAAGATTTTTACCTTGCCACTCAGCCTTATATTCCAACATAGTCCTTAATTGCCTCCAACCCATTTCAGCTATTGCTTTAGCTAAATTATGGTTCTTTACCATATTACTAACTGCTAAATCCTCTAATACAATTGTATCATACGTGTTTACTAATTCAGTAGATATTTTATGCAAATAGTCAGTCCTTTGGTTACGGATTTTCTCTTGCAGTAATGCCACTACTAATTTTTGTTTTTCTCTATTTTTTGAGCCTTTCCGTTTTCTTGCAAGGCTTCTCTGTTCAATTCTTAATCTTTTCTGTTGGGATTTAAAAAAGTTTTTATTTTCATATACTACACCATCAGAAGTAATTGCCAAATCTTTAATTCCAAAATCAACACCAATAGTTGTGCTTTCTTTAATTGGGGTTTTAATTGGGGTTTCATTATTAGTATCGACTAATAATGAAACAAAATATTTACCAGTTACGGTTTTAGTTAATGTAACTCTTTTAGTTAATCCCTTAAAATTTCTATGATAATCAATAGCAACATCCTTTAACTTTGGTAATTTTAAAATGTTGTTATCAAAATCAACATCAAAACCTTGTGGAAATGTAATTGACTGTTTAGAATATCTATTCTTGTATTTAGGGAACTGACCTTTACCTTTAAAAAAGTTTTGATACGCTGTATCTAAATTGATAATACTATGCTGTAAAACTTGACTTGGACATTCTTTAATATAATCAAACTCATTTCTTAATTCTGGAAGTTGTTTAATTAAATCATATTTAGATATTGATGTTTTATTTGAAGCATACGCAACAGTCTTGGTTTCTAAACCAAGATTATATACCAACCTATTCACACCAAAATACCTTTGTAATTGGTCTTTTTGGTCATCCGTTGGGAATATTCTATATTTGTATCCTTTAAGCATATATTATTAAATAATCTAAACTTTTGTAAAAGTACTATATTTTTATCTAAATTACAAGTTTTGGTTAAAATAATTCCTTTAAATCTCTATATCTTATTTATATTTTGACTGAAACTTAATGTATTTAATAGAAATAAAAACCCTAAAATTAATTTTTTCATATTCTTTAATAATATTGGTATTATTTCTTTGACAAATCTTGCCTTAGACCCCATATACTTCATTTACAACAAACTATTTAATTTCAAATTTAAAGTATCATAACTCTGAACGCCAACCATTCTATCAACAACTACACCATCTTTAAAAAATAATAAAGCTGGGATGTTCCTAACTCCATTAGCTGATGCAAACTCTTTTGACTCATCAACATTCATCTTGATGATTAAAACATTATCATCTTTATTTTCATTAGCTAACTTATCAATAGTTGGTGATAACATTCTACAGGGTCCACACCATGTAGCATGAAAATCAATTAACATTACCTTACCGTTTTCTTTTTCCAATGTTTCATTTACATTAGAATCATTTAATTCTAAAACCATATTTATTTATTTATTTATTTATTTATTTATTTATTTATTTATTTATTTATTTATTTATTTGTAGATGAAAATATTTCACTTAATGAATTGGGAAAATATTTTCATCAAACCCAAATATTTCCTCTATTTTAAGTGTTATAAATCTAATTGTAAGATAATCATCATCAATTAAATTATTCTCAAATAAATCACACATATAGCCACACCCAATTTTATAATCCTTAAATTTTTCATGTTGCCTTAATTGATATTTACATATCCTATCAATTTCAATAAAAAATGATTTATACAATTTATTAATTATTTAGATTGTTTATCACATATTTACCAAAATAACCTCTAATTTCTTTCATTGGTGAATAATATGTTTCATAATGCTTCTCCATAAAATATCTATCAACATATTCAATAGTTATATCTATTTCTAGACCAAAGATAGGTTCTAATTTGATTATAATAGCTTCTATTAAATGATATATACCATTAGTGTTATTAACAGATAAATAATTGTGAATATAATTACAACCAGCAATATAATCTTTGAAATTAGACTTTTGTTTCAAAACTTCAATTGAAATATCTGCTATGACCATAAAAAATTGAATGATCAAATTTTTTCATTATGGTACAAAATTCAAATGTAGTAGTTCCAAAATTTCTTTATAGGCCATTTTATAACCCCTATCAATTAAAATACTTTCATTAGTGTGTTCATATTCCGTAGAATTTAACTCATCTAATTTAGATTTAATTAATTTATGTGCTTTTTGACCACCTTTGTTTTGATGATAAACCGCAAATTCATTTAATTTATCATGTAATTCTATTAAATTTTCACTTTCAAAAAGTTCTTTCATATTTAAACCATTTATATATGCAAATATAATACTATTTATTATCAGAAACAATTCAAATGGTGAAAAATTATAAAAATACTTTAATGAGTAATTTCCTAAACATTAATTTTCCAATTGTGAAAGTTAAATTAAAACCAAAGGATCTTAATTTTTCTAGAACATTATTAGTAAAAAGCGTGTTTACTGGCAATCACGATAAATATTACCCTATAAATAAAAATTTACCTAAAGAGTTGCTTCTAGTAGATTTAATTACAGCACTAAAAAACGTTTTTCCGTTTAGTGAAGAAGAAGTAAAAGTAATTGCTTTAAATTATTTAAAAAAATTAAATTAGATTTCATATTTTTGTTTTAAATAATCAATTAAAGTGTTTCCACTTTCTTTAGCTCTATTTCTTAATTTATTAAAAATAAATATTCTAAATAAAAAATAAATAAAAGTAATAAAGTTAAAAAATGAAAATAAAAATCTCTCAAAATAAATATGTTCAAGAAAAGAACCTAATTGGAATGTAAGCATTAAATATAGGAATAATAAATAAATTATTCCACCAATATCGCTAACTTGTAAATTATTCTTATCTGTCATTTTGTAGGTTTTTATCTTTATATAAATATAACTTAATTTTGATGAATTAATAAATAAACTATAATTAATAAAGTAAAACTTGCTAAATATTTAACAATAAGTTGAATATGATAAATAAAAACATGAAAACACCTAAACTGACAATTGAATTAATCCCAAGTAGTGTATTTGGGTCAAATGTAAGAACAAATGTACCTAAAAAAGATTGGGATAAAATAAGAAAAGAATGCTACGCTAAGGCTGGTAATAAGTGTGAAGTTTGTGGGGGTGATGGTAAAGAACAAGGTTATAAACATTCTACTGAAGCCCACGAACAATGGCATTATGATTATGAAACAAAAACCCAAATACTAGTCAAAGTAGTAGCACTTTGTGTTAATTGTCATCTTATAAAACACATAGGTAGAACATTTGCGATTGGTAAACAAGCAATAGCTTTCAAACATATTGAAAAAGTTAATGGTTGGAACCATAAAGAAGTTATTGATTATATTGTAGAGTGTTTTATTGAACATAAAGAAAAATCTAAAATCAATTGGAAATTAGATTTAACTCATTTAAAGTTAGAATACAATGTAGGTAAATTAGAAATATCTAAAGGTCAAACAAAGCGTTCAACATCTAAGAAACCTTTTTGGTTTAAAAAGAAGAAAAAATAATTTATTTATTATAAAATTTTCGAAAATTTTCTAAATAACTATAAATATTGTTCTTACCTATATCATTTTTGGAATGTACTATATATTCAAACATTGGCAAACCTGGAGTGTCCATATAAAATTCTCCTAACCATTTAGCACAATCTAAACCAGTTCTTTCTCTTCTATTTGTTCCACTAAAGTCTGCTAAATCATGATCAAAAGAAATTAATTCTGGAATTCCATTGTTTAAAATATATCTAATAAATTCACGATATGTTCTAACCACTACCCATTTATTTGAAGTATCATAAAATTCACTAAGTGGATTATTTTCTTTTTTTAAAAATAAATAAACATCCATCGGAGTTCGCTCATCATCCAAAAATAAATTATATTTTTTAGTTGGTAACGAAATAGAACTTCCCAATAAAATATCTTTTTTAAGTTCTTCAATTCTTTTTCTATAGTTAAGTCCTTCTTCGATTAGTTCTTTTGGTGGTGAATAACCATGAATTGAAGCTAGTGAAGTTAAATTAGACACTTCACCACCAAGAAAGATAATATAGTTACTTAATTCATCTATTAACAAATCTTTATTGTTTTTCATAGATTTTTAATTTAGTTTTAAGAATTTCATTTTGATGCTCAAGTTTTTCATTTTTATCTCTTTCTTCGTGAAAAGCAATAAAATACATAAACGTTGCAATACAAACGAAAATAAATGGGAATAATAGTTTATCAGTTTTTGTTTCTTTCATTATAATTTTATATTTAATTCGAAGTTTAATAATTTAGCTTCTGATTTCATTTCTTTTAATTTTTCGGTTTCATCTTTAACTTTTCTTTCTTGAGTTTTAATTAAATAAGAAAGCTCGTTATATCTATCTTGCTTTGATTTTTTCATTAAATTGTTAAATGGATGGTTATTCATATATTTAATTTTTTACTGTTAACATATCTAAAAAAATGTTTCTATCTTTATTCTGTAAGTGATGGAATTTATTTTCTATCAGATACTCTAATGCTTTTAAACATGCTGAGTTTATATCAAATCTTTTAGTTGATATATTAGGAGTACCAACAGTTTTATCGTTGCTATTATAACAAATGGTCCAACCATGATTCCCACGCCATATTTTCATGTGGCACATAGTCTCATTTATAATTATTGTGGAACTTAAAGCATTTAATAATGTTTCCGTATCATATTCACCTAATGCAATATAATCTTGTAAATCTTCAATAGTCTTAATTTTTTTCATTTTCTATTTTTTTATTATATAATTCTATAATCTCTTTAATTGTAAATTCTTCTGTATCATCTGAATTATCTTTTAATTCACAAAATCTTTCTTCTTGGTTGCCATACATAATAGAAAATCGACTATTTTCGTTTGTAATAAAATCTAATAATCCTTCACAATATTCATTTAATTTATCCATTATAATCTTTTTTATATATTTCTAAATATTTTTGTTTTATTTCTTTGGTTTTTAAATGTGGGAATTCTCTACGTATTAAACCCATCTTATAAAAACGTTCTTCTTTTTCAATCAATATACTCTTCCTATTCAACCTATCTGCACAAACTCCAACGCCATTAACGCCTCTACAAGGATCTAAAATAATATCACCCTCATTTGTGTACGTTTTTATAAAATATTCAATTAAAGCTTCTGGTGTTTGTGTTGGATGTATCGCTAATCTTTGTTTGTCACTTGCAAATTTTAAAATATTCCTAGGGTACCTATCTGTATTACCACCACCACTAATATCTTTAGTATTTTTGTTGTATAATTCACATTTATCCGCTATTTCTTTTCTTTTAGTAAAAGAATTAACTGGTTTATGGCCTTGTGTTTTTTGTGGATTATAAAGACATTGTTTCTTATAAAAAACCATTAAGTTTTCACTTGCTTTTAAAGGGGCTTTTTTACAATTTAACCCTCCAGTTGCTGAAGTTTTTTCCCATATCCATTCATATTTAAAATATTTTAATTGTGAACTACCTAAAGTAATGTTAAATGGTGGTTGTGCTTTAGCTATCACCACCCCATTATCTAAAAGTATTCTCCAAGTTTGTTCCCAAAATAGTTCTAAATCTATTGGGGTATCCCATTTAGCTTTAGTTGTATTGAATGGAGGGTCAATAAATATCATTCTCACTGAATTACTTTCTAACGTGGGCATAATATGTTCTAACTTACCTAAAAATTCATTTTTATAACTCATGTGGGTAAGGAACAAATTTAAATTCTTTTATTGATGAATGGTAGAGGTTATCCATTGGTCCTTCAAATGGATGATAATAAATTCCACTTTCATTTGCAGTATAACAAAAAGTACTATCTAAAAAACAACCACCATCCCTATTACAAGAACCTCCACCAAAATAATACATAGTACCTCCAATAGATTCATTTAATTTGTCTAACCCAGAAATTATAAATATATTTCCAGTAGAACCAACAATTATATCTCCTTCTTGTGGGATCCATTTATTTTGAATTTCTTCATTAAAAATCTTATCTATTATATATTCTTTAGATAAACCTTTAAAATTATTTGGTAAAAAGAATTCTAAATCTTCTATATTAAACTTTTCCATTATTTATTTTGTTTCATTATTTATGCAATTATTTGTTTTGTTGCATTATTCTTGCAACGATAAAAATTTTAAACGATAACCTACACACCACAAATCTATTCTGAAAAACCATTCACCCTCGTGTTTTCCAAAACCTATTCGTAACATTCTATTTTCTTTATTTAATTTTAATTTGGTTATTAACAATTGAAAATATATTTAATTAATTTTATTATTGATTTTAAAGGGTGAACAAACCAAAATAAAGAATAAATTAAGTAATCCCATACATTATTAATTTCGAAATCAAATTCAACTAGACCTAATAAACAAAAACCACTTATAATAAGTGATAACAATACTATGATTAAATAAATGTTTATAATTAACTCCATATCTATTTTTTAATAATTTCTATTAATTTATTAAGACAAACTAATTCTGCCTCTTCATAAGTTTCTAACCCCTCTTCTATAATTTCATATTTTCCATTTGTTCCATATCGAGACATATAGCTTTCAAAATTATTATGTTTATTTATTTCATGATCTAAATTATATTTTTCTCTAAACCATCTAAAACTTTGTGAAAATGTTGGGGTTGAAATAAAAACAAAATCATCATTAACATCCATTGGATGATAGAAAAATTGCAATTTCTTTGTTGCTGAACCATAAGCATTTTCAGTATAGCTTCCAATACATTCTTCATTAAACCCCAAACGTTTTAATTCAAATGCAATTTCATAAGGTACAAAATCTTTATTCATCTTATATTATTTTTAATCCTTGTTGTAAACCAAATTCTAATGCTTCTTCATAAGTTTTAAACACTGTTAAAGAACAAGGGGCATCACCATCTAAACCTTTTTTATATACATTATACTCCCATTCAACTTTTCCTTTATCCCACCAACCAGAAGTTACTTCCACTGATATTTTTTTATCTTCTCTTAACCATTTTTGTAGTAATGATTGGGTTGGTGCATTACAACAATCTTTTAAATCATAATCTTTTTCATCAAAAGCTTCTCTAATATTGTGTAATATACTCCTATCATCATAGTAATGTTGTTGAGAAAGTCTTACTTCACCATAAACATTTTTATCAAAAAATCCCTTTTCTTTAGCTAATTTAGCTGTTTCAAAACTTATTAGTTGTTCTTGCATAATTTTTATTTTATTAACCTCTGTCGTTTCAATTCATTTTCCACTTCTCGCCAATGAATTTTCATCTCTCTAATTGTGGTCATATATTTTTGGGCATAAGCACCCATTGTTTCACTAGGAATTGGTCGTTTACTTGGTCTATCATCTGTATAATCATATTTTAATATACAATTCTTTTCATATTCTAATAATGCTTGAAATGCCCTTCTACTTTTCTCCCATGAAATATAACATTCCTCAGAACAAACTGGAACATCTACGGGCATACCCATACACCCACAATCTCTTCCAGAACAACACAAGTGAACTTCGATTCCAATATTACAATTTAAACAATAACCCACATCCATTATTTTATATTTTCAAGAGGGTAAGCATTTAATATAGTACTTTTTACGACAATAGCATCACGTGTTCCATCAAAATCATCATAACTAACATTAGCTTTTGCTTTATTGGAAGCTTCTTTTAATGCAGCTTTTACATGCATGGTAGCGAATTCTAACATCAATTGTTTATTAGATTTTTCTTTTCCATTAATTTGTCCACACCAATGTAAATCAATATACTTTTCTAAGGTAATAAACTTTTTAAAAGTATTGGGCATATCATCATATATTTTTGAGTAATGATTATAAATCAATTCATCTGCTGTTGGTAATTTATCCATAATAATTAAATTTTTTTACTGAAAAATGTTCTTGATTTATATAACCAAATTGTTGTAATACATCTAAATCTAACTTCCTTTGTTTATAACCAAATAAACTAATGTGGTCAACTTGATCTATAAAATCTTTTGTTTTGATATTCAAACTATGCATAGTTATTGATCTATTTGGGGGTAAAAGATGATACCATAAAGTATAGTGCTTTTCAAAATCCAATCTACTATTAATAATTACTTTATGAATTAATTCTGGTTGTGGACAACTATAATTCATTTCAACCATAGGGTAAGTACACCTATCAGTTTTCAAAATCTCATATTCTATTATATCTCTTTCATTTCTAGAGAATCCTACTAATAAAGTTAATAATGGTTTTTTAATCATCTATTCAAATTCTTTAGGACTAATACGGTATAATTCACAAATCCTTTCCTTTGTTAACCAATGCATATCTTTTATTCCATATTTAGTAATATCACTATTGTGAATTAACCATTTTAAAACTTTAGCCTTATTGTCTAACTCATCTAAGCATTCTTGAATTGAATTCATTCTCCTATGAGATTCAACCTGGAAAATCAATTCATTAATCTTATCTTGATGTTTACGTTCTGCTTTTAATAATCTGGTATATTCTTTATACATATCTTCAGCACGAAATACTGACCAGTCAATTTTTGAATAAACATCTTCACCAACTATTTGAAAACCATTGTAAAATCTACCCATTACATGTCTTAAATCTGGAATAAATATATAATCATCTTTATCATATCCCCATTCTTTAAGAAACCAATAATAATCTTGTATTTTATTGCAAATTACCGCTGTTTTATATCTTTTCATAAATCACTAATTATTAAATTACAATCTAAACACTCGACTATCCAACCTTCAGTTTCCCCAAATTGATTATAATACTTAATTCTAGATTTTCTATGAGTATGTAAACATTTTTTTTGTTTGTTTAGCAATTTATCATTTTCTGCTTTAGTTTCTAAAATATTAATTATTGAATCAAATGTTTCTTGGATGTCAAAATTATTAAATTTTATTTGATTAACATTTTCTGGACACACTTCCTTTATTTTAGAACAAACTTGAAGCAATAAATTCCAATCAGAGTCAAAATTTAATTTATTTTTTAATTCGCAAGGAAAACCACCAGTATAAATTAAAAAAATATCTTTAACACCTTCATCAAAAATTGGTGATTTACCACCATCTAGTTTTAATTCTTTTTTTGAAAAACATCTTATATTTGAATATAATCCACCACAATATGAATAATCTGCTTCATAATCATAAACGTAATGATAACCTAAAAAATCTAATATTAAATCATCTTTATAATCCATTATATAAATTTATTAAAAAATTTGATTAATTTTTTATCTGTTTTAGTTACATTACTACAATGTAAAATATATTTTCTAGTTTTAAAATCAGCTTTTAAATAGTTAGAAACTAATTTATTTATATCGTCTTGTTCAACAATAGATAAATTACTATCTATTTTAGTGCATTCATAATTACTTAAATTTACAACCTTTTTAACCTTTACATCTACTTCCATTACGCATTCCAAACTTTAAATTTATATAATCCTGATTTTGTTTTTTTACAAGAAACATGAAACGGAGTGTAAACATCACTTTCAATTTTAATACCATTATTTTTCTTTGTTTCTTCTAGTTTAATTATAACATCTTGAAAACCACTAAAATCGTTTTTTTCATATGTTTTTGTTGAATATTTATCAATGTAAATATTAACAGCTGATAATTGAGCAGCAATATTAGTATTTTCGTTTAATTCTATATGTATTTTCATATTTTTATTTATTTAAAATTACACCCATTCCATTACAATGTTCACATTCAATAAATGGTTTATTTATTTCTTCCATTAGCTCATTTAAATATAAATCAACTTTTTCTTCTAAATCTTTTTGGTTTAACCCATTGATTGGTTTCTGAGTTGGATAATCAGTATACCCTTCTGGTGATGTTTGAAATATTTTAATTGACCTTGAGTTACGATATCTGGTTTCGTTTCTAGGTCTTCTTTTAGTACCCATAACAACAGAATATGGTATAGGTTCGTGAGAAATTACTTTTTCAACGGTTAAACAAAAATCATAATCAGAAGTAATTCTAGCATATTTTGGATCTATATTTAATTTAATGTGGTTTCTTATTATTTTATAAAATTCTTTCCCAGAAATTGAACAAGGTCTTTCCATATGCAAAGCTGGGTGTGTTGCTAATGCATTTAATAAACTAGGTGTACTAATGTATTTAGGTTTTTCAACATAAAAATTATCTTCTTCAGATAATAGTTCTATTTCAAAACTAACCTCTTCTAATTTACCCTCAATTGTGTCTGATTTTAAAACATATAATCCCCTAATATCTGAATCATAATCCATTTCATTAGATGGAATTACTTTAGGTGTTAATTCACTTTCTGGGAAACCCTCTTTTAATTCATATCTAAGATTAGTGGTTTGATCAGCACTTTTAGTTTCTACTTTTTTAGGTAAATCCTTTATCCACCAAATACAAAATTGCCATTTAAAAAAGAAAAGATAAAACGCTGGTGACCATTCTTGCCTAGGTGAATTAAATTTGTCCTTCCAACCTAAACCAAGTTTCTTATAAACTATCGGATAACCTATCTCTAAATAATAATGATTTCCTAGTAATTTGAAAATTATATTTTTAGTTGTTTTACCCATTGGTAAATTTTTAAATTTTTTAGCATTTCTTAAATGGTCATTAGGCAATTTATCTAAATCCTCTTGAGATGTTAATTCTAATTTTCTGAATGTTATAATACTTCCATTAAAACTTCTAGGGTAAAAATAAGGTGTTCCATGGGTAATTTCACCTAAATAATATTTTTTTATTGGTAATTTAAAAACACCTTTAATTTCTCTTATTAATTTTTTTATTTTCATTATATGTTTGTATTTATCACATTTACATCCAAATAAAAATCTGAAAATATGTGAATTGTGTAAATTATTCTATTATTTGGTTTACCTATACTTTTTTCAGTTTTAAAAATTCTCTCATCTGGTTTGGTTAAACAATCCTCTAAAGCTAAAATCATATCTTCAACTGGTTTAGCATCTTCAGTCCATGCCATTGCCATAATATCCATATCACTTGAAAGGCTACCATGCAAACCTAAAGCCCAACCACAATCTAATGCGGCTTTTCTAAAATCTTCCCACAAGCAAGCGTAAAATACAGCTCTACCATTTGTGATTACATGTTCTCTACTTTTCATAAATTAATTCAACTAATTGACCATCTTTCTTCACCCAATAATTATGGTTTTTTATTTTTATAATAAATCTAGTAGAAGCCTCAGTCCTTAAACTTAATTTATCAGATATTAAAGGTATTTCAAATTCTTTAGTTTCTTTAATATTTCCAGTAGGATCAACCTTACATATTGTTGCTATCATTTAAGTAATTTTTCATAATTTTATTAAAAATTTAATAAAATTATGAAAACTCGATTCTTCAATAATTTTATTACTCTCATTTAAATAAAAATTGGTTCTTATTGTAAAACTACTATTTGTAATGTTTTTACTTATTACTAGTAATTTATTTTCAATTCTAAGATTAATCATATCATTTAATTATTTTTATTTCTTAAAATATAAGGCAATCTTATTAAACTCCAAAATACTACCCATATGATAAAAGCATAATAATTATTTTCAACATATGTTAAATATTGTACAAACAATAGACTCCCAAAAATAAAAAATAAGAAGATTAAATCTCTTTTTATGGCTGGGAGTTTATCATACCATTTATTTAATTTAAATAAATGTTTAGTCATGACACTTGATCAATTTTTCTAATTTACTAATATGTTTGATAGTAACGTTATATGCATGTGTTAATACAGTGGCATGTCCATGCAATTTTGTAGCATTTATCATTTTACTTCTCTTATAATTTTCTTCTTTCAATTCATTTATTAGTTCTCTAACACAATTTTCGCTAATTGTTTTCATCTTGATTATCTTCGATATTAGTAATCTCTTGCTCTTGTTCTTCAGATTCCATCAATAAGAATTTTTTAGATTTTAATTTATATGCTTCATATTGTTCCAACCTATCGATTCTTAAAATAATCCCTTCTTCTGGAACTTTATTTTTACACATATAACAATTTTTCTCATTATAATCTTCTTCCAACTTAGATAAGAAATTCTCTCTCCAATGATTATTCAAATCTAAATGTGGGTACAAATCTTTAGCGTAACCATAATACATAAGGGTGTCTTTAAATAATAAACCCACTTTTTCACAAAATTCTTCAATTTGTTTTGTAGATAGGAAAATAACTTTACCATCTTCATTCACAACTGATATTTTGTAAACGTAAAATTTGTGTTCTCCTGGTGAACAACCATAATCAAATTTTCCTTGTATAGGGCTTCCAGATGGTGTAAACCCAAGTATTTCACCATATAATGTAAAACCTTTAGGGATTAAATGCCCAACCTCTTTAGCCACTACACCCCAAACATCCTCACCGTAAAAACCCTCGCCTTGAGTTGGATTTAAATAACCATTTTTAATTACTTTTCTTGATGAATATACAATATCGAATTTAGTTTCATCTAATTTAACTTTAAATTTCTTCAATATTTTTTCAAACCAAGTTAATTCTCTTTTAACTTTAACATTTCCAATAACAATTGAGGTTCCATGTTTTTTATAAGAAATTTCAATTAAATCATTTGGATTTAATTTGTGGATTTCCTTTCTTAAATTTGAAGTATCGTTATGTAAATAGAATTGATTATCAACTAATCTACTAATTTTAACTGATTGTTGCCCCTTATTTTTAGAACTAGATTCTTTAATAGGTACAATATACTTTTCACAAATACTAATATTATCAATATCCGTAAATTGATCCCCCACTTTTAAAGAAGTAACATTAGTTACCAATGAAAATAAACTATCTAAAGGCATTAGCATACCATTAGATATAACACCTCTTAATTTTAAAGCTTTTACACGCTTTTGTCTAAATGAAATAAAACCTTTTTTCTCAACATCTAAATTTTCTTCTGGTTTATCATATAAATTATTATTTTTACAATAATCGGCTGATAATTTAGTTCCAGCAACAAAATATAACATAATAGAACCCACTTCAGTAGTTTTTGGTACTACAACATTATTCCCATCGACCACAACCCTACAAATTGCATCAGCGTTTTCAATATCAAATTTTTCTTTAATTTCAACTACTGAACAAGCATAGTTAGTTGATGATTCTTTAATAGTTAATTTCATAATAGTATTTTTTATTAATTAAGATTACAAAGATAGAAATAATAAATTAAATAAACAAATTATTTTTTCTTTTTATTTAAACTTTTTCTTTGTACGTTTTTCATTGCGTCAGCAACTTCTTTATTTTGTTTAATTAAATCTGCGATTAAACCGTCAAATTTAACAAGGGTGGGTGTATCTAATGTTGATATGGCATTCATGCTTCTAAGGTCATTTAAATCTATTAAAATACCCGATTTTGGTTCTTCTTCCTTATGAACAATACTAATTGATGGTTCTTCTTTAATAATTTCCTCATAACCACTTAATTGGTTATACAATTCTTTAATATTTATTGAAACTTCACCAGATTTCATACCTTTTAATTTAAATTTAATAGATTGGTCTTCTGAAAGTGTGACAATTATTTCTCTACCATCAATAATTTCAGAACTTTCTCTAATTAAATCTTTATCTAATTTAGTGGCCATATTTATTATTTTGAGTTTTTGCTAATAAAATCATTATAATTTTTTTTATACATTTTTCTATAAAAGTTTTGTGGACCATAATCACAATATGTTCCACGAGTTCTTTTTAATATTTTAAATTCGCAAGGAACATTTTCTATGATATAATAATATATTTTATCGTTTTCTTTTGTTTTGGGAATACAATAAATCCTATCTAATGAATTAGCAACGCAAATCTTAATACCCGTTATTTCATGTAACTCTTCCATAGAAGAATCCATCGGCCCAAGCATATATTCTATTTCAAAATGTTCATCATATCCCTTATTTATTGAAAATTTTAACAAATTTTTATAAAATTCTAAATATTCCCCATAATCACCCCACATTAATTTAGCATTGTTTTTTGAAATCTTTTTATAAGGGGTTATTTTAATAAATCGATGTGTTTTGCTAGTTATCATCATATTATTCTAATTTTTAAATCCAACTCTACTTGGGGTTTCATTATTAGGTTCAATGTCCATTACTTTATCCAAAACCCATTGCTTCAATTCATCAATAGTCCAACCTTTCATCTTAGATATTTCACTAGAAAAATCATATTTCATATCTACTTTTTCTAAACTTTGATTTAAAAATCGAGTTATTAAGTTTTCATCTTCAAGACCCTTAACTTCAATAGAATATTTTACTCTACTAGGTCTTTCTTTAATAGTTTTTGGTATTTTGTTAATATAATTTGTGGTCATGAAAAACAAAGAATTGTCTATGGAATCAGTACCATCTAATATTCTTTTAAATTCGGTCTCATATGAATTTCTACTTTGGTTAAAAAATTCATCATATTCATCTAAAAATATAATTATTGGGTTTTTTTGAATTTTTCTAATGCTTACTATTAAACTCCACCAAACCATAACATTATTTGTTGCAGTAATATTAAAAACAATTGCATTTTTATTTTTAACTGCTTCATTAAAATATTTTTTAAACATGGATGTTTTACCAGTTCCTTGTTTGCCATATAATATAATCCCTAATTTATGGTTGTAACCTAATTTTTTAACTTTGATCCTTATTTCTTTAGTAAAGAATTTTTCGTAAATATTTTTGATTTTATCTTCATAATAAAACCCTAAATCATCATTAAATTGTTCTTTATCTAAACAAACACTTAAATCTGGCACATAATCACCATTTAAAACTTTAACACCTAAATTATAAACTTTGGGTTCTAATTTTTTAGTTGTGTATTTTGTTTCTAATATTGAAAAATCAATACTATCATTTTCAAGGTAATGAAACGATTTTATATTAGTTGTGTTAGATTTACTTTTACTTTTACTTCTAACTTTAATTGGTTGGGGTTCTGGCATAACTTCTTCAGTTAAATTTATTTCTTCGTCTTCGTAATCTTCCATATTATTTTTGGGGGTTAATTATCAAATTTATTTCCAATTATTTCAATGTTTTTAAAAGAGTATAGTGGTCTATCGCCATTTACACTAGCACCAGATAATGGTGACCATTCTACTATATTAAAATCATCTAACCAATCATTGCTGTATATTTCAACATCATTTTTATCTTTTAAACCAACAAATATACAAAGAGTATTTGGATTTACCTCATAAATTACATCAGAACCCTCTAATCTATCATAATATATTATAGCGCCTTTGATAACCCCTAAATGATTTTCTTCAAAATAATGGCCAAAAACCCATTCATTGTTATCTACTCTTTTTGCTTTAAATTTTAAATTCATTATTTAAATTTGTATATGTAAATTGTATCTATTTCTTTTCCGTCCGTAGTTATTCTATAATCTGGCTTTACCAACTCTTTACTTTCGATTGTTGTGTCTGAAACCCATTTATAACCACTGTAAACAATAATTCCTATTATCAAAATAATTGATAACATAAATCCTTTAAAAATAATATCTAAACCACTTCCTATTCCACTCATATAATTATAATTTAATCATTTTATTTAATATTAATATCTTATTAGTTTCAAATTCTTCACTTGAAATTTCCTTTATTTCTAATTCATCTTGTTTCCACTCACCTTTAAAATATTCTTCAATTAAGGCACCTAAATAATCTGTAATTTCTTCTTTAAATGAAACTAAATAATCATCATATGAATTCCGAACTTTTGTAATTTTTAAATTGACTTGATCATAAACTTCATTTTCAATTATAACTTTATAAAATTCATAAGGTTCTTCATTTTTATAACCATAACTAAAGTAATAAATCCCATCATTTACTTCGATTTCTTCTGTTATAGTCTCAATTTTTTTTGTTTTAGTTAACTTCATATTATCCCTATTTGATTTAAAAATTAATCTATTTTACCTAAATAATATTCCTCTATGTCTGACATTTGTTTTAAATATCTCTTTTCTAGTTGTTTTATGCGACCAACTAAAGAAAACAAATCTTTATCATCTTCTCTTGGTATTTTTAAATCATCTAAATACATGTGAGCACATTCTAGTTCTTCTTTATAATAATCTTCCATAATTTTAATTTTTAATTTCGGCAAAAATATTGGTGGTATATTTATATGAGTTAGAAATACCCATAATATTCCATTTAGGGTTTTCTAAATTCTCCTTATGTGATGGGCTTTGTAACCAAGCATATAATGTGGCTTTTGGTGTTGAAAAATTAAAAGCTACGTTTTCACCCACTGAATCTGCTTCTAAATTAGAAACTATTCTCTCACTTCTTTCCTCAAAATTATCGTGAGAGGGTTTATTATTTTTTTGCATGTAAGTATTATGTTCTAAACATATTTTAGATATGTAGTTAGACAATTTGACTTCTTGAATATTTAAAGATTTGCGATATCTATTAACTTCATCAATAATCCCTAATTCAAAATCAGTGTAAAAAAAATTTACATAAGTATTTTCTTTTACCTTATTAATTTTCTTTTTCTTAATTAATAGAAAATAAACCAATAAAATTACTATTATTATAATTGCTAATTCCATATTTTTTAATTTTATTTACCATTATAATGATAAAATTTGTTAATATTTAATTGTTTTAACCATTATAATGGTTAAACCCTAATTTCTGTTGTAATGTAAGCATCTTTTATTTGATAACCCTCCCAATCAATTATTTCATTGATTTTATTAGTTTCTTCTTCTGAAATTTCAGAAACATATTGATATCCATCCCATTTTTTATCCCTATTAAATATTTTATTTAAGAATTCTCTGTCAATGATAGCATTTTCTTTATTATCATAAAATCTAGAGATAATGGTATTTCCATTATCGGCCCTACCCGTATTATATTTGTAAATTGGTATGTTTAATGAATAACTCATATCCTTTAATTTAATTTTTTTCTACCCAAGCGGCAGCTGTTGAAGTTCCTTTCTCTACTATAGTCAAACCTTTATCTATTTGAACATAACAACCAGGATTAGCTTCAACCATTTCATCAAATTTCTTATCCGAAACTTTTAAAACTATAATATCACAATCAATAGGGGTAACACCTAAATTTTTAACACTATGGGCTATTTGGCTTGCGACCTTCCCTTCTGGCATTTTCAAATTCTTCTTATATATTGCTTTTATTCTCATTGTTTTAATGATTTTATGAATTTTTCAATTTCATCGTCTGATTTAGTTCCAATTATATTCCCATACATTGTATGATACTTATTAAAATCAATCGCTTTTCTAATATCTTCTTCAGTGTAGAATATTTTTTTCTCGGTTTTAATTTTGGTGGGTTCTTCGTTGTAATTATAAGTGCAACTACATTGAACTATCCACATTCCACAATCTTCACAAACAGTACTCATTATAATAACATTTCATGGTTAGATAAAACTAATATAGTAAATGACCAATTTCCACCCCCTAAGATATCCACCTCACAACTACTTAAACCCTTTTCATTTAATTGTTTAATGTAAGAATCAATCCCTTTTTCTAAATCACCTTTATGCCATTCTTTACAAGAATCTATCTCCAGCTCATTTAAAAAATCTATTAAGTTTTCTTTTGCGGTTTCATCGTTAAATTCTAAATTTATTTTGTAATCGTAATTACGTTTAATTTTAAATCTACTTGCATTAATAAATTTTGGAAATCCTAATTTAAAATCTCCATCAGTCTCTACTTTAATTTTTACTTTTATCATGATTTTAAATCTTCCTTTATAATTTTAATACAATTTTTTATATCATAACTCATAGCTTGTATTTTTAAATCACCCGTTTTCTCATTATAAATTCCAATAGTGTAACCATCGTTTATCCCTTGACAAATACTTATGGGGTGATTTAAATCAGCTGAAATTTTATTGAATAATTTTTCAAATTGTTTATAATCATCGTCAGTTATTTTTTCTGTTTTTTTGCTAAAAAATCTTTTTAAATTCATAATTTATTTATTTTTATAGTTTTCCACTCATATTGCCAAAGACTCCAATATTCTTGATAGGTCCAACCATCATCAAACCATTTATACCTAGTCTTTATTTTACGTTGTTTTAACTTTACCTTACCATAAATTTCATTTGTAAAGTGAAATTTACCACCAAAGAAAGTTATGTATAATATACTAAAACTAATTACTTCTCTATATTTATCCAATCTAATTTCTTGGAAATCGCTAACAAATGAATTAAATGGTGCTCTCATAATTAATAAATTTCTTGAATTAAACGATCAATATTTAAAGGACAATTCCCTAAATGTTCTTTACCCACGAAAACGCCATTAAAATAATATGGGGTTTCTTTTTTTAAATCTTTATCGTATTTATACTTGATTTCTTTTATTGTGAATTTTTGATTGGTTACCCATTTTGTTTGATAAGTTTTATTTATTTGAAAAGGTTTGTACCTAATTTCTTTCTTTTCTTTACCTAAATGCTTCTCAACAATATTCATTAATTGTTGTGGTTGTAACTTAAAATCACCATGTTTATTTTTAGGAATTGCGATACATTGATTCCATATATCTCTTACTAATGCTTTCATAAATTTATTTATAAATAGGTTTAAAAAATTCTGGATTAGATAAGCAATTTAATATACTATAACCAACTGTTTCGTTTAAACTAATCCCACCATCTCCAGATAATTCAATTATTTTACCTTTTCTACTAAAAGGTAAATTATTTACTATTTCAAAAGCAATTATTTCTTTCCCAGGATACCAAGGATGTGGATAATAATTATCTAAGGTTTTACCCCACCATTTTCTTGTTCCACCATGTTCCATTCTTAAAAATTCATCCTCTAAGTCATCATCATTAAAATATTCTACTAATTCGTAAAATTCAACTTCGGTTATCTGAACACCTTTTAAGTAATGCTTACACCCATCCTCAACAAATTCAAACAATTGAACCTCATTATTATGGTTTAAAATAAAACCACTAGTACCACCATAAGAATTTAATTGTAATGGAGTGTCTGAATTTATTTCATAAAAAGATTTCCCACCAAATTTTATATATCCTAAACCAACATCTTTATAACGCTCACTAAGTTCTTTTAAATTTAACATATTTATTTATTTAATATATTATTCCTTACTAATTTATATAAGTTATGTTCTTTTCTCAAATGTTTATAAGTCCAATTATTTTCACCTAATTTCAAGTCATATATTATTCCTTTATGTTCAATTTCAATTGAATTAAACCCCTGATCAAATAAATCAAAACTTATAAAATCTAAATTGGTTGTTGCAATCAAATCATAACCCATTTCAATTGCAATAGAAGTTTCATTATAATAATGATAAGGTGTTGGATAATATTTTGATCGTTCTGTTAAAAATACTATTTTTCTAGGTGAATTCATATTTTTATTTAATTATTTCTTTTAATTCAGTGGATATTCTGCTATATTTATCTAAATACTCTTGATATTCTTCTTTACTGATTTTAAGCATTCCTCTTAAATCTTTTGTTGAAAAAGAATTTTCACATCTATTAGTATCAAACTCAACATCAAATAAATGCCTATTTGAAAATGAAGTTTTCCTTCCTTCAAAATAATAAACAAGATTCCATTCAGTTGTTCTTTCATGTCTTATTAATTCCCTTAATTCAAAAACTTCTAATTCTTTTCCGAATAATGAATTTTTATCTAAACGCTTTAAATAAGTATTTTCAAACTCATTTTTAATGGTGTTTATTTCTTCTGTTTCTCTTTCTTTTTTAAGAATTTCATCTTGTTCAATTGCTTTCTTTAATTGTGCAATTGTTAAATTATCGCCATATTTTGATAAGTCTATGCATGTTTTCATTATATTATTTTTTTAAATAACCATTTGTTTTAGCAAATCTTTCAACTATTACTTCTTCATCCTTTAATCTTTCAACATATGGTGGATTATGTACACCATTCACCATACCATCACTAAACAATCTTATTGGATTTAATGTTTGCCAATGATTAAAAAAGCTTTCGTATTTTTCTTGTTCAGAAATTCTATCATTTTCTACATCAACAAATAATTTATGTTTATATGGTTTATGTTGAACATAAAATTTATAATAAGTGTTATTATTAACCCAACTTATATCATTTTCAAACCAAACTCTAACTCTATAAGTACCTTCTTTACCTTTATTAATTTCGGTGAAAGTATCTTTGGTGCCAGTACAATATATTTTATTTTTCATAGCCACTCACTTTTATCAAATTCTTCATTTTCATTTTCCACATCATCAAGAATTTGCTCATAACTTTTACTTAATAAGGCATCTAATTCTTCTTTGGTGTTAATGTAAATAAACCCATCTAACCCCTCTAATGAGTCTAGTTTTGTTGGGGAATTATTACAAACAGATAATGTACTTAATCTTAAACCATTGGGTAATTCATATTCAACTTGAACATCATCCCAGTCTGGTTTACTTATAGTCTGAGGAAATTCATACCCCTCAATAATTTTTTTACTTAATTTCATATTTTTAATTATTTATCCATATAATATACTGCTACTAATAAAACAATAATAATTATAATTATTATTAAACACCCCCAACCAGGTTTCTTATCTTTAGAGGTAGATTCTAATCCAGCTTCAGCTAAACCTGCTATTACCTCAGCAATTATTTCGTGTGCCATAATCCATCTTTTTTAAGTTCATATTCTAACAAAGTTAATAATTTATCAGCACCATACCACGAACTAACATACCCTATTACATCTCTATTGTTAATGATGAATAATATTTCGTTCAATTCTAAATTTGGAAATTTTTCATATAATATTTCTTTAAATTTACCAAACCTATAAATAAAGTCATTGGTTTCACCAACTTCTGAATAATTTAAACGTTTACCATTTTTATCGGTAACCATAGCCTCAACTAATTCTTCAATGGTTTTATATTTTTCTAAATTTTCTTTCGATATTCTATCCATTATAAGTCATGTTGAAATTCATATTCACCCTCAATGGCTTGGACCATTAAATTAAAATCCATTGTACAATCAGGGTGTGGTAGCCACCTACCATCAACAAAGAATTGTACACCACTTTCTATTTTTTCGGCCATTAAACCAGTTGTGGTTTCTGTGACAATAAAATCACCATATTTAGTTTCTACTTCCATATTTCATAATTTTAAAATACAAAGATAAAACAAAAAAGTGAAATAAACAAATATTTCACTTTTATTTTTAAATTATTTTTAATGCTTCTTGTAATCCTAATTCTAAAGCATCTTCAAAACTATGATTATTAGTTTCACCTTGTAAGACATTATCAAAATTCCTATCTTTAATTATAACATAATAGTAATTTTTAATTTTACCCATAAAAGATGGGTAAACTATTAAATCAATATCATGAACTTCCCTTAACCAATTTTGAAGTGATGACTGTTTTGGTCTAGAATAAAAACTCCTATCTTTTATTTCGCTTCTCCGTCCATTCCAATTAGTAAAATAGTTTTTATTAAATAGGTCTACTCCCTTTTCATCAAAACCATCTAAAGTGGTTATTTTAAACTCTTTTTCTTTAGCTAATCTAGCTGTTTCAAATGTAACTAACTGATCTATCATAAGCTCTTCTATTTTCTTTTCTACATATTCCTGAACAAAAGTTTATTGAATTGGTGGTAATGTATTGACCTTTATCATTTGGGATAACATCTTCTCTCTTCTTAATTATTTTGTTACATTGAGTGCATTTATATTCACCATATTTTAAATCAGATAATTCATCTGCTTTAAGTGTTCCATATCCATCTGTATATCTCATTTTACAAATTCTATTAATTTATTAATGCAAGCTAATTCAGCTTCTTTATATGTTTTATAACCATCTTTTATAAGTGTAGTGGATTCATCTATAAAATCAGCAAAATTGGTAATTTTAAAATAATAATTATCACCTATATGATTTTGTGATAATATATCAACATGACTAGAAAGTTTGTATTTTTCTCTAAAATATTTAAATACTTGTGAATATGTGGGTGCTAATATTGCATTTTCTGAACAATGAGTAGAAGTAAAATACCCTAAACTTAATTTCAAGTCGATATAAGATGCAAAACATGTCACTATTTCTATATTAAATTTTAATTTTTTCATTGTTAATGCAATTTCGTAAGGTACAAATTCTTTATTCATATTTAACAATTTCAATTAATTTATTTAAACATTCTATTTGTGCTTCTTCATAAGATTGAATACAATTAGAAAAAATACTTTTGTCAAGCTTGGAAGATTTAATATTCCATTCTGATAATTTATCACAACAATCTATATTACCACTATAATTATACTTGTTTCTAAACCACTTAAATACTTGTTGATATAATGGTGCAACACAAAGTGTGATATCATTATAATCATGTCCATAGTTACAATTATTATCCTTCAATATTATTTTATTATTATCTCCAAAAATGAAAGTCTCTCCTCTCCTGGGATCATCTACTTCATGTTCTTTTACATAATAATATTTACCAAAACAAGATTCATCAAATCCTAATTCTTTTAAAGCTAGTGCTTGTTCGTAAGGTACAAATTCTTTTTCCATATATTTAATTATTTTAACACTTCTTTTGGTAAATTTAACAACTATAACTTGTTTTTAAATATGTACCATCTTTTAATGGGTGCAACAACCAACCAGAATAATCATCACCCATCATACCAACTCTCTGCCAGACAAAACATTTATTATCAGAACCTAACATATATAGATAACCCTTTTCACCCTTTATTCTAGCACATTGGTAGTTTTGATATCCATTTCTTTTTTCGTCAGTTAATTCTATTTCAACTATACCTTCAATATCCCAAGAATCATTATCCTCCATTTCTTCCCAAAGACGCTTGACATTAATCAAACCCTTAAGTTTCTTTTTCCAAGAATCTCTTTCTTCTTCACGCTTTCTCTCCATTTCGAAAATTTGGTTCCAAGCATCGGCCATCCATTCTTTTTCTTGAATGACTTTATTTTTCCACATAGATTCTACAGCAGATTTTAATTCATCTATATTAGGTGGAAAAATATTAAAAGAAATTGGGTTAGCGTCTTCCCAATCACCCATCATATTATATTGTTCTACAACAAGTTTGTTATCAAAATCTATTTTATATCTGCTAACAAAAATGTTAGCGTAAAAATACCAAAAACCATCTACTAACTCCCAATAACTTTTCTCCATTATCCAATTAATTTAAGCCCTTTTTCTAATGCAATTTCTAAAGCGTCTTCCCAGGTATCAAATTTATATTTTTCTTTCCCAACTGGCTGTTCACCTTTTATCGAGTAAGTATAATATCCAATTTCTAAATAACCAGTATATCTAACTGGGAGCACAAAAACATCGATATCATGTTTTTCTCTAAGCCATTTCTGAAGAAGAGTTTGAGTTGGAGCTGAATATGCGTTACTATTTTTACGACTATTGTAGTTATGTAACACATATTTGCGAGCTATTATATAACCATGTTCGTTAATATCTTTTTTACCATAATATCCACCACAACATAAAATAGGTTTTTCCTTGCACTCATAAGAAAAAAATACTTTTTGATTAAAATTTTTTTCTTTTGCAAGTTTGGCTATTTTATAACTTATTAACTTTTCTTCCATTATTTAATTAATTTTAATCCTTCTTGTAAACCTATTTCTAAGGCTTCTTCATAAGTTAAATTATCTTTACCTTTAGTAGGAACAAACCACTCCCATAAATCATTATTAATAAAATTAATTTTACAATGATTAGATAACGTTAAATCAGCCCAACCAATCATAAAAGTATTTACACATATCTCATGTTCATCTCTTAACCATTGTTGAAGAAAAGATTGGGTTGGGGCAGATGGTTCATCATAACCATCACTATTGGAATTTATTTGATTTACTAGATTATCATTTTGATAGTAATAATTACATTTTTCACTAAAACCCTTTTCTTTTGCGAGTTTCGAAGTTTCGAAACTAACTAATTGTTCTTCCATAGTTCTACAAATTTTTTTAATGTTAACTTATCATCTATTTTTTTACAAATAGAGTAAGCGTCTAGTTTATGAGTATTGTTTTTGATTAATTTTTTTATTTCTTTCTTAACTAATTTACTCATTATATTTTACTCATTATATTTTACTTTGGTGATTAATTTGTTTTCTCGATTAAAACCACCAGCAATATCCCAAGCCAAATAATTTCCATTACTCATTAACTTCCAATTATTTGAGTTTGATCCACTAAATTGATTTCTATAGTAAGAATTACGTTTAAATTCAAATTTAACAAAAATAAATATGAATTTTAAAAATAAATTGTTGGTGCTTTTTATCAAAGCTTTATTAAATGATTTATCAAAATAAGTTTTATTTCGTCCAACTTTTATGATGTAATAATCAAGATACTTACTAACTTTACTACCATAAATAAATTTATCTAAATTAAAATACCAATCTAATATCTTATCATTCATAATTCTATTTTTAAATCCTCCATTTTATTCCAAAAATAAGGTAACCCAAATTCTTTATATTTACCACCTTGATCCCATAAAACACCTATACCATCTGGATTGTTAAATTTAATTATTTTACCTTTTAAAGGAGTACCTTTATAGAAAACAACCTCATTTTTCAATTCATTACATGATATAGACAAAACACTTGACATTTTATATTTTAATGATTCATCAGAAAACCAAGCACCATTATACCAATGACATTTGGTAACATAAAATCTATTATAATTTGTTTTAATTAAGAAATAATCTTCTGAATTAAAATATTCACTTTCATTATATTTTAACATCTTTCATAGATTTTACATAAGTCCTAAACAATTCTTCTTTTAATTTTAAACTTGAGTTTATTGTTGAAAAAGCAGCTAAATTATTTATTGAGTTATCATAAGTAGTACAATTATCAATACCTTGTAAAAGTTGTAATAAATTTGATATGTCATTAATCAAATACTTTTTAAAATTTTCTTTGTTCATAATTATTTAGTTTTAAAATTCATTGCTTCTATCTCTTTGAGAAATATTTCTAATTTCATTTAACATATCTTTGAATTTATCTTCAGCTTCATCGCAAATACAACAAACTACATATTTTCTATTGCAATATTTACAATTTGATAAATCACCAGATAAATTTTTAGTTATCTTATCATTAGCCCATTGCATTTCCATTGCCTGGTTATATAAATCAATATTCAAATTCAATAATTGATCTCTTTTTAATATGTTACTCATTTTTCATTCGATTACATAATTCTTCAAAAGCATCAAACACAACTTCCAACCAAAAATCAACTGTTTTACAAAAAGGTATTAATTCATAATCATCAATATCAGTTTCCCTATAAGCTTTATAAGTGTATTCAAACTCATCATCAACACAATCCAATAATTCTCTAAATTGTTCTTTTAATTTTTTAAGTTCATCACCTTCATAACCATAATCTTTAAGACCTGATTTAATAAGCTTATTTAACTCTTTTCTAGTTTTATCTCCATCATATTTTGAATATTCTTGTCTACTAGCAATTCTTAACTTCTCAAACCAATAACTATCAGATACACCACCATCAGCACTTGGGTGAAATTCCCTATTAAAGGTCCATCTACCAAAATCCCCATCAACAGTTAATATTCCACAAGAATTGATAAATCTAACTCTATGGTAATAATTACTATCTGGTGCTTTTAAATCCCATATATCCAGAGAATGATAATCATTTTTAAAATGTGTTTCTAAAACGATGTGTTTTGAAAAATCGACCTTAGTTCTTTTCTTATTATTATATGACATATTTAGATCTATTTTTTAAAAAGAATATTTTCAAACTTAATATCTACTGTATTATAAATTTGTTCCATAATTTCACAAATAGCTCCCTCAAAACTATCAGAAGCGAATTGAACCTCACATTTCCCATCCCTATAACCATCGCCTTCATAGCATGGTTGGTCACTTTCTCTTGTCATCTCATAGTTTCTCAACTCCATTCCAGCAGTTGATAATAACATTTCGATAATTTTTTTATTTGTCATATTTTTTAAATTTTGTTTATTAATAAAATTCACTATTATCAATTTCTTCAATACACTCTAAATATTCCATATGAATTTTAGATTCGTTATCTTGATATTTAAATAACCTATTTTTATTTTCGTAAAAAGCGGTTCTAATGCACCCACACTTAAGACATCTATCTTGACTGGAACTTAGCTTATTCCATTTATGGAATTTTTTGTTATTTCTATCAGCCCTAGCCATTTAATTTTATATGTTTATTTATCCATTCTAATCTAGGTTCAATTTTACCATCTTCCCAATAAAAAGCTTCAAGATAAAACCATTGTTTAAAAGCATCTAAACTAGAAAAAAGTGAAGGTCTATTATTTTTAATGTACTTAATTAACAACCCATATTCATCTGCCGTTATTAAGTAATACAACTCTAATTTATATACCCAATGGCATAAACCGTTCTCAAATTTATCTTGATGTTGTAACATTAATTCTAGTAATTCTTTAATTGTTCTAACTTTCATTTTAATTTAATTTTATATGTTTATTAATCCATTCTAATCTAGGTTTTATATTACCCATTTTCCAATAATAAGCGTCTGGAAAAAAATATAGTTCAAAAGCATCTAAACTAGAAAAAATCCAGGGTCTATTATTTTTAATATATTTTAATAAAATACCTAATTCATCCATTGTAATTAATTTATTTGCATTCAAACTAAAAGCCCAATCACATAAACCATTATTAAAGTCATCTTGATGTTGTAGCATTAATTCTAGTAATTCTTTAATTGACTTAATATTCATCTTAATTGATTTTTATATGTTTATTTATCCATTTTAATCTGGGGTTTATTTCACCAAATCCCCAATAATATTCAGGATAATCGAAAAGGGTTTTAAATGAACTCCAACTGGAGTATACTGGTGGTTTATTTTCACGAATATATTTTTTTAATATTTCATATTCATTACTAGTGATAAAACGTCTTATGCGTAAATGATAAATCCAGTTACACAAACCACTTCTAAATAGATTTTGGTGTTCCAACATCACCTCTAACCATTTTAAAAACCCATTCTTTGTTAGTTGTTCTTGCATATTTCTATTAATTTTTTTAAACATTCTAACTCAGCTTCTTCATAATTTTTATAAGTAGGTGAGTAAAAATCTATACAATTAGTCTTATCAATACCAAAATAATAACCAATTTGATTTATTTGTTTATACTCTTTCTTTATAAAAGAGTCTAAATTATAAACTACTCTAAACCATTTAAAGGTTTGTTGATATAATGGTGCTAATGTTAAATCATCTATTTTATAACCTAAAGATTTAGAAATGCCTGATATAGACATTCCCCAATGCTGATCAACAGCTTTTAAATTGTTATCTTTACTATAAAACCCTAAACATTCCTCATCAAAACCTAATTCTTTTAAACTCAACGCTTGTTCGTAAGGTATAAATTCTTTATTCATCTCCACTTCCTTTTTTAATTAAAAAATACCATAACCAAATTATTTTTGGTCTTATTAACTCATAAGCTAACCAAATTAGTAAATACTTTATCCCCATAATGTAATTAATGCATGAGATGTGCCAGTTAGAACTAAAATAAACATTGCAATAAACACACGTCTTTCTTTAGTTTGATCATTTAATAAGTCAATTATCACACAAGATAGGATAAACCCTATCAATAAAACATATGTTGTTAAAAAAAATCTATCCATAATTATTATTTTTAGTTATTTATTATTCAACAAAGATATAACTTTATTTTTTAATATCCTAATTTAATCAAAACATTTTCCATACTTCTTTAAAAACAATTTCCTAAACCCTTCAGCATACTTCAAATAATAAGAAGATTCTTTACCCATAAACTCACTCTTTAATTTCTCATATTTCTTTTGGTCTCTAATATCATTAAAATTATGAAAAGTCCAAAACTTATCTAAGGTCCTAAAATTTCTATCACCAGGGTTCAACAACCACATTTCCCAACTACAAGTTCTATAAGAAAGGTCATTATGTTTCTTATTCATATAATCTTTTATAGGGGTATCATTATATTTCAACAATCCCTTATCCTTTAAAAAATCAATAAATTCATGTAAATAAAGTAATTTAGAAATCCCACCATTATTCTTATGATTCATCATTTCACCCACATCAAAATATGTATTGTCAACATCATAAAAACCAATGTGAAGACTCTTATACTCATCTGGGATATCAGTATCATCAATCCAAGTATAATAACTATACCCACTACCAAAACTAGATTTTAAATGAAACCCTAAATAATAAAGAAAATGCTGTTCATCACCAATCAATACATTCTTAAAATCCAATTTATATAGCTTATGGGAAAGATCGATATCAAAGGTATAACAAGCACAACCCCAAGGAGTATTCCCATACTCAATAAATTTAACCTTCCTTAAAATGGCTTGCTCAATAATCTTAGCATATTTAGGATAAACCTTATATGCTGGAGTATAACTACCACTCACTTCATGACCCCTAAACACAACAGTCAATATAGTACCATCAGTTATATATTTAAATGCAGAAAAACGATAACGATAATTGTCTTTAATATTCATTATCTTATTCAAGATACTTAAATATCGATTCTTCTTATTATAGGAAAGGGTTTTTATGATAGTATCATATGATGTTATCATTTTCTTTCTCTCAACAAAGATACCTTGATTCAACATTTCAGAAGACAAAACATCAAGCGTGGAAATGCTTTTATAATATTCACCACCTAATGAAGGTAAAACAAATTTATTAGTATTGTCTACGATTAATTCGCTATCATTCTTATCAAGAGAAATAATCCCCTTATCAGGCAAATCTAAAATGAAATCGGGTTTATAACAACCCATCTTTATCTTTAGTTCCATATTATAGACTAATTTGTTTCTTTTTACAACACCAGCATAATTCAACCCCATTTTTATTTCTGAAATAACCATCAAGTCTAGTTTTTCCATTATCACAAAATAATCTTACATCATTTTTAAGATGCTTTTTAATATATTTTTTCATATAATTTATTTTGAAAAGAATCTTTCCCTATTAGCAAAACGAGGTTCTATTATATCAGCAACAATCTCAATAAATGATTCGTCAATGACCCCATCATAAGTAAGCCAAGCAGTTTCCTTCCCCTCCTGCTCATACCCAATATTCTTTTCACCAAACACCCTTTGACATCTTATTATCTCCTCATTAAACCCCAATTCAACAAATTTTAAACAATTAGGTTCTTGACATAATAAAAATTGCAACCAATGATAACCATCGGTATTGCTAGACAATCTTATATCACCATCATCATAAACTTCAATAGTTACGTTGCATTTTTGTTTTTCAAAGGTAAAATCAATATGATACTCAGTTTCATAACCATAATAATCTTTATCCAAACCAGTTTTCTTTGTAATCAAATAAGACATATATTTTATTGTTTCTTTTTAAGTTGATTAAACCATTCTTTAGTGGGAATTTCACTTAAATTTATCTCTTTTGGTAAATTCCTTACACCTTTTTCATACCCCGCTTCAAACATAATTTTCATATCTTCAGCACTATAACTTCTTTCTTGTTGAACTTTCAAATCATCATACATTTTACTAAATGAATCATTGTAATAAAAACAATCTTTGTGATGTTTTATTTCCCCACCATAAAAATGTTTACACCCAGGAACACATTTATCTTCTTCTGGTAAAATTACATTACCCTTACACCAACCATAATCATACTTGTGTTCTTCATTCTGAATATTACCATGAACGTTACAACAAGCATTGTTATATGGATGCCCAATTTCACAAATACAAGTATCTTCTTTTGGAATGATGGTTTTATAGCCCAATAACGGCTTAAATTCTAATCCGTTTTTACAACCAATAATATCTTTTTCAGTTTGAATACTATCACAACCTGGATTCTTAATAAACCATTCTAAAAATTCATTAGGAATAGCTTGTACACCATCTTTGATTAAATCTTCATCAGTTGTTAGGATAATTTTTTTATAACCAAAAGTACCATTACAAAATAAGTTTTTATTATATTTAATAGGTTTAGTGTCTAGTTTATGTAAACACCAATTTCCTTCTTTGATCTCTTCATCAGAAGTTATAAAAATATTCAATTTAGTGGTGGTTTTACCATATTCCTTACTATCATTTTTAGTGAAAATGTGAATATCACCATACTGGTCTTTAACTAAATTACCAACAGTTTTTATTGGCTTATCTGTTGGCAAAAGAAATACGTTTTTCATATTATTTATCTTTTACAATTTCAATTAATTTTTTAATACAAGCCAATTCAGCTTCTTTATACTGCTTGTTATTAAAGGTATCTAAACCATCAATACAATGAGGGTAATATACATCAGAAACAAAGGTATTACTTTCATCTAATTGTTTAATACTAATCTTTAGTAAGTAAGGCTCCTTATAAGAATCCAAATCAATTTCACTATATAGATTATACTTATCCCTAAACCATTTAAATGCTTGTTGATACAAAGGGGCAGTTATTGGTCTAGTAGGTAGAGTGTTAAAAACACTTGTATTTGTATGAGTGTTACTAAAGTTAATCAAATCTTTATATTCTTCAGTATAACCTTTAAAACAAGGTTCATCAAAACCCAACTCTTTCATCACCAACGCTTCTTCGTAAGGTATAAATTGTTCATTCATAATTGTATAATTTAAATTATTTTCTACAAAGATACAATATAATATTTTAATACACAAATTTTTCCCAAAAAATTTTTAATAGATCCCCATATAGAAACAACAACAAGAAATTAGAGGGTGCCTAATATTTAAAAGCAAAAAATTCCCCAAAAAATTTTAAGGGGAATCCATATGTAAACAATAAGGGGGAAAATTGCCAGGAAAGAAATATATTTTATAAGAACAAAATTTACCAAAAAATTTTTGAACATCAATCTGATTGCCCATATAGCATAGCGTACGGGAGGGGTAGTAAGAAAGGTTACGGGAGGGAGGTCTGACGTACAGGGAGGGGTATGTATTAGTTATAACTAATAATGTGGTTGTTTTAAAAAGTTTGTTATATTTATTAATATGAGAAACGAAAAATTAAAAGGTGCTAAAGAAAAATTAAAAAGACGTGGTATAGATAATTACAATAAGTATTTTTTTAATAATTATGAATCTATTCACTATATAGTTGATTGTTTAGATAATAATATCGAAATTAATATTAATAAATGTGATACTATATTTAACATCAGTGAATTTAATATGATTAAAATTTATGAATTGATTAGTTATTATCCTAAAAAGTTAAAAGAAATTAAAATCATAACAGACAATGTAATTAATGAATTATATTCTATATATGGTACTACAATTGATATAATGAATTGTAAAAAAAATAATACTAATGTTAGAGGTAAATTATTTAATTCAGCTAATGTTAGAATAAAAGAATTAAAAAGAGAAACCAATATTACAAGTGAAGATATTATTTTAGTTAACAAATGTCCTTATTTAGATATTGAACTTTGTTATACTAATACAATAGCTTCTTATAATTCACCATCATTGGACAGAATTGATAATTCAAAGGGTTATTTAAAAGATAACATTCAAGTAATTTCTTTTTTAGCTAATACAATGAAAGCAAGTGCAAGTAAAGAACAGCTTTTAAAATTTTCAAAGAACGTAATTAAAATGTATGATAAATAGCTCGTTTAAGCCATTATCTTAATAGATCCATCTATGAGTTCCACGCAATATAATATAGTGCGGTAAATACGATAAAAACAATTGCGTATAGTTGTCCTACTGATGCTTGTCTTTTAGTTTGATTAAATTCAGAATTTTTCATTGTTATATATTTTAATGTTAATGCAAATATAGTAATTAAATTTGATGTATGCAAATTTATTATGTTAAAATTTGCATTCCCACCTCAACAAAATGACTTATTGGTGTTCTAACTAATCTATCCTTATCATCGTCCCACCGAATAAATAAATCATTATTTTCAATTTTTTCTATTGTGCCAAATAATATATTATCTAAATGCACTCTATCGTTTACTTTATATTCCATTACTCTATTAATAATTTGTTATTGTTTAGGAATATGTTAACTTCTTTGAATGTTTGTGCTACCTTTGTAAATTGTTCAATTTGGTTTTCTGTTAATTCTTGAGTTCTATCGAAAAAACCTGCTCCGTGACCATTTCTAGTTAACCAAAAATCATGTCCCATTTGTGATGCTTCTAATGATGTAATGTCGTTAACTTGTGTTAAGAATGATTCACAATCGTTTTTAGCTTGTTTAAGGTTTGAATTTTCAAATATGCTATCTACATTGTCAAGGTCTTCATTTGTCCATTGTGCGCATTCTAAATAACCATTAACCATATCATTAAGATATTGTTGATAAAGCAAATAATTTCTATTTGTCTCATATTGGTCTTTATCGATTAGTTGACTTAATGATAATCTATTGTTATATAGAAAGGTTTCTTTTATAGAATTTTCTTTATTTTCTAGGAAGTCTAATACTGCTAATGATACGTTTTCTCTATTGATTTTCATTTTGAATTGTGTTATTTGATTAATACACTACAAAGATATGAATTTATATCTTATAAAACAAACTTATTATGTTAAAGTTTTGAGTTATAATATTCAATAAATTTTTCAAGGGTTTTAAAATAACCTAATACAAACCCTTCGTCTTCGGACTCTTCAAAACCATCAAATTTGGGTGCATCTAATTCGGGAGCGCACATTTGATAACGTTCCATAATTTGGGTTAATAAGCTTGTTTCTCTCGAAATTAAAGCGCCTATTTCCTTACGATTAAATATAATTGATTGGTAGTATTCTCGACCTCTGCCAGTCGAATTTGGTTCACTAAAAGTAATTTGATTTGTGTTTGTGATTCTCATAATGTTTGTTGATTAATACATAGCAAAGATATAACTTTATATTTAGATATACAAATAAAAAGTGAATTATTTTCAAATATGCGTTATAAAAAAATATAAGGTAGGTTGGAGTCTACTCTTCCACCTTGTTAGGGTACGCCCTTTGGGAGTTTTGCTCTACCAACACTACAAAGGTATGAATAAAGATCCATATATGCAAATAAAAAGTGTTAAATTTTTACAAATAAAAAACCCTATTCACTCTGAAGTTTGGAATAGGGTTTTTAAAAACAAATGTTAGTATTAATCAGATAAAACATTTTTCTTTTTAGGGTTCAATAAACTATCTATAAATTTATTGAATGTATTTCTTTTGTAGGGTTTGTAATTTATTTCGGTATTGAATAAGGCTTTAAATTTATTCAATTGGTACTGAATACCCGATTTTTGCAATTTGATAGGATTTTCTTTTTTCAATCTATTTTTGAATGAAATTGAAAATCTTTTTAGGTCGTAATAGCTAGGAATTATTTGAATGTTTAAAATTCTCAAGCTATATAATTTATAATCGTTTCTAAATGATTTCATATATTAATAATTGTATGAATTAATAAATTTTACACAAGCGTTATAAGTCGCATTTATTTTTGATTCATTAAAAGAAAATGAACCACTTTGTATAAATAATTCTCTTTCGTCATTTGGTTCAATTACACAACTATAATTTTCTATGTTAACACTATATCCTAAACTTTCAATCTTTTCAACTACTTTCATTAACCAATTCCAGTCAGTATGATATTTAGAATATTTTGCAATACCTTGAATTACTTTCTCAATATCGTTTTCTCTTATTGAGAAAAAAGGCATATCTGAAAAACTATAAACTCCATCTAATTCACATTTAGGTTTTAAACCAACAAATTCGTTTATAATTCTATTATTTTCTTCAATAGTTGGAACAATGTTTAAACTTTCCTTTGCTCTTTCAAGGGTGTTAAAATCTCCGCTTTCAAAGTTTTCCCCATTTTCAAAGATTCGTGTAAAGAATTTTTTACCTTCTTTAACTACTTGCATATTGTTTTTTTCAAAAACTACTTCTTGTGTGTTCATAATGTTTTTTTGTTATCTTGATTAATACACTACAAAGATATAACTTTATTTTTTAATATGCAAATTTATTTATTAAAAAATTGTATAATACAACCATTTTGATTAATATTGTAATTTTGGTTTAATATGGTTGTGTTATTGCTTTTGATTAGTATTGAATTCGTACTAGGTGTATTGTTAGTTATTTTTACTTCAAAATAACCTCTTTTTAATAAGGAAACATTTATATTCCTTTGAGTTGTTTTCAATAGTGTATCGGGTGTAATTCCGTTATAATCAATTAAGATTAAACTGCTATTGGTTGCACCTTGCCAATTGATTTGGTTTTGTGTAAATTCGGCTTTCGGTGGTTCGTTTTTAATGTTAACATTTTCGTTATCAGCTGTACAACTTGCCAATAGAAAGATTAACGAAAATGCAACTAATTTCATTATCGACAAAGTAAAGAATAATTTTTTCATAATATGTATTTTTAATGGTTAATACCTCAACAAAGATATAAATTAATATTTTAATATGCAAACTATTTTAGATAATTTTTTTCATAAATATCAAATTGTCCTACAATTGATAATAAGCCGTTTTCATCATTTAAAGTATCTTTGGTAATGATTTTACCATCCTTTGATTGATATTGAGTCAAAACGCCTTTAAATTGCTTTATATAATCTATTTCGTTTTCAAATAACCATAAATCATATTCGGGGTTTGTTGGGTGTTGTAATTCGGTTTTAAATCTATATCCGTGTTGAGTATATTTAACCTCAACAATTAGAGTAGATTTTCCGTTGTATTGTGGATAATGACAATTTTTAATAACTACCCTTTCATTTTTATAATCGTATGGTGTCATATTATTTTGTTATTGGGGTGTAAATGTTGCTATTCATTGCAATTCTGTGAGTTTCTTGTGTTGCGTGGTCAAAAAATTGTAAGTAACCATTATGTTTATTACTTAACAATTGACAATTTTTATAGGTTGTTGGTGGAAAACCATAACTAGGGTTTATATCTTGTGTTACATCAGCAAAATAGGGCATGAATTTATTGTTAACATCAATTGCATCCTTTGGTGGGTTGCTTGAATATTCCCACAATCTTGATTGAAATGCTAATTTGCCATTAGTATCAAAAAATTTACCATCCTTTTCAAATATGTTTGGCATTGGTTCTTTTGTATATAATACTTGACCAATTAAATCGAATTTTACTATTTTGAATACCATAATTATATTTGAATTAAGGTTAAAACTATTAATGATAAGAATGTAAGCAAAGCAATGTTTACTTTAGTTTGAATTTCTTTTGATGCTTTTTTAGTTGTTGCCATCGTTATAATAATGTTTGTTGATTAATACACTACAAAGATATAAAATAATATTTACTTATCCTAATAAAATGTGTTAAAATTTTCAACCTTATAAAAAAAATATAAGGTTGGTTGGAGTCTACGTCTCAACTTTTCTCGTTTGCTTTGTATTACTATGTAAAGGTACAACAAAGGATCCATATATGCAAATAAAAAGTGTTAAATTTTTACAAATAAAAAACCCTATTCACTCTGAAGTTTGGAATAGGGTTTTTAAAAACAAATGTTAGTATTAATCAGATAAAACATTCGATTTTAAAAATAGGGAATAGTTTTCTCACCCTATTATGATTGAAACTTTAATATCATCCGACAATGGCGCACATATTGGCAAATCGGAATTAAATCAATCTTTGACAAAACCACCTATCTAGTTTTTATCTTCTCTTTGAGCCGTGTGAAATCAGTTAATATAAAACGGCATTTGATAGGAATTTAAAATAAACCATTGTGTTAAGTTGCGTACACTACTACTTGCAATATTAATAAGATTTTAAACACTTGTAATCCTAGTCTTCTTTATGGTTTATTATTTTTTAAAATGAAAGGTAAGTCTTGATGTCTTACGTTAATTCGTTTTATGATGGCTTGCTTACAACCCTCTCATTTCTTTTACAAAGGTAATTCTTTTATTTTAAACTACCAAATATTTTTTGTTAAATTTTCAATAAAGTTTTACATTCTAAACCAAATGAATTGTTTATAAAAACCTCTTTCATTTGATATTTTCTACCATTCTTTAATTGGAATTTATCCAATGCGTCTTGACTTTTAAATTCTTTTATGAATGTCATATTAAATAAATTTTCGTATGTTGTCAGCCTCTTTTTTATATTCAGAAGTTTTGATTTTATATTCTGAACATACGTCTTCTAAAATTGTCAAAGCCAACAAAGAATTATGTTTTAAGAATTCGCTATCTGAACCAATAGCACCGCTATTTAAAGCACGTTCTAATTTCTTGAATGCGTTTTCTTCAATATCTTTTAACATTTGTTTTACTCTTACTTTGGAGTATCTTAATGCAGTTTTTTTAGTATTGTCCATAATGTATTTTGATTAATATTTCTTTAGCAAAGATATGAATTAATATTTAAACTACCAAATAAAAAATGTTAAAGTTTTCTATAATCAAAATTAATAAGGGAATTGCCTCTTGCTCTCTTTTGAATCATTGGTAAAAATCCAGCACTAAAATAAGGATATTGCCTTTCTAATTCTTTGAATTTTTTTGTACGTCTATCTAACTTTTCAATTACAATATGTACCTTTAATTCAAAATAATCAAATATGTTAACATTCAAATCAGCAATTTCCTGGCTTTCAAACATTGTACTATTGCATTGTCTATTGGTAAGATTTTCTTTTGCGTTAAGCATAATAAATGTATCTCTACCTATCTGAACTAAACTAAATACTTTTTTCATTTTGTTTTTATTTATTTGATTAATACACTACAAAGATATGAATTTATATTTTAATATCCTAACAAATTATGATAAACTTTTAGCGCAAAAGCTTTCTTTTACATCTTCAAAGTTTCTTTCAATTAATTCTATAGTTACATTTAAAATATAACGTTCATCCGTTTCTTTGTTTCCACATCTTAACCAAGTTGAAACATTTTCAGCATCAATCGCAACTATAAATAAATCCCAATTAATACCACTACTAAATGTAATTTGTAATCTATATTTATGTGCTTTTTTCATTTTGTTTTTTATTATCTTGATTAATACACTACAAAGATATGAATTAATATCTTATAAAACAAATAAATTATCATTTATTTTTATTTGAAATTTTAACACTTTTTATTTGGTGGTTTAAAATATATTTTGTACCTTTGTTATGTTGAAAGATACAAACAAAGAAAGTAATGAAAATTATTGATACGTAGACTCCGTCACACCCATATATGAAATATTTTTTTAAAAGCATAAAAAATCCGTATTATAATAATACGGATTTTTAAATATAATTTAGTATGTAAAATTTCTCGTTCTACCTAAAAGAGTATAACGGCTTTTATCGCCTAAATAAGTCAATTGTACATTAACAACCATTCTTACAATATCCTCAAAACTTCCACTAGTAAAAGAAACATCTTTCAAACTACCAATTGAAAATTTAACCTTGATAGTTAACACTTCGCAATATTCGGTTTTAGTTGCTTTGATTGTATATTTTACATTCAATTCTTTTAAATAGTCTTTAACGTTTCCATTGTACTGAAGTGTTTTACTTCCCATATTCCACCAATGGATTAATAAATTTGACTTTAAAATTCTTTCTATTTCTCTTTTGTTGTATGGTTCCATAATATTTTTATGTTATTTGATTAATACACTACAAAGATATAAAATAATATTTACATACGCAAATAAAAATGCAAAAAAAAATCCATTATTTTCATAATGGATTTTTAGACGTTTTAAGCAACGTTATTAGATTTAATGACTACTAACTCTAAATGGTTGGAAATCTTTAACCTCAAAGCTTTTAATTGCATCCACATCCAATTTAACTTCATTGAATAAATTCAATGTTGGATTGTTTGCACCCTCAACCATTTTTTTAACGCTTGCATCATACAAAGGAATCAAGTCTTCAACCTTAGCACCGCAATAGATAACATTTGCTTTCATATCTAGCTTAGACATTGCAATATATGTAACATACAAATATTTAATTTCATCTTGACTAAACAAATCGAAATTTTCAGCTAAAAAATCACTTGCTCGGTTTAATTCTTTTGCACCATTCAAAGAAAATGCAGTAGTTTTAATATGATTGTTTTCATCATAGAATCTAACTAAAAATTGAGAATAGGTAGATTTTTTAGGTTTGTTTTTTAATCCAGTTTTTGGATTGATAGTTTGCGTTACGTGACGATAACCCTTCTTTTTATCGAATTCAATTGAATCAAACAAAGTAGTTCTAGCTGTGTAACCATAAGGATAATTTTCTACTTCTACTACTTCTGATGTTGGGATAAATTTTCTCATTTTGTTTTATGTTATTTGATTAATACACTACAAAGATATAAATTAATATTTACTTATGCAAATTTATTTTGAATTAATTTTGATATTTGAATGAATAAAATAATTGTTATTATCTTTCAATCTCAATTTTCTCAATTTCATAATACAAATATTTGGAATATCTGAAATGTGGATAATTTTATAATGATTGTTATTAATTCGTTTTAATAATAAAGTAGGGTTTGGATTAAATATTTCATTAATTGAATTGAAAGAACCATTTGGAATACCTACAAAAATATGTGAATTTTTAAATTTTCTCATTTGAATTATGTTCTTGATTAATACACTACAAAGATATAAAATAAAATGTTACAATCCTAATAAAAAAATGAATTATTTTTTATTTAAAATTTGTGTATATGGATTTTTATTTGTACCTTTGTAGTGTTGGTAGTGAAAACTGAAACGGGTTACTAATCAAAAATTAGTCAGAGGGTGGACTCCGACCTACCTTATATTTTTTTTAAAAAAAACTGAAGACAAAAAAACCATATAAATTTCTTATATGGTTTTTTAATTTATTATTTTCGATCTCTATTTTATTAAGTATATATTATTTATAGTTACCTATTCGGGTGGTGCTTTATTTCTATCCATCTTTAAATTATTAATCAGCGTTCAAAACTTCTAAATTGTAACCAATGTTTTCTAATTCGTTAAACAAATCTTTGTATTGTTCTTTGGTTGCATCCTTGCAATTGTTTTTGATAAAATCAGAATGACAAATTGAGTGTTGCCCTAAATTAGCATAACAATCAAATCCATTATCTTTATTTGGCATTTCTGGGAATACTGCCAAAACCTCGCTAAATGGTTGTTCATCCAATTCACTTGGTGTATATGTAGCAATGTAAAATTGTACTTTGGTAATTTCTGTATCTTTTTTCATTTTGTTTTTATTTATTTGATTAATACACTACAAAGATATGAATTTATATTTTAATATCCTAATAAAATATCAATTATTTTCTAAAACCATTTAAAAGTTCATCTAGTAAAATATAACCTACTCCGATAAATGGTAAACCGCTATTTGGTTCGTAGTTATAATTGTATTGTAGTCTAATTTGCAATTCATTATTTTTATCTAATAAGAAATTTTGAAATCTACTAAATCCAGTAATTGATTTTTTAAGAATTTCGTTTACTTCTTTATCAGCTTTTTTTTCTTCATCTGTAAAATCACTTCTTTTTATTCCTTCATAACCTTTATTTTGAAGTGTTAATGATGGAAAATTTTTATAAATTTCTAATAAAGTTGAATGTTGCTCCTTAGTTAATAAATTGATTTTCATAATGATTTTATTTATCTTGATTAATACACTACAAAGATATAAATTAATATTTAGATATACAAATTTATTTTACTTTATTTTCACTATATAATTTTTTCGCTTTATATTGATAACTACCAAAAGAAACAATATGTTTTTCTACTAAATTATGAATAGTTGCATTATTACTTTCACAAGCTTTTGACAACCTACCTATAAAAACCTTATAAGTTAAAGCACCATTATTAAAATCCTCAATTGATTTTCTTGCTTTCCAATAGTTTTGATTTTCAGTAGTTCCGTGATTTTCATTTGGAAAAAATCTACTAGTTACTTCCGTAGCCACCTTATTGAAAAAATCTTCTGTTGTATGTATCATAATATTTTATTTATCTTGATTAATATGATACAAAGATATAAAATAATATTTTAATATTCTAATAAAATATGTTAAAATTTAATCATAAAATATTTTAAAAATAATTGTATTTTTATTTGGTAGTTTAAAATAATTGTCGTACCTTTGTAGTGTTGGTGGTGATAACCGAAACAGGCTCCTACAATTCTTTTGCGGGCGGAGGGTGGACTCCGACCTACCTTATATTTTTTTAAAAAAAAAGATATAAAAAAATTCCATATATTAACTATATGGAATTTTCAAAACCAAACCAAAACCTATTTAACCAATCTTAAAAAATCATCCAATTTACTACCACATCTTAAAGTAATTTTTTCGTAAACATGACCATTGTCCCCAATCTCAAAAAAGTATTCAACGTCTTCAGTTCTCAAGCTACCCTTTTTACCACCTTTAACGCTATTGTGAACCTCTAAACCAGTGTTTTGTATTCTAGTTAAAAACGCATTTGTTTTTTCATCAATTTCGTTTTGTTCAATGTTTTTTAAAACCTCAACCGCTTGCAAATAACTTAACCAATCATCCATTTTTTTAATGGTTGGTTTACCTACTTTGTTAGGCATAACTAAATCGTGCTTTATATCAGTTTTTGAACCATTAAGTAAAGAAAACTCGAAACTAGTTTCGTTGTAACGCTTAAATGGTCTTAACAAAATACCTTTAAACTCAACATATACATCAATAATATCGTGGTAATTTTTTATTTGTTCAATATCATTTTTAACATCTAAATAAGGAATAATTTTTACAATCCCTTCAAAGTGTTTTAAACTATCTAATTTTTCTTTTAAATATTTTTCACTATATTCAGTTAAAATGTAACCTTCTTTTTTTGCTTGCTCTAATGTAATTTGATTTTTCATAATTAAATAATGTTTGTTGATTAATACATAGCAAAGATATAAATTAATATTTACATATACAAATAAAATATGTTAAAATTTCAAATTAATCTATACCCCAACCACATTCGTCATACTCATTACTATTTTTGCAAATATAACAAGCAATTACATTAATAATTTCATTTAAAAATAACATAGCATTTTCTTCTAATTCTGTCAAATTTCTAATATCAGTTATATGCTCAACTTCAATTTGATAATCTAAACATTGTAATTGTTTAAATAAATTAATTGGACTCAATTTAAAAATAGGAGTTTTTTCAAAAACTTGTAAATTTTCCTTTGCAATTTCAGCATCTAAAACACCCTCGTAATGATGCTTATATTGAAGTGTAACTGCCAATACATTAATTTTTCTTAACTCATCAACAATCAAATCAATTTCATTTTGCCAATCATTTTTTTTGTTGACAATGTTTTCAAATTTTTCTTTCAATTCATAAGGCAAATAAAAATTAGATTTTGAAATTAATACTTTCAATGATTCAGCAATTGAATTAAAATGTTTCGGACTGCAAATGTAACTAGACATAATATTTTATTTTTATTGATTAATACCTTACAAAGATATAAAATAATATCTTAATAAACAAACTTTAAATGTTAAATTTTTGAAATTTCACTTGGACTTAATCTAACATCTTTTTTACAATCAGTAGTACCATATACAAACGAACCTCTTTTCATTGGATATGGTGGAAATGATTTAATAACAAATTCAGTACCCATTGCAATTTTTTCTTTATAGTCAAAACTCTCTACTAAAGTTTTACATCTATCTCCAACTTTAAAACCTTTATAACTTAACATAATTTAATCGTTTAAATGTTCAAATACATCGTTGGTACTCATTCCCATAGTACGAGGAAAATTAATATATTGTAAGTCATTATTTTCATCAATATAACTAAATATATCGTTAACCTCATTACTTCTCACAAATTGAATATTACTTGCTTTCATTTTTTTATCTTTATTGATTAATACACTACAAAGATATAAATAAAATTCCATATAAACAAATAAATTAATATCTTTTTTACAATAAAAATAATTTGAAATTTTAACACTTTTTATTTGTATATTCAAAAAACAATTTGTACCTTTGTAGTGTTGGTAGAGAATATCCCAAAAGAAAGTAATGAAAATTATTGATACGTAGACTCCAACCTACCTTATATTTTTTTATAAAGATATAAAAAAATATTCCATACATTATATGGAATATTTAAAAACATATTAATTAATATATTAATTCTTTTATAAATTTAAAATCCTTATCAAATTTAACTAACTTTTCTTTATTGGTTAAACTATTGATAATACCACAATCTAAAGTATAAGAGTTTTTATTTTTGTAAACTCTTGCCTTATGTAAAAATATCTTTGTTTTAGATAATAAACTATCTAAAGCATAATATCTATTTTTTTCTAAATAGATATGAACATAACCCAATTTTTGCAATCCCTCTTTACTATTATTAGCTTGTACCAAAATAGTGTTTTCTAAATTTGTGAAATACATAATATTTTACTTTATCGATTAATACACTACAAAGATATAAAATAATATCTTATAAAACAAATAAAAATCAATAAAAAATAAATTAAAAATAATTGCATTTTTATTTGCATATCTAAAATTTTATTCGTACCTTTGTTATATACAAAGCAAGGGAGCAAACCTGAGAAGTAGACTCCACCCTACAATAAACTCAACTTATTTATAACAAGTCTAAATTATAAAAATTTAACAAAATAAATTTGCATATCTAAAAAACAATTCATACCTTTGCATTTGACTGAATAGTGTACACTCACCCAAAAATGTAGTGTACACCCAACTCATACAACCATATCACAAAAGTACCCTCTAATGCGGTACAACACAACTATGAAGTAATGCCAAACATAAAAAAACTAAAAGAAGCATACAACAAAGCAAGCCAATCAAAAATTGGTGATAAAACAATATGCCCTTCTTGTAACAACTCATTCGAGAAAAAAACATATAACCAAATATTCTGTAAAGCAAAACCAAATACAACTTGTAAAGACTATTACTGGAATAACATAACACCCAATAAAAGAAATAACAAAACTAGAATATCACCAGCTTCCAAAAGATTCATGGCTAATAATATATTATATAATATATTTAACCCCGATGACTATGAACACCCCTTCAGCTCCGATGCTCTAGGACAAGACTAAAATTATATTTCATAGCAATCATGTAAGGTTAAAACTGACTATGCGTATATGAAACATAATATATAAAATATCCCCAAGTACACATTTGTGTTTATAAAATTTAATGTATTGTGTACTTTATAATTTTTCACTCTATTTATAATAAAAGATTATTATGGGTAGAAATATGGAAGTTAGAAAAAAATATTTAGAAGCTAATAAAGAAAAAATAAAAGAACAAAAGAAAATTCGTTATGAAGCTAATAAAGAAAAAATAAAAGAATATCAAAAAAATTATCGTATAAATAATAAAGAAAAAATAAATAATTATTATAAACGAAAAAGAAGTGAGGATGAATTGTATAAATTAAAAGGAAATACAAGAAATTTAGTCAAAAATTCACTTAAAGGTTTTTTTAAAAACATATATAGAACAGAAGAAATCTTAGGTTGTACACTAGAAGATTTTAAATTACACTTAGAATCAAAATTCGAATCATGGATGAATTGGGGTAATTATGGTATCTGTAATGGTGAATTAAATTATGGATGGGATATTGACCATGTTATACCAATATCGAGTGCTAAAACATTAGATGACGTATATCGTTTAAATCATTATACTAACCTACAACCATTATGTAGTTATACTAATAGATATATAAAAAGGGATAGCTACACATAACAAAAAATTAATCCTACCCTCATACTTGAGAATAGCATTATAATACCCTTATATACCATCGATCCAAATCAATGGACACAAAAGTGTACCTGTAAAAAATAACTAATATCCAAATTTAAAATGTTAAAATTTTCATAAAATATCCGAAGCAATCAGATTTTTAGATAGATTAAGTTAGATTTAAGATAGTTTTAGATAGATTAGAATATAATCATATTATCTTTTATTGTATGTTTATATGGTATATTCTATATCATTTCACTTTGTAATTCAAAGTACTTTATAGTTCAAATTTCTTTGTAGAATTTAGTGGAGTTCTTATATACGTTACTTTTGCGTATATTTTGTATTATGTTGCTTCTATATTCTATTAGTCTTATGCTTATATTTTATGGTATCTTATCCATAATTTACCACATATTACCACTTGATTTTAAAGCGTGAACATGAAATATTTATTAGAATGTATAAAAATATGGGTTAATTATGGGGTTTTACATCAATTTTTGTATAAAATTGATTATACCAAGAATGGGTATTGCATGAATAAATGTTGTATAGGATATTATACAATTTCTATAATTACATTCTTCACTATCCTTTCCATCGAATATCCAGTTTACCATTTCTTTTAGAAAGAAGATTGATATAAGGGGTATATAGAAATACCATTTGCTATCTAGGAATGCTTTTTTCATATATGATTTATTTTAGGTTTTGTTTTATGTATTGGTTGAATTCTATTTCATCTAGGTTACTGGATTTTCTACCTATATGAGAATTAAAATCTAGGAGTAGGTTTATTGCTTCTTTTCTATTCCAATTATCTTTTGGGTTTGGAATAGGGAATGATGTAGTTTTTATATTGATAGTATTATCTTTTGGATTTACTTTCAATTGGGTTGGTTCATCTTCATAGACTTTGAAAAGAACATCTGTTTTTATTTCATATTCTACATATACCTTTGTGATTATGTTCAAAGTAATGTTCAAGGAATTCTTTTGATGGTTTTGGTAAAGATTTGTAACCGCTTGTATCACATGATTTGCATTGATTGAATCCATCTTTATCGTGTGAGCCTTGTCCATTGCAAGAAATACAAATTGATTTTAGGGATTCATCATTTGATGCTATAATCTTTTTATTTAATCTATCTTTTATTGGTATATGATTACCGCTTGCAAGATATTTCATATTTTCTATAAAGCAATCACCTCTTTGTATTTCATCATTTGTTATGATGGATATGCTTTGTAGTATGAGAGAAGCGTTCCAATCTTCTTTGGTTGCATTTAAATCCTTTACAAACTTTAATTGGTTTTTATTTGAGTCCAATATAATTTGCTCTTTTATTTCGTGAGCATGATTCCAGTCTTTTAATATCATAGTTTTAAATTTTTTGACAATAAACGCATTTTGCGGTTTCTCTACCATACATAGTTTTCATTGAGCAAGTTCCATAATGAGTTCTTAAATCTGAAAACTTAATTTCTGTGTAACCTAATGTAACTAAATGGTTTTCTAAATCCACTTCATTATTAGCTACCAACCTTAAATCTTCACCAAAATCATTTTCTAAATGTAATACTAATAAATTCATAATTTAATCAATTTAAGTTTTCCTATAATTCCAGTTGCAATAAATGTAGATGTCTCACCTTTTAAAATTATTGAGCCAACACCATTTGTAAATTTATCGACCAATTCAATATCTTCAATTATTCCTTTATAACCTTTGTAAGCATCTGCACCATCACGTCTTGGGCAAGTTAATATTTCAACCTCATCACCCTTTTTAAAATTCGATAAGTGTAATTTTGATAAAAAATTAAACATAATAGTTTTTTTTATTGATTAATAACATTACAAAGATATAAAATAATATTTACATACGCAAATAAAAAACATATTTTTTTAAAATGTTTCAAGCCAACGATAAGAAGCTTGTTTAAGAATGTTTATTTGTACCATCAATAGATTAGAAGATACATCCATTTGAGTTAATTTTGCAGTTTCTCTACATAATTTGCGAACCATTGAATTATCTGGGAAAATACCAGTTTTTTCAGCTTCTTTAATTTCTCGAACACTTAACTTGATTTCATCATCAGATAAATCAGCATATAATTTACTTATTTCATTCATTATCTTATTTTTTTGTTGAATTGTACTTCCATTTAATTTTATTAATAAATGATTCATTTTCACATAATTCATCAAGATTTGAAAAAAGTTTATTTTGATTTGAATTAATGTAAAAACTTATACCCGAAACCCCTTTATTTTTCGTATAATGTCTTCCATCGCTAAAATAAACAACTTCGCCTAAAATTTTATATTCAAATGTTATATCGGGGAAATTTCTGTTTTCTTCTCCTTTTATATCTACTCTAATAAGTCTAGGGTTAGAATATTCAGTAGCAACTATTCCCATTTTATTGAGACATTCATTTAACTTTATTAAATCATCTGAAATCAATTTTTTTAAGTTATCATTAACAAACCTATTATTTATTTCAATCTCTTTAATTGCTTTATCAATATCAAATGCTTCTATATCGAACGCTTCTTTAGATAACAATTTAAATGGTTTTTGTTCTGCATTGTTTAAATTGATAAACTCATTTTCAAGATTAGCTAAAATTTGAATTTGTGTTGGTGTTAAATTTATGTTTATCATAATCTTATTTTTATTGATTAATAATTTTCTTCTACAAAGATATAAAATAATATATTATAAACCTAATTATTTTTGATTTAATTTTTCAATTAATTTCTCAATTGAAATTGGTTCTTTATAATACCTTAAATTTTTCATTGATTTAAGACGCTCTGTTACCCTTTCCCTAACAATTTGAATATCTTGTTGGGTTGGTGTATAATCATTCATTAAATGACTTGGAATGTCGTTGAAAGCATCTGAATAGTCAGTTGGATTGAAACCTCGTTTGATACATTCTTGTGTTAATGCTTCGTAGTGTTTTTTTAAAAAACCGCATTTATTCATCAAAGAAAGTTCATGCCCCTTATTGAGTGTGAATTTATCAATTGGTTTACTTTTGTATTTCCCCGATTTTATTTTGTTTGGGATTCTTAATACCTCAATTCTTTCTCTGTTAAGATGTTTATCACATAATTCATGTGAAAACCCTACTGAAACTCTAGTCATATCTTAAAGTGATATGAATTTAACCGCATCGGGTTGTAAAGAAAATTCTTTTAAAATATAAGTTTCTATCTCAAGTTTTGTGAAATTTGGAACATCATCACCCTTATAAAGATAAGTATTTATAACGTTATTTGGTTCATTGTTTTCTATTCTATATACAAATAAACTTCTAGTGTTTTCTTCACCCAATATTGGTTTTAAAACGTAATATAATTTTAACATATCTTTATGTTTTAATGATTAATAATTTTCTTCTACAAAGATATAAAATAATATTTTAATATGCAAATAAAAAAGACATTTTTTTTAATATTTTATTTAGGAGTCATTTCAACCTTATTTCTATCCCCCAAATTAAATTTGGTGACTGGAAAGAGCGTCTTTTAAATAAAATATTAGTCTAATAATTTTTTCACTAATTCATAAGATAATGAAAAACTTTTAGGTGTTACATCAAATCGTCCATTTAATTTTAAAATATGAATAGTATCATAAGTCATATCACATACTGCAATTTCTTCAGTATGTTTACCCTCTTTGAAATCCACTTGTAATTGCCTTACTTCATATTCATTCAAAATATATTCACCAACTTTAAATTTAGGAACTGGAATTCTCGTGATATTCATATCTTTATATTTTTTTAAATGTTTCACATTCTTTTGCTATAACAAATGCTTTAAAATCGGAACCCCATCCACTTTTAGGTTGGGTTTTCAAAGCATTTATAAATTCTGTATTATGAAATCCCAAAGGGATACAATTACCTTTATATACTGCATTTAAGTTATCACTATATTTACCCTCTGAATTACCACAATCACATTTTTTTATGATGTTGGGTGATAATGAGAAAACAGATAAACAATCATTACAAAATAATAGTTTCATTAGAAATCGTAAGTTACTACTTGAACATCACTTAATGTTATTTCAAGATTATTAACAAAGTAAATTTTTTTACCGCTTGATTTAAAAAACGCTTCTTTAAACTCATTTAAAGCTATTAATTTAATCTCCAAAGTTTCATTATCAGTTTGATGTCTAAACCATTCCATAAAAGGAGTTGCATACATTTTTATCATATTAATATGTTTTAAACGTTATACAATAATCAATAGCTTCTTGTTCATCGTCAGTAAACAATATTTCTTCATACCACAATTCACCATTAGCCGAATGAGTGTTATTTTCGGTATTCATAGTCCAAAATCTTTGTTCGGTTTCTATGTTCTCTAATACTACAAATTTTTTCATTATAAAGAAATAGTTTAGTTAAATATTTAATATCATCAATTTTTCTTTTATTGTCATTTTCATCAACAATATTATCAAGTTGGTAATGTTTTGCACTTCTTATTGCATCAGCAGTTAATAAGATAAATGCTTGTATGAAACCATTACAATTAACTTCTAATGTATAAGTATGTCCATTAGAAGCTACAAATGTTCCAATATATTTAGTTAATTTCATAATACCATTGTTTTAATTATTATGATACAAATGTATAAAAAAAATAATTAATAAAAAAGTTGTTTATTAATTATTTTTTTCGTATGGATCTAAAATGTTGTTAATTTATTCTTTTAATGATGCAACTATTTTTTGGTGAACAATATGAGGATGCTCTGTTGTGATTTCATATCTAGTATTAAGAGTCTTAATAAAATCTTCAATAATACCCCAATTTTCTTCTTTTGCATTAACTGAAACCCCACCAATAGTTATATTGGCATAATCATCACTATCATTAGTATTGACGAATTTAATTAATTTACAAGCATCTTCGTAGCTTAACAACCTTAAATATTTTTTCATAATTTATATTTTAATTATTAACCACCAATGCCAAATGGACTTCTTTGAGTACCAACCCTTCCATCGTTTCTTAATGTTTCCATTGATATTGACAATTCTTTTGCAAATCCCTCAATATCTTTGTGTAAAGTTCCTTTGGTGACAGATAAAGCATCTGTTAACATTTTGTTTTCAAATTCTTCATCAGTTCTAGGAATAGATTTATATCTACGTTCCAATTTTTCCATAATAATTTAATGTTTATGATTAATAACACTACAAAGATATAAAATAAAATGTTATAAAACAAATATTTCTTGAATAATTTTATTTAATTTTTCAACTTCATTTGGAATTGGTTGATTATCATTCATATAAAGTTTACGATTTATTTCAATCATAACACTATTAACATTTTTATTTATGTTAAAATGCTCTAATGGGACAATAGTTCCTTCATAAGGGTCATTTATCTTTACTGAATAACCTTTCAAAGTAAAAATGCACACCAACCTATCTAATAACCAATTTGGGGTATGGAATTTATCAAAACCTATACAAATATCAGGTCTGCTATTATCTTGCTTTAAATCACTTAAAAATGGTTTATCAGAAAAACTATGGCAATCAATAATAGTACAAAATCCCTCTTCTTTAAGTTTATGATTTACCATATCATTAAATAATTTATGATGTGGTTTATAATAATTTTGATAAATATGATTTTTAAATTCCTTATCTGTACTTCTTAAAGTTAAACCACTATCAGTTTTGGTATAGAAAAACCCTCGCCCAAATTGGAACATTGGTTCAATATCATCAGAAAGTCTTTCAACATCACAAAATATTCTACTAAATGGTGTTATTATCTTTGAAGTGTTTGGAACATTGAAAATTTTATCCGTATCATGGTCAGTAAGCAATTGTAATTCCTTATGAACAAGCGACCAATCATAACCATCAGTTAATGGTATATGTGTTGATGAATGTGGAATATGGAATATAAGACTATTTAAAATATTTTCTTGGAACATAATCATACTAAATCTAAATTATAATATTGTAAATTTTTAATTATATAACCATTGTCAAATTGCACTTCATATACATAATTTGACCTTGAGTTATGAATCTGTTTTATAGTTTTACCCTTTATTTGTGTAATGATAATGCCAACAGATTTTCTCTTGGAATTGAGACCCTTAAATGATTGTGTATAATCATTTTTTAATGTGTAAGGTAAATAACGACTTATATCTACATTCACCTTTGTTTTTTTACCTAAAATGTTTTCCCATTCAGTCATAATTAACTAAAATAAATTATTATGTTAACTAAAATAAAGAAAATTAAAGCTAACCAATAACCATAAGGACTACCTAAAAAAATACCATTATTTTTCATAATTATTGTATATATTTGTAACCAGTTTTTTGAAAAAGTTCTTCAATGAGGTTATTGATAATATTTGGGTCAGAACTACCATGTTCAATAGCTTCCACAATATAATAAAACTCCGATTCTAATACTTCAATAAAAGTCATCTTATTAATTTATTTGAAAAGAAAATTCTGAAAGTGTTACAGAAATTCCTTTGGTTAAAGCTAAATTGTTTGGATTTAACGCTATTATTGGCTCATCAATATCACCATTTTCAATCCAATCTTGAATCACTTCATTTAAGGTCATACCATCATCCATAAATTCTTTTGTGATATTGATATTTCTATTTTCAGAATCAACAAAAGAAATTATTTCCCAGTTATTCAAAACTCTTTTAGGTAGTCTATTTTCTAGCAAATCATTAATATCAATTGCTTTAAATAATTCGCCCACAATTAATCCCGAATGACAAACAGAAAAAGGTTTTAATTTATTTTTCATTTTCTTTAAAATTAGATACTAAATTTTCCACTATTTTTCTATCGACTACTAAATAATCTTTCTCAAATTGTTTTACTTCTTTCCAAGTTTTCAACCAACTAAATTTTGCTGAAAGAGATTGTAATTTGTTTTGTTGAGAATATGAATTAATCATTCTTTCAACTTCTTCCCTAGTCTCAACTTTATGTCTATTTCTAATTGGGAAATAATAAGAAAATATACCAGTAGCACCATAAGAAGTCTTTCTCCAAAGAGTTAAATGATACCCCAATAATGTTTTATTTATAAAGGTTTCGTTTTTTCTAAAGGTAAAATAATACTTCGCATCTTTAAAAATAAGAATATAAACTATTGCTAAGGTATTTAAAATAATTAAGTAATTCATAGTATTTGTTTTAGTAATTAATAATTTCTTTGACAAAGATATAAATTAATATCTTATAAACCAAATTTATTTTAAACTATTTTTATCTTTCTACCAGTTAATTTTTCATCAAACCAAAGCTTGTCAACTGAAAATGGTGTTTTAAATCGATTACCAATTAATAAAACATCATTGTTTTCATCAAAACCAACAACAAAGTATTTATTTGTTACGCTACAATAAAAATTTGGTTCTGTGGTTATATAATCACTTTCTTTAATATTATAATCAATTGAAACACTAATATTTTTACCAAAATAATTACTTTCAATGTCAATTTTATAATTACCTCTAACCAATGTTTTTAAATTTTACTAATAAAAAAAGAATTGTTACAGCCACAAAAAGAAATATAATAATATTCCTCGCATCTTCTTTACTTTTTTTATCTTGTATTTGATATAACATATTATCCATTTCAACTTCTTTTTTAGTTTTAATATATTTTTGATTTTTTTCTTCTAAAGTTAATGGTTTAATTATAATTTCTTCTAATCTTTTAGAAGCAATAACAAATAATAAACCTAAAATAGGACTAAACAAGAACGATAACAAAAAAGAAGTTGAAAAACCAATCTCTCGCTTCCCACCTTCTTTAGCAACTAAAAAAGATAAAAATAAATTAAACACTAACACTAATAAAATAATTCCCATAATTTTTGTTTTTTAAATTAATAACACTGCAAAGATAAAACAAAAAAATAACATAAACAAATTATTTTATTTAACTTTTAAAATATTACCTTATATTTATAAGTATATATACATAAATAATTAATGATATTAGCTGAATCACATATAATAAATAAATCAAATAAACTATATTCTAGTTGTGATTCGCTATGTTTTAAATCAAAAAACCTATATAATTATGGAATGTATTTAGTTAATAGTGAATACAAATCAAGTGGTAAATATCTATCATATAATGAGTTGGATAAACTATTAAGAGATTCTAAACAATTTGATTATTTGCAATTAAAACAGAAGGTAGCTCAACAAACCTTAATGTTATTAGATAAAAATTATAAATCCTATTTTAAAGCATTAAAAAGTTATAATACTAACCCATCTAAATTCACTGGTAAACCACAATTACCTAAGTATTTAAATAAATTAAAAGGTAGGTTTGTAACTACATTTACAAACCAAACAATATCTTTAAAAGAATTAAAAAAAGGGTATATTTTATTAAGTGGAACTGATATTAAAATAAAAAGCGATAAACAACCTAAACAAGTTAGAGTATTACAATTAAATACTGGTAGTTATAAAATTGAAATATTGTATGAAAAACTAGAATATCCATTAACTATAAATGATAACTATTGTGGTATTGATTTGGGTTTAGATAATTTAGCTACATGTGTAACTAATACCAAGTTAGACCCATTTATAATAAATGGTAAACCACTTAAATCAATAAACCAATATTATAATAAACAATTAGCAAAATATAAGTCTGAATTACCTAAATATAAATTAAATAGTGTAATAAAACAAAAAAATATAAGTAAAAAAATAAGTAAATTAACACATAAACGGAATTGTAAAATAATGGATTATCTTCATAAAGGTAGTCGATTAATTACAAATAAATTGAAACAAAACGATATTAGTAAAGTTGTAATTGGTCAAAATAAAGACTGGAAACAAAATATTAATATTGGCAATAAAAATAATCAAAATTTTGTTTCAATCCCACATAGCAAATTCATTGAATTAATAACCTATAAATGTAAATTAGAGGGTATTGATGTAATAGTTAGAGAAGAAAGTTATACTAGTAAGTGTAGTTTTTTAGATGGTGAAATTGTGAAAAAACATGATAAATATAAGGGTAGTAGAGTGAAGAGAGGTTTATTTAAAACTAGTACTGGTTTTAAATGGAATGCTGATTGCAATGGTGCTTGTAATATATTAATAAAGGAAGTTCCAAATGCGTATGCTAATGGAATAGAGGGTGTTGTAGTTCACCCATTAAAATATAATTGTTAATTCACTTATATTTATAAAACTAAATGTTTATAAATTTAGTAACTATGTGGTGGAATGATGTTGTTTTGCATATCATCAACATATCTTTTTTTAGTGATAGGAGTTTTTACCCTATCAATGAATTGACCATAAACAATATTACGATTAAGTCCAGTAAAATCATCACTAATGACCTTAACCCTATTGTTATATCTATCTATGTAAATTTTACCTAACTCCATAATTAATAGTTTTTATTGTTCTAACATATTTGCTAGGAACAAGATTTTATTTGGATAATCTTTATATTTTCTCATCAACTCGCAAAATTCATTTATTGTTACATAAATATTTTGTTCTTTAATGTCAGTATTATTTGGAATATAAATTTTTTCTTCCATGATTTCTATGTGTTTTAATTTGTTGATACAAAGATATAAATTAATATTTTAATATCCTAATTAAATTTCATAAATTTTACTACCAAATTCAATTTTATTCTTATCTTCAGTTTCTTGAATGAATGGTATTACAAATGTTTCAATATAATAATCCAAAGTCCAATCATTAGAAACTGCTTTTTTAAGTAATTTAATCTCATCATTAATTTGAAACCATTTAAGATGTTTAGTTCTTTTATCTCTAAACAAATCACTTTTAAATAACTCAACTTTATCTTCAAATTTGGCTAATCTAATTGAAACTACATCACGATTACTTCTAATATATTTGATTGCTTCAAGTATTTCACTTTCACTATTTTTATTTGGATAAACAATAAAATAGCCACCTTGATTACCTAGTGAATAATCATATCTAATTCCGTTTGGTGTAGTTTCCATTTTAAATTAATTTTTTTAATTCAATCATTGAGATATTAAACATAGTAGAAATATCTTCAAGAGTGTAAAGATTTAAACTTTTATATTCAACAGAAAATTCTCCCTTAACAAAGATTTCATAATAATCAAATGATTTTTTCCTATTCTTAAATTTAATTTTTATAAGTTTCATAATATAAATTTTTAAATTAAACCTTTGTTCCATTTACCTCTAAACAATCTACCATTTTCTTTATCACCATCATTATAAGCATAAAATAAATCACCATAAAAAGACTTTGATAGTAATTCAAGATTATCATATATTGATAAATCAACTTCATTTTTTGGTTGATACCATTCGATATTGTTTTTTAACCAATATTCAACGATAATTTTATCTTCACTATTTTCTTTTTTTTGAAGACAATTTTCGCATAAAACTCTATTATGTATTTTATAGTAAGGTAAAAAAACTATATTTTTACAATTAGAATTAATACAATCAGTTGGTGTCATTTTATCGTTCATAATGTTTGTTTTAATTTTCTTTAGCAAAGATATAAAATAATATTTTAATATCCAAATAAAAAAGTCATTATTTTCATAATGACTTTAAATTTTAACTATTTAATTGCAATTCCCATGCTTCCTATAAATCACATCTGCTTCACCATATTTGGATCTAAAACTTCCATCTTCATCATATTTTGGGTCAAATTTATCCCTCTTGTATTCCTCAAAACCCATAGATTGATATATTTGAGTTAAAAATCCATCAAAATGGTCAAGATAACAACCACCATTATCAATACTTGATTTAACTAATTCTCTACCAATATTTTTAACTGGTTCATTATTAAATACTGCAACAATTTCAGAATAACTTCCATTGAATAATTTCAAAGCAAATCCAATATTGTAACCATTTAATTTAAACAATTTCATCTTATTAAAATCCTCTACCGAATAATCAGTTAGCATTGATTTGTGATTACTTAAATTAATTGCATCGTAAAATCTTTGAGGGTTTTGTTTTTCATAATCATTATTCCTAATTTTAGAAATTACATCATTTCTTAAATTTTCATCCTCATTATCATTTACTTCTTTTAAAGAATAGTTAAATAATTTAACTACATCTTTATGTTTTCTTACTCTATTTTTAAACAATTTTTTTTCATATATTTTGTTTAAATTTTCTTTTATTAATTTATTCATTATTTCTCCCATTGTGATTTTTTATGAACATAAGAATTAACCCTATCAATTATTTCATTCTCAATTTGATTATAAGGTTTCATAGGTTGACCACTAGATTTTAACTTAATAACATTAGCTTGAGAAATATATTGACCACCTAAATCAGACTTTTGGATATTGGTATCTGTAACTGGATTATTAAATGCAAACCAAATATCACCATCCATAAAATTAGATAAATCGGGTAATTGAATTAATTCATTTATAGTCCTTGAAACTCCTTTATGAATATCTTTAAATACAATTGTAGGTACAACCCTATCTCTTTTTTTATTATTTTTTAAAGCAGTTTGATATTCGGTAACAACCCAAACTAAATGAACATTTTTCATTTCATAACCCATTTCTCTAATCATAGTTGTTAGATTATTAAATGTAGTCAAAGAAGAAAGTGTTGTATCAAATATAATATTTGGTTTAAGACTTATATTTTTTATTGTGTTACTTAAAATATCAATTCTTTTAGCATTAACACCCTTTGCTGACAAGATTTGATGTAATTTGTTTACATCATTGGGATTTTTAAAATCAAATTCATTAACATTTAAACCATAATCGTTTTGTAATGCGGTTTTTAATTTTAATGATTTAAGATATAACTCTTTTAGTTGGTCTGTATCAATAACTTTACCCTCCAAACCTAAAAGATTATCTTTAACAAAACCTTTCCCACTAGCTGAACCACCCGCAAAAATAACAACATTTCCATTATTAGGGTATGCTTTACCACCTAATGTGATAAGAACTTCATTTACCTTTTCTCTTATTTTTTCTTTTATAATTTCCTTCACTTGATATGCTTTAATAATAAATAGTTACGTTGTTGAAATTGTAATATAAGTCATTGGAAACTTTATTCCAATAAGAAACACCCTTGTTACCAAATTTAGTAATAACATTCCCATTTGGCTTTAATTTTCCACCCATATCTAACAATTCTTTTAATGAATGAGTTCCAATCATATTAATTTTCTTGTTGATTATACCATTTTATAAAATCTAAACAACCACTATAAACATATTCTTTACCTTCTAAAATGCTCATATCAAAGATAGTTTTATTATTTCTTTGCCAATGTAGTAATTTAGATTTAAAATCTCCTTTTGCTTTTTGGTCTATTTCTCTTACTTTTTTCACCACTTCCATCAGCCAATTCCAGTCTTTGTGAAATCTTAATTCACTATCATTAAACCAAATTTGACCATTATATTCAAGATTTTTAAAAGCATATAAAAGTTTACTAGCTTTACCAGTTCTTCCTAAGAATTCAGCAAATAATTTATTATTTTCAATCATAATTATATTTTTTTATTTGCACAAAAGTACAAATTAATTATTTATTTTCCAAGTTTTTCAACATAAATTCTACCCAAATCACTTAAATTACTAGAATAAGCAATTTTATTAAAATGTTTTTTCATTTCATTATGAACCCTTTTTGCAAAACCTAATCTGCGATATTCATTTAATGTAATGACATTCATAGCGATTGCAATATTGTTAGAATCTACCATCATGTGCAAACCCGAAACCGCAATATCATTTTCATAAAAAATAAATCTATAAGACCCAAATTTATCTTTAAAGCATTTTATATTAGAATCGAATGTTTTTATTTGTCTTTCATTTTCAGTATAAGGATATTCATTTTTATCAAACAAAATAGATTCAAAACCAACTGATTTAAATTCCATATAATTTATCTTTTTAATATTACATTACAAAGATATTAAATAATATTTTAATATCCTAATTTAATCGTTAGGATTTTCAATTGAGAATAAAATATTATTTATTGCAGAAAACAACCCATTAATATCTCTAATAAATGTTATATTTTCAATCTTACTTTCACCCTCACCAATTAATTCATTTTCATAATATTGGTTACACTTTCTACTGAAGATTAATTCTTTTTTAGAATAAACTTTCATTTTATATAATTCCCCTTTAGGGGTGAATTCAACTACTAACTCCAAGTTCATTAAATTAGTAGTATTATATAAATTTAAAACTACTTTTCGATAATCTTTGTTTACTTTTAGAATATTAAAAGCATCCATTTCATCATCAATAATATTAAAATCAAAACTAGTAAATTCTTTAGTTAAAATATCATCTGAAATTAATTTTATAATACTTCTGTCACAAGTAGATTTTGAATAATTGTCAACCAAAATTTGAATTTTAGAATCCAAATCTTTAGTTCTAAAATTCAATTCATTTTCCATCAATCTACTAGAAATACTTGACATGGGTAAAATTGCACCATAATCATCATTATTGTTTTTATTATTAACATAATGTTCAGTTTGTGTGATTGCATCAGCTAATGTATAATTAAAGTGATAACTATCAAAACGTTTATGTTTATCGGGGTTCAAGGATTCTTTTTTTTCAATTTCGTTAGCAGTTTCTAAAAAATCACTAATAAATTTGTTTGTTAATTCTAATAATTTTGGTGATACTTTCATTTTATTTATTTTGTTCGTTATACCATTTGATAAACTCTACACAACCATTGTAAAAAGCTTCAATTTTATTTGTTTTTCCCCCATAACTATCAATCGTTATATCTGCGCCACTATAAGAAGTACTTCCTATTTCTATATTGCAATACATAAGACCTTCTTTTTGATTACTTTTTTGAGAAAGCATTTCAAATCTAAAATCCAAACTTTCAATCTTTTCTACTACTTCCATTAACAAATTCCAATCATTTTGAAAATTACAACTATTATAAACATTTTCTTCTACTCGTTGTCTATCACTTGAACCACAAGACCAACCCTTGTGATTTGTGCCTTTGTAATAAGGTTGATTTACTTCTTCCCATATCTCGATTTTAGCACCCATAAACTCTGCTATTAAACGATTAGTTTCACTTTTATTGTTTTGCGCTATCGCTTCATTTGTTGTATTCATAATGTTTTTTAATTTGTTGATACAAAGATATAAAATAATATTTTAATAAACAAATAAAAAAGCAACTATTTTTCAAGTTGCTTTTAATTCCCTCTAATATTCTAAATATTTTAACTACAATTCAATTCCAACTAATTCTAAAGCCATTTCAAGCGATTTTTGATTAGTTTTGTAGTTAGTCCCCACCATAATACTTTCAAGTCTTCCATTGTCTCTTGTTGGCGCTTGTTTCTCGTGTGTAGTCCAAGAAGTAACGCCCGAATGTAAACCCCATAAATTGACTTTCCAAAAATAATTTTATATTTATTATTAAAATAGTTTTATGGAAATAAAAATTTATGGGTTAGTTGACCCAAAAAACAATCAGATTAGATATATAGGTAAAACACAACAACCATTAAAAAGAAGATTAACTCAACATATTTATGATAATGGTTTAAGCAATAAATATAAATATAATTGGATAAATAAATTAAAAAATGAAGGTTTAAAACCACAAATAATAGAACTAGAAACTTGTAATGAGGAAAATTGGGTTGAACGAGAAAAATTCCATATTAAAAATAATAATAATTTGACTAATTTAACAGATGGTGGGGAAAGTGGTTTATTTTTTACTAAAGAAATTATAAAAAAAATATCAGATGGTTTAAAAAAGAAATGGTTGGAAGAAGGATTTAAAGAAAGTTTTTCATTGAGAATGAAAGAATATTGGTCTGACCCACTAAATAGGGAAGAATCATCAAAAAGAATGACTGGTAAAAAAATGCCACTTAGTCACGAAATAAAACAAAGAAATAGAAAACTAAATGAATGGAAAGAAAATAAATATAAAGAAAAAATGTCAATTCAAAGTAAAAAATTATGGGAAGATAAAGAATATATTGATAAAACATTAAAATTTTTAAAATCTGATGAGCATAAAAAAATGGTAAGTGATAGATTTAAAAATTGTAAATTAAGTGAAGAACATAAGAAGAAAATGTCAATTTCATCTAAAAATAAAAAACCAGTTATTATTGATGGAGTTGAATTTGAAAGTATTACTGAAGCATCTAAGCTTATCCCAATAAATAGAGATAAGCTTAAAGTTAGAATTAAATCAAAACATTTTGTGAATTATAATTACAAAGAAACACCACAATAATCTAACATTAATTCTAATGCTTTTTGATTGGTTTTGTAGTTAGTTCCCACCATAACACTCTCTAATCTTCCATTTTCTCGTGTAGGAGCTTGTTTCTCGTGTGTAGTCCAAGAAGTACAACCACTAAATAAACCCCAACATGTATCTCCCTTCTGTTTGGTTTCTTTTTCAATGTGAGAATAAAGGTTTTCCATGTTACTAATAGCTTTTTGACCAATTAATTTCACAGATTTTTTTGTATCAACCTTATTTCCCTCAACTTCAATTCTATTCAAACCAACCAATTCTTTTACAAAAGTTTCAACAAGTTCTTTGGTAACTGGTGTTTTTTCAAATTGTTTGTAAGCATTGATTAATTTCATTTGTTCAGCCAATGCAAAGGTAATCAAATTTGGCAATTCTTTGATTTTTTCATCCATAGAATTACTATGGCGCATTTTCATTTCACCAGCTTTATAAAATCTAAAGAATTGATTTTGACAAGACATAGTAAAATCATTCACACCTACACTCAATCCAGTAGTACCATCATTTGAATCAATGATTGTAATGTATTTTTTGATTGTATCTTTACCTACTTTTTCAACACCCTTCACTTCTAATTGGATATATACTTTTCGCCCACTATGTAATGCACCCGCTTTGTACACACTAAGTTGACCAAATCCCGCAATACCTCTTAAAGCTAATTCAACAACTTCTCTATTTTGAGAGGGTCTATAAGAACTTTTAACGGTATTTAAACATTCTTTAGTATCATCTCTGAATAAACCAAAATCAGTTGTACCATAATGGAATAAACCACCATCTTCTGTTTTATGCTCACCCAATAATGGCAATTTAAGAATTTCAAAATTCAAACCATATTGGTCAAGGATTTGTGTTGTAACATCTGATATTTCAGATTGCGTTGCTTCTAATTCTAATACGTGTGTTTGCTTTTTATTCATAACTATATTTTAATTGTTGATTAATTATTTCGTTAGCAAAGATATAAAATTATATTTTAATATCCAAATTTATATTTCATTAATTGATTGATTTTTTCTAATTTCAAAATCATTTAAAAAAATGATTTGTTTTTCAGTTATTCCATGTGTAGTTAAATCTCCAAAATTTTCGTGCATCGGTACAATCTTAGTTACCTTAACTTCAAAAAATTCATTATCATCATCTTCATCACTAGGAATATTTATAACAACACCCTCATGGTTATGGTCTGTAAACTCCCCCATAATTGCAAATTCTATTTTAGCACCTATTTCCATAAATTAATATTTTAATTTGTTGATACAAAGATATAAATTAATATTTTAATATCCTAATTTCTAGCAATAAATTTATTTAATTTTGATAATTCATCTCTAATATGTAAATTATCACTTATATTATCTTGATTTAATTGAGTAATATCATATTTCATTAAGAATTCAGAAATATATTTTAAGGTCTCTTTAATGGCGAATTTAGTACCGCCATTTTGAGAGGGTAAAAAAATTAGATTATTGAATAAAGCTGTTACATAATTACAAGAACCAATTTTACAAGTTTCAACAATAATATTGTTTTCGTCCTTATAAACATTTGCACACATTTTATGGAATGTACTAGATTCTAAACCAATTGTTATTTTATTCATTACAAACCTTTTTAAAATTTTCGATTTGAGTTACCGATAATTCATTGGTTTCACCATCTTCAAATTCATTATGAAATTGATTGTCATTGGTTTTATCAATACAATTTATTGTGATTATACCACTATTTTTTGCTGAATCTTCGGCATTTAAAAGAGCATCACAAACGAATTCACAAATTGCTTTTACTTTATTCTCTTCTAAGTTAGCAATATCTAATATAAATCTAGCCATGTTTTTAGTATTTAGCGGTTAAAGTAAGGTTAAAATCAATAGTATCTTTACTACCATCTTCATCAACAACATCAACTGAAAACATCATTTGATATTCGTTATTATTTTTTTCATCAAGTTTTTTGATTTTAACATCTTGAGCATTCAAATCTTCTGAAATGGCTTGAATTACCTTATCGGTAACATCTTCACCATTTTTGCCCTCGATAATTGCAGTAATTTTACCTTCTCTCTCATCACTCAATACATAAGAAAGTAACGTTGTTTTAAATGATTGTAAGATTATTTTTTTCATAATTTTGATATGTTTTAATTATTATGATACAAAGATATAAATTAATATTTTAATATCCTAATAAAAAATGTTAAAATTTAGATTCTAAAAACAAATGGATTTAAGTTTAATTGTTGATTATTATATGCTAAATGATTTTTTCTCCAATCATTATCAGTTTCTTTTTTTGGGAGTGAAAACCCTTTGCTTTTAAACCAAATAAATAAAATTGATTTAGCTTCTCTTAATGTTTTACATTCAGTTGTTAAACAACGTTGAGTATCACTTCCCCAACCCCATTGAATATCAATAGCAAATGTATCACCACAACTTCTTATTTCACCTAATAATCCGTTGCTTCTAAAAATACAACGTATTTTAATTTTTTTGGTTTCGTGATGTCTAAATTTAGCCATCCAACTAACAACAACACCATTTTGATAAAAATCCATAATTGAATAATTTTTATCGGGTAAATCACCTCTATATATTACTGCCATATCTATTATTGTTTATTTTCTAATTCAAAATTATGTTCCTTAATAACGTTTTTAGGAAACAAATCACTAGGTAAATTTGTATTTAAAATGTTTTTGTTTTCAGATAACAACTTAGCAATAGCATTTTTTAAATATTCTTGACCTTTTAATGATTTACATAAATCAGCAATTGTATAATTTCTTACTGAATGAAGTACATATTGATTTTTATCACCAACACAAATTCCTTTAGCCATATTAGAAATAAGTTTTTTCTCTGATTTTGCTTGTAACCAATCTTCAAAAAGTAAATCTACTTTGTATTCAAGATTCATTTTGAAACCATGTTCATCGGGTAATGTTTTACAATATGCTTCAGCTTCTTTTAATGTTAATCTATCTAAAGCACAATATGGGCTAATGTTAGTTTGACCACCCTCACCACTATTTTCAACATAAGCCACTTTTTTACCATCAATGTATAAATCAGCCACAAAACAATTAGTCTCTTTTGATTGTCTTTCTGAAAATTTAATATTCTTTAATTCTAGTTTCATAATACTACATGTTTTAATTTCTTTAGCAAAGATATAAAATAATATTTACATATGCAAATAAAAAATCCATTATTTTCATAATGGATTCATTTAAAATTGAAATAAGGTGTTTTTATTTGTCAAGTGGTGCAATTTCAACTGCAAATATAAAATCATTGGAAAGATTATCTAACACTTGGTCGTTTACTGCTTGTGTAAACTCATTCAATTGATAAATTAGAATTTGCTCCTCATCTAATTCATTTGGTTCGCCAATTTTATTGATAATTGCATCTTTTAATTCTTTAGTGCTTTTAAATTTTTGACCTTCTAATAAATTAGTTAAATCTTGTGAACCATAACCTGCTGAAACTAATACGATGTGAATGTTTTTCATAATATTTTTATTTTTAAATGATTAATTATAGTACAAAGATATAAAATAATATCTTATAAATCTAATAAAAAATGTTAAATTTTTAATCAATTAATGATAAATCAAAATTGGTTGATTTAATTTTATAACATCTTTTCCAAAACCCAGTAACCGCATCAATTATATTAGGATTTCTTACCCTATCATTTTTATTGATTTCATATTTAACATTTTCAGAGTCACAAATTTGAACATCTGCAATACCACAGAAAAAGAAAATATACTTATCACCAATTTCAATTGGATGGGTATTTGGATAACATTCAAAGTTAAACTCATCATTAAACCCTTCTATTTTAGTTTTAAAATTCTCCATTATAGATTTTGTAAATAATTTATCTGCTCTTCGGTATCCATTAATTCTTTATTTAAAGAATCTAAATCACCATCACCTAATTCTTCGGGGTTGTATGTATAATACTCAACTCTTGTTTGAAAAACTTGAAGTTTAAATTCCAATAATTCAATTAATTCTGAATTATCTATAATTGATTCACCTTTTAAATTTGGATTTTTTCTAAAATTTACCATAACTATATATTTTTTGGTTTAAAATTTTTAATGAACACATCTAAGCTATTACCCCTACAAATATCAAAACCATCCTTAGCTTGATTATTTTTACTAGTGGCATATACAAACAAAGCAAAATAAGTTTCGTGATTTAATTTAGTTCTCCAATCTTCTAATTGTCTTGTTTGAATTTTTATTCCTTCTTCAACTGATAATACCATAATTTCTAAGTGTTTTAATTTTCTTTTACAAAGATATAAAATAATATTTTAATATGCAAACATTTGGATCGAAAATATTAATTTTTATTCAAATAACTAATTTTAGCTTCTATTAACAAATTTATTACAGATTCACTTCCCATTATATCTTTACCATCAAAAATAGGAATATCTAAAGCTGAAATGTTAGCAATAAATTTATTATTTGAATACAATTCATTAATATAGGATTGTACAATATCGTCTTTAACATGTTTTGGCACATCTAAAACGCTTCTTACTTGGGAATTCTCATCGTTAAAAACATTCCAAATATAATATGTGGATTTAACGCATCTATGGTAAATTGAAACCTTTGGTAATTTACCATACCAAATAATAAGAAATAAATCTAAAAAACTTAAAGTAATAAAAGTTAAAAGATTTGAAATGAGCATGAATATTTTTTTCATAAGTAAATATTTTTTTAATCTTCGTAATCTTTAAACCAAAAAGTACAAACGTCTCTAGGTTCTTCTTGATTTTCATAATCGTTTTTATTTTCCCAAAGGTTTAAAATAAACCCTAAATTATCTTCGCTTTTTTTGAATTCAAAAACTGGATTCTCATATACTATTTCAATAATATCTTCTCTCATTTCTTGTGTGATAGAATCTTCATTCATCAAGAAATCATCTAAGATATTTGAATCAGTAATCAAATCATAAGTACCCTCATATCTAAACTCTTCTTGACCAGTTTCCCACTCATTTTCAGTTATGATATAACCAATTCTATTCATTAGGTGATAACCCGAACTACAAAACATATCCCCATCATTCTCGATGATTGTCCAAACCCTCTTAGGGTCTTTATTAACAACACTTAAAACATATTGAATTTCATCACCAAAAGTTTCTAACATTGTTCCACTAAAAGAAGCGTTTTTATCTAATGGATTTTGAATTGGTTTGAATAATTCATCAAATGTATCTTCAGTTAAAATTACTTGATTTGTTTTCATAATATTAATTTACTTTAATTATAGTACAAAGATATAAAATAATATTTTAATATGCAAATAAAAAAGCTATTATTTTCATAATAGCCTTAATTTTTATTTATAAACACCTAAATCAAATGTTTGATTTTCTCTTTCTTGAATGTCAGATAAATGTAATTCCACTTCAACATTTTGTGAATCTAACCAAGTTATTTTTTTAACTTGTAATTCATCAAATGGTAAATTATGTTTTAAATAATAGTTATTTATTTTAATAAAATCACCATTTGTAGGTACTTTTGTAAAATTATTAGGGAATTTACCTTTAAATTTATCAATGTTGGTTTTGAAAATTATATCCATAGTTATTAATTTAAATTGTTAATTTCATTTTCCATTAACTCTACTTCATTAAAAGTAGTTAATTTGGTATCAAGGCAAAATAAACGCATAGCCAAATATCTAGTTGTTTGTATTTGAATAGTATCTTCCATATTTGAATTTACTACTATTTTATACTGCTCTTTCAATCTGTTCAAATAAATATTTTCCTTAACTGGGTTTTCCCTGTTTGGAACACTTTCAATAGTAATTGGATTATTTGAAAGGCATTTTTGACAATTATTACAGACTATATTTGGTGGTGAAAACCCACCCGAAGGAACTTCTGCAATATTTTCAGAATCACAACAATCACATTTATAATAATAGGTTTTAAATCCGTTATTATAAATCTTTCTTTCAATTTTTGGTGTAACTCTAATTTTTAACCCATCTACTTCAAATGCTTCGTTTAATTGTTCACATTTCCAAATTGCTTCAATTTCTCTACCAGTTAGACTAGTATAATTATAACTAACTGAATCTTTATAATACTTGTGACTTAATTCACTCTTATTATAAGAATCTTTCTCATTAAACCATTTTATCGCTTGTTCTCTTGACCCCATAATTACATTAATTTAATATTATATTGCATTCCCAAATAATTCTTTATTCTTCATTTTGAATCCAAAAAGAATAACACTCATTAACAGAATCAAATCTTGTCTTCTCTATAAATTTATCTGTTCTACTTGATGGTGATAATTCATAGTGAAATTTACCATCTTTACCAAATACCAATTCGTGCATTTTTAGTACCCATTTTCTACTACCATCTATTTGGTCACGAGCCTCAATTACAATGGGTTTATTGTAAATAATGCAAACTCCCAAATCGAATTTTGTTGCTTTTTCAAGCCATTCTGTTTGATTCATAATTTAATTATTTTTATGTAATACCTAAAAATTCCTTCAATTCCCAAATTGATTTATCAACATGTTGTTCATCATAAGTCCATTCACTTTCAATCAATGGATTATCATTCAATTGTTTTACCCAATCTTTTATTTGTTGTGTTACACTACCAAATAAAATTTGTTTAACTTCATAACCTTGTTTTACTATTGTTACTATCATAATTTAATTATTTTTATATAATCTTTGTGAATTAAAATTTACTACTGCTGAATCCATCCTTTGATATTCAGATTTAACCTTTAATAAAATATCTTTACTATCCAAATATTTACCCATTATTTCAGCAAATTTTTTATTAGAATCTTCAATTTCGTTGAAAGTTAATCCATAAACACCCTCATAATAAGCTTCATCAATTTCTGAAATAAACATACCAGTATAAAAACCCTTTAAATTGTATTTCTTTACAAATTCATCAGCATTACACCAAATTGCAACAACTTCCTTTTCTCTTAAAGTAGCTACATCATTAGAATCTATCATAAATTTTTTATGACCAAAAAGACCATGTTTTGTTCCATGACCCAACATGATAATTCTATCATATTCTTTTAACAATTTTCTTTTTTTTGAATTGGGTAAATTTTCTTTTATAACCAAAAAATCTTTACCCTCATATATCTTTGAGAGAAAATCTGTTGTACTATCTTTTGGATGAATTACTAATGTTTTCATATTAAAGTAAATTATATTTCTTAGCTTGTGAAATAGTGAAATAATAAATTTCATTATCATTAATTTCACCACCCTCATTAATTGCCCATTCACTAGTGCCAGTTAAATCACAAAATTTCTCCCAACCTAGTTTACGCTTCAAAAAAGAATATGTAAAACTAAGTTTTTCTTCTTCATCCTTTATTGGGTATAAAGTTTTTATAAAGTCTTCAAAATCTAAAGGTTCTCTATCATTATGTGAAGTACTATGGTCAGAATACCAAACTTTATATTTTCCTTCTTCAAATGCTTTTCTTAAATCTTCTTTAGCATATAATTTTTTCATGTTGTTTTAATTTTATTTGACAAAGATATAAAATAATATTTAGATATGCAAACTTTTTATTGAAAATTAAGAAAAAGTTAGTGAACTACTATTAACAATACGTTTATTAACTTCTTTAGTTGTTAAATGAGTAGGAGTGTAATTTAAAACTCTATTTGTAAAAGGGCAATACTTTGAATAAAAATGTTTACTTTTATCAAACTTTTCTATTGCTTGAAAATCATGTGAATAACCATTACTTTTATTCACTATAACATTATATTTTTCAAAATCTGTTTCCTCTATATCTGTTGATATTCCATCTATAAACACTCTCATATTATTCTTATTTGATTAATAACATTGCAAAGATATTAATTTATTTTTTAATACGCAAATAAAAATATAAAATAATATTTGTTTTTTTAAAAAGTTTTATTTACCTTTGTCAAATATTAAAACAGATAAATTTATGAAAACATTTAAAAAAGTTGCAAAACATTTTAATTTAAATAAAATTTCTGATAATGAATATACACTACAAACAAAAGTAGGTACACTTCAAATTACGGATAGAAATGATTTAAGTTTTATACCAATGATGTTTCAAAATGATTTTAATTTGGATGAATTTCTAAAATTAACTCACGATGATACAATTGGTAAGCATAGCCATAAATGGAATTTGCATAGTTCAGACAAACAATTTAATCTATCTCGTTTGATTTCAAGATTAGAATTTTTCACTAAACATAACTAATAATATGAAAGTATATAAACTAAGGTTTAATAGCTTTGCTAAATCAAATTCAAGATATTCTCAAGAATGGAAAGAATTAGTAGTTAAAATTTATGCAAGGAATAAATTTGAATTGATAAGGACTTTTTTAATAGAAACTAAAAACATCAATTCAAATATAAAAACACAAAAACAATTGTGGGATGAAGTTAAACATAAAATAACTTATGAAGAATTAAAATTCCCAATTGTTGAGTATTTTAACCCTTAGATGAATTTTATTCCAACACAATATCAACAAGATTTATTAGATGGTCTTATATGTCCATATTGTAAGAATAAATCTGAATTCATTAATTCTTCTGAAATATATGGAGTTGATTATGGAATGATGTTTATATGTAAACCTTGATTATCTTCATAAAATGTTTCAAAAACATCACCACAAATCTCACCAAAATCTCTAATTAGACAAGCATATTCATAAATTTGATTTACCTTAATATTTGGGTGATTGTTAATGAAATTAAAATCCATATCTTCAAATTCTCTTAACAAATTTACTAACTTTATTTCAATTGCATTTTCAAGGAAACTTAAAGAAATAGGGTTGAGATAAGTTTTAAATAAAGAAGCCGCATTTAAGTCTAGCTTTAAACCATATTCATTGATGGTTAAATTTCCATTTTGTTTTGTTATATTCATCTTTATTTAATTTTAAGTCCAACTATTTTTACAAATAAGATATAAACGATAAACCTCATCATCAGTAAGTTTATCTAAACTTCTCCAATTTGTTCTCCCATATTGGTCACTATAATCGTGACCCGCTTTTTTAACCAAAGAATTATTGAAAACATTGTAGTTTGCTTCAGTACCTTTAATTAATGCTTCTAACCCCTTTCTATCAAGTTCTATTTTCATAATTTATTTTCTTTTAAAATTTCTATTGCTTGGTTAAATCCAGTTTTTTTACCTCTTTCATAGGTATCTTCACTTAATTGCTTTAAAACTTTTCTTAATTCATCACATTGCCATAGTGAGGATTTATTTTCGTTTTCCATTGAATTAAAAACCCAATTTATTTTTTGAAATGCCGTATCTCTATCCATATTTTTTAATTTTATATAATTTTCTTAAATCTATCATCGTACTATTATTATCAACAAACATAACACTTTCTTTATTGGTGTAAGGATTGATAATGAATTTATCAACAATACCTAATTCTTTCATACCTCTAGGTTTACCTCTTTTATTTAAACGTTTTGTAAAAACTAAATCACCAATATTTATACTTTCTTTAGTATATGAATTTTTTTTCATAATATTTTCAAAATAATGGCTATTTTTTTCATCACCATTACCCTTACGTTGATTACAAATAAAACACATTGGTTGATAATTGGATAAATGATTTGAACCACCCTTACTTTTAGGGTCTATATGGTCAATTGTCATAGGGACACCATTTTCACAATATAAATCTAAATGTTTATTACCTTTTCGATCCACACCTAATGCTAAATTAGTACCAACATTATCACATGAAACACACTTACAACCTTTATGGAAAAATACTTGTAATCGTCTATGACTTGAATATTTATCCAATTCTAATAATTCAAATTTCTGAATTATTTTATAATTGAAAAATAATGCTTTTTCCATAATTTTTAATTAAAATTAAATGCACAATCTATTTCACCATTTACCAAACAAGGCATGTAATCACTACCCTCATAAAAATCGAAAGTATCATAAAACTCGCTATTTACTGCAATGTTTTCAATAACAACTATTACTGGATATTCATCACCATAATGAGGATGTTCATAACAGAATACTTCTTGACCCAAATGGTTAGTAAATTTACCATATAACGTTGGGTTTTGAGACATCAACTTTTCGTAATTTAATTTTTTCATAATTATAAATTTTGAATTCGTGTTCCTTTTTTATCGGTAGAAAACCAATACCATTTTTTCTTTGGGACAATAGTTATACTATTTCTAGTATAAGCACAACTTCCAGCTCTTTTTTCATAGCCAAAAGATTCTAACATTGACACTAAATCATCTGATTTATCAACTACTATTAGTAAACAATTTTCATACATAATTAATTTATTTTAAAAATCATAACCTAACCTACTATCCATAGTAAATCCACATTCATTAGCAATGTCTAGTGGAACAAGAACACCATCAATAAAAGTCTCATCATCCCCATTGCTACTAAATTCTTGATTTTCGATATTAGGGAAATATTTTTTAACCGCTTCTCTTTGTTTTAATCTTAATTCTCTAGGTAATTCTTTTGCTCTAATATTAGCAGAACCAAAAGCAGTTGATTTTGAGAATACTTGTTGGTATTTAAAACCTAGTTTTGGTTTTTTCATATTTGAATCTAAAAATATATCACAATCAAATATAACAACCTTATTATCACTTTCTCTAAAACCCAATTCTCGATAATAATTACCACAATCGGGATTTATTTTAAGATACTCTTGAATCACATAATTATCCTTAGTTAATTCAGTTACTGCAATATAATCTTTACACCAAGTTGGGGCATCTCTATAAACTTCATATTCTAAAATATTATGATTGAACCCATAATTTGCTTTAGGAATTTTAATCACAAATTTACCACAATCAGAACGAAATACTTCTCTAACAAACCCAGTTACTATATAACTCCATTCTTTACCATTGTATTGAAATTTAGTGTGTTGTTTTGCTATATCAAATAAACCACCTTTATCCGTTAAATCTACTGATTGTATTTGTTCTAATCTCATAATTCCAATTTTAAAGTGTTAGGTAAATAAAATAAATCTATATTGTATTCTTCCGTAAATAATTTAATTTTATACCATTGTTCTTTGTATTTAAAATACATATATTTCCCCCAAGATGAATCTACAAATACTGGAGTTTTTTCACCATCAATAATTAAACTTGTTTCGTCCCAAGTTCTACCAAAACATACCTTAAAAGATGGTTTTTTAGCTTTAACCAATGATAAAATTACTTCTTTATCGTGTACTTTAGTCTTAAATTTCATAACCCAATTTTTAAATGTTGATACAAAGATATAAATTATTATTTTAATTTCCTAATTTATATCCCTTTATTATGAATTTAAATAAGTTAATTCTTCTATTGCTATCCCACTCACTAACTTTCAATTCATAAGTTCTAACAACATAATTCATAAATGAAATCAACTCATTATAATTCAAATCATTTAATTCATCTATTTGAAATTCAGAATCCAATGTTTTAAGATTACTTGCCCTAAACAAACAACCCATAGGTTTATCCAAAAAATTTAAACCACCAATATAAATGGTTGTTTTATAATTTTCCCTAGAAATCCAACAATCTCTTTTCCCTATATAAAATCTTTCATTAATTGAACTCTCAATTAACTTATTAAAGTTAAATCTTAATTGCTTTATCATAATATTTTAGTTTAATATTACTGCAAAGATATAAATTAATATTAACATATACAAATTTATTTCACTATTTAAAATTATTATAAACAATAAATAACTTTTGGTTAATTAAATAAAATATTGTAAATTTGCATTTAAATTGTAATATTATGTTAGTAAAAGAACTAAAAGAAGTAAAAGAAATAAATCTAAATGATTTGCAAAAATGGCAACAAGAAGAAAAAGTTCTTTTTGCTTATGTAATGACTAGTAAAGAAAACAAACAACTTTATTGCACCTTGCGAGGAAGTTATGAAGTTTGGCAAAATAATGAATTGGTGATGGAAACTATGCAACCATTTAAAGCTGTTGAAAAGTATAACAATTTAAAATAAAAATATGGGTAAAGAAGAATTGATACATAAAACATACCAAGATTTATTAGAACTTGATGATTATAACCAGGTTAAACCATTTATTGATTTAAATGGGTGGTTACCTATGCGAAATTTACCAAAATATTTTGATTTAGATCAATTAATTGATAAATTTAGCTATGATGTTGACAAAGAATTAGACTTTAATAAAACATCAATTAGACCAATTAAATTAAAAGGAATTGAAGATAATAATGGGTGGGTAGTTATTAATACTGAAGACGATTTACCAAAACAAGATTGTGATTGTTTCATTATCTTTTATGGGGGTAAAATTATTAGAAAGGGGTATTCTTATTCTCAACTAAGTAAAGAATTTAGTACAAACTATAAAGATTATAAATGGAATTTAATTTCACATTATCAAATAGTAAAAGAACCCATAGGATTACCATTAATCTAAAAAAGTACACAATTGTGTACTTTTTTTACCCATTAATTATTTTTAAAGTAAAAATATAATCCCGCATGACATAAGGAATAGAAAAAGCTTTCAATAGCATATTGCCACCAATGAGTGAATATCATGTGTTCCAAACCTTCATGTAAGTTAAAATATCTTGCTAAAATCATTTGTAATAAACCACTAATAATAAATAAAGTTGTTAATTTCATATTATCTTATTTTCAATTAATTTTTCTTTCATTTGGTCAAAGGCAATTAATAATGAAGTTGCTTTAACTCTGGTTGCATTATCCCAAACCAATGAACCAATAAAATCAGTATAATTTTTTCTTTCATTTTCAATATAAGTTAAGAAATCTTCTTTCTCAAGATTTTTATTACAATAACACTCTTCTTCATTTCTACAACAACTGAATAAACCATGTTCATTTTTATAAGCATAAATCAATTTATATTTCCAAGTACATTCTGAATGATTTTGGTGAACATTATTTGGATCGACTTCACGACCCATTGGATTAGCAAAAACTAATTTAGATTCAACAAAATCTATTGGTACGCCAGAATCATTAGCTATTTCTATATAATATTTAATAAAATTAATTGGCACTTTTTGTATATTATCTTCAATTAATTTTAAATCTGTTGTAAATATAATCCTTTCAATAACATAATCTTCTTCTTCCCAAAATTTTCTTGAATCAATATCACGTTGATTTGTTTTGCAAACCTCATCACCATATTTTGAATTAAAATGATAACCTCCTAAAGCAAGTGGTTCTGTTGATGAACAAATGTAAATATGTTTATTTGTCCTAATTGCTCTAGTGGTTATCCCATCATCTAAATAAAGTTTATTATCAAACCCAAATTGGATTATTGATAATCCATCTGTGGATAGTAATTTAATTGTGTTTTTAATCATAATTGAATATATTTTCAAAATTATTGTTTATTAAATCTTTAATTGTAAAAGGGCATTCATGATTCATTAAATTTATATTATAAACATTACCCAAATAATCTGAATAATATATTATTTTCCCAAGGCAAGATTTTACTTCTCTACATAGAATTTCATCATTTCTCAATAATAAATTTTCAACATCACCATCAGAATGATGAATGTTTTTTATTTTAACTAAAGAATTATCGGTTTTTAAATAAAACTCAATTTCTTCAGAACTATATTTAAATGTTGACTCTAACTTTATTTGATCATTATGTGTTATTCCACTAATAGAATCAAATTCATATTCTTTATTTAAGAATACATATAAAGGATCAATTATTTTAATATTTAATAGAGTTTTTATTTGGTGAATATCTAATTCACTTATTATTTCATAAGCAAATTCTTTAATTAGCTTATCTTCACCAATAAAATTATAAACGTCCCTAGAAATAACCCTATTACATTTATGCTGCTTCATTATATTCAAGTTCTTCTTTATAAATTTCAACTTCTTCAGATACTTCCATCATTTCAGATGGTAAAGCTTTGCGAAATCTCCATAATGCAAATGCTGATTCTTGAAATCCATTTATTAATTTAAAATAAAATATTGGGTTATGAATTTCTTCTAACCAAACACCAGTAACAATACCATTATTATCAGCAAAGCCTCTTATAGTATATCTATTTCCCTCAACCACCCAATTAGGGCAACATTTAGTCAATTCTTCAACAGTATGGGGTTGCATTTTATCATCCACACAAATTACTGAATCACCTATATCAAACATAGTATTTTATTTTATATTTCTAAAACTAATTTTTTTATCAAAACCATTGCTTTCTAATTTTAAATCATCTGTTCTATTATCAACATAGTTTTGTTTCTCATCTATTTTATTTGCTAACCAAGTTGATAACCATTTATAAATTTCCTCAGCTGGAATAAATTTAGCTAATTGGAATTCACTCAAAATAGGGAATTTAGTAAAATTATCTACTCTTATTCCAGTTGCTAAAATTATGGGACAATTTTCTTTTTTATTAATATTGTTTAAATCTTCTCTAATATCTAGACAATAATAATCTTCCCTAGAATATGTTTTTTTCTTATTTGAAATAAAAACACATTTATTGTCGGGATAATAAAAATTTTTAGTTTTTAATTCTTCACCAAATTGTTTTAAACTATCACCATAATGATAATTTTCACCATCAAAATAACCCTCAATTATTTTACCGCAAATAATAAAAGTTATTTTACCTTTACTTGGTCTATATTTTTGGTAATAGAAATCTCTTCTATCTAAAATTAATTTTGGATCTTCTCCATAAACACCAGATAGAAAGTCATAATAATCTTTATACTTACTTAATATTTTCATTTTAAATTTAATTTTTCTTTTATTAAATTTAATAAAGCTTTATCTAATTCAATAGTTGGATTACCAAAACCTTTAGAAAAGAAATTATTTAAAACTTCTTGTACTTCTTTTAAAGTAAGAACTGGTTTATTATGAATAACATAATCCTCAGCATTAGATTGTTCTTTAAAACGCTTATAATTAGGTTTATCTTTTGTAAAATGCCCACCAATTGTTTTATGAGTTTTAAAAAATTTTGCATCGACCACATAAAATTCATCACCAGTGAATATTTCAGCACCATCCAGTGTTTTAAATAAAGGCATTTTAACTTTACTCCAAGAACTTAATTCTTGATTAAGACATTTGCCGTACCACCCGAAATAACCATCATTATCAATATAAAAATCTATAGAATTATTATTTATTCTAAAAGATTTAATTTTACAATCATTGTCTGTCCATTTTTTATCTAAAGAAACTATATCACCTAAAGAAAAAGTTTCACCATCGTCTAGTCTCTCAATTTGTCTAATACGCCAACCGCTATTGAGTAATTTAGTTAATGATTTACCATTACTATTTGTTCTTATAGAACTTGGGTAATAAGTGTCATTAAATAATGAATAATAATAAAGAGGTAAATCAAAATGTTCCAAAGAAAGTATTTTATATTCTAATGAACCAACGTAAATCTCCCAAAAATTCCCATTTTTTTCAACTTCGTTATTATCTATTTTTTTATCACTATAATTTCCAGCGCAAGGTGAATAACCAAAATTCCTATCACCTAACCCCACAACCATACCAACTTCCCAATCATTTGGTAATGATGGATATTTTTGAATCAATTTATACTCTTTATTCATATTTATTTTTTTAATTATTGCAAATATATAAAATATAGTTTAATAAAGCAAACTATATTTTGTTTTTGGTTAAATAATAAACAATATTCTGAAGTTCATGGAAATATTTAAATTTATATTGAACAAAACCATCATTTTCATAACCCATATTATACCTAAATTCATCACCAACTTTTTCCAAATAATGAAATCTACCATTATAAGAAAAAAACCACTTATCTTTACCATTAATTGCTTGAAATAAATTAGTTCTGCTTATTAATTCTTTTGTTATAGATAAACCTTTCAAGTCTTTTAAAAGATATTTACCAGATACAATAAACCCTACTTTTTTCAAATTTAACGTTTCATTTTCAATATCAATTAATGTAACCTCCATAATTCCAGAGTAATCATCCCAAATAAGATTACCACCTCTAAATTCATTTATATCTAACATACTATTATTTTTTAAAAATTATTTGTTCCATTACATTAAGATGATAAGCACCATTACCAACACCATATTTATGTAAATTTTTCTCCCTTATTAATTCTATACTTTTAACATATTGTTTCCATAGAATGCTTTCCACTGATGATAAATTTGCAATAATCTCCATTAACTTATCTTGTAATTTAAAATCACCAACTTTATAATAATGTTTAAATAGAGTGTATAATTCCAAAAACCAATATGGTGCACCAATTGTTTTTTCAAACCCTCGATTTTTACATCTTTGTGAGGATGTTATCCCCGTATTGGATAAATAAGGAAATAATTTAAAAATTTGTTCTTCATTATCATCATCATAATAATTAAAACACTCTTCATCAAAACCTAATTCTTTTAAACTCAACGCTTGTTCGTAAGGTATAAATTCTTTATTCATCTCCACTTCCTTTTTTAATTAAAAAATACCATAACCAAATTATTTTTGGTCTTATTAACTCATAAGCTAACCAAATTAGTAAATACTTTATCCCCATAATGTAATTAATGCATGAGATGTGCCAGTTAGAACTAAAATAAACATTGCAATAAACACACGTCTTTCTTTAGTTTGATCATTTAATAAGTCAATTATCACACAAGATAGGATAAACCCTATCAATAAAACATATGTTGTTAAAAAAAATCTATCCATAATT